AGACGTATTTAACTTCTCACCAGTCGTTAAGTGCATACTTAACCTCAGCGACAGCTTCATCTACTTACTTAAAACAGACTGATGCTTCAACTAATTATTTAAAAAAGACTGATGCTTCAACTACTTATGAAACTAAAACATCACATAATTCAGATGTTAGTAAACTTTCATCAAGAATTGATACATTAGAATCAAATTCTAATATAACGAAGATAACATGGCAAAATTTGTATGACCTTAGAAAAGCAAGTGGATTAGTTACTGGACATTCATATGAGATAACAGACTATGTTGCAACCAAAGAAGTATTTCAATCAACTAAAGTAACAAGTATATACATTCATAATAGGTTTGGATATACAGATACAAAATTCCATATTATAGTGACTGCGACATCAGAGAATACATTATCAGAGGAAGCTCGTATGGTTAACAACGGCTCTGAATATTATGATAGTAGTGTTGATAAATGGAAGATATGGTATTGTTTAGATAATGATTCTAATTGTTTTGAAGTGGGAGCTCACTCATCAACAGGTGTTATATATCGTATGATTGATGATTATGGTAATGATGCACCTTATGATTTCAAGTCATTAGTATTCTATACAGATTCAACTAGTACCACATATACAAGTATGTATAGAACATTTGGATATTTTGATACCACCGGACAAAACCATGATAATGTTATTAAACCATTCCGAGTTACAGCCAAAAATGATGATAGTAATACACAATGGAAACTATTGGTAAACTGTAATTATGTTTACAGTCTAACAGAATCCACAGTTTATGGTAATACATTTGATGTTGATTGTTATGGAAATAAATATTATTCATATCAGAATACATTTGGTAAAGGATGTAGTACAAATGTGGTTTATGGATTTCAAAACATATTTGGTAATCAATGTACTGGTAATAGTTTGAATAGTTCAAATTCATATCGTAATAGATTAGGTAATTATTGTTACAGTAATACAATACAAAGTTATTGTAATACATTAGGAGAACAATGTTATAATAATGGTATATATTCAACTTTCAATAAATTAGGACAATTTTGTCATCATAACTATGTTTCTGGTTCGAGAAATACTTTTGGAAATTATAATTATTATTTATATGTAACAGGTTCTTATAATTACATTGGTAATTTTAATTATACTCCAGCTGGTTCAAATTATAGTTCATCATATACTATTACGGGTGGTTATAATAAAATAGGTAATCATAATAAAATTCATACAATTTCAGGGTTGGGAAATACCGTCGGAAATAGTAATACGACTTTGAAAATAACAGGTGAATATAATACTATTGGTAATGATTGTATAACTTTGACTGTTGCTGGTGGTGGAAATATTATTGGTTCAGGTCATACTTCAACGTCAATCCCGGGTAATTATAATCATATAGGTAATTTCGATAGTTATTCAATTTATGCTGGTGATTATAATACTATTGGTAATAATTGTGGTTATAATAACATATATCCTAATGCTAATAATAATGTGATGGGTAATGGATGTTGTTATAATACTATTGGAAATTATTCATGTTATAATGAATTTGGTAAGGGATGTGTTAATAATGTTTTAGGTTATTCTACTGCAACGACATCAGACTCTACAGATCCAGCAATGGGAGGAACAACAACAACATATTATGTCTTACAAAAATATTTTAATTGTTGTAAGTTCTGTGATGGTGTATCTTATGTTGCTTTGACTGATGAAAATTCAACATCATCATCAGTAACTGCATTGACTGCAACTAATAATATTCAAAACATTACAATACATAAGGGTGTTCATGGAGGTGTTCGTTCAATAGGTACTGATGGAACTCCAACATTTACATTAACTACTGATAATCCATATTTGGTATTATATGTTGATACTACATCACAAGATTATGAAATCAATTATGGTATTGATAAAGAAGGTAATATTGTTCAATGGTCTATCTAATGTTAATAGATATAAACTAAATATAAAAGGTTCGGGGATTTTTCTCGAACCTTTTTTCATAAATATAATAAACATAAAATATAGTTTTATAAATGGTAGATTCAGATAAAATTTTTGGAACAGAAATCACTTGTGGTTCGGCTTATTTCTTTGAAGGAATGGATGGATATATGTTTAGAAATAAAGACACTATGATTATCGTAGAGAAAGGTGATGGATTTAATTATATTCAACAAGTCCAAACTGGTGATCATAATCTTTTCAAAATTGTATATAGACCTAAACAAGAGTTGATAGAATATACACTCGAAAGAGCCCCCGGAGCCGCCCTTGGTAAGTTTTTGATTCCTGAGTTTGATGAAATTTTTGGTATAACTTTGGAAGATTTGAAACAATTAGAACCATTGTTAGAGAAACTAAAAGAAGAACAGGCTTATGAAAAAGTGATTTATGATGCTTACTTTACAAATGGTAGTCTTACTTTAACTGATGAACAGAGAAAGGAAGCACTTAAATCATACAATTCGGCTCGTAATATTGATGATGAACCTGAAATTCCATCAGAAATAGAAGAAATCCCAGAAGAAATTCCTGAAGAGATTTCCGAAGAAACACAATCTATTACATCTGGTGAGTTGATTGACCAACTTATTGAAGAAAATGAAGGTGAAACAGAAACAGAAGAAACTCCCGTTGAGTAAAACAAAATAATAAGACAAACAGAGTCCTTGATCTAATTGACCAAGGACTTTTTTCATAAATACAATAAAGTAAAGGATTAATTTTCAATGGTTGATAGTATTCTAAGTGTAACCAGATTTAAATATAGAACAACAATTCCAACTTCTCCAAAGGTCGGTACATTTTATTGGGTAGAACCTGAGAATGAAGAAGATATTGCTTTGTATTTATCTACCAGTGGAGGGTTGAAAAGATTAGATTCAAAGATACAACAACTGGTATTAAATGGTTCGTACGATGTTATTTCATTGTCTGAACCTGATGAGAATGGTGAACAAGAATTAACCGTTAAGATTGGTTCATTTGACAAGGATGACAAGACTTCCGGAGGGGTTAGGTCATTTAATGTTTCTTCTGACAATGATGGTTTATCTACTGTTGGTGAAACTATTAAATATGTGTCTGACTCTAATAACATGATATATATGTCCAATGCTGAGGATTATTGGGAAACTGAAAATGTAGGAGGAATAAAAAAAGGATATAAAAAGAAAAACTTAAAAAATAAAACAATTAGTGAAATATTGGATGACATTTTATATCCCACATTACAACCTACTTACACAAACCCATCAGTATCATTAAATCTATCTTATACATCTCCTATTAAAGTCGGAACAGACATAACAAGTATATTAAATGCATGGACAAAGAAAAATATAGTTAATTACATCTCTACTAATCGAGGAAGTTTAACCTATGTGACTGATGAACCCCCAAAATACACATTGAAAAACTACGCAGGTTCACCAATATTGACCACATCAGGTTCAAGTAATGAGGTGACAGTGACAACAACAACACCAAGTTCAAAAACGTCGGCTGTTGAAGGTAAATATAGTGTAACAGTAAGTGTATATTTCAATGACGGTCCGACACCTTTAGATAATAAAAGAAATCGTGCGAGAGATGCTTCAAAGATAGACACTTGTGATTGTGATGATGGATGTGAGAAATGTTACTTACCCAATTTCAAAGGACAGTATATTAAATCATCTAATACACCTACCTTTAATGTAGTATATCCAATTTACACGAATAGTACAAATGGTGGTAATACATCAATACAAACAATCCAAGAATATAACACATTATTTGATTATACATCAGGTAGTGCATCAAAACAAGATATAGAATTTCCCGCTGAGTTAGAAGGATTTAGTGAAAGTGAATTATACAAGATGACAATAGATATACCTTCACATTTATCAGTAGAGGTGTATCAATATAATGAAACAAACAAAAGTTATGATGTAAAGATTTCATTATATAAATCATCAGCGGTATTAAGATATAATAATACTCAATATACTCGATATATCAGAACAAATAATCCAACTGATGTGAAAACGGGTGTTGTAAAATATAAAATAACGATTAAGAAATAGTGGGATTAACATATAGTGGTTCAATACAATTCTCTAATAATTTCGAGGTCAAAACCACACAACCTTTAGATACCCGTTTAGTTGTTGATAAGATTGAGGACTTAACTAATGGTTCCATATCAGCTCCTTACACTGGTATGGTTGTAAATGTGGCCGGGACAAGTGACCTTTATATTTTTACGAGTGTTGGAATTGCTGAATCAAAGAAAATATCAAATTGGACTAAGGTTTCATCATCCGGGACTAATGTTGTAAAAGAATTAGAAACCAGTGAACTTAAAAAATTGGTTTCACCCTCTAATGGATGTTTGTTGAATGTAGATGGAACTTCTCAAATTTATGTACTTGTTGATTCTGAAAACTATACGGATGTAACCAGTTGGAAAAAAATAAGTTCATCAGGTGGAGGAGATGGTAGTGGTTATAAAGGTTCAATACCAATTTATACTGGAACCGGATATGACACATTAGAGGATGAAGACAAACCCAGTGAATATATCCGTATCCCCAACACAGATTTAGATGAAGTTGTTGAAGATAATACCTATACGATATCAACATTAAATTCAGGTGATGTTGCTTCTATAATGTTCAAGGCTATCAAACAGTTACAGAAAGAAGTAACTATGTTGAAGAACTCATTTAATTATGGTATTGTGAGTATGACGGAAGGTAATACTGCATCAAGTGAAATTGTTGATGAAATTGAAGAAGATGCAGAAGAACCTATCTGGGCAATTGATCCTGATTATTTGACTGAGGAAGAATCATGTTCATTGGTTATGTCAACAGAGGAATGTGTGTTAGAATCTGCTGTTGATGGTAAATCGAGTTGGACAGTTGAGGATAGTAAATGTTATGTGAATGATTTGAGTTTCTATGACATCTCTGATAAAACTGTTGAATTAGAAGAATCAAAACAAATATATTTAATCAGAGCTCAGTTAAATAGTTCAGATTATGAAATTCAAATAGATTTAAGTGACATTGAAGATAATAATCCAAGAACAATAAAATTCTCACAATTTTTATCCGGTCGTGAAAAGTTACCTGTCAATATTATGTTCATAGTTGACAGACATAATTTCAATGAGGATAATGATGACGATGATATGAGTGGATATAAATCATATATTCATGTATCTGTAACTAACAATGATGATATTTATTTGGTAGATGGATACTTGAATGATGATAATAAAACCCTTTCTAAAAGTGAAATTAGATTTGACCAGTATTATAAGATTGATAGAATTTGGTTTGATGATTTAATATTAACAGAAGCTCGATTATATGTAAAAGATTCAACATATACTAATGATGAAGTATTACCCTCAAAATTGGATGTAGATGATTTCAAATATAAGGTAACTCACTTAGCAATTAGATCTGTTGAAAAATATGAAAACTTAGAAAAATATGCTTCTCGATTTTTAGAGAATGAATTAATATATTGTGAAGAAGAACAAAAATTATATATAAAAAATAATAACACGATAATTAGTCTCGCAGGAGGAACTAATATAAGTGGTGGAACAGGTATGGAAGAAAAAGATTTAATTAATTGGTTATTGAATCAGAAATTAATTGTGGATAAAGGTAACAATGAATATGACCTTAATTTGGATAGTCTCGAAAGTGTTAAATTTGTCCATACTGAGTCTGGAAAGGAATTCACATACTCAACGGATGCTTATGGAAATCTTGTTGGTAAAGAACCTCAAACCGTAGTTGTTGATGGTGTTGTTAGTTCCGATAAACAGACTGATGAGGGTGTAAGTGCATCTAATTATGATAACTATTATACTTTTGGTGCAGTTGGTCATTTTAATATGAGTAACGATAAATGGGCAGTTCAAAATACAAGTGCCAGTTCAGCGTCAACACCATATGCGAAAGGTGATAGAGTGAGATTTGGTTCTTGGTACATCCCAACAACAACACAACAGGTTTATAATTGTTCACATGACTTTGTTGAAATAGTAAATAGTGGAACAGATGACTATCCTTTAAGTAATGCGGTTCTTGGTTTCATGTATTCCAACACTGTAAATGGAACAACTAAAACAAATGTGGAATGTTTTAATCTTGATGGTGTTGTGAAGGCAGGTTCAACCTATCTTGTCAGAATGAAGAAACATTTAGATATTGATGATCCCCTAACCCACATCGCCGTTAATGAATATGATAAGGAACTATGGTATGATTATGATGGAACAAAAGACTTATATGACGCTTCTAATTGTATAGGTATGGTTCTATTCCATAAGAATGCTTTAAGTCTATTCCAAAAAGAAGATGTAGGTAATGGTAAACTTGTATTAATAAAAACATCAGAATCAACTTGTCACTCTGCGTTAATTGATGTTGTCGTATGGTCAGGATATGCAAGTAATTTCAAAGATACCTCTACAAATAATGATACATGGGTTGGTTCTACTTGTGTGTACACCAGAAGTGATAATACTCTGGTGAAAGATATGTATGAACTTGACCCTGCAAAACAAGCTTATCGTTCACTATGTACCTGTAAAGATGCTTCAAATGTTAGAACTACAAAAATCGCAGCCGACTATATACCTTTGAAAAATAAGAAGATATCATTGTGTAATAGTAGTGAAACAATTAGTATTGATAGATATACTCCAAAAGCAAGTACATCTGAAAAAAATGTAATCACAGATAAGACACAACCTGATATTGATAGACCTAATTTTGTAATGTGTGGTTTTGGTAAGAATGGTTTGACAACAAGAACCTTTAACTGGGTATCAATCGGTGTCTATGATGAGTATATTTGGTTTAGAGAAAAAGGAAATACAACATGGAGTAAAGGTATTTCATCTTATACAAAGGGAAGTACCAATGATGAAATAACAGTTGATACATATACCAGACCTGAAATAAGTGAAACCAATGCGAATTATGTTTATGGTAGAATTACAGACTATTTTCCAGCTACTAATTATACCTACACATCACATAAACTTATAATCAATTTTACAAATACATTAGATTCAAATGGTTCTAAAACGATTGAATATGTTGTTGGTAGAGTCTTAGCTAATGGACAACCAGATGAAGAACACATATCTAATGTTCAAGAGTTTACTTTACATGACAGTACATGGAAACCTTTTATTATTCACCACACAGATGAACAAGGGTTTGGTTGGATTGAATATCAGGTATGGAACGCCGCCGCTGATGAAATTGAAAATAAGATTGATGAATTTGTAGGTTCTCATGAAAAAACATATCCGGTTATTATTGAAACTGGTGATATGACACAAAATGGAACACGTGTAAATGAATGGTTGGATTTCTATAATGGTGGATATAACTTGTGGAAAAAATATGAACACATGGCTGTTGTAGGTAATAATGACTTGGCGGGTTCTTCATCTACAAGTGACATACATAATGAACTTGGTAATGGTGATGATGCTGGTAAATCAAATCCATTCTATTTTAATGTATTCCACTGTTATGAAGTAAATCATTTAACTGATGATGCTGACTTCACAGGAAAATATGATAAGTGGTTGTCTGATATCGTCATTAATAGTCCTGAAAGTAAAAATGGAACAGGAATGTATATACCTTCTACATATTATTTCACATTAGGTAAGTATTTGTATTTAATGGTTAATAGTGAAATTACAGTAGGTGCTTGTACTAATTTATATAATCACTCAGGTATTAATATATATACAGGTTTTGATACAAGTAAACCAACAGATTATACAGTTTATGATACGAATTGGTCTATTGAAAAATGGTGTAAAAGTGTATTGGAATTAGATGAAAATAAAGATAAAGTAATTGTAGCTTGTTGTCATGAGATGCCTTTCACTGTGATGACAACAGAACAACTTATTGTTGAACCGAATGAATCAACTGATAAATATCGTGGTGGTACAAACTCATCAAAGTTAAATGTGATAACAAAGGGTACATATCTAAGTGATAAACATGGATATTGGTTTGGTCGAATGTTAAATGAATATGGGTGTAAATTGTGTATTGGTGGACATAAACACACATATGCTATTACCTATCCAATATATGAAACCGATTGGTGTAGTAATTATGAGGATACAACTCAATATGCTTCTATTGGTTGTGATGTGACAATATGTAGAAAACCAATAGATGTTAACCTTGTTACTTCAATACCTATTGCTAAGTTGTTTAAGTTCTATAATGACAATAAACTTTATACATATCAACAGAAAGAAAATTCAACAAATTATGATTTTCTTGAAACCACAACTGATATTCTTCCAAAAACACCTACAGTATATTTGATGATGCAGGCTACTGGGTTCAAATTGACCTCAAATAAAGAGTTACCTTCGAGATTTCAGTTCTTCTCAAAGGTTGTACCTATTACATCTGTAACAATGGAAGGTACGAGTGTAAAATCATCTACTGCGGATCCTTCACAACAATATCCTATGTATGCTCTTGTTGAACCATTTGATAGTGATGGTGTAAATAAATTCAATATTGATGTATATAGAATTTCAAATACACAAACAGAATCATTAGTAACACCTACAAATGCATTCACATCTGATTTGAGTAGTTCAGCTTCTACTTATACAACAAATACAAAAGTAACAGCATTGTCATTCACAAAATATCCAACAGGTAGTTTATTGTCTGAAAAATTACTTTTGAATAATTCTGTTATTAGTGGTTCTGTATCTGTAGATGGTAATACAACAACCAACACTCAAAGTATTTCAGATACCACTTCTGATTTCTATAACAATTATTGGTATGTTGGTGAAGAATATCCAACAGATATTCACAAAACAGACATTCAAAGATGTTGGGGTAAAATAACAGATACTAAAGAACTGAGTGTCAATACTTATACATTAACATCAGTCAAGGTGGATGATACAACAACTGTAACACCTACATATAAGACATCTACTGTTGTTTTTGAGAATGTTGAACACACAATGGTAGTTGAATAAAAACAACTAAATATAATAAATTAAGGAGGTTGATTCTTATGAATTGACCTCCTTTCTCATAAATACCATATAAAGAAGAAACAAAATCCAACAAGATGAAATATATAAAAGATGGCAAAGAATACAGTAATCTTATCAATGCGGATGATGTGATAATTACTGATGCCAGTGATAACACCCAAGAGAATTTATCGGAGGTGTTAAAAAAACAAACTGAATCTATAAAACTGTTAAAGAGTGGATTAAAATATCTTACCCTTCATGGTGGTATGGGTGGTTCAGGTTCAGGTTCTGGTAGTTCTTCATCTACAAAAATATCAGCGAATGTAAGTATTTCATATACAGATAGTTCTGGTTTATCACAACAAATATCAGTAACAAAAAATGTATCTAAGAATATAACTATTAAAGTTGGTACATCTGTAAAGGTAACTGTTGTAGATACTACTGCTGGTAGTGGATCTATGGAGTCAAAGAAATTACAATTTTATAGTGATTCAGGTTCAAAAAATGAAACAGTTGAACTTGGAGGACTTGTTTCATCTCGTTCATTTACTGTTACACCTACAACAAATGATATATACCACATCTTGATTAATGGTTCATCTTTACAATTTACTTTTAGGGTATTTACACGAAATGTTTCATTAGACACTAAAATCGTAATGGGTGGAAATACTTATGTGAGTGGTTCATCAATAACATCAAGAGATGGTATTTTATATTTTGACTTAACAAATTATCAACCGGAAACATTCACAGATACTAAGATAAACACAATAACCATATCATCATCTGTATCTAATAAAACATTCATTTGTGTTGATAAAGAAAACTATATAACTGGAGAGGTAACTATAAATGATGTTACTTATGATGGTGTATTCTATATCGAAACTGTTGAAAATAAAGAAACTGGATATGTTGATTATTTAATTTCAGATGGTTCAGAATCAACAACATATCAAGGTGTATCATTATCCAGACTTATTGATGATGAAATGTATGGAATCTATAAAATAAAAATTAACTATACATTCAACAATTCAGATAATGACTATACATTGAGTTACATTTATAAAGATGATAATGTGTTCGTGTATTTATATTCGGATGATACTCCATTTTATCCAGTTGAACAGAAAGATGTGACAGAATATTATGGACAAAGATATGTGAATTATGTGTTACGATTGTATAAGGCCAATGGTGATGCATATGATAAAACATATAATATCGATCTAAAATTCTATAAAGTAACATATGATGAAGATAACAATCAAAAACTTGAAGAGTTAAAAAATTATAGCAAATCATTTCAATCTGTTACTTCAGATACAAATTATGAAAATATTGTAAGTAATATTATATCAAATGAAAGTGATACTGCTGAGATAAAGGTTGTTGCATCAGTTGAAGGTGTTGACAAAGCTGAGAAATCATACTTCTTTTATCTTGGATATTATGAAAGTACATCATATTTTTATCAAACAGATACATCAACATATTACAATGCCGTTTGTTTTTCAACAGATGCCCAAGATTTAAAATATAATCTGGAAACAATATTGGGAATGACAAATGATAATCAAGAGTATAAGGGTGATGAAACAACGACTTGGAAATTGAAAGATTATTTGTTTGGTGATACTTTTGACATTTTTAACTCGACTGATAAAAATAAATCTTACAAGGGTTTAAATTTAAATAAATTCATTAACACAAACACAGAATATAACAACATTATAGATATTATTGAAGGTGTTGAAAAGGATGGTAGTGGTAATGATGGATATGACTATATGATAAGCTTCAGTGTAAAATACAACTCTGAGGACTATTCATTATGTATTTTCCAAGTTAATAATGGAAGTACCCAATACAATTTTTATAAAGACTATGTATCAAAGGTAGAAAAAAGTTCAGAGTCATCAATTAGTGAGTGTACAAATAAATTTTCAATACCAGCTGATGAAAAGTATCACATGGTCAATATATATGTTAAAGATTGTTATGATATTGGTTCATCATCACATTGTAAAATTGGTACATCAAACCGAGCCATGATATATATAGATGGTGTGATGAACTCTCAGGTTTTCTCATTCACCAATTTTACAAGTTCAATGACTATAACATTGTGTGAAGGTGATTTTACATTTAATCATCTTGGTATTGCTTTCTTTAACCCAAAACCAACCGGATTTAAGAGTACCATTGCTGGATTACAGGAAACAGATGAAACTGCGTCTAAGTATTATTTCGCTTGTAAATATTTTAATGATTTTGATCCTGTTATCCCATCCAATTATTATCAAGTGTGGAACTGGTCAACTGAAAATAATACAAGTTCTGAAAATGCAGGTAAAGAAGGAATAAAGACTGTATCTATTGTTCCAAAATTTGATGTACCCGGTATGTATAACTCTGGAACATTATTTAACTATTATGGACAGAACAATAAAAATTATATAAATAAGTTCATTAGAGTAAATCCCACAGTAATATCTTCTTTATTGACAAATTCAAATATGGAAATGTATTGTATTTGTCCGGATAGAGATATTAAAACAAGTGATAGTAAAATACTCCACAATTTCATTAAGACATCAATGTTAAAAATTCCTCAAGATTATGATGAGGAACAATTCTTACAAAATAATACTGACGCTCAATTAACTTGTGAGGGACAGTTGAAGAAATGGGTTGATGGACAATGGGAAAATGTAATAAGTGATTTTGATTATACTGAAGATAGTAATACAACAAAAGTTATAGTCCGTTTTAAGTTTAAGTTCCAAGGTTCGTCTACATTGTTGTTTGGAGCTAAAAACTTCTCCGCCGAAACATTGGATTTTTCATTTAGTACAGGTAATGACAATATCGTTACTCGAAAGGTTTACTGGAATCCTGATAGTGAGTTATTTAGATACCCAGAAAAAATATTTAACTTAAAGGCGGATATTGTAGACTCATCACATTCTAATAATACAGTTATTGGTGCATTTGTGAATAATCATATGACATCACCATATTCAACAGAATCACATAAAGTGAACTCTGCTCTTGTTGGTAAACCTATTATTTTGTTTATAAATAATAACTTTAATCCCAACTACAATAGTTCAACTTCAAGTGGTGATGAGTCAGACCATGAATTATTATTAGGTATATATAATCTTAACTTATCTCGTGATTCTGAAATTAATATGGGTTATTCTAATCTCCCATCATACAGTACATCAGAAGATAGTAAAACAGGTGTACAATATGTTGTTGTAAATGAAACTAATGTTAAACCTTTATTCAATGACTATGCTGTTGCGGAAATACAAGATAACTCAAACTTATATGACTTCTCTCAATATGATCCAGGTATATTAAAAAATCAAATGTATGGTGACTTTAAGAATGCACCAAATGGAACAATTTCATATGTGTGGAATAGTTTGTATCCTAAACCACATAACTGGTTAAGAAGTTATATGGGTAATATTATGTCATATCAAGTGACTGATTATATATATCCTGTAATAGATAAAGATTATATTGTAAAGAATTATACAACACAACTTCTCAGTGATGATACTTTTACAAATCTTCTTAATGATATGTATATGTATGATTACAATAGTGGTAATCTTATAAAAGTTAAAAGTAAATATAACACTGATGAATTATTACAAAATACCTATGTCATAGATGAGGACACTGTAAATCAATTAAGACCTTATCGTAGTATGGTTCAAGAAGGTGAGTATTATTATCCATATATATTCTCACCAAAATTACAATTCACATTATTATTAAATGTGAATGGTAGTGAATTTAAGACTTCAGGTGGTGTTAGACAATATATTATAAAAGAAGAGTCTTTATTAGATTTAAGTGATACTAATGGTGGATATATGTCATCAGAGGGTAATACATCAACTACACATGAAATCTTTGATATAAATTCATCAGTAATGTATTATATCATCTGTATGGCTTTCGCGATGGTGGACTCTGTTCAAAAGAATATAACAGTAAAACGTGTTCCAACATCAAGTGGTGTAGGTGTTTGGTATCCAGCTTTCTACGATATGGACACTGCGTTCGCTCTAACTAACTCATCTGGTGACGTTGATTTCAGAGCATTCTCAGCATATATCTATAATTCTATGATTATAAATGACTATGCAGACCCTGATGTTACAGGATGGTTTGATGTTCCTTCTTCATATCTATTCATGTTTGCTAAGTATGCTAAGTTATTAGATAGTTCAATTTCAGATAACAAAAATATAAGTAGTGTATATGATGAATGGGTTAACTTGAGAAAGGATGGAACGGATACAACCGCCGCTGGTGATTTAAGTAGTAGTGAATATTTCTGTAAAAAATATGTTGATAGTTATTTTGGTTGTGTTAATCCATTAATTTGGAATTTGAATTATCACTTTAAGTATTTTAGTTATTCAGAAAACAACGCAGATACATCTTCGACTGCACAGACTGAAATGTCAATGTTTAATGGAGATAGAAAATACTATCGTAAAGATTGGTTGAATGATAGATTACATTTTATAGATGTCTTGTTTGGTGTAATGAACCTACAAAAAATAGGTCGTCGAAATGATGTATATATAGGTAATAATACAACAACTATTTCATCTGCTGATATTGAAATCCAAAATACAATGTTCCCAAGTTTTGTAAAGGGTGCGACATTGGCAAGTGGTGCAAATATTAGATTCAAAGCGGATCCTAATACGGCATTTGTATTTAAGACAAGTGGTCAACAAACAAGTATATGGATAACTCCTTCAACGGGTATTCTTGATAAAACTATAACAGTATCAACAAATACTGAAGTTGGTTTTTATGGTTCAAAAAGAATAACTGAATTTGAAAAAGGTCTTGGATATTTATTATGTAAGGCTAACACTACAAACATGATACAAAATAATCTTATAAAATACATTACTATTGACTGTGGTAACTCTACAATTCAGGGAGTAAGTCTGAATATATGTGAAACTACACCAGCAGTAAAGGATATTAAGATTTCAACATCATTTACATATGGTGATGTTAGTATTGGTGGCCAGTCAAATAACAAAATAATGTCATATGATACTGTTGACTTGAGTAATTTTTCATGTGATAATTTAATATTTGAAAATTGTACTATCAAAAATTTATATCTTAATGGTGTAAGTGTATCTTCACAATTACAATTTAATAACTGTACTATTACGAATTTCTATCGTAAAGGAAATGACATTTATTCTTCTGATACTTTTGGTAGTGTCGGACCGGGTAAATTATATATGGAAAATTCAAGTATTAAGAACTATGCTGATATTAATGGAAAACCCGGTACATTAAATGAAATTGTTTTATATGGTAAATATACATCAATTATCTTAAAAAATGTTGGTAATAGTATCAGTCTTGGAAGTAATCAATATTTGACTGAATTGACAATAACAGGTTGTGGAACTGGTAATGATAGTTCTTTGACTATACCTTCATTTGGTAAGGTGAGTGTGTGTGATATAACTAACTTAAAATTTGGAAAAGTAACATTAGGTTCTTCTTCTGAAGTTTATTCTGGAACAATAATTGATGATACATTTACATTTAATTTTAATAGTGATGTTGTTAATCCTACAATTTCATTTATTAACTTCCCAAATGTTGTGACTTTGACTGTTGAAGGTTATACATATAAAAATGAAATAGATTCAGGTGGATATATTGGAGCGGTATTTGGTGAATATGGTTTAAGTGGTGATAAGTCTCTTAAAGAAATTAAACTAAAACCCAATAAGACATATAGTGAAACAACCGCAACAATAGACGGATTACCAATGGTTGGTTCTGTTTCAGGTGGAAATTATGTTTTCCAAAATTGTGAATCATTTACTGAAGAAACACTTACCATGATTATAGATAATTTATATTATGAGAAAGCTAACTTCTTGGGTATGTTCGCGATGAGTACAAAACAAACAGTTGGAAGTCTATATAATTCAACTAATCTAAAAAGAATATTTGAAAAATTTGGTAAGTATTTTGCAGGTAAGACTTTAAGTAGTACATTCCAAGGCTGGTATTTGGGTGATAAAGGTATAACTGATGATGATTATACAAATACAGATAATACATCAATGAATAATAAAATAAAATTCATTGAAGATTGTCTAAGTTGTATAAAAAATGATGATAATGAGAACTATGTTGCAAGTTTGGAAGGTACATTCTATAACACAGGTATAAATTTCTTTACAATAGAAATGGCCAACAAACAAACAACAAGTAACAACAGATATCCCTATACTGTGTCTTCATATAACAATTATACTTATATTGAAGGTGCTAGTGCAAGTTCAGGTGGTATTATTAGTGATAGTTCATTTACAAGATTTACTGATATATCTTTTTCTTATACATCATATAATACACATAGGATGTTCATTAAGAATCTCAGTCCTAATGAAGATGGAACTGATAAATATATACCTTTACCACAAGTAGAGGATGCCTTAACATATGAAAATGAAAAGGGTATATTAGTAAATGATATTACACCAATGCGTTTGTTTGGTAGTGAATATGATACTTGGACTCCAACTGGTGATTATACATATTTCTCATTTGATACTAATACTGATAATCGAGTGATGTTTGATATGTCAGCTGGTTTATCATCTCAAATATCAAATATAATAGTTACAACTGGTGGTAATTTCCATTATCGTAGTAATGGTAAAGGTAAACCAACAAGAAAAGAAGGTAGTGGTAATTATGAAGTTGATGAAAATGGTAAGATAAAATTTGAAGAAACAGATAAACATGGGTTCTATGATATATTTAGAGATATGACTGTTAAGTATGAAAATAATGTTTTAACCGGAACTAAATTAAGTCAAGCATTAACTGATAGAACACGTTTTGATGACAATACTGATACTGAGGACATTGATATATATAGATTAATGGTTGATGATTCTGATGAAAATGGTGAGTTGAAGTTGAGAGTATTACAGGTTCTTAGTGAAACATCTTATAATAATTGTAAAAAGACATTTACTTGTAGACATTTTGTAGATTTCTTAAAATTGTTTATTAAATACAATGCAACAACAGGTGTCATACCAAGATTGTTCATGAATACCACAATTACTGATAGACCTATATATGTTGATGTTACTGATACTAAAACTGATACATCTAAGTATTACATAAGTATTAGTGAGGATTCAATGAAAACAGATACAGAGTATGAAAGTGCTGATGAACTTAAAGAAAATATAAGTGAATACTTGCTGTATAAACTATTAGGTAAATTCACAAATTATGCAGGTAAGGATGTATATGTAACTAATCTAAGAGAAACATTTAGTAACTTTAAATATTCAGTTTCAGATTCAGAAACCCCTATCTATATGGATGTATGTAATATCTTTGATATGAAAGATAAGACAATATCTAATTTATATTCAGCATTTAGTGGTATGAGAGTTACACATATCAATAAGATGTTTAATGTTGCTAAGAAGGGAGTTTCAACAATGAGTCGTATGTTCTATAATTGTACATATAAACCATTTACTAAAGATGACATTGGTGTAAATATAAAGAAGTTTAGAACATCAGAGTATAATGGAACTTATACATTGGTTAATGATATGTCACAAGTAGTACAAAATGGCTCAGACTTCTTTACATATAATCAAAGTTGTTATTTGTCACCTACATCAGTTATCAAGAATATATTTGATGATGGAGATGATTATACTACATTAATCAAATCATATACAGATGATGAGGGTGGAAAACTTCTCGATGATAGTAACTGGAGTAGTGATCCAATAGAAGGTATTTCATATGATTCTGATACTAAAACATTTATTGTTGATAATACTGAATTACTAAAATATATAAGACCGGGTGTTGAAACGACAACTGAAACAGGTATAAAAAATGGTAATGATACATATACTGTAAAAATAGCATCAGATAATTATATATATAGTAATATCTGTAAAGTGTTGGGTGAAACTGAGACATTTGAAAATGATGTTGTTGTAAAGGGTTATCGTAGTAGTGCTTCTAATTATGGATGGAAATATGTTAAACCACATAGAACAATTTTATATCCATCATATCAAATGATACCGGATGATTTCTTTGATGTTTGTGGTTCTGGATGTGTGATTGATGAAATATTTAGTCATTCTACCAAAACAACATCAAACAATCAACGTCTGTGGGGACAATTACCAACTAATATTTCAAGTTATGGTTCATCAATGTTCTGTAATTGTGATGTGATACCAACATTTAGAAATTATAAGTTTGATGATAATGTTACTAAGACATATGAGACAAATACAGATGCTAAATTAATAACATCCGGACAATTAGTTTTGGAAGGTGGTGGAGATTCTTTGTATAAGGATAGTATAAAGAATTATAAAGGCTCTGTGATAACTATAACACCAACTGGAGAGAATGTAATATCTACAAACACAAAGACATCATTTGATAAGGTTGATGAGTTATCTACATACAAAATGGGTTCTGATGATACCATAAGTGTATATATTAAAACTGGTTATAGTAAAATAAATGGTGAATCATTTTATGCTAATGTTCATTGGATAACTGATGATACTGATACAGGTGGTCATTGGGAATATAGTGATACGATAGTCAAGATGAGATTGGATAGTTCGGATAACTATTATGAAGATTTGTTTACAGATGTCATGTATGATTATGTCGATGATAACTGGAAATGGACATATAATGATTATACTGTTGAAAGAAGAGGATACTTCTTCCCTGATGAATATCTCTTATCAACAAAGGATGGAAGATTTAATAATAATATCGTTCTACCTATCAGTGAAGAAAAAGTATATTTATTTAATACATATACAGAAAGTGTTAAATCATTCTCAACATTACCTACAATAGAATATGACCAAAGTTTTAATGTGTGGAAAACATTTAGTAGAAGTAAATTAAAAGAAATGGGTACATCTACCGATAATAGTTCAACAGAGGGTACAACATCTTTCGTGATAAAATTCTGGGCAAGTAAGAGTGATAACATTGGTGAACAGAAGATAAAACACTCAACAACAGAATATATGTCATCATCATGGAATCTGTTTAATGTTGATTATTATTCACAATCTATCTTGATTTATTTACTTGAAGTTTCACGTAACTTTATATTGAACTTTAATAATTCTCAGGGTTTCATACCGTATCAATCTGGTGAAAATCTTACTACTATAAATGATGGTTCTAATGGTTTGGGTACTGTAAATAATGGTTATGGTTTCTCATATACTAATCCAGAAAATTATTGGTATACAAAATAAAACAAAAGGAGAGGAAATTAAATCCTCTCCTTTTTTATGATATGTGTAATTTTTTTACTTCATATGGAAAACATTGACTTTCATATATCTTTATTCTTTCTCGTGCATGTCCCATTTCATAACATCCTGAATAAAGGTCATCACTAATGTCATATATGTTTACAAAGTCTTTACCAATATCATTACTCTTTCTCAATCCACGACCAATACTTTGTAAAATGGTACTGGGTGATTTATAACTATTGACAAAGAAAATATTGAATATGTTGTTAATACTGATACCTGTACTACTTGTTCCAAAACTGGCGACTAATACAACATCATCATTAACCTCCATACGTTTTCTGATTTCCTCTCTTACTTTCTTATCAATCTGACCATCAATATAGTAAATGATTTTGGTAGTGTTATCCTTTAACCATTTATATATTTTTTTACCATAATCAATAGTCTGAAATAAAACTAATGTATTTTTATTAGTGGAGGCTATCAATTTGTTTATGGTTCTAAATCTTTTTTCTGATTCATTAACAAAGGTATTTTCAAGATTAAACATATCTTTACCTTTACCCATTTTTACTAATTCCTTCTTCGCATTTTTGAAATTAGTTTTTTGGTTTTCAGTTGTATAGTTTAACCTGACCTGTGTTATTTTACAGTTAGATATGTAACCTTCTTCTTGTAATTGATTGGCACTTACATTAATAACAATCGGTCCGATATTAGAACAGATAGTCAGACCATCTGCATACATCATTCCGGGTATTGTTCCAGATAAACCAAATCTATATGGAAATTTACAAGAACTTAGAATCTTAATTTGACTTGAACTTGTTGACAGGTGACACTCATCTACCAATACTACTCCAAATTGATTGAAGAAATCTTGACATTCTTTACATAGACTTTGATATGTGCCAATAAAAATGTTCGCATCTTGTTCGGCTTTACACCCAGAAAAGATTTGTTGTATTTTTATGTCTAACTTACCATTATTGTATTTGTTGAAGTCTGCGGTTGGTTGTATTACCAAGTCAATCTTAGGGACTACCATCATGATTTTATCAACAATTTTGTGGTCTAATAGATATGCGAATACAATAAAGGCGATTAATGTTTTACCAGCTGAAGTGGCCAACTGAGCACAACACCTTTTGTATCTTAACATCCTAAAGGCCGCATCTACCTGATAGTATCTTGGTTTTATAGGATTATCTTTGAAGAAGTTGTCCACCCACTCTGAAAACTCATCATATTCAATTTCATTATCGAGTAAGACTTCAAGATTGGATATTTCACAACTAAACCCATATTCATTACAAATATCAAATAAGTATTTATAAGTAGACGCCGGAAGGTGTGAACCATTGCAGAAATAAATATTACCATCCCAACTACCATTCTTAAATTTGGGATTAAATCTATATCCCTTAACCTTTTTAGTGTATGATAGTTTTATTTGTTCATACTCTGCACTGGTACACTCATCAATGATTAAATATTCCTTAGTATCATCAACGTGTAATCTCATGAAATAAACTTATTGTATTATAAATATAACAAAACAAAGAAAAAGTGAAACTGAAAAATAAGTTTCACTTTTAATATTTATGAGTTTATTATCTTGTCAATCAAAGGGATATCTAAATATCTAACTCTTTTAGAACATAAATTTATTTGTTTTTTATTGTCACCATTCTTAGCTCTCAATAGGTCATCTTTCCTCTGTTCAAAATTCGTAAAAACAAAATCATACAACTCTTTTTTCTTTTCAGGTGTGTATTGTTTTAACTCAGATAGATATCGTTTTAGAGTTGTGTTTGATATTTCTTTATGATTTGATTGAGATAAAATATAATTAATTTTTTTTAATAATTCAGTATTCTTTAATTTAGGATTTTTTTGTTTTATATAATCTACCATTATCATATGTGAATCCTTTTTTAATTGTCGTTCTGATAATGATAGTTGTCTTTGTTCATTTGTATATGTCTTATTCTTAAAGTTCTGAACCGAGAAGTTAAATGAGTTATTGAATGTCATATTAAATTCATGGGTCGTGAACTCTGATATGTTTGATGTACCCGGCCAAGTGTGACAAAATTCTTCATCTTTGTCTGTGTAAGCTTGTTTTACTTGTTTCTTAACTTTCGCTTTGAATTTTCTAATGTTGTTGGGTTCAATGTTATATATATCATTACTATCTCTATAACCCAATTCTTTCGCTAAGTTCCACACAGTATCACGAGTACAAGTGAAAATGAAGTTGTTTCGAGATTCTTCAAAATCCTGAGATTGCTTCTTATTTGGTTTAACTTTCACCTTTTCACTTGGTTCATCATCTATTTTACTAATTGTTGTGTCTGATAGTTTGTCCATGAGATTACCAACAATAGGAAGTGTGTCTTGATACATTTGTTCCATTGTCGGTGCCTTACTGTAATATCGGTCTCTCATATACTTAGTGTTAAAGAATGAAAACATCTCCTCACGTGTTCGGTATCTGATTTCACCATTTACAACATAAGGCATTTTTAGTTCAAGTTGATATTCTCCTAACAAAGCTGTGTAAAAATTCTTAGCCTTCCAGAATGTGAATTTCTTGTCACCAAATTTTTTAATGTCATTGATGTATGTTAATGACCGGGTATATTTTCGATAATTAATCCCTTCTGGTGTAAGTTTTGTAAAGTCTATATTTGTGATATTAACTTCTTGATACTTATTAGTTGACTTCTCAAATTCATCAACTTTAGACTTAATCAAATCCCAGTCAATACATTTATAGTTACAGTCTTTAATCAACCATTGTAATTGAACGTGTTTTGTTTCATGATTCTGAATGTAAAAATCAGGTACATGACCATACTCTGCGAACTTTAGAATAATACGGTCAATCTCTTTTTGATTGTCAGGTCTTGTACAATCAACATCAATATCAAAAACGATTATATTTCGTATGTTTCGGGTTAGTCCTGTTCCAACCGCAGAGTATTCACCATATTTGACACACATATCCAAATAGTTATCCACACCATCTTTAATCATACTGTGTTTCATGTATTTGAATGATGGGAGGTCTTTATATAGTGAGATGTCATTACTAAACACCTTAAAGTTCAAATATAACTCAATGTATTTGTAAGCACTGGTTCTAAACATGGCCAATTTAGGATCCACATAATATTCACAGGTGTTTTTGTAGAATATTTTGTAAGCCCTGAAAAAACAATTACCACGTTGTAATGTCACTAATTGATATTGATAATCAGATAGTTTACCAGATACCCCATTTAACTGAGCGGTGGAATCCGTAACAGTAAATGTCCATGTACTTGGTTGTGATTTATTTACTTTAGTAATCTTTATGTAGTGGATATTATCATCATTTTTAATAATATCTCTTAATGTTATTGTCTTCATAAATACATTATACAGTTCAATATTAAAAGTAACAAAACCAATGGGTAATTTGAATAAATCCGTTGACTTTTTTGATAAGGGTAAAGGTGTGTTCGAGTTAGATAAAGATAGTCTATTATCTAACAAAGTAGTCTTATACCCCGGTCGTTTCTATGTCTTACAATATGTCACAAAGATAACTGATAGACCAATCAACACAAGACCAGTTATATTAAGTCTTGGAACATCTATCAAGGATCCAGATTCATTCTTGTGTATTGACCTTTGTGTAATTCCCAGAGATATAAGAATCAAGTTCATAGATATTTATTACAATATATTCAAAAAAGAAATTGGTGATAATGTAAAAAAATATTGGATGATTAAAGACGCTGACAAACAAGGTGAAATTAAATCCTTGACTTATCAAAACCTATTGAAAGTAAAAGATTTCCAACCTATTGTAAAGTTAGCTCTTAAAAGATATAAAATTAAAAACACCAAAAAGATATACTCAATATTATATGGTGATATTTATAAAGTCCTTGGTAACTTCGCTGATGAGAACTGGTTTATTAATGGTAAAATATCTGATGTTCAAAAGGATTTCTTAAAACAATTACAAAAGTTAAGATGATGATACCTAAGTTTGATGAATATATAAAGGAAGCTCTCTGGAAAGGTGTAATTGACCGTTCTAAATCTAATGAACTCAGAAAGGAAGATAGTAATAAATTAACTCAATGGTTAAAGGATGCTAAATATAATGAAATTGATTTTGGTTTAACTTCAGGTAATTTATGGTTATCCGTTAACTATGGTGAGATGGAAGGTAATCAATTTGGTTCAGGTTTATTTTTAACAATAGATGAAGTAAAAGAAATACATGAGTTACTACCACCTAAGTATAAGATAGCCAGTGAATGGGATCTTAGAGAATTGATTACCCACTTTGGTTTCCATCTTAGTTCATATAGTAATAAATATAAGACAAGTTGTTATTATTATACTAATTATAAAGAGAAACTTAGATTTCCATTGGTTGGTACATATTGGGGAGAGACTTTTTCACAGCCATCCAATGTTTGTTTATTTACCTATGATGAATCTTATGAAAAAGTAAAGAATGTTATATTAGGTAAAGATAAAAACATAGACATAAGATTAATGGATGACAACAGTAAAATGAGATTACCAATACGATTAATAAAAGAAAAATAAAATGATAAAAAAATTTGAAGAATATATAGAGGAAGCTCTTTGGAAAGGTGTAATTGACCGTTCCAAATCTAATGACAAACGATTGGAAGATGGTAAGAAAGTTATGACATCACTTGGAACCGAAGCCATTATAAAGGATCCTGATTGTGAATATGAGGTTTATATTAAAGACCTATTAAACACAGTTGATAAGAGTGAAGAATTCCAAATTAGTATATTACGTCTCCAAGATTACGGTCCGGATGAACAGAAAAACATCATAAAAGGTTCATGTGACTATGACTATAAAATAACTGATGAAAGAAACTTATCAATAGTCGCTGGTTTTCCCTCATACAATGATTTACAGGAAATGACATATACATCTTATGGTGATGATATCTGTGAGGAAGATTATATTAGTGTGTGTCATGCTGTTGGTACTAAGTTACAAGAAACAGTTATAAGTAAATCAAATGAGGATAAGAAGTTTTATTTTGAATTGATTGATGAAGATACTACTTGGAATTATATGTCTCAACAACATGATTCAGAAGATGAGGATAATTATTATGATGATCCATTAGATGCTTTTATAGAATGTTTTGGAGAAAAATTCCCTGATGTTGAACTTCACTACTGGAGTTTTGCAGGTTATGGGTTTAATATAGGTATTGAAATTGATTATGACAATATTTTAATATATAATGAATGTGTTGAATTTACAGAAGATTTTTTTGAAGCATGATATTAGAAGATTTGAATAAAGGACTTACTGAGTTAGGTTTCGAGATAACAGATGATAATTATAAAATCGAAATCACAAAAGAAACTCCTGTAATTTTATATAATGGTCAACAAGCTATCAAACAAGATAAAGTTGTTGCCCAGTTAAAATATATAGGTTCCGGTGGTGAACTCGATGAAAATGGTGACATAATTGAAGGAAGGGAACTTCATGGATTTGACATTAATGATACTACGATTTATGTCACTGATGTTAATGATATGAAAGGTTGGCTAAATTTATGAAAAGATTGTTGAGATTTTTCAAGGCACTCATTAAATATGTAAGATATGGTAAAAGAGTAAGTTATCGGACATATATAATGAGGTTGTCGATATGTGAAAGATGTCCACATTTAGATAAGGATAAATGGACTTGTGGTGAGTGTGGGTGTTTTGTAGATAAGAAAGCTAAAATGGATACTGAAACTTGTCCAAAATATAGATGGAATATTCAGAGCTGGGACTAATTACTCAGCTCTTTTTCATAAATACCTTATAGAGAATTAATTCAAAATGAAAAACTTATTAAATTTTGATCAATATAGACAACAAGTGAGAATATACGAAGCTCAGGTATATCAACAAGAAATGAAAAAACTCAATGAAGGTCTTATTACTAAATTGAAGAAACATAAGGCCACCAAAGTAGTTGATAAGATTCTTGCTGATGAAATTGCCATGGGTCGAGATTTTGAAGAAAGAATTAAAGAAACCCTTGCTGAGATAAAAAGAGCTTGTGATGAACTGAAAGAAAAATCTAAAACAAGTTCTGAGTTCACACAAAGAGTAAATGGTATAATAGATGAAATTAATAAGGTTTCATTTGATACGTTGTCTTTATTAGGTGATCAGGATATTGACTTTTCTGGTTTTAGAACATCTGTAATCATGGCCAATGTTGCTAAGTTTGGTGCCATCTTTAGTCCTATCAAAAATGGATTAATGATAAAGAAAGCTTATGACTATTTTATTGGTCTTATTAAACAAACCATCCGTAAGGATTTGATTATGTTGATAGTTAATTTTGATCAATTCCAAAATACAGTCCTTCAACGTTCATTAGAGTCTGTCGAAAATGCTCGTAACCAATCTGAAATAGACCAAGCCATAGGTGCTACTAAAAATGAATTTGAAAAGATTATCTCTGGATTAATAAAGAATGATAGAAAGAAACAACAAGAGTGGTTAAAGGTTCAGAAGGATTTAAGAAAAGACCAAGAAGAAAGAAGAAAAACTAACCCGGTGTTAAATGTCTTTGCAAACGCCTACGATAACACCTATAAGATGACTTCTGAGGCCTTGAAATCTTACACCACAGAAGACACTCAAAAACAATTAGATGCCCTTAAAAATAGTATAAATAGACTTGGTTCAGGTAATGAAGACTTATCTATCTATGGTGAGTTACTAATCGCCGCCGCTGAGGAAAAATCATTAAAGACATCTAATGCAATTCATAGTAATTTCTTAAAGTTATCTGAAGTATTTAAGTTGTCGAATCAGAAAAATCTTATTGAATTGATTTCCGAAGCAGAGAAAGAGGAACAGAAAAGAATTAATGAGGAAACAAAAGAAACAAAAAAGAAATTTGATGGTGACTATTTTGAGGCCAGACTTGAATTTTTGAAGTCTGAATTTGAAAAGATTAAGAAAGATAAAGATTTGGGAAGTATATCATTAAAGGAAATTGAAAAACTCAAAGATGATGAGGTTGAATTTAAGTTTAGTGATGAAGATTCAGGTATGGATAAGAAAGAGACTAAGACTAAATATGACATCTTAACCGAATATTTATCAAACACAGAAGGTATTGATGATATTATTGAAAGTTGTAGTTATGATTTAAGAATGTTAATCATTAATCAAGACGTAAATGAAGGACATTCTTATAGAGATTATATGACTGTTCTGGGTGAAACTGTTGATAAGATGGTTGTTGACGCTGGAACATATTCAGATAAAGAGTATTATCTTGATTTCTCAGCTCTTGATAGTGTGGATGAAATTGAAAAGGTACTTAAATATTTCAAACCTACAAAGAAAGGTGAGAAAGATAGAGATAAACAAAATCTAATGTTATCATATATAGATAGTTTAACAAAATTCCCATATGAGGTATTGGTAGAAAAACTTAATGACATCTATACTGAGAAAGAATATGATAAAATACTTGATAAATTTAAATCATATAGAAAGAAACTGGAAAAATGGAAAAAAACTGTTGATGATGATAAGAGAAAGGAAGCAAGTGAGAAATTAAAAAACTTTAAAAAACTGGGACCTGATGGGTATGTTAAAAGTAAAAGGACAGAAGGTAGTACAGAAGAAGAAGGAAAACTTAAAGAGGAATATAATGAGGAACTTAAAAAACACGAAAAAACTGTCAAGGATACTGATCGTCCAAAATCACCAATCAGAACATCATTAAATAAGGATGACTATAAAAATCTCAAAGAAGGTTTCAAAAATATGAGAGAACATATATCTGGTGAAAAAACAGAACATGATAAATAAAATAAAGGTTGGAAAGTTAATTCCAACCTTTCTTATTTTTTTAGAAACATATCATATAATTTCTGAATAAATGCGGTGTGTGACATACTACTGTCAAAATATCCAACCCATCTACAATCGTTCCAATCGAGTTCACCTTCTTCACAATGGAACTCATCAAAATTAGGTACACCTTCTTCACCAATAAAGTTATAATACAATGAGAATATGATTATTCCATTTTCTTCTCTGTAATTAAAGGTGTTACACATCTCAATGAATTTATGTTTATTCATAGGACTTGGAATGTGTGGGTTAAAAAATTTACAACCAATACCTTTGTTTGGGAATCTTTCAAAGGTCTGAATTAATCTTTGAAACCAAACTCTCTCCGCAGCTTCCTGTAAGAAATAAGGCATGTCCGGTTTGTCATAGATTTTCATGTATCTTGGTTGTGTGTCACTCCATTCGGTGTATTTAGTAATGAATTGGTCATCACTCCAAAATACGAAATCATCAGTTAAATCAGGAATGGTTTCAATAGCCTTCCTAATTTTTTCAATAATGTTAGCATCTTTGTCTTCATAAGGATCATCTTGATAAATCCAAATAATATCATCACCTAAAGACTTAATTTTTGGGGTTTGGGAAACAATAATTATTCGATTTACAAATTTACAATACTTTCTGATAGATGCAATAGTTACCCTTATTTCAAAATTCTTGTTCTCAAAAGACTTTGTACTAAGGGGAATAATAATGTCATGTTTATCATTACTCATTTGAAAATCATAAATAACTTATATAGATATTTATGTAAAATATAATAAAAATCATTTAGGATGATATGTCATTAGGAGTTCCAACAAGATTTTATGATTACGTTTTATATTACGAATGTGGTATAAATGAACGTTTAAGTTCTTCATATTTTTTACCTAATAAAGTGGGTTCATTATCTGCTGGTTCATTGGGTAGTTATGTGAAGTGGAACGCCAGTGGTAATAATGTCGGTGATGGTGCTGGTATTACAAGATTTGGTGTTACAGGTGTTGCTATTACTGCATATAAAAATTGGTCACATAATAACTCATATACCTTGAATAGTTATGCGACTTGGAAACAGATAGTTGGGTATTTTTGGTCAGATGCTCACTCATATGAATGTGCTAACTATGCCTGTGGTGTATTATTATGTCAAGGTAAATGGGGAGGTTGGAGTAGTACCGCATTAAAAAAATGTTGTAGTGAATTGGCTAAAAATGCGGATAAATCAACATCAGGAATATCGTTAGATGGTTCATATTCATCTATCGCTAAATTAACCAACTGTTTTTCCAATCCTATGAATGCTTTTGTAATAATAAGAAATTGTAGGATTTCATATCTTAGAAGTTGTAGTAATGCATCTAAATTCGCTGGTGGATGGATGAGACGAGAGTTTTTCGCCATGCAGGAAGATGGTCTTTATATTGAACCCGGAACAAAATCATTCACAACTTATGGTACAGCATCTATTGCAACAATGAAATCCGCGGCCTCTAAATTAAAGAGTAATTCAAGTAGTGGATATGTTAAATTGATGTCATGGGATGGAACACCAGACATAGCAACAGATGATGGTGTTGTAGATATATTAAGTTCATCTGGAGATTCTTATTCATCAAATGTATATCAATCACCTGTGGATGGTGGAATATTATCAACCGGATTAAATAGTAAGAATAATACTGTTGGTACTGTTCTTGGATTAAGTATACGACAAAAAACAAATTAAATATAAAAAACAAAGGAGAGGATTTAATTTCCTCTCCTTTTTTTAATTTTCAACAATGTAGTTTCCTGACCAAAGGTTATCTGAATTATAAGAGTATGTCAAACAACTTGAATCTTTATTTTCTACATATTCTGGGATGATGTCTTTTACTGTTGATGTGAAATATAAATCATCCAATTCTGTTTTACTACAATTTACGTTTTCCATGCCTATACCAACTGATTACTTACTATTTCTATTTTATTTTTAATTGCAAACCCAAGGTTATCGAGGGTTTTAACAGTTTCCTCTAAAAACATTATCTGTCTTGAAATCAATTTAATCTGTCTATTCAAAGAAGCATAATCACCACTAAGACTAACTTTTTTATCAACAGCTGATACTTTACGAGCTGATTGATTTTCATATTCATCACTTCTTTTTTGAATAACTTTATCATAAGATTCCTGACGTTTATCACAAAGGATACGATACTCTGCCAATTTATCTTGAATAATTTGTCTATATGATAATTGAATAACCTGAGCTTCTGTGAGTTTTCTATTATCTTTGATACAGTCAATCACATCAAACATTTTTTTATTCCAATCATCACGTTCAGATTTGAATCTATCTTCAAGTTCTTTATTTATCTCCTGTGTTTTCGTTTCGTCTATCGCTTTCATTAAGTTTAAAATCAATTATTAAATCATCAATAATCTTCATAGTCCTCTCATCTGGTCTGAAAGATGAAATGTATTTTAATTTCTTTTCTTTCTTAGTTAGGACTTTCTGAAATTCTTCAAATTCTTGGTTTATTTGTTCTCCCATGACTTTTAATTTCTAACTAAATTAAAAATAACAAAATTAGAGGGAAAGAATCATGTCAATTAATTCTTGTTGAGGGAACATATCAAATTTATCTGTACGAATATTGGCGTGTGTAATTAAACCTTTTGTTTTACCATTATAAGCGTCAGCATGGAACTCAAAGGCATTTACACCTTCACTTTTTATCCATGAATATATACCTGTGTGGAGGTCTATACTATCTCGATTGGCGACATATAACAACAAAGACTTTAATGATTCTAATTGTTTATCTGAGTATCTGTGCCATTGGGTGTATCCTCTAAATGCCTTTGATAGAGTTACAATTTGAGATGCCTGAACTGTGGTATTTACATAACTTTTTCCATTTTTTACCCAACCAATATTACAATTCTCTATACCAACCGCATGGGTATTCATATAAGATGAACCTGAATTACCAATATGATAACCTTGACAACCTTCAGGGAATGTTCTAATTATTTTCCCATCATAGGTACTTCTACCATCTGTACTTCTAATTCCACCTATTACAAATTCAGTAGCAACTCTACCTTGTGAATCAGTATTCCATGTATCCACTACTTGTTCAGGTGAATCATGACCAGCGGTGTGATGTAAAACAATATACTCATTCTTGTATGTTCCAGTTAAATACTGTCCAGAGTTTAAGAATTTATTTGTGATAATAGGAATTGAAGTAATAATGTTTGAACTACCCTTCTTTTGTAATACTGACCATGTTTTATCACCAACAACACCATCTACAGTTAATCCATTTTTTAGTTGGAATTGTTTAACCGCAGTTTCTGTGTTCGCACCAAAAATACCATCAGCAGTTAGACCAAGGAGTTTCTGTAATGTTTTAACAGATTCACCTTTACTACCTTTTTTCAATGTTTCCATCTTACAAATTTTTATATATAGATATTTATGACCTATCTCCAATGTGACATAAATATATTATAATTGATTGAAAAAATTGAGAACATGGCAGTTAGTGTAAATAATTCACTTAGTGATTTCTTGGAACAAAGTCTAATTCTCGAAAAGAATAGTCTTGAAACCATTTCTAAAATAAATGACGCGGTAGTTTCAACAGAAGATACCGTTACCTTAACCTTGACTGATCCAAATGATTCAAGTCAAACTAAAACATATCAAATTCCTTCATTTGGTTATTTGAAAAATGCTATTACTCGATTGGATGCTAATATATCTAATATGAGTAATATCACTTCATCAGGTAGTAGTATTAGATTATCTGATGGAACTTACAGAAAGATTATTGCTACTAAATTACCCAGTGAGGCTCCAACTATCACAACAGTAAATAATGTTACCAATTTTGAATTTAAGTCTAATTGGTTTTTTGAAGATTTGTTGAATCCCAGACTTTATATCTCATGGGATTTAAGTGACCAAATTAGTTCTGATACTACAAATGTCATAGTTCAAAGATACTTACTTAAATGTAATAACCCATTGAAGATTACAATTTTTAATAGATCTTTCAAAGGAAAAAATAATATAAACTATAGTGATTTTGTAAAGACACTTGTAAAGTATCAAATTCAATATACTGTCGATGAGGATGTGAGACAATTACCTCCCCGTCAAAAAAGATATAGTGGTGAATTTACTGTATTGAGAACAACATTACCTAAAGCTGATTATAATGGTAAAGTAACTAAAAACTATAAATTATCGACAATCGAATATACTGATAATAACACAACTCTAACTAATTCAAGAAAGTTGGCTGTTGGTGATTATCTTGAAGTAGTAACCAATCCAGTAACAACAAGATATAAGGTTACATATGTTGACACTAATACCAATCAAGTTCAATTATCTCTTATTGAGGGTGGTGAACCTGTGACCATCGGAACTAAACTTAAAATATACTCAGCTCAGGATACTGATGTAAATATTGAAATTCCAGTTGGTTATGGTGAAAGAGAAGTAATCTTTATGAAACCTGTTGATCCAGATTCACAAATCCCAGCGAATGATTGGTCTCCCGGTGTAGGTTTTTATACGAATGAATTAACATATACCGATTCCAAAAATCAAAAAACAACATTAGCGAAATTCTATCAATCAACTGTTGTGGATTTTGGTCAAGTGATGTTGTCATATGCCATAGATTACTACCCAACAGTTAAAGAAGGTCGAACCCCCACAAAACCAACATTAATTCAATCTAATTTTAAGGTAATTAGAATAAATGACCACCTAACGGAAAACTATGATACAATACAATCATTAGTATCAAGTAAACAAACTGCAAATAGTAACCTTAGTACAATTAATGATAAGGTCGCTGCCCAGAAAATTTATCTACAAACAACATCCTTTGTAACAGAAGCAGATAAATCAGAAGCTTATAATACACTCGCAAGTTTAATATCTCAACAATATTCAGCTTCACAAGAGTATTATTCATATGTCAATCAATTAAGTTCTCTAACCTCTGAAAATGGGTATATAGAACCTAAATATCGTGTAAGAGGTTTCTGGTCAATACCTAATCCTGTTACATCAGCTCAGACAGGGGAACAAAAGATTATAAAGTTCAAAGTCCGTTATAGATATTTAAGTGAAAATGGAACACAAAATGACATTGAAGAATATCCTATTGTAAACTCACAAAATACAGTAGTTGCCACTGCTAAGTTTTCAAATTGGATAGAGTTTGAAACAAAATGTCGTTCACGTATTCTAAGTAATGGTGAATATAAATGGGCTGATGTTGATGTTACAGATGAGAATGATGTAAAGATAAACCAACTCGATATTCCAATTCGTTCCGGTGAATCTGTTGAAATACAAGTTAAGTCTGTAAGTGAAGCTGGTTGGCCTTCTAATCCTTTAACATCAAGTTGGTCAAATTCAGTAGTAGTCAATTTCTCAGATTATTCTAATTTAACACAAGCAGATACTTCATCATATATTCAACAAAACATGGTGGATGCGGCCTTAGCGACATATGCTAACACAACCCAAAATGTTTCAGAACACATGAACACATCATTCTATACAAATGATAAGTATTTTGCTCATACCGCTGAAACCATCACATCAGGTTTCTTGACAGATGAACAAACACCTATTACATTGTATGATAAACTAAAAGATTTGAACACACAAATATCAACATTAAATGATAAATTAAATCGTGCGTCTGTTGGTATGATAGTGACAGTTACTGATGAAGATAATAAAGTATATACATTAACTGAAGGTTCAACAACTTATATCTATGCGGGTGATTATACAACCGCTAAAAAGTCAATAGATTCAAGTGAACAAACAGGTGCCATCATAACTAAAACATTCCAAATCGGTATTAGACCTGATGGTGATAGTGTTCTGGATATATTAAGTAAAGTGGTTGGTAATAGAACTTCAATGTGTCCTAGTTCAAGAGCTTATAACTATACTCAAGGTGAAGAACCGGAAGATACAACAACTACAACAAGTTCATCAAGTAGTTCAACATATGTGGCCACTAATACAACTGCAGAAGAAAGAGAAAAAATTCTAAATAGTTTTAATTTTAGTAGTAGTGGAAATAGTAGTTATATGGACTTCATTAATAGAGAAAAACATTTAATGGATGGTGTAACAACAATAACTGCAACAACTTCAGATATTGTAAAAGGAGTATCTAATACATATGGTCTTATTACTGCAGACACAAGTACAGGTATTAGTGTTCACAAACCAGATTATGAAGTGGATTATGAACTATACAACTACTTGAACTCATATGAATTGTATGATAATGTAATTAATCCTAAATCTATCGCCAGTGCTTACTATGCTACTCGTGGTCGTTATGATTTAGTTCCTATTAACTTGACAAATTCTGATATAATTGATTACCAAGTAGCTTCACCTAATATGTATCAATCAGCTCAATGTTGTGGTCAATTTGTATATTGTCGTTTTACTAATATTGATGGAACAATGAATTTATATGCCAATGCACTAGATAATAATCAATATGGTTTATATGATGACCTTTCATTCTTCGCTGAATCTGAAATTACTTATGGTGGTGAAAAGAATGCGTTAATTTGGTCAATGTTATATAAACAACGTGTTGGTGGACGATATACAATTAGTAAAACAAGAATAGCTAAAGATTTCATGTCTTTGATAGGTGAGGAAATCAATAATGTAACTGAAGATGCAGACTTCTACGAAAATGTATCGTTAGTTATGAATAGATTACCTATTACATATAATACTCAATCATCAACATCAAGTGTATCTAACAATACAACTTTATTAACTCGATTGGCAAATTCAGAGGATATATCAAATAATACAAGATATAATACCCTCTTGACAAATCGTTTGAAGAATGATAGTGGAACTAAAAATGCAACATATACTATCAAACCTAAAATTCAAAATGCTTATGGGTTTGGTAATATTGTAGATAACATTCCAAGAAAAGATGGTTGTAGTCCTTGTTATTTGACCACACATAAAATTGGATATGAATCAAAAGATAGATATGCAGAAGGAGAAGATAGTTGTAATTCATTCTTATTTTTAAGTCCTTCAAGTCATAGTAGTATCCAAGTAAGTGGTGATACTTCAACTTCATCAAAGACTATCGAATCATCTGATGTGATTTATATTCCTATGGTGTTCCAATATCGTATGGAAGATATTAATGGTTATATATTTGGTGATTCATCTTATAATACATATACTGATGTTGTCCAAAAAACTAAGTATGCTAACATTATTGGTCTTGATATTTGGTCAGATGTTTTGGCAGATTTACCTAAACAATATGACATTATAGTATATGCAACTTATGGTGGAACAACATTAAATACTGTTAATACAATCCAAACTAATACAGTTACACAATCAGTATTAAATGCCGCGAACTTAGCTAATTTGGGAAATGTAACTTTACTAAATAAATCAGTTTTAACATCCCACTAATATATAAAATGACTGAGAATCAAACATCTCAGTCATTTGTTATTTTTAAGTTATGGAAGACAACAATATCGAATATATAAAAGAATTTATTAAAAAACATAATTATTCACCTAAGATAACTATACAAGTGGTAGGTGAACAATTAGATGAAAATATCGTATCTGTAAAATTCAATAAGAAAGATGTCAAGTTAGATAGGACATTTAAGATAGATGAAATTAGATATGATATAGATACTGATTTACCAGATGATGTTTTTTTCAGGTATCTCGAATATCTTGAAAAAAATGAAGATGATGTTGATTACATATACTGGATGACTAAAATGAGTAATGGATATGAACCTATGGATATTGATTTTTCCAGTCGTGATCAATTGTTAGATGAAATAAATCAATCTTTAGCATATATAAAAAAGGTGATACAAAAATAAAAAGTTGGGAAAATTAATCTCCAACTTTTTTAATTCTTTTCAAAATACCTGTTATCTTGTATGATATTTTAAACCCAACTTCTACATATTCAAAATTAGCATTAATGACTTCCCATCCTTGTGAACCATAATCATTTAGGATTTTTTCAAATTCACCGGGTGTTTCAACATAGTCATTCAATACCTTGTACTCATAATTGTGATATTGTGTTGTTGTCTGAAATACTTTTTCTAAACTCTGTCCTTTATATATCGATTCAGGAATATCTAAAGTATCCCGTTGAGTGCCAGCAGATGTAATTGGTTCAGTTTCTGTTTTTTCTGTGATGACAATTTCTTCTTTCTCCGGTTCTCCTTTTGGTGTTTGCTTCTTATTGACAAATTCAAAATCCACATGATTAACTGAAGAAATCTTTTTTACATGACTAACTTCAACATAGTTAATATCAGATGTGTCCTCAGTATTGTGAACTTCATATTTAGGAGGATCTGTCAATAAAACAATCTCATCATCAAAATAAAACTTTTCAAATGGATTACGGTCATCTTTTCCTATAAAAATCATATCTCTTAATCTGGTAATAAAAGGTAGGAGAAATCCCCCTACCTTATTTAATATTTTATTTTTCCTTAATTTCATCACTTCCCCAGAAACCAATGTCATGAAGATACTGACTAAAACCAGAAAGTGCATCTTCAATGATTCTTAGATTTCGTTTTGATACATCCTCTTCTGTTTCCTTGTCAGAAGTTTGGGGTGCTTCTTTCTTTTTAGGCTCAGTATATGGATTTTTACAACAACCAGTATTGTCATTCATACCTTTCAACACCCATCTATTAATATAACCATAAAGTTCACGATTATACATTTGTTTAGATTTTAATTCATTGATTTCATCTTCTAAGGTGTTGATGATGTCACGATGTTGTTCAACCTTAGCGACCTTATCACGAACTTCATTTTCAAGGGTTTTAGTATCTATTGTAACTTCTTTTGCAATAGACTGAGCATTTTCAATAGTAACACCTTTTAGTAAGTTAACTACCTTATCAGTCAAATCATATATCTTGTAACCACTTTTAACCTGATATGTTGTGGGAGCTAAGTCACTTAATTTAACAGGTTCTTTTACTTCTGTCTTTTTGTCCTCTACATCAGTGTAATATGATGAGATAAGAGTGTTCTCATTTAATGAAAGTAGTGCCTTCTTCGCGGCCTCATTGAACTTAAATTCATCATCAAATGTCACACCATTGACATTACCAATAAACTTTCTCATAATTAAAATACTTTAGATTTTATATTAAACATAACAAATTTAGTTGAATCGTTTTAACCAACCGAACATATTTTCCGGATATATCTTATGGGTTATTTTCTGTAAATGTTTAATCATTACTGCATCATATTCAAAACCAACAAGATATAATTTTGAATCATGTGAAGATGATACTTCATTATATTTATTTAATGTTTGTATCTCATAGACAGACCATGAACGACATGGTTTGTTTTTATAACCATTGAGATACATTAACCAAAGATATGTCCGGTCATCATTGTATGTATTAATGATAGTTTCATCAACAATTTTTTCCCAGTTTTTCAACATTTTTTTCTGGAATATTGATGTGACTGTATTTGTGTACATATCTTCAAGATTAACAGTGTGTTTTATACTTCCACTAACCGCATGATTTCCACCATAATAAAGAAAATCATTTACTCGACTTTCAATAACTGTATTTGGAGGTAAGAAATCATCATCCCAAGTCATAATAAGGTCATCATCATCAAGGTATTTTAATATAGGAAATACCTTCTTCATAGTTTTTGTATTATCATCAACCCATTTAATTGCAATGTGTTCATGTTCATTTATAAATTGAACTAAATCACTGGGTAGGTCTTGTTCACGATTTACAAATTCCTCTGTACTGAGTGTGAGTAATATTACATCAGGAGGTCTTGTGTTTGAGAGTATATTCTCTAATACTTTCTTTACATTATTAATCCTTTTGGGATATGATGTTATTGCAACTACTACTTTCATTTTTCTGATTTAATTATTTTATTCATGCCCAATAACCAACTTGAATAGTTAACAGGTCTTTCTTCTTCATCATCATATTTGTAATGATACCACAACATATATTCATCAGGATCAGCATTTAATTCAACATCTAAAATGATGTCTTCCATATATGCAAAACTATTCCATTCCTCGATGAATACTATAGTCCCTGTAAATAAACCAACCCAACCCTTTTTCACATCATCAAAACAAAGAGAGTGTTTATCACAAAAAGCCCGTAAATATTCATTACAGGCTTTTTCATATGTTTTCCAGATATCGGATGAAAACTTACTATCCATTATTGATTACCTTTAAGTTTATCAACAATAGGTTGGTAACGTTCAGTATCCAACATTGATTTCAAAACAGTCCAAGGATCCGTTTCATCAGACATGACCATCTTCACAATGTTCACTGAGAAACCAGACAGGAGAATAACACCTGCTTCGTTTTCTTGAACAGGAACTGTGTTGGTACGAGAGTTTACATTCCAAAACACAAGTTTAGGAAGTGTGTAACCATTTTGTTTGTAGAGGTCACTCAATCCATCAAACAGTGCCTTATCAACAAGTGAACCATTATCATAACCCCAACATGAAGTGGCATCATCAAATTCCATATCACTTACGATAAGAATTCGTTCAGGCATATCAGACTGTGACATCTTGTGTTTGATAGCGGTATTCAAAAGGAGCTTGAATACTTTTTCGATGTCTGTGTTTGAACAATCAGTGTATTTGATAACATGATTAATCTTATCACGAAGTGTGTCAAGTCCAACCAAGTCAATAAACTGGGGATTTGATGAAAACTCAATGAAACGGTTTTTATACTCACCTTCACAACGTTCAGCAAAGTAAACAGCCAATGAACGAGCGACATCAATAGCCTTTACATTTGTGTTAGGAATAGTTGATTCCATAGAACCAGAACCATCACAAACACACATAGTATTTCCACATTCGCCAAGGTCATTGAGGTTTGACCACATTGCTTCAAGGGCTTGGTCTTCTGTCTCAATACCCTTCCAACGAAGATTGGTATTATAAAGATACTTACGCCAGATTTCATAAGGATACAAAGCTGACACATGCATGGTAGCCTTACTTTCAGGTTTACTCAATTCATCAAGATACTCACGACGACGGGTTTCATCATGACGAAGGAAGGCGTCACTGTAACGTAAGTTGGCATTGGATGAAACTTTGTTGTAGTCAATTTCACCCCAACGATTACCACAGGTCTTCACCTCAGTAACATCAATATACTTACGGAGTTTTGACAACATCTTACGGTATTCATTGTTCTTGATATCCAATGATTTAATGATGTCAAGAGCCTGAATACGACTTTTCTTAGATGCATTGATAGAAGGCATCCACTTGGACAACAGAGAGATAGGTTTGTTCTCAGTGTAGTTGTGGAGGTCTTGACGTAGTTGTTCCTTAATCACACGACAGCATTCCAGTTTGAGAGACTTATTACCACTGAAGGCAATGTCAACAACATCCTTCCATCGACCATATTCAGCAATAAGGTCAATCAAAGAAACTGCTGTCTCCGGATAGTTTTCATAGAGAATCTTGAACAATGAAACGAAAGAATCTCGTTCACCAAGACCACCACGAATGTCACGAAGGAAAAACAACCACTTAATGGTATATACAAAGTTCTCCTTAAGTGAGGTGATAAACTTTTGTTCATCTTCCTCATTAATACCACCACGAAGTGAAGGTACCTTAAAGTTGAGGTCAAGAAGGTCAGTACCAGTAGTTGTATAACCAATAGCACCATTTTCAGTCAGACCATACTGATTTGACTTTTCGATTTCTTTTTTGATTTCGTTCATCATATCTTTATCAGTTTTAATTTTTTCTTTACTATTATAAAGATAACAACTTTTTTGTTGTTCCCTTTTATTTACAATACAAAGTTACAAGAAAATTTTTAATCCACCAAATTTTTTACAAACTTTTTGATGTTAAAACTTGCAAAAACTGTTCCTCAGTTAATTGACACCCAGCCGCTCCTGTATGTCCACCACCACCATATTTAGATTTCAGATATTCTCCACAATGGAACTCATCTTCATCATGTGTGTTATATAGTGACAGTGCCCAGTTTCCATCTTTCAAATGTCTAAATATGATACCATGTCTGTATTCATCTTTAACTTCAGAAAAGTAATTAGAACCATATCCACTGGTTTCAAAAATCACACAAGCTTTATGATCACCAGCTACTGTAAAAAGTGAACCATTCTCTCGTACGATTTTATGTCGTTTCAAATCTTCGGTTTTGTTATATCTTTCACCTTGTATTTCAAACTCTCTAATCACATCACTTTGTTGGTCTTCTTTGAGTTTATAAGGAAGTGTCCCATTAATGTATTGAACATAATTAGATACATATTCAATAATGGTTTCCACATCAAGATTGAACGCATTGTGAACGCCTGTGTTCACATTTCTAACATATTCCTTATCATAACCCCAAATATCAAATGACCATGAATCATAAGCTGACAATATATTCAATAGTTCAGGGTTAGGTAGACCATTTTCTTCATCATGTGTGTCAAGATTAAAAGGATTATACAACCAGTTCCACATATTAAGAATTGCAGATATTGTTGTACTTCTCGAACCCTCTATCATACACAGTTTATTTACTTCTTGAATGATAGGCTTGTGGTGATCAATCCAGATTAATTTATTTCCCAACTTTTTATACAGTTTCTCCATTTGGGGTGCCTTGAATGAAATGTCTGTAATGATAACATTCTCATATGTCTTGAAAAATTGTTTATCAAGACTAATGTTAGATATTTCATTATGATTACAACCACTTAAAACTATTTGTTCCTTGGGTACATTCATTACTCTTGTGAGATAATCATACATAATGGCCATCGAAAATAAACCATCATTATCCTCACGATGATAAATAATAAGATACTGATACATTATTTTAAACTTCTTTCAAATTCACGTTTCAAATCTCTCTCTTTAATGGTTTGGGATTTGTCATAGGTTTTCTTACCCTTTACCAGTGCAATGTCAACCTTAGCATACCCATGTTCATTTATATATAACTTAACAGGAACTATTGAATGACCACTTACTTTTATTTTTTCAGTTAGTTTTTTTAGTTCACGTTTAGTCAATAGTAACTTTCTATCTCGGTTGGGTTCAAGTTTGATATATCCTGAATTGTCATACTCATTGATATACAGGTTTTTAATATACAATTCACCATTATCAAAAAAACAGTATGAATCAGTGAAGTTGACCTTACCCAATCGAATGGACTTTATCTCACATCCATTCAATACAATACCACTCTGATAATTCTCTAAAATAGTATAGTCAAAATTAGCCTTTCGGTTTTTGGCTACTATTCGATTATTACCCATTATTCGATTTAGATTCATTTTTACTCTGATTTATAAACATACAACAATGTGGGATTATTGTCATGAATGTCTATCGCTTCCTGATAATTGTCCCTGAATGTTTTTTTGTTAAAGGGTTTGGTGATGAGGTGATAACCATGAACAGTAGGAATTAAATCAACTACCTTTTCATAGTCCGGTTCACACTTTTCAATTACACTTTTGATTTTCTCGATTTCGTTTTCGTCTTTCGTATCAATATCAACTAACCATGTTTTGTTTTTATCACAAGCACCTGTCTGACCACAAGCTGATTCAAAAATGGTCTTGATACCTTTATATTCTTCTAATGAAATCATATGTGCCAAGTTTTCCAATCCTTTCAAACCAACTTGCTTATAGGATTTCTTGTTCAAATTAATATAAGCTCGTGCATTGAAAATCTTACACAACTCAATTATCTCTTCCATTTTCTGGTCAAGATATTCAGGGGATGATACAAAATAGGATTTGATGGTTTTGTTGGAGAAATTAGTCTTACCAGTATCAAACTTTGTCAATCCATCCTTTGAACGGTGAATAATCTGAACAAAGTAAAACTCATTAGTCGACGTAAAATTCATCAACTTCTTAATTTGTTCTACGTTATTAATTTCCATAATTATAATTTTTTAACAATAAGATGGTCATTACTATATCTATTTAACTCTGTCACAATATCTTTATGTTTAACAAGTTGCAGACAAAACTGAGCATCACTTAACTCATCAAATACCTGAATTACTTTTTCATCAAGACTGGTTTTTAATGATGAACTGAACTCATCATTAAAATAGTAATTATCAACGGAAATGAACTCAAATAGCATACCTTCCCTTCTGTCGAAAAATGGATAGTCATCTCTGTCTTTTTTATTCTTTTTCCAGTATTCAACAATATCCATACAAGGTTTCAGATACTTTTTGAATCGCGAACTTCTTGGATTAAATTGGATGATGTATAACCTCCGACAATTATACCTGATATATAGTATTCTATATCTTTTGTCGGCATCCTTTCTTAACCGTTTCAGTAGTTTTGTCTTCATTCGTTTTTACCAAAGTTTACCATCAGAGATAAATTCAAGTCCCTGAATCTGTTCATACTTCTCAATTAAAGGTACAACTTTTTCAATCGCACCATATATGATTCTTTCATCTTCACCAAAACAAGTTGAATTTTTTGATAATGATTCAATCTTATATCCTGTCTTAAACCAATCATCAAGGTCTTCAAACTCTTTTTTACATACATCAAAATCAGCAGGTGATGGGAATAATTTAATGGCTTTGTCAAGGACTTTTTTGTCTGTGGTAATTTCAAGGTCTGCCCTTATATATAAAAGTTCACCACAATCATAGTCATTATATCCATCACGAAACATCTCAATATTATCACCACCAATGTCATATCTACCAATATGAAATGTGAATACTGGTCGTTCATCTGATAGTGTAAGCATGTACCTCATATCTATTATATTTTATTTTTTATTTACATCACAAAGTTACAATAAATTTTTGAAACTACCAAATTTTTTTCAATTATTTTGATTCATCGCTTCTAAAATTCCACAGATTAAATATACCATCTTGTTAAATCCTTCTTCATCAGCATCAACCTCAATGTAATCAATCTTGTCATACTCAGATTCAATTCCTTCCAAATTCAAAATACCCAATATCTTTTTGTCAAGTTCATGGGCTTCTTCCTCTGTTTGATTTCTACCATTGGGATTATATGCTTTCTTTCGGTTCAAAAAGAAATTTACATTGTTGGTATCATAACTCATAAATTCTTCAACAATCGCAGACTTTAAATATTTCTTGTCTGTATAAGCACACCCAATAAGAATAGGTGAATCATTTATAATTACATCAACTTCTCCAAAACAACGACTAATCTTAAATGATTGTTTACCAGTGATATACAGTTGATTGTTGAATACCTTCTTATTTTGTTCCCACACTTTATCCTTAGCGAACTCTGATACATACTCAGCATCAACCCCCATCATTTTAAGACGTGAGAATAGATACGCCGCACAGGTCGATTTTCCTGTACCCGGTCCCCCAAATAAATTAATTATAACTGTGTTCTTCATATTTTTGTAACAAGTGCTTTATATGCGGACATTCCATTAGCCCAACAAAATTTAAAATGGTCTATGTCATCCTTAATCTGTTTTTCAGTATATAGAAAATAATAAGGATCCTTTTCCTTTTCACTATCACTCATGTTCACACCAAGACGTTTATATACATCTTTCATCCATTCATCAAAACTTCTCCAACGGTCAAAGTTCTTAACAAATTCTTCATTACTAACTGTGATAAACTCATTTTCATACTCACCAAAACAAAGTTGATAGGTTATTTCATCTTCATCATGGTCAATTAAAACAACCTTACAAACTAAAGCATATTGATTCTGAATCCAATAACTTCCGGTTTCAATATTCCAAACCATTTTATCTTTATATTAAATTAAACTTCTATACATATATTCCATAAAAAGTCCAAACCTACTTCTACGATGAAATTTCGTAATGAATTCTTCTTTAACTAATTCATTAATTTCATTCTCATCTCTGAATTGTTTCTCCGTCAAAACACCAGCTAAGTGAGGTTTCTTATTTGGTTTGACAGTATAATAATTAATCATACCATCTTCCGCATCTACTATCCAAAACTTAGTTAACTCTTTACCATCATTACTGATAACTCCACCTTGTTTTAGATGTTTAACTATTTCATTTATAGTTCTAAAATGAAACTTCTCAAAATGTTCTCGACTAATCTCAGATTGTTTCTTTTTCTGAGCTTTGTCTTCATCATAAAATTTCTTGATGTTTTCCATCGTTTCTTCTGACATTCTAATTTCCATGTCTAAATTTATCTATGTATAACGGCTGATTAAGTTCCTTCTCAATCATCCATGTGGTTCCATCTTTCGCATTAGTTAACCTTTCAACAATGTCAACAATATCAGACAAATGAAGTCTACTGGTAACTGAACTAAAAGGATTAATGGAACAGAAAACCATGTCCCATTCTTCCTTCCACCCAAGAACTAATCCATATAGACCATCCTTAAATAGAACAATATCAAACATCTCAGGTACTAAATCCATAAAGAAATAATTTTATAATCTAAACATAACAAAATTGGCCAAGTCATATTTCAAACTTAGCCAATTTAAATATTAATACTTGTTAAATCTTTAAATACTACACACATATAATTCATCATCATTTGTATAAAAACTCATTGATGAATCTGAGCCCGGAGACCATGAACCAATTTTCAATGAATCATACATCTCATCAATACAGAAAAACATTTTGGTCATCTTATCTAAATCACCTTTATGTTTTTTAATGAAAGTCTTAACATAATTAAATATCTCCGTATTTAACTGGTCATAAGACTCTGAAATACTATGGTCATCAATACCATATACTGTTAGAACTTTGTAGTCAACATCACTATCTGGTAACTGACAATTATCATCAATCACATCATTTAGATAGTTCTTAAATAATCCAGTCTCAAAATCTATCTCAAGGGAATAAGAGTAAACTTCATTTTTTAAGGGGTGTTCGGTGATATAATCTATTATTAGTTGAACAATAGAATGGTGTAAAATTACCCATTCTGAATTCTTTACTTTACTCTTGTTTTCAGTGATGGGCATATCATTAATAAAATCATCTTTTCGATTATCTCTCCACCACTTCCTCCCACAAGTTAACTCACTCTGAGACGTTCGTCGCCAACTTTCCTTATGGAAAATGTCGTAATAATCATCATATGTTTTCATTATATATATTTAAAAGTGTATATCACTATGGGCATTGTCAGGATCAGTAATCATCCGAATCTTCTATATCATCCAGATTGATTTCATAGTTGTCTTCAAATTCTTCAAGTCGCTTCTTTAATTCATCACTAAATCTACCCTCTCCAAAACTACTCTGGTCGTGACAATGGTCATATACATCAAGGTATATTCTCGCTTTCTCTAACATATACAACGTTTCTTTTAATTTGTCCTTTTCTTCCTGACTGTATCTAACATACCAATTTCCATCAGCATATACCTTACAATCACTCTCTCTAATCTCATAGTGCATTGGTATAACCTCACCATCAGATGTTGTATATGTTTCATCTTCATGATTTTTATCAACCCACATATTGTCACCAGTCCGTTCTAACCACTCAAGACTATTTAACAAGTCCTCAGCTTCCTTTCTGGTTCCAAGTTCTTTCAAATCACAAAGATTATATATGTAGTGAGAAAATTGATAACAATTCTCACCAGTCTTAAACACAATATTAATAAAGTGCTTGTTTACCATATCAGGTATAGTCTGCTCACTTTTCTTAATATCTCTCTTTAAGGTTTCGATTATTTCATCAAACCTCCATTCAGGTAAATCAAAATATCTCATTTTCTCTTTTCTTTTGTCCAAATTTCACCATCAAAACAAAATAAAAAATTACTCAGTTCATCATCTTGAACTCTAAGTAAACAACACTCTTTCCCATTAGAAAGTTTATGGTTGAAACAACATTTTTGACAATAATCATAAGGATCACCTTTCAATTCACCATCAATGTCAGGATCATATCTTCTAACTCGATATACATGATCCGTACAATCCACCATTTCAGTCGTACGATAATGTCCGCTGATTGAAGGAATATTATCTCTCAAACAATTAATCTCTACTACTTTCCCATCTTCATCTCGCTTAGTCACTCCATCAAAAAATGAACATCCTTCACAATGACTCGGCTCAACACCATTTACAGGATAGTATTTACAACTAACATAACTCTTATAAAATACTTCTTTCTTCATACTCAAAACCTTTCAAATTTACCACATTTCTCACATCTATAATAATCATGATGACTGTCACTAAATCTATGTGTAAACTTATGCTCACATTCACCTTGTAAGACTTCTATCTTATCTCCAATCTCTTTTATCTCCTTGTCTATATGGTGTAATGTGTAAGCGATATCATTTCGTTGTAGTCTAACTTTATAACTCTCTCCTATCTCATACTCATTAAATAATTCAAGAGCAATGTCAAACCTCTTTACTATATCTCTCAATCGCTCAGCTTCCTTTTGTTGTTTTCTCAATCTTTCAACAAGGCCCTTCACCGGCTCCTCTACCATGTCAACTTCTAAATCAAAAAACCTATTCATTAACGATTTCAAAATTATAATTATTCCAGACTATCTTCCCATCAAATAATAACTTGGACATATAACCCGGATTATTCTTAATATTCTCTTTTATCTCATCTTTCAAAATATCATAAGGTGGTTCAGCCAACGGAATTTTTATTATTGTTATCCTGTCTTTTATCACCTTAATGACAGCTCGCTTAAATCCATAACCATCATCATTTATCAGGTTATCTAAATCTTCAAATATGGGGATAACACCAAATTCATATAAGTGCTCCATCGTGTATTGCTCATAATTAATCAGAAATTGGTCATACGTTTCTACATATTTCCTGAACTCCAATTCTTCATCACATACACCTTCTCCCCATCCACAACATTTCTCTATGATTTCACTTGGTGTCAATTTAAGTAATCCCTTCGACTCTAATATTAACATTTCGAGTAACACATTCCTTTCTACTTTTCCCATCGCATTTTAATAATAACAAAAATGTGGAGTTAAAATATAGTATCTCCCCCATATTCCAATTCCACATATTATTTTTTTTCCTTATACTTTATTTATGATTCTACATTTTCGGTTGTTTCAGTTTTGTTACCACTCTCATCTTTGAATAACTGGTCAAACTTATCCTTGTTCTTAGCCATATATTCTTGCATAGACTTCAACTGCTCATTCGACATAACTGAACTAACTACCGCATATGAACCATTATTCAAAGTGAAATCAGACCTCTGCAATAAACTACTGTATCTCAAGGAAGCACACAATACTCCAAATTCAAGTTCATCTGTCTTCCACTTATTCACAGTTTCATAGACAACCTTCATTCGCTGAGTTCGTTCCTCCTGTGTTTCCAAAGGTGCCTCTTTCTTACACTTACACCCTTCTCCACATTGTCCACTACACTCTCCCTTTTCTTCACATTCACATTTCTCTGTTTTCTCAGCTTCATTCAAAGACTCTACTTCACCAGTGTCACCATTAGTCACTGCATCTCCACCACAATTTTGGTCTTGTGATAAACTCTCTAAATCAACTTCATTTTCTTTATCAGCTTTCTTCTTTCGTGCCATATATATCTATTTTTTAATCTTTATTTTCTCCATTTAATATCGTCGATTTGTAATTCTTAACCCTGTAATAATCAAACAAACCAACCATAGTTCCTGAATATTGTTCCATCAACTTCTTCACATTCCCAGCTCGTGCAGTTAATACTTCATGGGGATGTTCTTCATCAATCTCCAATATTACATAACCATTTCCATAGTCCTCACCTTTCTGATCAAACTCATTATTTATCCGCTTCTTCTCATCTTGTAAGAACTCAATAATATACTCAAGTATCTCAACAAAAGTATATTTCTCTAATACTAAATCTAATTTAACTTTGTCTATATCTTTCATCAAAATAAAACATTATCAAAAATATTACTATCATCCACCAGAAAAAGAAACAAACACAAAAATCACCACATAAATCTTGTAACCAATCTACATAACGACCGGCGTCTATCTCATCTCCATACCTATATCTATCAGCAAAGTCCATGAAAAACTTAACATGCTTCTCATACCTCCCCCTCAAAAATACTCCAATTACACCAAGCAAATATATAATAACAAAATATATCATACCGCTACCATTAATAAACAAATGAACATGATTACTAAAAATAAAGTAAATACATAATCAAATCCTAAAGAAATATACCATCCAAGAAATTTCCAGTATAGTGATTTTATCTTATCTATTATCTTCATATCTTTTTTAACTTTACTCTAAATATAACAAATAATTAACTCTTAACCACCGTTTCACATATTTCTTTCTGTATATCTTCTTCTTCCTTTATATATGTGAAATACTTACCTGTCTGAATATAAATGTATATCTTCCCATTTACATACCTATCTATTCCCATCACATATACATCATTCTTAGCCATCAATAACGGTATCACATTATGAACAATACACAAAAAATATACCCCATACTGCTCATGCAACTTGTTCATCATATTCACTACCCCAACAGTCCATTCTAACGATAATCCTTTGTCTATCTCATCAAAGATAATCAAAGTCTTGTCATTAAATTTGTCCCTGTTGTCCACTAACCATTTCCCTATCAAATTTAACTCACTCTCCCCATTACTCTTGTGCCGATTCATATATCCACCATACTCTACATAACTCTCAGCACTCGCACAGTTATTCAAACTCTTAGTGTCATCAAATTCACTCGATAAGAAATATATCTTCTCAAAATCCGTCTCTACTTCCGACTTCCCCTCAAAATCCTCAGAAAACAAATCACCATAACTTAACTTCGCTCCCCAACCACTCCTGTCTTCTCCTTCATTATCACACTGACGAACTCGAACACAATTTATCAACGTACTCTTTCCACACCCATTCTTTCCAGTAATATATATGAAAGGCTCACTCTTCCCTTCAAAATCAAACTCATATTCAGTTCCACCTTTCAATACTCGCAAATCTTCCTTTATCTTTATCTTTATCTTCATCTCTTTTTCCTTTTTTTATTATTCGTTACATCTTCTATGAATACCTCAAACCAATCCTTACTGATATTACTTAAAGGATATCCTCCAATCCTTCCTCTCGGCTTGTATTCTACCCCAGCCTCTCGATACCACTTGTAATTTATTGATATGTGACTGTCATACTTTATCCGGTCACAATATTTCTTCAATAATTTCTTATAGGTACGTATATCTACTAATATCCATCCTCCACTCTCAGCCAATATCTCACTCCGCTTCGCCACTTCAACAAAATGACACCATATATTTCCACTATACTTAAATGTCCTCGGCTCATTCTCTATTACCCAACTACTCTCAACATAAGACTTCCCCATCTCCCATCCTAGGGTTTGTGTATCTTCATCTAAACAAAACCTACTAACATCATATGGATCTATCCCCTTAAATAACTTCTTGTACTTTCCTCGCCATTCCTTGTGATACTGATTCTTATCATCAAACCACTCATGAAATAAATCAACTTGTCGTATCTTTAACTTCTTCCCATTCTCATCTTTCAGAAACTTCCGTCGACCATTCACAATATTTCCACTCCCAACTCCACCTAATAAAAAACTCTCTACAAAACCATGAGGAAAAGCATAAATACCCCACTCAACAGGGGCACTATGAAATCCTGTACCATACTCCTTATGATACTGCGGAATCAAATTTCCCCACCTCTTAAATTCCAGCTCTAATTTTTTCACAACTTTCTTCATCTACTCTTGCGTTCTTTACTTGGCCTATTTCATCCCATTTCTTTACTATAATACAATCACTACATATTCCCGTTAAGTATAAGTCATCATCAGTCATCATCTCTATTGCGACAACCTCACCATTTAACCCTATATCTACTCTATGTAATTTATTGACATTATATTCAAATACCAAATCTCCAACCTCTATCAATTCTCCCTTTCTATCTCTACATCCAGTGTCTCCACCTAAATGTCCTCCTATTATACTTCGCCAATCACTATTCATGTGTTCCCTATACTCAGCTAACTCAGGACATTCAGTATATTCCCTATCTCGTTGTCCATATCCCCAATCATAAAAATTACCCCCATAATAACTGTATAAAACAATTACAATATAGGGTGCATTCTTACAGTAATATTCATACCCTGACATATTACCATAACTATCTTCATAACTCTCATTATCTTTATTATATTTGACATCTGTTTCTTCTTTCCAATTCATATCCAATATCCTAAGAAAATGCTTGTCAAATTCTAAAAAATCAAAACAACGAGGATCTAATTCACTCAAAACATCCCTTACTTCCTTCAAGATGTTTTCCTTCCTTAAATCAAAATAAAATCTATTCATACTTAAAACATAACAAAAACGGACATCCCCCCCACTTTTTTCAACCCAATTTTTTATTCCCATATTATTTTTTAACATTTCTGTAATATTAATGTAAAATTATGTCTTTTTTATCTATATATTTTATTATCGAATTTTTTTGTAATCTATTTATACTGAGCTAATTAAATTCAAAAATATATACCCAATTTTTTAACTCATTTTTGTCAGATTTGTTTCGATTTATTTTTAATTTATTTTAATTTATTTTTTATTTATTTTTATTTACTGAGCCAAGTTCTAGCCTTCTTTGAGTGATTCTGAATACCCCCTAAAAAACCCTAATTTTAGCTAATTTTACCCCCCTCCCAAAATAGGCCAAAAATACCCCAAAATTAGTCTTTTTTACATATCCTAAAAATACCCCAAAATTAGCTTATTTTACCCCCTCAGAAATTAGCTTATTTTACTCCTTTGAAAAACCACCCCTCCAACTCAGGACAGGCCGGAAATGTAGTTTTCACAGATTTCCACATATTTCCAAGAATTCCAAAAAAGTGTAAAATATGGTAAAAAGGGGGAATAAAATAAGCTAAGTAAAAAAGAGGTAAAAAGTGTAAAAAGAGGTAAAAAGTAAGAAAGGGGAAAAACATGGAAAATAGTGAAAAAATGTGTCTTAAAATTAGCTAAGTAAAAAAGGGGTAAAAATGGAAAAAATCGTAAAATCGTTCGTATAGTAAAAAGGGTAAAATAGAGGAAATAGGGTTAATATGTATCTGGGGGTTATTTACTGGGTTGAGGAATCTGGTATCTGGAAGTCTGGGGTGTATATCTGGGGGTTAATATATCCGGTATGGTAGATATGGGGGTGGATGAGTAGTAGTTTCGTCATTCGTATCGTGAGGGAAAGGGAGAGGAATGGTAAAGAGGGCTAAGTTGAGGAAGGGGGATGGACAGTTATATGGGTTGAGTTCTGGTCAGCTGAGTCTGGGGACTGGGTTAAGATGACAAAATGAAAGTAAAAGAGGGGATTTACTTACATGCTTATAAAAAATCCCCTGAGTTTTTCTTCAGGAGGTGTCAAAATGAAAGTAAAAATCAGGAAATAGTAACAAAATGTCAGAATACAAAAAAACAATCCCTCAGAAGAAATCCAAGGGATTGTGTGACATATTCAGAAAGTTAGGTTAGCACATTTTACAATAATAGCATACTGTGTAATGATTAGTTTAAGGTCTGATTATGTCAGCATATGTAATGATGGTCAAAATAAGGGTGGTCATAAACTTGGCGAAAAGTCGTGCGAAGAAAAGACCACAGATGGAAACTAAAGGTTGATGGTCAGGTTTTCGATGTTGATATTAATCGTGATGCCTGAATTAGTTTCCGGTTCATTACATGCGTCTGTTTCCGGGGTTAGATTTACTGGATCGTCGGTAGAAGCAGAAGTAGTAATAGGGGATGGTTTGAACAGTATGCAGTCATCGAGAGATACTAAACCATTTTCATATAGAGTCTGTTCGAGTTTTTTGAATTTATCCTTGGAGTAGAAGTTAACCAAGAACGGGTCGAACAGTCTGAATTGATTATAATTGAGGGTGTCATTATATGTGAACCCAAACTTATCGAGGAAGACACATTCATAAAGGAATAGGTATCCTCCTTTATATCTTTTAGTGACAACATTCATAATTTTCCCATGTTCGCCTTTCGTATTCGTAATGATGAGGTCGAATTGTTTAGGGGTGTTGGAAAAATTAGATGTCGTAGAAGCTGTTTCCATTTAGTTTATATTTTATTTCTGATACACAATGAGGGCAACGATAAGTGAAAAATTGATAAAGTGGTTGGTTAGTTACTTTGGCCGACGTTAGACAAGGAGAAGAAGTACCTTGAAATCTATTCCTTGGGCCGGACAGACATTCATCATAACAATCCATTAGTTCCATATCATTGCCACAGATTGGACATGATTTGGTATCGTATGGATAGAACTTGTGACCATTTACCTCTACGAGTGATGGAGAGATATCAATGTTTTCCATATCACTGAAAGTTAAATGTTGGACAGTGGGATGTTATTGTCGAGAAGATAACGGATGCAGTTAAAGACGACATCAACGAAATTCAGACCGTTACATTTTTGGAAGTCGGCGTCAGTGGTTTTCGGGTCACTGTAGTCCACATAACCTTCATAAATTTGTTCCCAATTCGGTTCTGAAGAAATACTGATTCCGTTGTGTAATTCCATCAGGGCGGAAAGAGACCAAGCGGGAATATCATCAGGTCCCATCGAGTAATCCTGTTTAGCCAAGAGATATTTACCTGTTACTGAGTAGAACATATCAGCAGTTTCAACAGGGACACCTTTAGATAGGAGAAACTCAGATTGTTGAATTGAGGTAGCTATTTTATTCATGATTATTTCTTTTTTGAGCGATTATTTTTCGTAACGACTTCTTGTTCAAAATAGGGGTCATACCAGTTAAGGATACCGTCATCTTCATTGATTAGATAAACCCAGTAACCTTCTTCGAGTGGATTACCTTTGTTGTCTCTGGATTCGCCACTGATCCACCGAGCTTCAATTATTTCAACTGTTTTACCAGCGAAGTCGGAGTAAGGAGGATACCATAATTCATCTTCTTCATCAGGGTCACAGATAATCAGAGGTTCATCATATCCGGGACAAACTTTAGAGAGAGATGATAGGTCTTTGACTTTTACTTTGTCTCCGACCTTGAAGTGGTTATTAGTTCTGTCCATTGTTTATTTTTTTAGACGATTTTCGTGACGATTATTTACGGAAGAGTTCCACTTTGGTTGTACCGTTTTCGAGGGGAGTTTCAACTACATTAAAGTCGGTATATACATTGTCATTGATTTTGACATTACCAGTAGCGATGAAATTGTAGTAGTTGTCTTGACCGATGTTGTAGGTAGTAGTACCATTTTCATAAACAACGTTGTCTTTGTTGCTTTTGAATTTACGGTAGGCTTCGCTGACTTTTCTGAAACCCATGACGAAAAGGAAACCACCAAGGATGAGAACTGCGATACCAAGATTACCGTTGATGATATGTTGATTATAAGCGGCCATCATTGAAAGACCTAAGAACATGCGTTTCATTGTTTTTTGTTTTTTAGAGAGTTAAACTTGTTTTCTTTTTACATTACAAAGATACTTGATTTTTTTGACTTGACCAAATTTTAAGTGCTAAAAATTTGTTAAATCTTTTATCAATCATCTTTTCAATGTTCTTTTGTTTTACATTACAAAGATACAAGTTTTTCTCGACATCTCCAAATAAAAACCGCTAAATAAAGCTAACAATATCTGAATACTGATTTACGATTTATTTTCGTCAATATTTCAAATGTCGTTCTGTGGTATCTTCATGACCAATCTCTGGATGTTTCATGAAGTAGAATAGTGATTGACAGGCCGACTCATATACTCTGAAATAGTTACCGATTTTATACTGGTTCTCATCAAAGTCATCACCATAGTCATTCTTAGCGACCACATTGCCTATTTCATTTACATAGAAATAAACACCATAACGTTGAGCCCTCCAAGGAATAGGATTAAAGTCATTCCAATCTCTTTTATGTTTAGAGGGGAATAACATGATTTCACCATCCTCATCAAACGTGCCATCTTTATGAAGTATCAGGTCGTTGTTGATATAGTATTTGTTTTTCTGGATTGTTTCTTCTCCGGGTAGTTTTGGTTTTCTCAGGAATATGCAATCACCATACATACTATCCACAACTACATCACCAATCATCGGACAGTAGAAGACTTGATTTTCTTCACATTTACCAAGGATTTGAATTAGGTCGAGGATAGGGGTTTCAGTTCCATCTAAATTAACGAGAGCTGAGAAACAACCGGAAGTCCAGACGTTGTTATCTTCCTCAATGGTAAAATAAGTTGAGTCTATTTTATCTTTAATGGTCACGATTTGGTCACAGAAATTACTCATGTCTTCTTTGAAATAGAAGGGGAGTTCAATCTTACCTATCGAGATTTGTTTGGTGTTTGTATCTCTGTTCTCTAAATACCACTGTTGAGATTTGACTCTTACTTTATCACCTACATTTAATTTCATATGATTGTTTGATTGTGAAAAATTTGGAGAATTGAATTTTATTTACTCTACAAATGTACAAGAAAAAATTCAATTCTCCAAATTAGTCATGCCAAAATATATTAAAAATTCATTCAGTAAGTTCTATTAATTTCGTGCGAATGAAATCGTTTTCCCCATAAGGTGGTCTTTAGGTGATTGATAAAATTCTCCATGTTCGACATCAACAATACATACATCAGTTTTCATGTCTACATAGTTCACCTTAGAGTAGTCATATTTGTCACCATGAATTTCTTTGGCCATGTTGATGAAATACTCTTGACTTATTTTACGATCTCGCTCAGCTTGGATGGGGTTTTCATCTGACTGTTTCTCGTCGAAGTCTTTCTCAGCGTTATTGATGAACCTTTTGATTGCTCGGTTTGATACTGATTGTCCAGTGTAACCATTCAAGTGGTGTCGTGGGGTTGACCAGAACGCACCATTCTCTGGACAGATGATACATACCTTGGTGTTTGAGTTTACATATTTCACCTTAGAGTAGTCGAATTTGTCACCATGAATTTCTTTGGCTCGGCGAATAAACTCATCCTGTGTCAGTTTGTGTTTCTCGTTTCGACATACAGCACAACCTTTTCCAGTGAGGTGGTCTTTAGGTGTCATCCAAAATTCACCATGTTTTGGACAGATGATACATACCTTAGTTCTTGCGTTTACGTACTTGGTTTTAGAATAGTCATACTTTTTACCATGCAGTCGTCGTGCCTCTTCAATAAACTCATCTGTTGTCATTTGGTGTTTATTATGCCAACAGTCCGGACAACCAAGTCCTTTCAAGTGGTTTATCGGGCTCATCCAGAACTCACCATGTTCAGGGCAGATGATACATACCTTGGTTTTTGAATTTACATACTCTACCAAGGAATAGTCATACTTGTCACCATGTACTTGTCGAGCTTGGTTAATGAACTTAGTTGTTGTCATCTTGTCAGCGAAACGAGGTTGGGATTTGTCCATTTCCAACTCGGTCTTGCGAATAAACTCAGTGTGTTCCTTTTGGTTGTCGAGGTTGATCTGATTTTCTCGACATGCTGGACAACCAAGGCCTTCCAAGTGGTTCTGCGGTGTCATCCAAAATTCACCATGTTCAGGGCAGATGATACATACTTTAGTTTTAGTGTTTACAAAATTGACTTTAGAATAGTCATACTTGTCACCATGTACTGCTTGTGCAGATTCAATGAAATTTTTCGTCATAATACTATAACGTTTTTAAAAAAATTAAAATTAAAAATTAAAAAATTATTTGATTTTGTAAGATGTCGTTTAATTTATCTTACATTATAATAATAACAAAAAATTAGAGAGATGTCAACTTTTTGATAATATTTTTTCTTATTTTTTTGTTTTCCTCATTTCGTCTTTCGTCACGTAGGTCTTCAATATACTCTAATATATATAACCTCCGACCTTCATTCAAAAATACAGCCGCTCCTATTTCAAAGAAGTCGAATCGGTCGAAACAGTCCCTTGTCCATTTCATTTCTTTGGAAAGGTAATATTTCTTATTCTTATATCTTATCCGGACACAAAACTGAGGTTGAGGGTCATAGATGTTACCGGAGATAGGAACTAACTTTACATTTTTCTTAGCTTCCTTTCTCAGTCGTTTCAGTATGGTTGTTTTCATTTTCGTACTTTCGTTCGTCGTTAATTTTATCCAAGATATTATAGTAGTTGAGGAATAACAACCAACTGCATACATTAGGGAAGTCATGTGGTTCGGTTATCTCAGAAACAATGTCCAGGATCACAGTAATAATCCAAAACTTTTCATTCCCCATGTATTTCCGCATGCGTTTCCTGATGAATGTGAAGTCCCCATAACCTTTGTCCTGTTTTTCCCTGATAACCTGTTCCATCCATCGTTCCACCCCTTCATCAGATTTCAGTATCATCCGGTCAATCACACAAGTGACCAACCATTCATTGGCATCTACTACCTCATCATCTTCAAATCCACGAAGGAAGAAGTCAGCACAACGACAACTGGAAATCTTATTATAGTTGTCATTAAGTTCACCAAATATTTCGATGGCTGAGTCTGGGACAGAATTTATCAGACGGTCGATGGTTTCTTTACTGGGAATCATTGGAAACTGATTACATAATATTGGACATCTGGTTGAGCTCCCCATTCTGGATTTCCGGTTCTGATGGAGATGTCAGTGATCTGAAAAGTCAAGGTTTCTGATGTGTAACCTTTATGGAAACAAACAGTATCGTAATTCGTATCGTCTAACCGTTTTGTCCAATAGGGTTTCACATCTCGGTATTCCTCCCTTTTCACTCCTGACTCAATCATCTCATACCATTTGGATTTCAGGATAAGGTGTAGAGTTTTACCATTCATTATCAATTCCATCTTCAACTGGGACTTCTGGTTGCCAAGTAGACATGATTTTGAGTTCACCTTTCTGCTCCTTTTCTTTCAACTCATTCATAGCATCCTCATAAGTGTCAAACTCACAAGGGCAGATATGTTGCTTAGTAATGTTGAGGAATGAATACTTACCTCCTACCTTATGTTTGAAGATAGAGATGGTGTAGTATTTTTTCTTGTCGTAACGGTAAATTGTAATAAAATCAGGCATCATAATTTAACTAATTTTTATATTGTTTAACTATCTATGTTTACTGAGCTGAGTCCCATCCATCAACAAATTCCTGTAGAGTGGGTTGTCCCTCACAGTAGGTTGAAAACTTGGCCAAGACAACTAACTTAACCAGAACATCTAAAGGATCACCAGATTTATGGAAAATGACTTCCAGAGTTTCTTTAAGTGTCAGAGTAATGTCAACTTCATGATTTTGGTACACGATTATGGTCAACTCATATTTACTGGGGTTGATTCTCAGTGCATCTATCAGTGACCAGAGAGACCAAGCAGGATACATGATGTCTGGATCCGTGTCTGAGTTCGGTAGTAGTTCACGTTGTAGACCATACTCATTATTTTCAAATCTTTCTTCATATTCGTTTTTCGTAATGAAGTTTCCCTCCATGTCTTTGAATATCCAATGATGGTCAGCTGAGTCAGGATTAATTCCACAGTCGAGAAGAATTGATGACTGTTTGATGGTTGTTACTGTTTTATTCGATGTCATATTTTGGTTTAATTTGATATTCCTTTCTGGTTGGATCAGGAAATTGAGTTATCTCTATCGGTAGTGCCTCATCTATCCATCTTAAATCTGGCCAAAGTGCTGAGTCAATTTGGAACACATCTCCTCGACCACACCAGATTTTATAGTGGTTATGACGAGCTGGTTTTGATTTGAATAAGTGAAGGACATCATTTCCATCACGAGCTACATAAAATTTCATTCTTCCGGTTTTTGATGTCGTTCCATTGCAGATAATAAAACTTGGTAGGATTGGAATAGTGGAGTTGACCGTGCGATTTCTTTCGTCTGGAAATAATTACATATCATCCATCGAGTTTGGTCTTTAGTAGTGTCCATCTCAGTGTCCTCCCGAATCGTTCCAACCTCATCAATGTAGTAGTAAGTGTCCCCTTCGTCACCTCGCCACCTCAGAGGAATCTTGTCTGACCATTTTGACCAATCCTGTTGTCTCTTGTTAGGAAATATCATCAGCTCACTATTAGGAAAATCAACAGGTCGACCAAATTCATCAAAGACAACCTCATCTCCATCTAAGACCTTGAACTGAAGCCGGCGGTACTCTAAAAAACTCTGGAAGTACATATCACCATAAAGAGGACTCCAAAACAACGTAGGAAACCACCGGAGTTCATCTCGGCTATGTAAAGTGTCGAATAGATTGAATTTACTCATGTTTTAGTCGATTATAGGTCTGGTAACTTTCTTCAAAAAACGGATCACTGAAGTCCGGAAAGAAAGCATCCATGATTAACTTGGTTTCTACACTTGGTTCAGGGCTACGGTAATCAGGACAAATATAATTGCAGATTAACTGAGCGAACCTTTGACTTGGGTATTCTTCAATTAATGTCTTGATTTCGTCGGCTCGGTTTTGAATCACACTGTTGGATTTGATTAGCTCATAAATCTGATAGTTGTAATTCTGCCTTTGACCGACACCAAGAGGTACATTGGTCACTATACTCATTGTTCCGTATTTAATAGTTTATACAATTCACTATCTTCTGCGAATTCTCTCGTGCGAAAATAGTTGTGAATAACATATCTCTGTCGGTCTTGGTAACTGTCACAATCTCGAACATAAACAATATCACCAATATCATTCACATAGTAGTAAGATTGATTTATCTCAGCACGCCAACCTGTAGGGATGTTTTTCAGTTTTGTCCAATCTCTCTGGTACGCATCTGGAAACAGGAGACATTCACCAGCGGGACTTCCGTCGAGTCTTCCAAACCTGTCGAATATGTGAGCTCGGATATCTATTTCGGAATCTACCTCCCAAACCAAAATCTCACCAGTGTCCATTACATTCTTTAGTTCCACAAATCCATAAGCTGGTGAATACAAGATTGTCCCTTCTTTGAAATATCTCAGGATGTGGTTTATGTCCACCCGGCTTTCTTCAATCAGGAAATCATCATACCATTTGAACCTTCCATCATCTTCATACATCTGGTAACTTCCATCTGGGTTCACATCACAAACAGTCATGACCTCATCTATGAACTGTTCCATTCCAGATATAATTTTAGCTGATGAATTGAACTGACCGAGACTCACACGAACTTTATCGTATTTCGTATATTTAGCCATCTTTAACTTTCCCTTTCTCGATAGATACGCCAGAATTTACTTCCTTTCGCATCTCGTTCATTAATAAAATAGTTGTGGATTTTATACCTCATGTCATCTACGTCGGTGTGAAAATCCTTGGTCACTTGAATATGTCCAACCTCATCAACAAAGAAATATGAAAATCCAAAGTCCTTTCTCGGCCACTCATCAACTACTTCCAGTTCTTTCCATGATTTCACATCTTCATTAGGGAAAAGTGAAACGGGAACATGAAGTGGAGTGTTGTCATGGTTGGGTTCACAATTAAACTGTCCATATCTGTTGAACTCATAACTCTGCATGTTTTTGAGAACTCGTATGGTCTGAGTATCCGGGTTCAACATTTCTACGTAAACTGTGCCAAGAAAATTACACCACAAGTAATCATAGTCCTTGATGTTTCGGTAGATTGTTTGGAAGATATTAACAGGTTCAAAGCCAGCGAACATCTCATCTCGCCAAACATTTCCACCCCCATCCTCATCAATCAAATAACTGTCATCAATCACATCAGAGATAGTTACAGTCTGGTCACAAAATTTAACCATGTCAGGAGTGAAAATATAAGCACCACAAGTGACACCTACATTCAGGAATTTCTTAGTGTCATACCAATTTTTTGATTTGACCACTACTCTATCACCTACTTTGTAATTCATATCGTTTTCTTTTTACTGATTAGATGATTTGTTTTCGTAATTAATAGTGAAGTTTATGGTATGCTTGGTAAATGTCACTACGGAAGGCCTCAGCTCTCGTGAAGAAATAATTGAAAGCCTCATAACGGAGAATGTCACGTTCTGTTGTTTTATCTACTGTTCCTTGTATTGTTCCGTACTGGTCGATGAAGTAATATTCTGCCTCTTCATATCGCTCACTTCTGTGGAAACCAAGGAAATTCTCCCAAGTGTTTGTTTTTGAGTCTGGGAATAAACAAGGCTGAGTTCCAATCACTTTTCCATTGAAGGTGACTTGACCATACTCATTGAATGTTGCTTCTTCTCCATCTGATGTCAGAACAGTGATGGTTTTGTCCTCATTCACATTTTCCAGTTTTACCTTACCACCATAAAGAGGACAATAGAGAACATAACCTTTCTTAGCATGTTTTAGAATGTCATATATGTTAGCGGGGAGGAATTCATCTTCCATCATTTCCTCAGTCCATCTATAACATCCACCATCCTCATCAACTGTAAATGTGCCATCTTTAAAGGTTTCTCGAACAGTGACTATTTGACCACAGTACCGTTGCATGTCCCTGAAAAACGTATTACCATCATCAAAAGAGATATGTCCATTGAATTGTCCATTGTAGAGACTGTCATACCACTGAAGGGATTTAACTCTATATTGATTGTTGACTTTTTTCATTGTTTCTTGTTTTATTGGGTTTAACTTTGTTTTTTATTTACACTACAAAGTTACTGGTTTTTTCTGACTTCTCCAAATAAAAACAGCTAATTAATGTTAACAATTTCTGATTACTGATTTACGATTATTTTTCGTCATCGTCAGAACCAAACAACAAATCATCAAAACAACCCGGATGTGATTCCATTGATGTCTGGTATTTTATAATCAAATCCTCATCATTGGGAGCATTGACATGAAATCCCTTGTAAATGTCTGACTTCCGAGCTTCATCTATAGTGGGAAAATAATTGTGAACCCTCCAACGTGTGAACTCCAATTTCTTTCCCTGTTCAATGTCATGTTTAATATCACCATCGGAATCCACATAGTAATAAAAGTCATGTCGCTTCGCTTTCCAAGGTTTATTCGGAATCACAAACTCACTCCAATCCCGGCACTTTTCACTTGGCCACAGAATACACTCTCCGGGTATGTTATCTCGCCACCGCCCAGACTTGTCAATTTCAATGATGGTTTGTTTATTCACCACACGAAGACCTATCGTATCCTTATGTACATCTACGAGTTCAACATACCCAAAGACCGGAGACCACAAGATTGTCCCTTTCGCATAAGCCAAGATAACACTCAGGTCGAACTCATACAAGTCGAACTCACATTCCATCCAGTCATTAACACCCTCATCTTCAACAATAGTATAACCCCAGTCGGTAATTCGTGCGATAGTGACAACCTGACCAATATACTTCTCTTTCGATTTCAGTATATTGTTATGGTACATCTCAACATACCATTTGTGGGACTTTACTCTAACTTTCTCACCAATGTTAAATTTCATGACACTAATTGTTAAAGGTCATAGTCAAAGTCGATTTCTGAGCCAATTTTATCATCAGCGAAACGGTTCAAGATTTCCATTACATCTGAAAGGTCATCTTCACCATACTCATCTTTCAGAGCATCTTCAAGTCGGATTTTTTTCATGATTACGATTTATTTTCGTTTAGTTCAATTAAAATCTTATTGTCATCATGCGTGTTTCCAAGTACCTCCCATGTCTCAGGCTCATAACACCCATCATAATCTACTATGTCCAAATATTCCAAATCTTCAAACAACTTAGGATTGTCAGACTTAATAATCATCACAACGAACTTGAAATCTATAAATTTCACAATACCCCAGACGGTTGCATCATTATCTGGAATTACACCTCCATTACAAACAGCATCATATTTGAATATACTCTCTACGATGTCATTCTCATAAATCGGCTCACCATTGATGTCATTCAAACCAGTCCATTGGTCAACTGTTTTCTCATCAACAAGGTGATTCTGGTTTCCTACAATAATCTGTGTCTTGTCTTGATACACATTTTTACTGGGATAACCATGAACCCACTGCTTGTCCATTGTCTTACCACGAAAACGTATATTTCTCATAACTTGTATTTTTTATAATGTTCCTTCTATTAATTCACGTGGGATTGTTGCATAGTCCCTGTCGGTTTTTATTCTCAGGATGTTGAATTTGTTGGCCAAGTGTTTCATCTTAGCATTCACACCCTCATCATGGAATTTCAACTTAGTCAAACCAAATTGAACCTCTGTCAATAAATCCATCAATCGTGCGAAATTTATCACTGAACAACCAGATACTAATTCGGTTTCCTTGCCTTGATGCTTCTCGAGCAACTCAGGTAACTCATCTTCAAAAGTTCGCCATTCCGACCTCAACGGATCATTCTCGCTCACTTCACCTCGGACACCATTTTCAGTAGAATGAAGTTCCATAAGATAACTAAATACTTCCACCGCCTTGGGTAAACCATTCTTGTGGGTAATGTCATCTATACTCAATGTCTCATCAAAACTGTCAATGAAATCAATCACAACCATTAAGTCATGTATCGGTCTCCGGAAGTCATATGTCAGACCATATTCTTCAAATGTCATGGTCTGTTCTTCATATTCCTTTTGTTTGATTGTGTTGGCGATAAAGCAAGCGATTCCCTCTTTGTCTACTCGATATAGATTAACCTGACTGCCAAAGAAAGAATTATTCAGTATCCTTATGGCCAACTTTTTCATTACTTGATTGCTCATTTGATTGTTTATTTTAGTTGTGTCACTCAGCTTTCTTTATTTCTTCCAACAACTCAACCATTCTATTGTTGTCCTCCATCTCATTAAGGAAATCGAGACAATTCCTACTGTGACTTTTCTCTTTGTCATAATGTCCCAGACGGTCAATAATGGATTTTGGGTTTTTTAGTTGCAGGAATTTAATTTTGATACTGTCCATTGTCACATCACCAGACAATGTTTTATCATTTTTCATAACAGAACTGACCTTTAATTAGTTTGCACGAGCTCCTTCGACTTCCCAAAATCTTTTCTTCTCTTTAAAATTAGTAACCAGTTTGTTAGTCATCCATTTTTTAATGTTGGATGAACCACAAAACATTGGTTGGGTAATAGGATCTTCGGAAAGTACATCAATCAATGTAGCGATATTTTTCGTATCATCTAAACGTGTCTGGTAGGGGAATATGTCAAATGGAACAAAAAAGTTGTCATTTATGTATGTATATGTAAAATTATCATGCCACCAACATTTATGTGCCTTAATAAAATTTCCATATTCAGCAGACACAGCCTGAAACCTTTCAACCATCCATTTGTGTTTATTATTTTCGGTAAGTCTTTTGTCCTCATCCATATCAACACTCCAGAAATAGTCCAGAAGTTCACATAGTTTTAAGACCGCATTACTTCGACCATTTTTTTTGGATAATGATTTGAATGATTCACCGGGGTATATGACCTTTTCATCAATCATACAACTTAATAATCCTTCGATTTGAGAATGTGAAAGTACCATAATTTTTTTTTGTTTTATTGGGGTTTAACTTTGTTTTTTATTTACACTACAAAGTTACTGGTTTTTTTCAACATATCCAAATAAACTGTGCTAAAAAAAATGTTAAAAATTTCATTAGCACAGTCTACGATTTATTTTCGTCATTCAAAGAACTGGATGTTTTTGTCGTTGGGGTTTTCTGATGACCTCGCTTTTTCAGTGGCCTCCTTTACAACACCATCTACGGCCTTTCTAACCTGTCGTGAAAATTCCTGAGCCATCACTATCGGGAAAATTTGGTCAACATATCTCTTACATTCTTTCTTAATGACAGACAGTAGATTGTTTTGCATCTGATATATCTCATTCCCAATCAAACGGTCAACCTCATCTTTTGTCTGTTGTCTAATCTTCTCGACCACTTCCTTTCCCAGATGGTCTTTCACATATCCATTCCATCGTTTCTCATCATATACAGAACCTTCAATGATGTCTTTCACTTTATTGACAACTTCCTCATTTTCGATTTTCTTGATGTAGGAGTTCGCCAATTTGTTGAGGACTGTTTCCTTTATCTGGACTTCCAATTCCCCATCACCTTCAATTAACTTTTCGAGGGCTTCCAAACTATTCACTTGTAATTTCAAACTCATCGTACGATTAATTTTCGTTGTTAAACATTCTATAAAATTTACTTGACTTGGCTTCCTCTTCGGTCTTGAAATAATTACCAGAGTTATATAGTCTTTCTACTCTTGGTTTGACATCATATTCCTCATCACCATAGTCTTGTTCACTTCTGACTATTCCATCAGCATCTACATAATAAAATTCTCCATCATAAGCTCGCCACTTTGGACAAACATATTTAGACCAATCTCGTTCTGTGTGACTTGGGAAAAGGATACACTCATTATCTTCATATCCTTGGAGTGTACCATCTTCATTTAACAACAATCTGGATGACAGTTCCATGTTCGGATTAGTGAAGATTGATATGGTTGTTTCATTAGTTACTTTTCTGATACTTCCAAATCTTACATATCCAAAACAGGGCGAATATAACTTGGTTCCCTTGGGTGTTCCATTCAATATCTTGGCAATGTTGATGCCTGTTGTTTTCCAGAATAATGGATTTTCATCATCTTCAAAGAACTCATCACACCACAAATAATCATTGGCTTCCTTTGTGAAATAATTACCTTGTTCTGTGACCGACGTAATTGTTAACTCTTGTCCACAATACTGAGTCATTTTTTTACAGAACCAAATATGTCCGGAGGGTTGATCGATGGCGATATCTCCTATTTCTGTCTTAGCGGATTTATCATACCATTCCTTGGATTTTACTCGAACAACATCACCAATTTTATGTTTCGGTTTGACTTCTTCCTTGACCTCAAATTCCGGTTTATCTACGGCTGAGTTAGTATCACAGTCAACTTCAATGTCATCAACATCATCAAATATTTCCTCATCCTCATCAACTAAGTCAAAGAACTCATCAGACCAAATGAAATACTGACTATCTTCCTCCATGAAATAATCACCATTACAGTCGATTGCTTTGATGGTCATTACTTGGTCACAATACTCCTTCATCTCTTGGGTAAAACAAGCATATCCAATTCTAGTAGGAACAACAACATCACCTAAACCTGACAATTTTCCCTTGGACATTTCATTGAACCATTCCTTGTCATGTATCTTTACCTTGTCACCGATTTTGAACTGAGGGTAAACGATAATGTCTTCAACACCCCCTTCAAAGAAATCAGGTGCCCAGTCATAATTAAGATCATCTTCCTTCAGTCGGTAGTTTCCATCAGTGTAGTATGTTTCTTCTTGGATGGTCATTTCCCTTCCACAATACTGAGCCATGTCCTTGGTGAAGTAAAATTTTAGTCCACCTCGTTCCTTGATAAATCCACCACACTCATCTTTCGTCTGTCGTGAAAACCAATCCCAATCTTTAATAGTTACTTTATCACCGGGTGAGTATTTCTTGGCTACCTTTACACACACTTTAATCTTATCACCAACGGAATCAAAAAACTTGTCTGACCAAAGGTAATCCTCATCAACACCATCAAGAGTATAAACACCAGACTTAACTCCATTGATTTTCATTATTTGTCCACAGTAATCATACATCTTCTCCGGAAATTTATATTGAATTCCATCATCCTCGAACTCAACATCACCTTCATTATTGTGGGGCAACAAGTCAAACCATTCCTCGGACTTTACCTTGACAACATCTCCTACTTTATATCTTTCGTAATTCGTGTCGTCAGCTAAGTCAAAGAAAGCGGGAGACCAAATGAAATCCAACATATCCTCCTTAAGATAATAACCTCCATCTTCAGCTTCCTGTTGAATTGTCATTACTTGTCCACAATACACACTCATCTTCTTGGTGAAATAAACCTCATGGTCATCTTCTTCACCAACATAAGCTACTACATCCCCATCAATATCCTTGGGTTGATTAGCGAACCATTCAATAGATTTGATTCGCACCTTTTGACCTTTTTTATATTCCATCTCTTTTACGTATTCATCAAAAAATCGGTCTATCCAACAAAAATATCCATTATCCTCAGCTAAGTGATATAGACCATTATTTAGCACTTCACTGATTGTCATTTTCTTCCCACAATATTCACTCATGGGTCGAAGAAAATAAAGGTTGTTGTTTTGTGAATTAAACTTAAACGGTATGTCACCACTATTATCTTTTTGTTGTTCATACCATTCCTTGGACTTAATTCTTACTACATCTCCTACTTTATACTCAGCCATTTTTATTTTTGTTTAGGATGGTATGCAAAATAAATGTTTGATTTCTCGGCTTCCCCTTCTGTCATAAAGTAATTTCCAAAAAGCCAACGACAGGAATCAGTGGGGGTGAGTTGTTCTTCTTCTTGACGGACTAACCCACAATCATTAATATAGAAATACCTGTTTCCTTTCTTAGCTCGGTCTTGTGGTTTATATACTTCCGACCATGATAGTTTCTCTTTACTTGGATAGAGGGACACATCTCCACACACATCTTCACTCAGTTCATAATTCTTGCCTCTTATCTCAACCATGGCAATTCCTCGATAATTGAACTTCACGATTCTGTCATCATCGGTTTTACATTTTATAATTTTAACAGTTGTCCGGAGACTATCTTCACATTCGATACTATAAAATCTCAGGGCACCATACACATCACACCACAAAGGTATCATATGTCTAACACTAACGGGGAACTCATTAAGATAGTCAACCACGTATTTATCTCCAAAGTGATAATCATTTTCCATCATCGTACGAAATTATAATGAATAGCTAAGTAATGTAAACAATCTACCAAACCAGTTACCAGACCTTTTGTGCAATGAAATCTGATGAACTCTTTTCCGTTTAGGTAATAGATAACGACATCTGGTACTCCTTTTCCGACCTCGACACTCATGTAAATGTCGGCACTGTCCTCATCATATTTGTCAGTGATTGTTTTAGGGTAGAGGTTCATCAAGGCACCAACTGACCAAGCAGGCTGATCTCCATCTTTCGACTCATCATAAATCGGCAAACCTTCCTCATCTGTTGTGAAAATATTACCGATGTTTAATACATTTCCATCATAGTAGAAGTCTGATGTTCGGGGATCAAAACCTAAGACCATCAACATCGAAGATTGGTCAGGCGTGGTTACTTGTATTTCCATTTTTCAGAAAGTTATAAAATTCAACATTAAATCCTATCACTCTCGCATGTGCTAAGTCACGATAATAAGTGTAATTTTTAATAGCACTCACGAGGTTTTCATTCATCCCTTCAAAATCATGCTGGAGTCCAAGAACACGTAGAACTTCCAATGACTGATAAATTTCTTCAAACTCATCAAGAACCTCACAAACACATTCGAGGTTGAGGTCTTGATACATTCCTTCCTTAACAGAACCGAACACATCTTTATATACATTTTTATATGTAGTGTCTAACTCTGCTTTTCTTTTCATAAGGGTGGTGATAATCTGTGTGAACCGGGTGACAAAATTACCCCATTCAAATGTCAACAACACACCACTGATGATTGACACATCCTGAGCTTGACGTTTCCTACCATATAAACAACTATTAACACAGGTAGCGAATGTCATGTCAGTTTTAGAAGCCAACTCAAAGATAGAGTCAATTAATTTTTTATTTACAGTATTCATATCCAAAATCCTTTTAATACGTCGTTAACTAAATAATCTCGGTCATCTATTTTGTTGAGGTCACGTTTCATATCTTTAATAACCCATGACCAACTTTCCCTAAACGATACGAAATTGTTCGCTGTCATTAGGTCAAGTAACTTAGCGATGTCCATTACATTCACATCTTTGAAGTTATAATCATTGTCCATTGGGATTAATTTACCAACTTCATGTTCTACCAATGATGTGTAGGTTTTATCCTCATCACAACAGAGTTTATAGATTAACTTTTGTGTGATTAAGGAAGCCGCGATATGTTCAGAAAGAGTGAAATAATCGGGGTCATACTCAAGGATATGTTGTTTCTCCTTGTGAGTATTGTAAATCATATCCAAAATCTGAGCTAAGTCTAAGATATGTTTTGGATAGAATTCCTCCGTACATACTCTCGAAAAGGAATAACCCTGATAGACGACGAGTTTCTTAGTGATTAACTCATCCAAGGTGTTTGATATTTGTGACTTGTTCATTGTCATTTGTTTTTTGATTACACTACAAAGTTACAGGTTTTTCTCGACCTCTCCAAATAAAAACAGCTAATTATTGTTAACCTTCTCGATTTTTTATGATACGATTTTTTTCGTCAGTCGTAATAGTAAAATGTCTTTGAAATTGTACAAGCCCATGTTCAATATATGTCATCCTCATCTGGTAACTGTCTAAAAGTCGAAGATAAAATGGTGTTCTGTGCCAACTTCCCTTCAATATGTCAATCACTATATCATTTACCACATTAAGAAGTCTGACCAAATTCTCATAATAAAAGTTACGGTATATTGAGTTCGTGTACATCTGTGGTTCGATTGTTCTAAATGACAATTCCCTTTTGTCTGAATTGTTTATCATCAGATTATATATGTTGTCATTTAAGTCGGCTTCTACATCTGGATTAATAAAGACACGAATAAGTTCAATGACATAATTAACCATCCCTTTAAATTCTGCATCTCCAACCCCGACATATTTTTGTTTGAGTCTTTCTATAACCTTTTCTGTCAAACCCAGTACAGTTCCACTCGGTTGATAAAGACTGTCGATTTCATTTACCACATCTCGTATTTCAGTCTGTGTGATATATCTTTTGTCTAATTCCATGACGATTTATTTTCGTTTACTTAACCAACAATTAACCCATTTATCACACAATATCAATGAAAAGATAGAGGGACAAAAACCACCACCACTAATAAACTCATGGTATAGTTCAATCGTGTCCATCATATTAGCCACTACATATATTGGATTGTTAAATGACTTTCTGGATACATTTGAAGTGAATTTCTTTCCGGAAGGTGTCTCTTGAAGTAGTCGGTCAATATGTTTCTTTATCAACGGCACAGTATTAATCTCCAAAATAGTGTCCAATACATCAGCTGCGATTGTCCACTGTTGTCCTATTACTGAGGGATAAAGTGGATCATCATTCTTCTCCAACACAACACCTCGACAAGTATTATTATCATCTAAATTATAAGTCACCAAGTCAATCACATACTTAGCGGAACATTCATCAAAAGTCATATCACAATATTTTTTAACATCGTATAAAATTTACTGGTCAAAATAAACGGCATGTCATTTCTATCTGTTTTCTCCCAGATTGTTTTGATTTCCCTAATGTCATCAATTACATTAGCTACCATTACTGAAACCATCTTATCTTTCTTGATTATTTTTGAACTGTCTATAATTCTGTAATGGTTAACCGGACAATATTTAATTCTACAAAATCCAATACGTTCATCCTCATACTCATCAATGGTCTTTCTAATTTCCTCATTATGTCCTTTACCAGTTAACTCATCAATAATGTCAGCTACCATAAAGATAGTTTGATTGTTCTCAGGTTCTAATGTGGAGTATTTCAAAAGGTCATCTCGGAGTGAACCTTTACATGAATATTTGTTATTGAGTAATTTGAAGATTGTATCGTTTCGTGAAGTCATTTTGTATTTCTTCTATTTGTTTTACTCTATGGTCATAATCTATAATCAAATATTTCTCCAATTTAGTGTGAGGTTTAGCCCACTTTATGTCGAGGTCATTAGCCTGTTCAAAACTTAACTTTCGTATTTCGTCTAACACAACACTAAGTAACCAAAGATAATATTCATAAGCATTGGTCACATCAGGTATCCTTTCTCTGACGAACTCATATGTTTCACTGTCTCTGAATAATCTCTCTCGTATAAAATCATCAGCCCAGTCACTCATTGTATTTGGGTAAGTTGTCAAGAGTTGGTCAATTATCCATCCAGTGTTTATTCCTGTTCGACCATCTTCAACATTAGGTAAACCATAACTTTGCACCCAGAAGTAATATGTACAATTAGTGGGGAGTTCATATCTATCATCAGCGGACAAATTTACACCTACGAGTTCATCAGGCATCCTATTAATTATATCCCTGACTTCTTTACTGAATTTATCGTACGACAGTTTCATATATTTCTCGATATTTGACAACTAATTCCACTCTAAATTTCTCCACCATTGTCTCCGGATGTTGGAAATTATATTCAAGTATGTCAAGTAAGGAAGCTATCTTTAAGTAGTTATCACCTCCATCAGTTTTGACAAGTGTAGAATCAACATAATCTACATCTGGGTGGAGTTTATGTTCATCAATTAGTTTCTGGATATAGTTCTTGTATTTTCTCACATAAGGTTTTTCCTCATCAAAATCAAGAACAGCATCACAAATGTCACACCATGTTTGGACTGAAGTGTCGGTTTTCTTGTAACAGTTGGTCTGAATTTTAATAGACACCCAACAATTCAGTATAGTATTTGAACATCTACCTATGTCGAAAAAACCTTGGTCATCATCTCTATCAATGTAGTAGATACTGAGCCAATCAATAAACTCATTAATATATTCCTTCATGTTCATTCCATTATTTCTCCACCACCAAATTTCCAAATACCTAAATCTTGTACCTTCACATTTTTACAATTTTTTACAGTCCAAGTTGAGGGGTTCATGAAAAAATTAATGATGTGTGTCTTGTTACATCTTTGACATTTATATATTAGACAACCATTGTACTCTTGTATTGGAGGATTAACCCAAATGTTAGCTGAGTATTTGTGAATATTTTCCCAGTTAATATCAACCAAGTCATACCGACGATTTTTTTCGTACCCACAATATTCACACACACATTTGATTTCTTTATTAGATATCCAAGATTTACCAATACAACATCTATATTCAACTAATGCATCCTTACTTGACACTGTGGGATAATAGTAATTTTCATTTTTACCACCAATCCATTTAGAAACTTTGATAGTGATGTCTTGATCCCATAGTCGTTTCAGTTCAATCTTAGCGGTATATTCTTCACTACCATCTTTGAAATCCACACGTGTCTTTTCAAATGTGAGGTCATCATCATTTATATAGAATACGTATGGTTGGGGTTCACCTTTATATTTCCATTTCTCAGGATAACAGGTAACTTTGATTCGATAAGTATAAGTCTTTTTAGTTTTCATATTCTTCTACATTAAAATTAACAGGTTCATCACAATCAATCTCCGGATATGACTCAACGAAATCAAATTCATTAGTCCATTGGTGGAAGGTCAACTCAATATCTTTGTATGTAAAGTGAGCTGAGTATTGTCTATTCCATCCATATTGTGTTTCGTTACTATCCGTCACTTCCCAATTCAACTCATCATCAAGAATAGTGAGAGGTTCATTGGGATACTTTTCAAATGTCAATATATATTTTCTCATTCCAATACTATTACATCTATTGAGTCGTTAACATAGAAATATTTGTATGTTCCATCTCGACGTTTCATACAATATAGTTTCTTGTTGTCATCGAATTGAAAATTTGTTCCTATTTCATATTCACCCATCCTATCTCTAACCAATATAGTCTGGTTCTGGAAAAGGAAACGTTGGATATCACCATCAAAGTTAATATGTATCCAAGCTTTCGTTGGGTTGAATTTTTGGTCATAGTCCCACCACTCAGCTACTATAAGACAAATAAAATATAGTAGTAAGGGGGCTACAAACATACATAAGAACGGGAGCATATCATCGAGTGTCATAATTTATCAACGGTTTTAGGGATAATATTTTTTTCAATTAATCTGTCATATAGTTTATCAGCGAAATCTGTGTTAGCCAAGTTTTCAAGAGAATGAATACCCATCTCTTTCATTAGTTGGTCTATGATGTCGCTAATTTTTTCTTGAGTATTGTCCATGTGATGATGATTTTTAAGGAGTTTACTATAAACATAACAAAGATAATTTCGTATTACTGTTAAAAGATATTAAGGATGGTCGTAGGAGTTAATTAGAGGACTTCTGACGGACTTTGAGGTGTCAGGATAGAGAAGTTATCATCTGTCACCTCAAAGTGTCTTAAATCGCAAATAAATCAATATTTTTTTTCTTCATTCATAAAATAGTCGATACGGTTTTTGATAGCCGTTCTGAGTAGAGGTATCTTCTCCAATTTCTGATGTTTAACGATGTCGAGATAAAGTTTGAGAAGTTCGGGTTCATCACTAATTCTAACAGTGGCACCCATTACACCACCCTTCCAAGAATCCCGATTGACGCCAAGTTCAGTGTCAGATTGGAATTCGAGGTCAACATTTATTTTCTTACAATAATTACCAAGACCTATTTTATTGAGGAAGGGCACTGACCATTCCCATTGTTCAATCCACCAACGGATACGGGAAACATCTTGAACTGTGTCATTCTTCATACGGTAGGTGGTATTCAATCTAACATCAACAAGAGGATAATCATTAATGTCATCTAATTGTCTTTTCTCAACTAACGTCTTATTATTAAAGTCGATTATCCAAGAGTTATCATAGTGGGTTGCTTTGAAAGGGTTAGAAAAAGTACGGTTACGCCATCTAAAATCAGTCCACCATTTTTCACCATTGATAGAATCCCAACCCCAAGAGTATGAAATAGAAGCATAGTCAAGACCTGTATTCTCATTGAAGTCATTACCCCATTGCCAACACAAGACACAACCACCAAAATAGATTAGAATTTTGTGAGCCCATTTACAGTCGGTATAAACTCCATGATGTGTATAATAAATCATAAGACTGGGGTTGTTATAAAATCCAATATAACCTCGATAGTTTTTGAATTCCTTGACCAGTTCACGATCATTATATTTCTTTCTGTAATACTCTGATATTTCCAATCCCAAAAAATGAAGGATATAAGGAAGTATTAAAATTGCTAAGATAATTAAAACAAATGTTATCATAATTAAACGTGTATTATTTCTATTTCCGGAGCGTCTTTGAAATGTTCCCATCTAAGGTTCTGGACAAGTTGTTTTGTTTCAATGTCCTCCTTCAATAACTCAGCTCGTGTTTGGTCATAATGTTGAACTATTTTTCCTACCGAAGATGTGAAACCGATTTTATTATCTTGTGTCAGGTAGTAGTAATAATAGTCATCAAATGTATAAGACAATCCCAACAACAATACTTTCTCATTTTTAACTTCAACCACTGAGCCAAGTATAGGTTTAATCATATCCACCATTACACTCAGTTTAGAGTCAGGATAAGTTAATTTTTGGAAAGACTCATGTCGTAAATCGTTTTGAAGTTCACGAATAAAAATCGTCGGGTCAGTTACCATATAAACATCTACGGCATCAGGCCACCAATAATAAGGCCATTTTGTTGTTGATTTCAGTTCATAATTCTTGAAATACGAAAAAAACATATTCCAAGATTTAGTATATTCATTCCACCAAAAATAACTATATGTTGTTCCATCCACTTTAATTAGGAAACGAACATCATGGTTATCTTCAGCTTGTTCGATTATATTAAAAACGTCAGTCCAAGAAGATAACTTTCCTGAAAAGACTAACTTAAAATTTATATCTTTCATACTCTAAAAATAACAAACTCTAACTTAGTAGGTGACTGAGCTAACTTGCCGAATCTGTTAATGGGTTAGAGTTTGTGTAGTTCTTTAATATTCTGTCATTTCTTCAACTTCTTTCGGTTGATCTTTGTGACATGGACAATCTGGGTCATGTATCAGACCACCTCCTTTTTGATGGGCGAAGTATATATATGAATGACCTTTGTATTTGAATGAAGTGATTGATGAAACAAACCCATCAAAAGGGACATTATATATTTTGGTTCTATCTACAACTTCATAACCTACTTCTCGTTGATGTTCTACCACAGGTTTGTTAACATCCTTACACGAGGTTAGGGATATAAAAAGGATTGATATAATAAATAAAATTTTTTTCATGACGATAATATTTCGTAATTAAGGGGAGGCTCGTGCCATCTTCGTGGACTTGTTTGGGGGTTTGACAATACTCTAAATATAATCCTATCTCAATAAATTTTCTATAAACAGGGGGAGGTCTTGTCATAGTTGAAAATAAAGGACTTCAAAGAAATGCAAGAACTCAGTCCGGATTGTTCTTATATAAAATATTAATAATTAAAGGTCGATGATTTCATTACCATTAATGTAAGCATAGTCTGCGTTCTTCAAACGGTAGGCATACTTACCATGAACAACACGACGTTCAAGATTGTGGTCAACACCTTTGTACTGGGTGTCATACATCATCATTGAGATGATTTTCCAGAGGGGGTGAGAAACTGCTTGACGGGGAGCATTCTTCTTCTCAACCAGTTTGTTGTCAGATGCCCATGCAATGATTTGATTGACGGTCATCCAGTTATTACCATTGTGACGGAGTGCTTCTACAACTGCGTCTGAGTAATCTGTTGTGGTCAAAGTACGACCATTTACTTTCACGTTTCCTTTGCGTGCCATGATTTTAATGTTTTAGAAATTTTACAATAAATTTAATTTGTGACTTCGGTGGGGATCGAACCCACGACCTTCCAGTGTTTAACCAGACGCTCTACCAGCTGAGACGTACGAAGTCAATCAATGCTATCTCACGACATGATGATTATTTGTGTGTAAAAATTTAAATTCTATAAGAATAATTTAAAAAAATTAGTAAAAAACTCTGTGACTCCGGTGGGGCTCGAACCCACGACCCACTGATTAAGAGTCAGTTGCTCTACCAACTGAGCTACGAAGCCTAATCAATCATGTCTCACGACATGATGATTTTCTCTCTCTCACTTAATAAATAATTTATTTATAAATCAAAAACTTATATACAATGAAAAAAAAATAATGTACTAAAAAAAAACACTTACTATGGTTATGTCTCACGACATAAAAGCATCAAATGAAAAAGTAACTCCGATGGGACTCGAACCCACGACCTTCCAGTGTTTAACCAGACGCTCTACCAACTGAGCTACGGAGTTTAATCAGTCTATCTCACGACATGATGATTATTTAATGTGTAAATTTTAAACAACTTTAAAAATATCAATTAAAACTCATTTGTTATGGTCATGTCTCACGACATGATAATTAAATCAAAAACTTATATAATATTAAAAATATAGTAATATGAAAAAAATGTAATAAAAAAGCATTTCAACAAAATTCTTAGGAACTCAGGAGGGACTCGAACCCTCGTCGCATGGGTTTCAATAAAGAAATTCAACATAGCTCGACCAACTGAGACTTACTGAGTTCTCCATGAAGGGACTATTCGCGAAAAAGTCCCAGACCAAAGACGTCTCTTTGGGGTTCTTCAATCTTAGAGCTCGGTCAGATTGAAGGAATGTCTCTTCCAAAAGGTGATCTAATGTGTACCATAACCTTTTAATTTTTGTATTAACAAGAACCTAAGATAATTACACTTCATTTATAAATTCTTGATATGAATTGCGGTGAGGTTCTTTACAATTTATATATAACAAATTCAAAAAACTCTATTTTTGACGACGTACCCAACGACGACCATTTTTGTCAATATAGACATTGGATACTTTCAACTTGTAGATGAAAACATTGTTGATGTTTGACATTCGAGTGATGACCGGATTTTTTTCCTCCATCATGTTAGAGATGATTTTCCAGAGGGGGTGAGACATTGCCTTTCGATATGCGTTCTTACGTTCACATAAGTTGTGGTGAGATGCCCACTCGACCATTTCGTCACAAGTCATCCATTTGTTATTGTTTTCTTCGAGGGTAGTAATGACTGCTTGTTTATATTTTTCTTGTGTCATTACCTGACCATTTACGATTACTGAACCTTTCATTGTTTCTTGTTTTAGAGAGTTAAACTTTGTTTTTGTTTTACATTACAAAGATACTTGATTTTTTCGACCTGACCAAATTTTAAGTGTTAAAAATTTGTTAAATCTTTTTTCAATCATCTTGTGTAATGTTGTTTTTAATTACACTACAAAGATACTTGATTTTTTTGACTTGACCAAATTTTAAGAGCTAAAAATTTGTTAAATCTTTTTTCAATCATCTTTTCAATGTTCTTTTTGTTTTACACTACAAAGTTACAGGTTTTTTATAACATCTCCAAATTTTAAGTGCTAAAACTTTGTTAAAAATCAAATGAAGTCCAAAAGGGTTACATTTGAGGTGGGTTCAATAGTTTCGTTTTTTCGTTTCGCATAGAACCAAGGGATAAGTTTCTCATACCATCGAGAATCTTTTTGGTCTGTTGCTGAGATAATAGACATATCAGTGAAATCAGGTGAACCAACATATACCTTCTCATTATCAAACTTACGTCTACAACCAAGCAAGTGAACATTATTTCTAAAATATCTACTTGTGAATTCCTTACATAGTTTAATGAATTCCACTTCTTGTATTAATGACGCCTTTTTTGTATCGAGGGTGAGAATGATGTAATAATCGGTATCTTTATCACCAAAGTTGTCTATCTTATTAATAGTGTGTAGTGTGAATACTCTGGGATTATAACTTTTGGTTTCATATATCCCATCACAGACAGATACATTACCATGATCATCAAATCGGACATTAATATCAAGAACTCTAATACCTTCTTTGAGTTGTTGTCCTAAGTCCTTACTTTGGTGTTTATACATTGGAGTAAGAAACCACATCCACCATTTCTTAGGTGTGATATAACTTAATGATTTATGACTTCCTAATATCATGTTGTTTCTAAATTAATTACATGATAAAGATAACAAAGTAAATAGTGATTCACCCTAATTTACTGTTAAAATATAAAAAAATTTGATCAACATCCGTATTCATAGAGTATATATTATATGATATAACAAACGGTCTACTGGTGGTGAAATAAAAAAACCGAATAGATTTTACTTCTATTCGGTTGATTGATAAATATTTAGATTTAGTTAATTACTATATTTTCAAACCCATAAGATATACATCTAACACATGAGAAAGACCATTTGGTGCATATGTTTTAACTATTTCTGTTCTACTGGTCATCTTTAGTTTTTCTATCATTTCAGTATTTGGATTTGGGTCTATATATATGATAGGTGTAGTCGATGGAACATAAGTCATTAAATTGGCTGCGGGGAAAGTTTCTAATGAAGTTCCCACCATTACGAATATGTCACAAGACCTAACCAATTCGATAGCTTCTGTCATTCTATTTACGGTTTCGTGATATAGAGTAATCCAAGGTCTCATCTTTGCATTACCATTTGATGTCTGTTTGACTTTTGGGAAATAAGTCCAAACCTTAGCATCTGTTGGTAATCCACAATCTTTATGACTTTCTGTTGTGTCTATTGTTACAACTCCGGATTGTACATACTTACCATTTACTTTTTTATATTTTGAAACTCCTGCCAATGTTGTTGTTGTTGTGTTATCATCTTCGGAAACACTTTTTGTCCAATATGATAAGTCAGCATGGTAGTTTGTATTATCGACATCATCTTCATTGCACATAATCATTAAATTACCATGAAGATGTATAAGGTGTTCATCTATGAATTCTTTCGCTGTCATAGATTTTCCAATATTGGTAAATTTCATATATTTATAAAAACCACTATCACTAATTCCATATATCGGGGGTTCATATGACGTGTTATAATATCTAAAAAAATAGTCACATAATGCTTTGTCATGTAGGTCATCAATATTCTGAGTAATGATTTTCACATCAAAGGTATTATGTTTATTTGTTCCTTCACCAATAGTATCATTAATGAATTTATTTATAATTTGATAACCAAGATGCATGGTATTTTTATTAATGTAACTGGCTCTCAATTCATTAAAAAATCTATTCAAGAAAACAGGGTCAGAATTCCACCCGGATTTTGTCATTATCATATCAATAGGGTTCTCATACCACAAATTACCTTCTTCCTCACTCTTATATGTATAGATACCATTTTCCTCACTCATACCCGCACCTGTAAAGAAAACAATTCTAACAGGGACTTCACTTGTTTTAATAAGGTCATCTTCAGGCCAACCATATTTCTCTAATACTTCCTCAGCTTTAAGAATTAGATAGTTAGCACTTGAATCTGTTCTTGACCATTGTTTATACATTTTCTTTTTTACTCTATCTCTATCGGTCAAATTTGTTTCATCCTCTGTATGTGTCCAAGTTCCACTATCCCAAGGTTGTTTATATATTCTGGGAAATGTGTGTGTGGTAAATCGTTTATATTCTTGAAGTGTTTTACCGATACAAGTGTTATAGAATATTCGTCTTTGTGACTTATTCATATTATTTTTCATCGCAACATAAGCCCAGTGAACATGGGGGTATCTGGCATCCATTACGGGATAATATGTGTATGATGTTCTAAAAGGCGTTAGAGCTTCGGAATCAATCAATGTGAATAATAATGATTGTATTTCGACAGATATAGATTTGAATTTCTCATTTAGCTCACCTGTTTTTAAATATTGTGGAACATTTTGTGTGGTACTATCATAACTAGCAAGAATAATATTATTATACAGATATAAATCTTCAATTTGTGATATTGTAAGATATGTATTTTGAGTTAAAGATATTGATTTAACACCATTTGGGTGAATTTTTACATCTTCATTACCATCATACCACCCATCAGTCTCAATTATTCTATTGTTATATACGGGTCTATATACTTGTCGAGTTGTACCATCATCTGAAGTGACAGTAACAATTCTACTACCTTTTGGTACATAATAGTTGCCCATCTTATAACAAATTCTATATATTTGTTTATATAGTTTTTGTATTTGACAGGCGGTTTTATAATCTTCTATAAATTTGTTTTGAAGAAAAGCCATGATATTTTACAACGATCAATTTACAGTATTTATGGTCGTTTTCCATATCTCTAAGTATTCTTCGGCTTTGTTTGTCCACTCATGGGGGATTAAGATTGCTCGTGCGAAAACTTTCTTTGTCCAACCTTGTATATGTCCATGATTATTTCCTATTTGAAGTCCTTTTTCTTTATCAACAGCATATACCAAGTGAGTATAGTAGTTTCCATGAATTTTAATGTAAGCGATGTCACCTTTCTTAAATTGATTCCAGTCGGTTTCGGGAACTAATATTACTGGTTCTCTGGATTTCAAAATTGGTGTCATCGAATTTCCCGGTTCTCTGGAGATTATAGTTTCACCTTTCTTCAACCTTTCTACTTTGTAATTTCTCATATTTACTTATTTATTTTGATTTTAAGACACTTTAACAGTCCGGATGGTAACTTCTTCATCTCAGTCAGTAAAGTCCGTCAGAACTCGTTATTTTAAGCCGTACAGATATAACAAGAGCCAAGTAATAGAACTCGGCTCATTATAATCACATTCGACGTGAAAGTCGTCTTTTCATTTTTCTTTTTTGTTGTCCACTCATGAAACATCCATGCTTGAGGAAGTATTCATAGTCATATACATCAATCATCGCATCTAAATCAGAACGGTCGTCACCTTGTTCTTCTTGAGTATATGTACCGATATTTTTAGGTTGGGTGTCTTGTGTCATCATGTTGTCAAAAAATTCTTGATTTCTTTCGACAACATCTGCTAAATCTGTAAAATTTTCTTTTCTCATCTCTTTAATATAAATCTTCTGAAAATAGTAATCTTGTTTCTGATGGTTTCTCAGTCACCTGTCCTGCGTTGTAAGCAATAATGTACGCCTCTTTTCTTCCAACAAATCTACCATGTGATGTGAAAAAACCTTGATCACTTGGTCTTTTAGAAACTTCACCGATATATCTTTGAAAAATATCATGGTGACGTAAGCCCAACTCGATGTCACAAATATCATTATTGTTGTGGTAGGGTTTACAATTTCTGGGTGACAGTCTTCGTATCGCAGAACAAACTATGTATTCTTCTTTTTTCATTTACTATAAAGATAACAAAAATTAAAGATTGGAATAATCAATAAAGATAGTTTCCATATCATCTTTGTAATCAGAGTTCACTTGTTCCACATTATCATATCCGGGATTCCACGAATTGTTTTCGTATAGATTTTTTAAGTCCTCTGATGTGATATTGGGGATTTCATAACTACCAACACCATAGTGACGATATGTATCAGTGAAGTCACCACCAATGATAAGTTTTCTGTTTTTATAGTCAACAGTGATACCAATATGTGCGATTAAATCTTTCTGGGCTAACTTAAACATATCTAAGTGACGGTATTTAGGTTGGACAAATAGAGTAACCGTATAAGGTACCTTCGCTCTTTCCAAAATAGAGGATAGTACATAAGCAACCCAAGCACAACCTCCATCAAAAATTGTATATTCTTTGTCATATAGTTGGGTTGTGTCATCCAGTTCTTTTACAAATTTATCTTGAACATCTAATGTCATGATTGAATAGGTTTTATTTTATTTATGGTGGTATGAACAAAAAAAGAGATGTCAATTTTTGTTGACATCTCGTTCTATTATAAAAAATAGAAACTTCATCTTTTCTTATCACCAAGTGAAATAACCTCGATGACTACATCAACTACACCAGCTTTTAACATATCAAGTTCGCGGGCGGCTGACCAAGACAAATCGACAATACGACCTTTTACAAATGGTCCCCTGTCATTTACTTTCACCACTACAGATTTTCCATTCTTCTTGTTGGTCACTTTAAGGAGTGTACCAAATGGAAACACCTTGTGAGCACAGGTTAGTTTCTCAGGGTGAAGTCTTTCTCCACTACTTGTAATATTCCTACAAGTTTGGGAATAGTAAGTTGCTTTTCCGTGTTCGACCTGAGTGGGTGTGGTCTCTGCCATTCCCGACATCAGGGTGCAAACCAACAACATACATATCATCATAAATTTCTTCATAACAATAACGTTTATTTTGTATATGTAGTGTTGGGATTGTTTCTCCCAACGGCTTTTTCAAAAAAATTAATGGTTGTTTCACAACAACCATTAATAATCACCATCTATTTTCCCCTTTTGTTGTGAAGTGAAAACTTGTTTAGGATTTTCGGGACTTCACTTATTGAATTTCTACGTTCTCAAAAAAAAAATAAAAATTAACTATAATCTAATCAATCAATCAATATAAGTAAAAAGTCCTCACTTCAACAATTAAATTTGAAGTCCCAAAATTATAAATACATCCCCATTTCCCAACGATGATGTATTATGTCTCATCTTTTCCATTTGTGTCTTTCGTTGGATACCCCTCCAACTTCCCACATCCTCAAAACCTCAGTTATCAATCACAGACTGCAATAAGATTTCTCCGCGAGCCAACTTGAGGTTAAGACACATTCCCCAAGTAAATAGTATGTTAAAAGAAAACAATTTAGGTGTTGTCTATTAACTTCCTGATTCATTCTACCTTGACTTTCGGTAGTCCACAGGCTTAAAATCGGCGGTACTTCAACCTATCGTATACACTCTTAAAGTTCATTCACTTTAATTGGATACATATTAAATATAACAAAAATCTTTCAATATTGTTTTTGAGTTGTTGTTCTCTCAAAAACCTTACATATTAAATATAACAAAGAAGTTAGATTTTTGTCAAATTGAACTCAAATTTTTTCTATTTGTATCATCTTTGTGTAGATATTTATGAAAAAAAATTTCACAAATTTTGTCAAATTTTTTACAACAATTTTACAATTTTGTTACAACCATGTCAAAAGGTCAGTAAGCTAAGACAAAACCATGTGTTTCCGGAGACCAAAATCTATTTTCATGTTCAATACCTCGGATAGTTATAGTTCCCTTGTAATCATCTTGTGAGAGGTCAAAAGTAACCTTCATAACCTGTCCCATCTTTCCGAGGTCTTTATCTAATGTCTTATGAACATTATAGACAGGGATTGAATTCTCATTAAGAAAATTAAAAACTTGGTCGATACTTTTCATAGGTAGGTTGTTTAATCGACCAATAAGTGAATCATGGGTCATTTTAAGTGAAGTCATTATATTTCGATATTACATCTTGTTAAATAGTCTTTTTCATCAGGTTCAGTAACGGAGGCCGCCTGATAGTTAATTAGTTTATTAGCGACCATCATCAAGTAATTTTTTTCTTCCTGTCCCATCTCATCACATACATTTACATCTTTAAGGAATGAACGTAAACGAATGGCGAAAGTTTTATCATTTACTATGCGGTTTCCAATAATAGGGTTCTCATCACAAGGAATAACTTTCTTCATTCTTGTTTTCCTTATACGTTTGAACTCTTCTTCATTGATACGTTGTTGTTCTTTTATCTCATCCATCTCATCAATATCTTTCATGATACCCGGAATGATTGATGGAAGTTTATTATATACCAAGTCGGGGAAGTAATCTTTATAGTAGTTTCCCAACAGGTCATATGGTTTATCAATATAATTTTCCCAGTTTGATTTCAAGATAGAAGGTACATCCATATGTTTACCATCTAATGTGTCCGGGTAGATATTGTAACCAACGACATCACATACATCCATCATACCAAACAAGTCCACGAGATAATCAATAGTGAGAGCAACATACATCATATCTTGTTTTTCATCTTCACTTAATTTCTCATAATAATTTTTGGTAATGATTTCAAATGTGGTGGTTAATCCCCAAGCATCTTCAAGGATATAACGACATTTAATAAGGTTGAGGATAATTTTATTTACCTTTTCAACAGTTAGATTGATGAAATGGGTACATGGTTTTGGACCGACATTATCATAGACTATATCCAATACAATACCAATGATTTCATACTCTTTACGAAGTTGAAAGTTGTAATTCAAATTGTAAAGGTCTTGAAATCGAGTATCAGGATTTTGACCACGATCACTAATAAGGTCATTAATAAGAGCCTTTATCCATTCTTTTTTGGAGGCCATTCTGGTGAGGTTATCTAAATGTCTCATAATTAACAAAATGCGATGTCTTCTGGTTCAAGGATTTCAGTATCCATAATCCTTTCTTCAAAATGTTCGGTGAATTTTTTGTTTTCTTCGAGAGTTATATCATCACCTTCACCACCATAGTTACAGTGAATACAGACATAACCTCTTGGATTGAACGCTCCACATTTGGGACATACATCAATACATGGAGCCCAGTTTCGACAGAAGTGGTAATATTTTTTCAGAAGTAAATAATCTTCGATAGATATTGTAACTTCCACATTATCTTCAGAAATTGAATGTTGAATCATCTTAACAATAAAATTAAAAAATTAACAAAACCCACCCAATCCAGCATCCGATTTCATCAAATAACATATCTACTTGGTCAAAAACTCCATACGAAAAATAATCGTAGAGTTCCTTACATAGACCGATGAACAATGTTATAAGACATGAAACGGATGCTTGGTTTATCTTCTCCATTGATTTGAAAAACTTACTGATTAATAAAACCAAGATAAGTGAAACCAAGAGGTGAAGATAAAATTCAGGTTGGATAGTGAACAGGTAATGATATAGGTCAGTCACCATTTGCCAAGAATTTTTGAATTGAGGGGATTGGTTCACCCTCATATCCAACACGTCTTGCTTCTCTTAGAATATCACACATTAGGTTGATGTTGTGAGTATTCTGTTCAAACTCAGCAATAAGATAATCGAGATAGTTGTCAGTGATGTCTTGTTCAAAAACTTCATCTGCGAGTTCAATTTCTTCTTTCGTCAACATAAGTAATACTATTTAACTGGTTTACAATTCTTTTACATTTACGTTCGCTAAAGTAACAAATACTTAGGAATTTATATCTATTTCTAATTGTTTCATAAATCGTGTGACCATGTAGGGCGACTAACATATCATAGAGGTCATAAGGACACATCTCATATTCGATGTGTTCGTCTGGGTAATGGTATCCACGAATTAACCATACTGTCATTTATTAAGTATCTTTGAATAAGTTTCGATGAGTGACTTGAAGAACTCTCTGTCATCATTTTGACCAGCACTATCACGACGTAGATACATTTTAAGTTGATAAGTGGTCAGACCGAGATAAAACCTGATTGTGTCGAGGTATTCATCTTTAAGTCTCTCATCAAAAATATAACAAAAATTAGATGGATAATGACGCAAAAAATCCATAAAATATTGGTGGCCTTTGACATCATTATATAAACCAACATTGAGGTATTGTTGACGAACTGGGAAAATAGGATAACCTAAACTAAGGATTCTTATGATGTTAACTCTTTCGTCATTTTCGGCATCTGAGAAAAAGTCATCAAGACCATCCTCACGAAATATTTCAAGTTGTTCATCATACATTTCACTCCAAGATGTCGCTTTGGTTTTGTTTTTGATACCATAATTCCAAGCGAAGTAATTGAAGTCCTGAGAGTCTATAATCTTTTTTACTACATCCTCATGTTCCAAGACAAGACAGAAGTGATTGTAAGGGTTGTTTAGATTTACTTTTTTGGGGATGTTGTAAAATCGTTTGTGACGGATTTCATCATTATCTCTAAGTTTCATCATCTTTTGTGTTTCCGGACTCGGTTCACTTTTCCATTCATCACCACCAAAATAAGTGAGATTGTTAAAGTAACATAGAACACCATCAATGTCTTCATCAAAAAACTGTTCTAATATTTTAACAGTTAGAATACCCTCATCAGGAGTGAGATAACCATAGTCATTATAAACACCATAGATAATTGGGCACATAGGTATTAGTGAGTAACAACCATTCCAGAGAATAGCGTCACTAAAGTCAAGGTCAGATTGAATTTTACACAGGATACCAGCGACCCTTTGACCTTCTTGAATGGGGATTTGTGAGATACACCCAGATGAATTAAAACATCCCATAGTTAATTAAATATTTGATTCAAAAATTTTATTCAAGTCTTTTTTGAACGTACGATTATATTTCGTGTTCCAACTTTGATTCCAGTCACCATCACGATATACCTTTCGTAGTTCTTTGGCGGTGGATTGTCTTTTTATTCTGGCTAATCCTCGACCAAACATAACAGTGTATTTTATTTCACCACCAATGACGACATTTTTATTACCAACACGAACAGAGATACCAACATGATAGCAAAGACCATCATAAACGATTTCACTAAGTGTTGAGGTTTTGATTGATTTCAAACGAGGTGCCCAGACAATAATGTTATATGGGATACCCAGTTCTTCGAGATGACGAGCGATTTCAGATGCGGCGAACATACAACCACCATGAAAGAGTTCGTGTTTATCTTTCCAATAGTTGACCAAATCATCAACTTCTTTGATTATGTCTTTTCTTGTTCTCATATATTGTTTGTTTTGAATTACACTACAAAGATACAAGAAAAAATTGAAACCACCAAATATTTTACTAAAAAAAATAACAAAAAAAAATGGGGCAAAGTAAATTACTTTGTCCCGACCGTTTAGTTCTGTTTACTAATTAACTGTATTGTAAGTTTTAGATACCAAGTGAATCAACGGCTACTGTGTCAACAGCAAGTGAATCTACACCAAGAGAGTCAACAACGACTTCGGTAGAGTCAGTAGAGGTTTCAGAACCAGCACCTGCACCATTTGTACAAGCAACACATGACATAGCAAACACTGCAACAATCGCGATAAGAATTTTCTTCATGATTTTTTAGTTATTATTGAATTTTTATTTTATTTATTGGTGGTGACTTTTACATCACCACCAAGGTTATTTATGTTTAATTAATTTATTTACTTGTAACAGTTACCGTACGATTACTTTCGTAGTCAGAACCAAATTGCTGAGTAGCACCACCAGCAACCACAGACAGACGAGTAGTAGGTACACCACGTTCTACAAGTGCATTACGAACAGCTTCTGCACGATGGAGTGAGAGTGTTGAGTTATAAGTTTCCTCACCTTCGATAGATGCCCAACCAGTGATTACATATTCTTTGTTGTCACTCTTAATTTGAGTTGCGAGAGTGTCAAGGACTTTATTTGAAGTGGGATCCAAAGTATATTCACCCTTTGTAAAGTAAGGAGATGATACTACATAACTTGTTACGGGTACTTCACGAACAACTTCACGAACAACATCATTAGTAACTACAACAGTATCAGGAGTTACATTAGATAGACGTTCTACCATTTCATCATATTCACGAACTGTATAAGCTTTTGTGAAGTTGTGAGTTGTTACACCCTTTGAATTTTTATGTCCAAACTTATATGTGAAACCAACTTCAAGACCAACACGTGCTTTGTTTACATTGTAGTAAGGTTCACCAGTGTAATTAGAACCTGAAAGGGCATACATTACAGTGGGTCGAACATCAATTACCCAAGCTTTTGTTTCACCAAGATTGAAGGCCAAGTCAATACCCATTTTAGTGGCGAAGGCATTACGACCAACTGCTTGAACGGTAGGAACATTACCTTTATCTTCTACTGTACCATTACCATAAGCATGAAGCCAACCAACACCAACGAAGGGGATTACTTCTACTCGGTCACTTTCACCACGATATTTGTGAAAGATATTGTTGAGATTTAGACGGGCGTTCAGTCCAACATAACTTGCGTCTACGAATTTGTTTCGTGTAGAGAAACCATCATGGAATACTGCTTCACCATTAAGTTCCATACCAAAGATAGGAGTGAACCATTTACCAAGATAGAGATTAGCATCAGGAGCTACTGTCCAATTTGAATGACCAATAATATCATTCATACCAACTTGTCCACCAACAGAAACACCAACATAAGTGTTATCGAAGAATTTAGAACCCTCAACTGTGGTTTGTTGGGCAAACATTGAAAGTGAGGCAAATACCATCACCAACATCATAATAATTTTTTTCATAAAATCTTTTTTCCTTTTATTAAATTTTGTTTTAATAAGAACTAACGGTTAAAAAACTTACATATTAAATATAACAAACAAATTTATGTTCGTACGACTTTTCGCCGTAATTTTTCATATTTTTTTATATCCTCATAAGCATTCATTACCCTTTTCCGATACCAATAAGATTTACCATTGTGTAGTTGGATGGCTGTTTTCATTGAATAATCCGGGTTGTGGGCTTTCTGCATAAGGTCAAATATTTCATAGGCTGAGTCAAAACTGAGGACATCGTTCATACTGTAATTTGTATTGTGAACTCGATTTACCTCATTAACATAGACTGGAGTGATTTGAAAATAACCTTTTGCACCTTTTGAGGATACCTGTGTTGAGTCATATTCACTTTCAACCTTCATCAGAGCCATAGTGAACATATTCCAATCAGACATTTGGTCATCAGATTCCTTTATATTATTTTCTTGACCTAAAGAAACCGTTTCCACTGTGTTTTCTTGGTTAGTTGGTCTAAGGAGAAAATAGAGAGTGAAAACGGTATTAAAAAATAGGGAAATAATAAATAGAAATCTTTGCAATCGCAGAAGATTCATATTAAATATAACAAATTTTTTTTGGTTTTCATCCTAACCAATTATCAGTCAGGATTCTCACTTAGAGTTTATAAAATCGAGCTCCAGATTCATTGATAAGGGCATGTGTGAACTTATCAGCTCTCTCATATGTTTTGAAATGTCGAGTTATCACATCATCATTGGAGAGGTGGATTTCAACACTGGGGTACTCCATGACATACTTAGTGTCAGGGTGGATATACAAGTCTTCATCAATATAATCTTTTATTTCAGATTCCGGTATGTTTTGTGAAGTTAAAACATCATGGTAGTATCCACCAATGACTGGAAGAAAAGAGATACCAAAGAGATGATGTTTTGTGTGGTAACAAATAGGAGAATATTCCTTTGAACCAAATAACCTGATTTCTACGATTTGAACTGAGTTGATAAATTGATAAGTTCGCATAATGACAGATTTTTAGACGTAAGATACTACAATTTTCTTTCCTTTAACCTTGATAGAACGTATTTTGTCACCAATAACACATTCACCAAAGATGACATCATAATCTTCACATTCATCAGGAAGACTATTTAGAATTTCTTTTAACTTAGATACCTTCATGATTCGGAATTTTTAATGTTTGGGAGATGTTTAATATAATACTCAGCTTCTGATTTTGTGTCAAAGTAGTTACCACATTGTTTACGGAACTCATCTACAGATTCACGTATTCCAATGATAGCTGAGCGGATTTGACCTGTCGAACTGATGTACCAATATTTGTAGTCAGATACAGGTTTTTCGATGTCCTCCAATTTGACATGGACTATATTGTCATAACTACCATCTATTTTGATATAAGTGTCAAAAGGAGTGATGGGGTTTTGAATAACTCCGGTTTGGTTGTGCCCTCGGTAGGTGAACATAACGTGTGAACCAGATTCAAAAGGATAAGTTCGTTCGGTTTCGGTAAAGTTGGTTTTGTCATTTATATTTACAAAACTTGGGAGAACTTTACCATCTCGTGTACGATAACTTTTCGTATTGTCATCCCAAAAGAATGTGTCACCTTTTCGGGGTTTGTCTTCACCAAAGATGGGTAATGTTTTCTTGACTGTATATTGGGTAAAAGTTGTAGACATGATTTATTGTTTAGATAGTTAGTGATTTTGTTTGAAAAAATTCCCACAGGTCTTTTACCGATCAGGACTATTACACCTGTGGGAATGAACGATATGACTAAAATGTTTAAACTTCTGCTTCTTCTTCAAGTGGTTGAATAGATTTGATTTCCACCACTGAACTTGGGTGGTAGCATCGCCAGTCACAACGGTCGATGTCCCAGTAAGAGTTGAAACCATATTCACCCGGACCATAACCACCTTGTGGGCGGTAGTTTTGTTCGGAGATGTATTCAGGGTCTGTGGTACCCTTAGCTTCTCGGAGTTCACCATTCTTTTTGACGTAGGTGAAAGTAACGATTGACGTTTGGAGAGCTTTACGGAGTTGTTGAAGGGTTGTCATGATTTCTTTATTTAGAGAGTTAAACTTTTGTTTTCTTTTTACACTACAAAGATACTTGATTTTTTTGACCTGACCAAATTTTAAGTGCTAAAAATTTGTTAAATCTTTTATCTTATGTAATCCTATTAAAAAAGGATTCTTTCAAGAAGTGGTCGTTGGGGTGGATATTTAACCAATATATCATCTTCCAATAGATTGAGTAGTTTCTCAGCATGTTCTCTAATTGGATGATTCCCATCTCTGGTAGTTAAATCTACTTCACCATCAACCCAACTGAATGGAGGATAAGTCTTGATAGTTTGCCATCCCCACCATCTACGTTTTTGGATTTTAATGATTTCATAGTCATAATTTCCAGTTGTGTATAAACGATATTTAGTTTTCGTTGCCATAATTTTTTGTTTAGAGAGTTAAACTTTTGTTTTCTTTTTACACTACAAAGATAATTGATTTTTTTGACCTGACCAAATTTTAAGTGCTAAAAATTTGTTAAATCTTTTATCTTTCATCTTGTGTAATGTTGTTTTTTAATTACAATACAAAGTTACAGGATTCATCTGGTTTCTCCAAATGAATCCTGTTAAAATATTAAAAACATTCTATTTAGTTTTGTTGTCGTGATTTGATAGAACTTTATAAACATTACTTTGAATACTTACCATCTCATCAAACAACTCAACCACACTATTATATTGTGTTTCTGTGATTTCTGTACATTTTACATTAGGGTGAGGGTTAAAATTCTCACTATAAGGATTGTCGATATACTGTTCAGATACAAAACTTTCGGTTTGAATTGACATGAATATTCCATTCTCCATATAAATGTCATCAGAAATTTCGTAGAATCGTTTCGTCCAAAAACCACCAACAGGTTCGTCATAATCTGTTATTTGAAAAACCGATTTGACTTTTTTGTTAAGGTCTTCCAATACGAAATAACGACCAACTAAGTTATTGTAGAATTGTAAACATTGTTTCTCTTTATCACTGAGATTAAATTGTTTCTCTTTACTGTGATGATATACTAAATAATCTCGAAGAGTTGCGTCAGGGTGGTCTACTAAATAATCCGCCGCATCATTTAATTCTTGTGAACTCATTGTTTATAATTTTAGTTGTCAAAAAGTATAGACAAGTTGGTTGAATGCATTAATCACCTCATTATATTGTTCTTTGGTGATTTCAATAACTTCCAAACCTTCATAATCTTCTTCTTTAATTCTTGATTCTTTATGGAAGATTTGATAACGTAGTTTACCATAAGGACTATACTTGAATACATTTTCATTAACATAGTGGATATAGACATTTTCAATCTTATAACTCTGGGTTTGGATTTCAGGAACATAGAAAACCATAGTCGTATTACTCTTGTGATCAATAAGTTTGTAATACTTATCTATGTATTCATCATCCTCTCTAATCCAAGGTCGTAGTTTATGTAACTTCTCGGTATCCTGTTCCAACATATATGAATCCGACCACTCAAGGAAACCGGAGTAATTACCTTCGGGATGTTCTTTTAGATAGAGTTCCATTAGTTCATTTTCACGAATTACCTCTGGAACATCATCATCATCATTTAATTCATCTCGATAAGGATTTGTGTAGTTTTCATAATTTGGTTCTTCTGGTTCTCGTTTTTTTAGAGACTCATAGGCCAATTCTTCCATTGTAATATTCTCATTCATTTTCAATATGTTTAGTTTCTATATGTTCAATTTGATTGAATACATCCAAAAGACCATTGACTTCTTCTCTCATATGTGAATACTCAAATTCACTTATTTCAAAGACTTCAATTTTATTAACATCATAATCTAAATCGACAGTTGAATATGGATTGTCAAAGATATATAGAGGGATTTCTTTGTCCCATTCAAACTTTAATGACTGTTGATAATCCCCATCAAGGTTTGTGTGATTGATGAATTTAAATATTGTGTGAGTTTTGGCGGTGTCATTTGAAACATGGTCAACCTTAAAGTAAAGAATTTCAGCGTCTCCATTAATCTTAATCACAAAATATTTTCCTACCAATGTCTTAAACCACTGGGCATACTCACTATTGTTATCCAGTTCTTCAAAAAATTTAGTTTTAACATAGTATTGTTTAAATTCTTCAAGAGTTGCGTCTGGATGAATAAAAAGATATTGTTTTAGTTCCTTAAAATATTTTTCCATAGTTATAACAGTGAAAGTTTATCAGATGATGCTTGTATTTTTTGTATTTCATTCATAGCTTTTATATACTCATCAGATGAAATTTCTACATATCGGTGTGGATTAAGAGACATTTCTTCAATAAGGGCATATGGATTATCAAACTTATCGAATGGAACGTTGTGATTATCCAGTCTTGTAACGGTCACACTTTGTTGTTCATCATAGTTGTCAAAATGAACTTCATACAATTTTTTAGTCAATCCTCGTTTTGTGTCAAGGTCAACTGCAGACAACAAGAAATAACACAAATACTTATTAGGGATAGTAAGTTTGAAACATTTACCTACTTGTTCCTCAAACCAAGCATTGTATTTTATTTTTCTCATGTTACGTTCCTTCTTTTCTTCCTGAAGGTAATCATAATATTCTTGTAGAGATGCCTTGGGATTATCTTGTAGGAAATCTCTAAGTTTTTGTAATCCAGAACCCATTGTTATAATTGTTTTACTAAAGTTATTGTATCATCACTATTTTCCATCAGAGGTTTATACCCATTACGAATATACCATTCAAGTATGTCATTGGGGACAACCTTATTATAATCAAGATATACTTCTGTCATACCTGCTTCCTTAGCCAACTGTTCAGCCTTTTGTAGAAGTCTTGTAGCAATACCTTGTTTACGTTTATCTTCGTCTACATACAAACAATAGATATAAGACTTAACCGGATATATCAAAGAAATTGGTTCATCATATATATCCAAGTGAACCGTACCACCTTCTTCAAAAATCAAATCTGTGGTTCGGTCTTTCCAAATTTGATGTTGTACTTTAATCATGTTGTTGTTCATCAATTACGTCAATATCTTCATTTAAGAACTCCATTGTGTTTAGTTGAGAGGGTTGAAAATACTTCTTGACCAAACGAATATAATCATCTTTTGAGATTTCATATATCACAGAGTCAGGGTCATTTTTTCTCTCGATATTACCCAACCAAGGATTATCAAACATCTCCAACCATTCCTCACAGTCATATTGGATATTTGTTTGTACTTCAGTGGGGTGTCCATACTTGTCATAGATAGCACAAGCTTGGTAACATTCTTGAGCGTAGGCTTCTTGTTTTTCCAAGTCAACATGGTCAACTTTGAATATTTCTCGATACAGGAAAGTAGGAGTTTTCATATCTTCCTTAACAAAATATCGACCTACCAAATTACCATACCAACAATTAGCATATGAAGTTTTAATGTCTTGATCTTTTTCGATACGTTTGAGGTGTTTTAGATATTCTTCAAGGGTGGCTTCAGAATTAAACTCCATATATTTTTCTACATTAAATATTTCTTCACTTAATTTTGCCATGATTACAACTCATTAATTTCGTTACTTTTATATTTTTGATATGTAATTTTTTGATTTTCAGGATAGACTATATAATTAAAGTCTGCATCACTAAAACCAGGGTCATATTCTGGTTCAAAACCTGATGACAACAACTCCCAAAGATAATCTCTACCGGATTTTGGTTTGTCAAGAAGGAGTTTCAATTTCTGTCCAATATAGTGGGGATAACCATCTTGTGATACATATAACTCAACAGGTTTCTCACTTCTTGAATCTATAATCTTTATTTTACAACTTGTGCTCATAGTTAATCTATTATTAAATTATATCACTATCATAACTAATCTCAACATTTCCAAAATAAAGACCTACATGGGCATATCCATCTTCATTTTGATATGAAATCTGAAGGTTTTCCTCGATAAAGTCTGTAATGAATCTACTAAGGAACTTACCATTTTTCTCCACCCATTGATAATATTCCTCATTCTCTCGGTCTCTTTGTAACTGAGAATAGTTTTCATTAATTTGGTCAATAGTTTTTTGATGTTCGATACGTTCTTGTTCCAGTTGTTTGTTTACTTCCAGAAGGTGACGTTCAAGTTCATCACGAGTTAATTTGTTTGCCATATCCATTTAATTTCTATTGAGTTTAAGAATTGACCTCTAATCATTTTTTTATTTTTGAGAGGGTATTGAAAGAGCTCATAATTTTTCCAACCCTTTACAATAAGGTAGTTAAATCTCTTGAAACGAAATCCATATTTTTTGATAGGTCGGCCATAAAGGTCAATCTTATCTTCACAGGTACCAAAGTTTATAATCATCTTGTTGTTTGATTTAAGATTAATTGGGTTGGGGAGATTGTTTCACTCCCCTTCCCAGATTTTATTTATCACCTCGACGGATATTCCACATTGAGTTTGTTCCACCACCCAAAACAATATCAACATTGGGATTGGCTTTATCTACAATCTTCAACATGATAAACTGTTCAGGGGATAGGTTCATCTCTTTCATATACGCCTTGTCGGCCTCAGCACGAGCGATCTCAGCTTTCTTACGGGCTTCCTCTTTTTCAGCCAGTCGTTGTTGAGTTTGACGAGCTTGAATTGCGGCGGCGGTGTTATTCATCTCAGCCAGTTGTTTGTCATTAGGTTTAGCTCGACCTGTGATGACTTCTCGAACTTCAACAGGAAATTCTTTCTTCTTTGACAGATTTTGAATATGTGTCACCAGTTTATTCTTTACTGCGGTATCAATCTGTGTACAAACTTCTCGGTTAGACATTAGGTCAAAAGGACTATACTTTGAAATCTCCTCACGAACGAAATTACGATATACTACTTCAATGTTATTCTTGAACCAATCAACACCATAGTTCTTCATTAGAATAGGAGATTTACCCGGTGTGATTTGGAGGGTGATATATGTCGCATAGTCCAGAGGGGTGTTATCATTAGACATAATATCATCAAAATCAACATCATATCGTTGGGGTGTGATTTTGAATGTTTCTGAACTTGTAGATGCACAACACCAAGTCAGACCAGTTTGAACAGGGGTATCATCAACACCACCATGACCAAAAAACCAAGGCTTGTAAATAAGAACCGCTTCCTCATCAGCATCAGGAGTAACCATATGACAAGAGGACATAGACATCATGGTAACAATGGCCATGACAAAAAATAGAAACTTCTTAAACATAATTTATTTGAGATTTAATTAACTTTTGTTTACTTTTTTACATGAACATCTGTAATGTAACTGGGTTTCTCCATTGATGTATAAGACATATCATCTATCTTTATGACACGATATTGACTGTCAAAACTTACAAACATCGGACCAGAAACTTTGACACTTCCTTTATAAAACCAGACAAATTTGGGTTTTATTTGATAACTTACCTTAGCATCTGTTTCTTCTATTATTTCAATACAATCAGGTCTTCCATATGCTTCCAAGATTTGTATTGATGATAGAGGGTGTGTCTCAGGTTCTTGTTCCCATTTTTCGATATATCCTTTGGGATTGAGTGCCCCAAATAACATAGACTTACGAAATCTTTTCGTCTTGTAGTTAGAATACATCTCCGATAGTAATAGAAATATAACAAAAACAAGACCTGTTATAATAAAAATAGTTGTCATTTTTCTTCAAACATATTATGGAGTTTATAAAATTCTCTTTTCAACATAGTCAACACCCTGATGTTAGGTGTTTTGGGAGGGTTACTGGATAGACATGATTCTTTTTCAGTGTATCCATATTCTTCACCATACATATCAAGTATGAAACGACAGATGGCTTGTGATCTTGATTTACCAGCTCGACAGTGAATATAGAAATTACGACCTTTATTTCGTTCAATAAATTCTACACATTTCTTAGCTTGGTCTTCACTGATACCTAAGAACGTTGTCCCTTTGTATAGGAATTGGTCATCATTCACATCATCAAATTCCATATTCAACACATTATCTGTATCTTTTTGGAACCAGTGATATGTTTCTTCATGGAGATAGTTGTTAAGACAATCCGGTGTTCCAATGATAGAGATGAACGCCTTGTCTGTTTCTCTCTCCACATTTTCATCGCTGATATTCATTCGCCACATCTTAATGTCGAAGTCAGCTTGTGAAAAAACACTTATTCGATTTACCATGACAGTTCACCATTTACTTCCTTAACATCATTCCATTTGAGACGGTCATAGCTTGGGAAAATGATACACTCACCTTTTGAGAACAACTTTCCATACATATCAGTTGCATCACAAAAGACCTCATCATCATTAATATCGCACGAAAACATAATGGTCTCAAATTCAGAAACACCATTAAATGTTACTTCACCATAGACTGTAGTGTAGAGTGTGATACCTTTTTTACAATGTCTTAGTATATCAGCGAGATTTATCATAATATTTTTTTTACGATTGATTGAATATCCTTAATGTCTTTTGTTCGATTGTATTCTTTCTTTTTGTTGATACAGTCGATAGGTCGTTCAACCCAGAAACCAGTCACAACAGGATCCTTTGATTGGAATTGAATATCTGTTCCAAAGTCGGTAGTTTCTTTGTCCACCAACCATATATCAATGTGTTTATCACCTTTCATATATAGTGACATGGGTTTTCCGGGTGATGTTTCTTGTCCCATTACACGTTCTTGGATATTGTTTACCCAGAGAATAAGTCGACGATAAGCTTCTATTTCATCATGTTTTACTCGGATAACAATGTCTATGTCAGTGGCGGCGTCTCTATTTTCAGGGAACAAACCACAAATATCAAGAGCGATACTTCCACACACCATCATGTCATAGTGAGGAACACCAAGAATTTCAAGGATGGTGATAGCTTGTTCGAGAGTTTTATAATTTTCAGCAATCATAATTAATAGATGTTATAAATTTCTTCTTCAAGTTTATAGAGTTCATTAGAGAGGCGGATGTAAATTCTATCTCGAATCTCACCTGTTTCTTCATCACATTCACTATACATGAGGTCACGAAGTTTTGCATCTATTGTTTCATGTAGGTGAACCAATTTTTCTTTGAGGTCGTATTTGTCCATTTTATTTGAAATTAGAGGTTAGACTTATTTGAGGTGATTTGACAACACCTTATAAAGAGCATTTGATTTTTTCTCAAATTCTTCAATATCAATCATCTCTGGTTCTTCATTCATCCATTCTTCTTTGGTTTTCTTTTGGATATTAATGAATTTGTCAGCGATTGTGAGTTGATTAATCAGAGTTTTTGAGTGAGAAATGATAAGAACACCTTTGTATTTGTCCTTATTTTCAGTCAAGTAGTCATTGATATATTTACCCCATGACATTTGCATAGAAGCACTCATACCAATTTCAGGTTCATCAAGTACGATATAACGGTCATCTGAACAACTAAACAAACCTTTGATTCCATTCATTGTGTTACTTGATGTTGCTACCCAAGATGTGTCACGAAGGAAAACACCACCACCACCCATTTCACTATGAAGTCCGGTTCGTTTATCCATAGAAGAATCCGCAACAATCACCTTCTCACCATTGTTCTTTCTTTTGAGGTCAGAAGCAAGGACTTTTCTAATAAGTGACTTACCTGAACCATTGTCACCTGTAAGGATTGTTACCTTTCCAAGTTCAATCTGTTCAAGAGCATCAACTATATTGTCGAAGGCTTGTTCAGCATATTCTATGTAATCTTGTTCTGTCATTATATCTTGTTTTTTAATTACACTACAAAGTTACAGGTTTTTTCTAACATCTCCAAATTTTAAGTGCTAAAAATTTGTTAAAAGTTATTTCCCCATCCCCATTATTATCAAACTATCAAAAATGTCATCAAGAATATTATCCATCACATTTCCATATATACCATCAACAAAATCTTCATCAAAATCCGACTGGTCAAAATACTCAAATACAAATTTCTTTATTCCACCATTGTCAATTTTTTCAGAAACAACCTCCCAAGAAGATTCACAACTGATAAACTCATCAACAACTAACTGAGCTACTTCGGCGATTACTTCATCCCATATCTCTCCACAATCCTCACGTGCTGATGATAGTTCGGACTCACTATATCTATTATCATACTTTTTCATTTACTAATTCAACTATTGTATTAATTAATTCTTTATGTTCATTAAAAAAATGTGCAGTTTCAGTTGTCACTCCCCCCCAATGTACTCGACCTACTCTCCAAAGAAAATAATTCTGAAACTTTTGACAGAGATATAAATCATCATCATTATTGACTGCATAAGACAAGGCATCTAAAAAGTCATGTCTTATCCACTCTCTTAATTCTTTAATTGTAAAATCTTCTTTCTTTTCAATCATAATATTCATCTTTTTTATAAGAGAAAAATTCGTCATTGTCATATCCATAAACTCTATAATTATCACGAATCATATCCATAGCATCATCATAGATGTGACAAATCCATTTATATTCTATTGCGAAATCTTCAAAGTATTCTTCAACTTCCTTAAATCTTCCTTCACCATTGAAATCTACATCAATCATTTCAACTTCATGTCCTTCTAAATAAACATTAACAAAAGTTGAAGATTTTAGGATGATTTGGTACACTTTATTAACTATTTCCTCATAATATTTGGGATTATTCAATAGTTCTTTCGCAGTAATTTGAGGTTTCATTGTTTTAACCAGTTTTTTGATAGGTAGGGTAATTCTTGAAATTTGGCTTGGACTGTATATCCGGTTAACCATTTTATCGCACGAACATCTGTCGTCGTAATCTCATCATCTATTTTAATCACAGTTCCGGATATATTCAAACAATCATTAGATGGAAATTTACATAGACCTGCTTTCAATAGACCACATTGGTATTTTACATCATGGATTAACTCATAATTAAAGGGGATTTCAATATCAAGTTTAGTTTTTGTTTCATGGGATTTCTTATAACTCATACATTTATCCCTCATAGGACAATCCCAACAACCAACCTCATTTGGTCTATAATAATGTGCATTTGGATCCCTTTCCAGATTATGTGTATGGGCAATTAAACATGAAGTCTTTCTAAAAATAGGGACATCATAAGACTTAGCAATTTCTCTCAGTCTATTATCTCTCTCATCAGATATAAATTTCTTCAACCCAAACTCATGTCCATCATACGGTTTGAAATGAATATCTTGACTTTCTAAATATTGTTTTAGTGAGGGGTTGACCTGTAATCCTGAATACCCAATAGATGTTTTATATTCAGAAGCAGTTCGACATACAAAGTCAAAGACATCATCAGAGTCATTTACATCACGAATGATAGGTCTGAACTCAATGTTATACTTGTAATTACTTTGAGAAATGACATCGAGATTGTGAATAAACCGTTTTAATGTATTACCATCATAAGGAGAATCATAACCAAAAGTAGATAAACCAAAATGAAGGTTCAAGTCAAAAGTTTCCAAAATAGGAAACTTTGATATATCTCCTTTGGTGATTATGATAACTGGGCCTGTATGACCAACACTTTCCAATCTCCTAAGTTTCTTTACAGTATCATCAACTTGTAGAAGGGGATCTCCATACATCAAATTAATCGCAACCGGAAAACTTTTGAAGATGGGATTGATTTCTTCTGGTAAAATGTCATAGTTTAATTTGTCAGTTTCAATCGCTCGACAATACTTACAACCAAAACATTTATTTAGACCATGTGAATAACTGACGAAACTTTTCGTAAAGTATAGGTCTTTAATTAAATCATTCATCCCACAATTTTATAAAAACATATATTAAAAGACAGATAGTCACGACAGCTAATGCCATGGCTATCACTAATAGAATATCATTGACCGACATAATCTTTAGAATGTAATTTCAGTGAATAGACTTCATCAAGCATTGTGACAACTTCTTTTAGTTTATCACATATCTTGTCATACTTATCAATAATCACATTTACATTTTGGGGAAGTGATGTATAACCACTATATCCATAATGTCGTTGGAGTTCTTGATAGAATGAATTTTTATCAGTCTTATCTGAGAAGTATTTTATAAAATCAGTAATGTCATCTTTCATTGGTTGGTCACATTCTTTCTGAGCATCCAACCAACCATTTATATAACTATCAACATTTTTCTTAGAGAGATTGTTGTCATTATATAAAATGTTCAGAGCTTTCTGTTTGACTTCTTCTGTCTTAAACTTTTTCATTTTTCTTTGTTTAATTTTTTGTTTATTTTTTTAATATCCCTAATGTTCTCACAAATATCAAAGTAAACATTAATGATCAACCAACAAAACAGAGAGGCAACCACAACCACAAAGAAACATAATATACAAAATGTTAGTGTCGCCATTTTTCTAATTGTTTTTCTTTTCTATCGAGAATACTGTAGGTTATAACGTAGATAATGATTTCGAGTCCAAAGATAATGGCTCCAATACCTGCACAGTAACACATAATCATCAAAACGATAGCATGAATTCCTGTAAACATACCTTACTTATTATTAATCTTCATCTCCTGCATAGTAACAAACAGAACTGAACAACAGAGCCATGACACCGATCCAAGATGAAATTGACAGGATAAGGTCAATCAATCTGTCTTTTCTGAGGGTTTCTTTTGAGGGGACAGGTCGAGTTTTATAATAGTTCTTTGTGATTTTTCCAGTCAACCAGAAGTTAACTATACAACCAAGAACATAGATGATAAAAATAATTAACCAAGTGCTCATAATCAATTTTTATAAATGTGAAGTTGAATTATTAAGATGATATAAACTACAACGGATCCCCAAGAAAAGAGTGACATTATAAAGTGAAATATCAAATCACGTTGTATGTTTTTGAACCTAAGAGATGATTTTTTGTAATCACTCAATATGATATGGATAGTATAAAGTCCAAGACAATATGCTACTAAAATACCTAAAATATATCCTATCATTTCTGGTTGAATTTATTTCGTGCATATAACAGGAGGTCATTTACCATATCAACAGAAATCTCATCAGGAATAACAGATTTAGATATTTCTTCATCCATTTGAGATTTAAGTTCTGTTAGTTTAGACATCAACTCATCATAAGTATATTTTCTATTTCTAACATCAAGGAGAAAATCAGCATCAATTCCTCTACGGTCAAGTTTAAGTCCTTCACCCTTAGCTACTTCAATCGCCATAGAAATCAGACGGAAACAGTGACACATATTCTTAGCATCATAGAACTTCGCTGAGTTTTCTTTTTCGAGTCCTTCAAGGTTGTTTTCATACCGAGCTTTGTTACGGTTTTTCTTCCAATCCTCATACTCACGATATTTCTTACAATGTTGTCTATAACCATTTTCATTGTAAGACATATAACAAATAGGTGTAGAACCTTTTAATGTTTCTGAAAAACGGATTTCATTACTTGAACCCACATTAGAAATGATACCGCAGTGTTTACCAAAAGGAGTTTTAATTTTTTCATAAAGATTTTTCATTACCCAAGACCATTTCATTTCGGTCTGGTCAAATTTAGATGTTAAAGTTGTATATACATAGTTCAAGAATTTGTCATTACGATTTTTTTCGTCGGTGAAAAATTCTTTTGTGATACCATTTAGTTCAATGTGTTGACCAAAGTCATAGAACACATCAAACATATTAGGCATATTGGGCACATTTACCAATCCACAGTTACTTTGGTCAAGACCTCGTTCACTGAGCCAAGTTTGAATGTTTTGACTACCCTGTCCCTTAAAAGTATAACAAAAATCGAGGGGAGTCTTTCTAACCATCTTCTCAATGTCCCAGTGAATTTTCTTATCTTGTCCCTGAGCCTTTTTAATCTGAGACACAGCATAACCACCAAAAGGCATGAAACATTGTTTGGTGATGAATTGGTCACGATACTTTTTGATATTCGTAATGATGGGGTGTTCATACAAGACCTTATCATCAGGAACGAACAGGGCTTCCAATACAGTGGGGTTAGATGATAGGAGTAGTCTCATGAACTTACCTATCTCCCACCAACAGGTATCATGTTTCTCATCACAGATTTCATTCTGGTAATCAAAACCAAGGTCAAGAAGTTGATTTGAGGGAGCGATATAGATACCACCTTCATCAACGTCACTTGTTTCGACATTGGTACCATAGACCTGTGAACCCCTTATGTAACGATATAAGAGAAGTCCTTTATCTTCTATGTCTTTGAATGTTAGTTTCATTTTATTTCATCATTTTACGATTACCATTTTGGTCAACCTCATAGAGATTATACCATTCAATGTCCGGTTCATTCAAACCCCAAAACTTAACGAGGTCATCCTTTGTCATTTTTTTACCTGAGTAAGAGGGTTTGAGAAGGGTGTCATTAAAGACTTCTTTAACTTCGGCTTGATACATGATAGTTGTTGTTATAAAGTTTAGGGAATTTGTTTTCTAACTCGGTTTCGATTTGATTAATGTTCATCTGTGTTTCAACTTGTTTAATCATCCAAGGAACATAGTTTTCATCATAATCCTCTCTGTCTTTGAACTCTTTGAGAACCTTATCTGTTTTGAAATCTCTAATCGCCCAGTCTGATGTGATACCTGAACGACCAGTTGAGAAGATTTCAAGATAACGAAGGTAACTATCTACCAACCAATCCCAACCAAGGACATTATATAGATACATAACCATCGGCCAGTTAAGTAAAACCAAGTCTTCTTTCTCAATGATTTCTTCACTGACAAGATTTCCATATTGGTAACAACAATGTACATCAAGGAGATATACCATGCCTTTTACTTTATCACCAAAATCTTCAGTGATTTTTACCAAACCCCAATCATATTCTTCACCCAAGTATTCTGAGGTGAGTCCTATGAAATCACCTTCCTCATTATTGTGGACAGTGAATAGGGGTGAACGGAGGGACTTTCTTGCATATTTACTAAGACACTTGGCCTTAACTATATACAATTTACCTAAGTAGTTGTGGTCGTAACTAAACATATTCTTTAAGTTTTAGAAATAACTGGGATAATTGTCTGTTGAAATGATTTTTACATCATCTATTGAAATGTTAACATTAGATAATTGTGATTCTTGACCATAATCACCAGTATATGACATTTCAATAGATAGATTATTTTTTAGATAATCTTTGATGTATCTATCCAAGAACTGACCGTTTAATGTTTTCCAGTTTTCATATGCTGTGTCAAACTGGTCAAGTTTTTGGATGAGTTTAATATTTTCAGTTTTCAAATCAGTCATCTCATTGTTTAGACGTCTGATTTCATCTCGAAGTTCCTGTTTAGTTTCCATTTTTAGTGGTGTTTATTAATTACACTACAAAGATACAGGTTTTTTTTCAGTCCTCCAAATTTTAAGTGCTAAAAATTTGTTAAAGTTTTTGGTTGTTTAGACTAATGTAAGGAAACTTTACTTCCATCACATTCGCAATAATCTCATTTACTTTGTCCTCCGGAAGTTTATCATCAACATATTTCTTCACTCCCTCTGAAATTTTAGTTGAGATTAAACTGTAAGCCTGTTCTTGAATTAATTGATTAATCATGTCATTCAAATGTTTATCCAGACTTGAAACAATTTCTTCGTTCAATCCTGTTTCAATCCAACGATCAAGTTCCTGAGAAATCATCTGGTTCAACTCATCATTGAATTGATTTAGATGTTGTATCGTAAACTGATGAAGATTTTGAACTTCCATTCTTAGTAGTGAATGGTTAGGTAACTCTTTTTCCATATCTATGTTATTTTATTAATTTATATGATTCGTCAAAATTGCCACGAAATCTTTCGCTCGTGTTAGACCTACATATCTTAGTTGTCTTTGTATTTTTTCATCACCACACTTATTTGAAATGTCGATATCATTCAATAGTACATTTCCAAAAGTACAACCTTGTGATTTGTGGATAGTGTGAACATAACCAAAATCAACTACCTTAGCTTGTAATAGGTTTCCATATTGGTCATATATATTATCATTTACAAACAATAACTCATCCAGTGCTTTGATACGTTTCAACACCATTCCTTTTTGGATAGGTGTTTCACAATCTTTATATCTTCGCCACTGTTCAACTTTCTCATAACATACAATTTTACAAGCCTCATAATTGACAGGATTATTTCTCACATCTATATAAGGTATTTCCAAAGGTGTTCCTATCGCATCTGAAATATACATATCTGTTATTGTAAGTTCCAAGTCACCACAATATGAATGAATTAAATCCTTTACTCTTTCTTTACGTTCTGATATTATTTCATCAACAGTATAACTTTCAGAGTTAAGGAAACGATAAGTTCCATTGTGATAACCCCAATTACTATAAGACATTAATGGTTCACCCGGTTCAGGAATTAGACCATATCCAAGTTTTTTTCTAATCACTGAGTTTAGTTTTTCAACATTATTATTTGTGTATGTCAAAATTCTAAAATAATTAGGGTCTGTTTTTAGTCCATCAATATACTTATCAATAATTTCTATTAGTTCATTTCCTGTGGTTATATATCTGACACCTTTATCTCCCTCATACTTAGATGAATATGATAGTTCTCCTTCTATTCTCACTTTGGTTGCTTCTTCCAAAATAGGGACATCATCAGTTCTCTCTACTTTTGTGAGTTCGATGTTTTTATTCTTATCTCTAAATACAATAGAAATATCACCTTCATTCACAGGAGCTAACTGGGCAGGATCACCAATGAAAATAATCTTACAACCATGTGCTTCACTTTTTTCAATGACATCTTTATAATTATCTTCAGACAACATAGACGCCTCATCAATAATTATAATACTATGGTCTCGGATTTCATCTTTGTCAGCATATGTTCTTTTCTTTTTGGAAGCGTCAAACTCATTACCATCAAGGTCATATTCAATCATAATACCAAATAGAGAGTTGACTGTATATACTTTCTTACCCACTTTTGATTTTAAGACCGCCGCCGCCTTGTGTGTAGTCGCCGCGAATAGGATAGGTCGATATGTCCAGTAACGAGCATAGACAATTTCCATCATAGTCGTTTTACCTGTTCCAGCCCATCCCATTATTGTGAGCACTCGATTATCAGGATTGTTGTCTTTTATGAATTTGTCAACCTCATCGAGTGCATCTAATTGTTGGTCATTTAATTTGAAAGGTAACTTAATGGAAAAATCTCCTATTGTGTTCAGATATGTTTTGTTCATTGTTTCTCAAAATAAAATAAACCATCCCACTCCAACTCTGTTACCATGTTGTATTTCTCAGCAAGACGGTAAATAAATGGTTGTTTAACTCTTGACATCAGGGTTTTCAATTTGTTCCTAAACCCTTCTATTGTCAGTACATCTTTATAATAGTTACATTGACGACAAGAAGGCATCAGGTTGTCTATATCATTCAAATCTATATCTTCTTTTTTCCAATATGAACGATATACTGAAACAACATGGTCAACTTGCATATCTTTCATCTCCAACTCACATCCACAATATGCACAGTGACCGTTGTATTTTTTATAAACTTCCTCCCTGAGTTTTTTACTTATCGGTTTTCTTTTCATAACTTCTTAAAAATTAGAAAGTTGAATCATTTTCAGTTCAACTTTCTATTGTATTATCGTCGGCCTCTACCACCGTTATTATGTTGTTGTGTATTCGGTTTCCCCTGTGGTCGGTTGTTAGATTTATTTTGTCTAACTTGTGGTCGGTTGTTGTGTCGAGGTTGTGTTCTATATTTAGGTTGGTATCCACGAGGCCTATCATAATAATGGTGTCGTGAATGATTGTAGAAAATCCATCTCTTTACTGGGACAAAATTCCTAATAAAAATACCACTTTGATTATATAGACCTACCTCAATACCACAAGGTAGAAGTTCCCAATACACATTACTTGGAATAGTTCCCACAATGTGATATGAATAAAACCCATCATTCACAAAGGCCGGGTCATTGATAAGTCCGGTGATGACATAATCATAATAAACTGGTCGATAATCACTGTCAACACTCTGAGCCACCACACATGATGTCAGTCCAATAAAAGACATCAATAGACAAACTATGAATTTTCGCATTGTCTTCATTTATTTAACCATTTATTTTTTAAGTCTTCTCTGTTTTCTTTGTTAGCAATCTCATAAGAAACAATATCCCATACACTTCTGGTATATTCCTGTCCTTCTGGGTTTACTTTAACTACTTGTGATTTGTAGATGAAACGACCAAACTTTTTATCATCAGAAACCAAATTCCAATCATTTCCAGTCTGTTCCAAACACAACTTAACTTGTTCATCTGAATTGTGTCCTCTCAGGGTGTTGTGTGAGAGATATGTCTGACAAAACTGATTCTTTGAGTTCTTAATACAATCTATCTGACGGTATAAGAACCAAGCTAACATATCATTCTCATTAGGAACAACCCATACCTTACAGTCGAACACATAATCTTTCATTTCAAAGATGTGGTCAAATCTGGGGACAAGTTTCAACTCATATTCAATCATCAACTTTGTGAAGTATGATGTTGCAATAGAGGGAATGATGGACAAAAGTTTACACATTCTACCATCAAAGGGTACACAGGTTTCATTAGTGTCTCGAATGACAAGACTAATTTCATCTGATTGAACAAAAGCACCTACACAATTTTGGATATTCTTACATAGATACTTCGCAGTTTTATTCATCATCTCAATAAACTGCTCATCAAATGGTTTCTCAAATTTGTTTTTGATTAATGTGGAAAAATTCTTACCATCAATCATAACCATAATGTAACCATTTGGAAGAAGTCGATAATCAGTCAGACTTCTGTAATACTCACATTTTTCTTTTAGGGTTCGGAAAATCATAACAATTAATTTTGAATTTCACTATAAAAATAACAAACTCAGCCAAGTTTAAGTTAACATTGACTGAGTTTTTACAATTTTTAGTAATTCATTATCATTATGTGTGTGACGTTCGTGTCATTTCTACCCATAAAATTGACTTGGTATTTCTTGTCAAACGTCACAATCCTGATTCCGGGTTTGTTATACAGGTCATAAATGAAATCTGTATATTTAATATCTACCATCCACTTAGCTTTACATTCATTGATAAGATAGTTCGCTAATCTAATTTGGTCATCCTTTGTAAATTCATTCTGGGCATAAGTGGAGAAGGTACTGTCATAAGGAGGATCCAAGAATATAAAATCATTCTCGGTTGGATTACATTTCTTCAAAAATTCCTCAAAGTCAAGATTGAATATAGAGGTCTTATTGAAATGTTCCATCACCTCATCTGACTTGTAATAATTAGTTTTACTTGATAATGATTTTTTATTATATCCCATTCCTCCATAGGGTACATTAAATTCACCATTGTCATTATACCTAAACATCCCTGAGTAAGCATAGTTCCTAATAAAAAAATACAAGGCACAGTGGAGAGTTCTATCTTGTTTAGTTAGTTTCTCATCATTATACAAAGTTCGATAAGTCATATACAGAGCAGAGTGAATGGCGGTTTGTATATTATCATCAGCCATCATTAGGTCAAGTTCAGTATTATTCTCATCCAACTTTTTCATTCGTTTCATCTTGCGAAATAAATTCGTTTTGAGTTCTTGAATAAAAGTCCAATTAGTTTTCTTAAATGAATCAGGACAGATACAATCAATATTATCTTTATAGTCTTCACAATAAGCATCAATCATATCTTTTACTCTACTCTCACGAATGACATCTTTCCAGAATATTGAGTATATACCATCAACTAAGTATTTTTTGGATGTGAGAAATAAATGTTTTACTAACCCCCAAGACTTAATAATATCTCCAACATACTCAAAGAATTGATTATCAGAGGTTTTAATACATTTATATAGGTCTGTCAATTCCCACGAAAAGTCATTGATATAGTATTCATTGGCTTCTACACCCATGAATACAGAACCTCCACCCACAAATGGTTCAAAGTATCTATCAAATTCAGGGAGGTTGGGAATGATATATGGTAATTCTTTTTCTTTACCACCAGTATATTTAATTATAGGTGATAGTCCGGTACTTCTTTCCATATTACAAATGATGCCAGTGTTTTCTACAAACTGATTTATATGTTACATTACCTTGTTCGATTTCTACACTCGGACCTCCATATTCGATTTCACCATTGACAAATCTAATATGACAAATAGCTTTTCCATCACATCTATCAATCTCACAAGGGGTATCAATCTCAATAAATTCATCAGCAAGTGCCAATAAATGTTTACTCCCTTCAAATAACTCACCATTAATGTCAGTTTTTAGACCATAACAAAAGACATCAATACCTCTAATGTCGGCAATATCACATAGAGTTAACACATCTTCTCTTGTCAAAAACTGAGCTTCATCAACAAAAAGAACCCCAAAATCAAGTAATGATAAGGATTCTCTAAGGTCTTCAAAATAATATGTGGGTTCTTCATTTTTCGTAATTCGTGATTTCGTTACACCCCAACCAATGAATTTAGTGTCATTCCCAGTTGTTTCTCTGGTGTCAACACATGGTTTTACAATAATTGGATTTTTTCTTCGTCGTTTGTATGAATCAAATTGGGTTAACATTTTAGATGTCTTACCTGAACCCATACAACCATAATTAAATACTATCTTACCCATTCGTTTCTTCAATTTCTTTTTTAATGTAATATGTCAATCCCCATACATTGTCATAGGTCACTCCACACAGTTCCCACCCCTGTCTACCAAGTGTGTTCAACTGGGCTTCTGAAACCTCCTTGTTGGTTCTAACTATTTTGTACTTATATCTTTTCATAACCTAAACATAACAAAAAAGAGAGAGGTCATGCGACCCCTCTCATGTTAAATTTTCTCAACCATCCAGTCAATCCAATCATCAAGTGAAAACAGGTAGTTCTCCGCTGACTCTAAATCATAAAACTTCCCAAAACTACCTAAACCATAAACATTTACTAAGGTATACATCACCAACAACTAACATCAGTAATGTCCTTTTCAACATTACAGTAAACACATCCGATTAAGACTGATGAACCAAGACCTCCGGGAATGAACTTATAATAGTAATGTTCACCTGTTGCGGGGAGGTTTCCATTAGCGAAGGAATGAGGACACACTTTCTTATGTTCCTCCATAAAGGCCAACGCTTCCTTTTCTTCTTCGTCGTTTAATTCAAAAGTCATCATAATTAATATCCTATTGTTGAACCTTCATATGTACGGTTCAACTGATTATTCACTTTATAGAACACACAACACTTAGGTATATCTTTAAGTTTTGTTGCTCCTATATATGTCATTGTACTTCTCAATCCACCAAGAAATTCCTCATTTACATCATCAACTGAACCTACATATGGTACCAAACTAACACGGCCTTCACTGGCTCGATACTTACGTTTTCCATCACCAAATTTTTCCTGAGCCAGTGATGAACTCATACCATAGAACAACTTGAACTTTTTGGTTTCATATACTTTTTCATGATTAACTACACCCATGACATAATTAACCACCTCTGTTGTTCGTTCATTTGTGAGGTATGTCTTTTCAACTATTTCTCCATCAGCTTCCGTTGTTCCAGCATACAAACTACCAATCATGATAAAATCCGCACCTGCTCCAAAAGCCTTACCAATATCACCCGGACAAGTAATTCCACCATCAGAACAACACATACCCCCCACTTGGTGAGCCGCATCCGCACATTCTATGATAGTTGATAATTGAGGGCGACCTACACCAGTTTGTTTTCTCGTGATACATTGTCCACCACCACCAATTCCAGCTTTGATTATGTCAGCTCCCGAAAGGATAAGGTCTTCAACAATATCACCAGTAACAACATTACCAACCATCAAAAGACAATTAGGATATACCTTACGAATATCAATGACCAGTTGTTTTACCTGTGGAATATAACCATTAGGGACATCAATACAAATGGACATACTATAGTCTTTACCACTGAAAACTTCTTCATTCAGTTGTTTCAGTTTATCAACACCATTGTCTTTTAGTCCAATAGAAATAAATGTTCGTTTTCGTTCATCGTCAGACAAACTCTTGAAGAAGTCAATAAGGTCATTAACTTCATGGTGTTTATGCAGACAGGCAAACAAACCAACTTTTAACATCTTCCTCGTCACATCAAAGTTACCGATTGTACCCATATTAGCCTGCATTATACCAGTTCCTTTAATCGTATAAGGACACCATTTGAATTTATACTCTCGTGTTATATCTGCATCTTTACGACTGGCGATAGTGGAACGACGAGGCTTAATCAAAACATCTGAAAAGTCTAACTCTGTTTTTTCTAATATCTGCATTTTTATTTTATTTTAGGATTTACTTTTTACCACCAGAATAACCATGATCGATTACATCTTCAATGGCTTCTGTTTCTTCAATCTCAAACTGACCAAGACGATATGATGAAAAGTAGAATAGGTCACTTACTTCATCAAAAATTCCACTAATTTCTCTAAGACAATTAGTCGCCTTGATATATGCCTTACGTTTAGCTCGACTCATTGCGATACGATAACCTGTGACATCATTGTTCTCATCATCAGGAGAAAGAGTTGCCACACCTGTTGACTTAGCTTTCCAAATATTCTTCTTGAAATCTCTCTTATACCCATACTTAGTCAGGATTGTTGCAATGGGTTCAGGAAGTGTTTTCAAACCAAGATTTTCCAACTCAGCTTCCAGTTTTGTGAATTTGAAACCAGACCATACCGATACAATAGTCCGATTTTCTACAGTCTTTTTGGAAATACTCGTGTCATCAAAAGTGAGCTTTATAAATTTATTATCCATATCTTTATAAGTATTAATTATTAAATTACATATTAAACATAACAAAAAAAGGATGAAAATGGACATTACGAAATAAAATCGTCAAAAAAAAGACCGGATAATTAAATCCAGTCTTTATGGGAGATAACCTGCCCGGTTGATAGAAACGTTCTCGAACACGCTAGAGAGGCTCAGCGGGACAAAACACACAGACCTGAGAACCTTGTGATACACAGTCACCCATGCACCCAACCCCAATGGATTTTCTATACCTTTGACACCTTAGTCCTATCATGGGGTACTGCCATGTAATAGTAACCCAAGATGTGATAGGTGTTCAAATATCTTGATATGAGACCACATACCTTCAACTATAAGACACCCCTTATTCGGTATAGACCATTTGAGGCCGACCTATTGTTACCAATAGGTGAACCAAGGTCTGAACCTTATTTCTCCGGTGGTCATTCCACCCTCACCCCACTCCCGTAGGAGTCAAAGGTTCGCCCCCTTCTTTTCCATTCATTTTGTGAACTAAATTATGGCTGACACCAACGTACTCCTATAGTTTTGTTCATCTCATAAAAACTCAAATTCCTTGTTTACCATCGTGGGTTGCCAGAAGATGATTTTTTACAGACTTTGTTCACCAAGAGTCCGAATAGAACACACATCCATTGCCTTTCAGATAGCCTCGGTTATCGGCGGAGAGGGAGGGATTCGAACCCCCGGACCAATAATGGCCAACGGTTTTCAAGACCGCCGCAATCGACCACTCTGCCACCTCTCCAAAATTTGTTTAACCAAATTTTTTAATTGTATCTTGAACTCGATTTAACCAACCTGTCAAGAATTGTTTTTGTGAAGGATTTTTAGCAACATTATCCTTATATCTTTGGATTCTTTGATTACCTAATTCCTTCGCAATTTCATCTTTATGAACTCCATTAGCATATGAAATTGTTGTTTGTCCAATCTTACCATCTACAACAATATTCACCTTACATACTTTATTTATGGCTTGTTGTAATAATTTAACTGAACCTACACAACCACTATTTACTGCATGATCATATAAATGAGCTGAGATTAATAAAGAATCAAAACTATCAATCTTCATAGTGTTATAAAAATTAGTGAGATAAAATTCCTCTACTAATGTTTGTAATTGTAGATTGTTTATTTTTTGATTCCATTTTAGAGGTTTATTCTTATCTACAATACTCCATCCAGACCACTTAGGCCAATTCTTTCTGGAAATACCACAGTAAGTTTCTCCACCTCTATCTCCTTTTACATTTGCATATCCACCTTCAATAGTTAAAGTTGCGTCAATAATTTGTTTCGCTTTGGTTGTCATTTGTTTGTTTTACATATTGTGTATGGTCAGAATAACCAAGGATGTAAATTATTAAAATCTCTTTCTTCACTTACATTTGGTTCATTTAACATCTGACGAATTTGGTAGTCAGTAAAGTTTCTCAACTGTTTTTCAAAAGTAACATCTTCAAATCGCATAGGTAGAAAATTTTAAGGTTAGTATTAATGCGGAGAGCAGTGGACACGAACCACATACGATTACTCGTACAATCGGTTTAGCAGACCGTCCTTTTACCTCAAAAGTTTACTCTCCATAATCAACAAGATTCAAAATCAAAACCACCTATATAAATTTATGTACTAAAAAGTTGCGGTATGAATCTTTACTTCATCTAATATATTTATGTAATTGTGAGCCCGGTGGGACTCGAACCCACGACCCCCACATTAAAAGTGTGGTGCTCTACCATCTGAGCTACGGACCCCAACCTAATGTTTGTCTTTTATTGTCCATGTGATATTTCTACCAAAACCTCTATTCGCTCCTTTATATGTAGAAGTGAGTGAGTGACAATTTGGACAAACCAATCTTAAATTATTCTCAGAGTTATTTTCTGAGTTTCCATCTATGTGATCGATTTCTAAAGGAATAGTGTTTGTATATGGGTTTACTTTTGACCAACCACATTCACAACATTTATAATCAAACTTTTCAAATATATAACGTCGTAATTGCTTAGGTAATTGTCCCCATTTTGTTGACTTAGCGATTGAGTTATCTAATTTGTAATGTTCCACCCACTGTTTATATTCAAAGTCCTGTTGACATTTATTTGAACAATATTTACATCCGGACTTTATTTCTTTTCCACAATATTTACAGTAGGTTTTCTTACCTTGACCTTTATTGACAGGTTGTTTTCCTGAGTTTTTAGACCGAACAGGTAACTCAAAACCTCTATTCCTCATTACTTTCTTGATATTGTTACCAGAACATCCAAATAGACGACCAATTTCCTCATAAGAAAGTTTATCTACAAATATATATCTCTTTAATATGTCAATGTTCTCAGTCCAATCCATAGAGTTGACGAGCGGAGTCGAACCGCTGAATAATGGTTTTGCAGACCAGTCCCTTAACCACTTGGGTACGTCAACATTGTTTAGGTGCTCATGAAGGGACTCGAACCCATACGTCTTTTGACAACAGATCCTAAGTCTGTCGCGTCTACCAATTCCGCCACATGAGCAGTCTATTAAGTTCTTTCTTGTTTAGATGATTGAGATGTTTTCAAGATAGAAGCGTCATACATTTCAGGAGAAGTAATAATATCTCTACCTCTACTTGGTGCATTATTCTTCATATTATCTAACATTGATTGAAATTGTGATTTTCTATCATCACTTGTTTTCAATACATCATCTCTTTCACCACTGGAAGCCAACTGATAAACTGTATTAGGAGCACCTGATTGAACAGTTCTTGAAGATGCACTATTATATACATTAGAACTTCCAGATAAATAATCAGTTGTTGTAGTAGGTATGGTAATGTTAGTATTTATTACGCCATTATATCTAAAAAAGTGTATAGTTGTCGTACCTAAACTCGCATATACCATTACACTATTTTGTTTGAAATCTGATATCCATTGACTACCAGAATACATACAAATATGACCGGGAGCACTTTGGTTGTAAGTAGGTTTCATATATACTGCAATATCACCGGGTTGAGGTGTATATGTACTGGCATTACTACTACTCATCTGGGCAACTTCATTAAAACCTATTGAGGGTAAATAATTAATATATTTCCAAGCCCAGTCAGGTCTTCCTGATGTGGATAACCCTCCAGATTCAATGGCCATTCTGACATACTTCGCACACTTACCTTGTGATTTAACAGAGGCTCTACTTGCTAATGAATTTACACATTTTTGTAAATCAAACATAATTCACCTATTCCAATATATCGGTTGGAATATCAAGGCTCGAACTTGAAACGACAGAACCAAAATCTGTAGTGTTACCATTACACCATATTCCAATGTTTAGCGGTGTATATGGGACTCGAACCCATGACCCCCTGCGTGACAGGCAGGTATTCTAACCATCTGAACTAATACACCTCACTATTTAATAATTATCATCTTTATCTACGGCGACACCTTCCCAAATACCTAAAAGGTTTTCGTCAGTTTCAGGGTTTTCGATAAAGTATTCTTCAACTTTTTCTTTAGTTTTATTATTAAATTTATAGACAGTTATTGATTTTACGGTAGGACATCTATCTTCTTCTTCTAACTCAGCAATGTCCCATACAACATCAACAATTCTATAAAAATCCCAAAAGAACACACCTTCACCAAACCATTGTTTACCTACATAAAAGGGAGTATACATCTCAAGATGTCTTAACACATCTTCTTTATATCTGGTTTTTATTTCTTCAATTTCTTGTTCTCTTCTAGAACGATACGAACCAGTGTCTTTTATGTGATTTAATTGGTCTATATACATTGTTCTTATATATGAACAAATTCTTTCATAATGTTCATGGAAATAATTGATATTTCTACGAGCTTCTTTAATGTGACTTTTTATCATGATTGATTAAAGGTTAAAATATATGTGGGGGTTAGAATGAGGATCGAACTCATACCACAAGTGCCACAAACTCGGATGCTAACCGTTAACACCATCTAACCCATGTCAAAAAATCTCGACTAACAGCTCATCTTCTTGTATCCATACTTTCCAGATGATTTTGAGCTTCATAGTGTTATCGGGTATGAACTCTCATGGTTACTGACTTCGAGATTTCAAATGTGAACACTACTACTAACCATTTTTCATGTTCTTTGGTAGCGGGGGTAGGGATCGAACCTACGACCTTAAGCTTATGAGGCTTACGAGCTACCTCTGCTCTACCCCGCAATATATCATAATTTCAATAGACCATTATCAAATTCCCAATGATGATTAGGACACAAACCAATTAGATTGTCCGGGTTATTTATTTCTGATATTGGAGTGTCATCACTAAACTCTGAAACTGGTTTAATGTGAGCTACCTCAACATGATTTGTATAACCACATATTTCACATCTATAAGGTTTATTTGATTTCATGAATGATTTTCTGGCAAGTCTTGTGATAGAACTTCGAGCGGATTGCCAATTTTTTCTATTTTTGAATAAATCACCTTTTGTTTGGATAGATATTGGAGTTTTAGTTTGACTTTGTGGTTCAGGTATCATCAGGTCTTTACATCTTTTTTTGATGGATGTTTTGACATTTGATGACATCGGATATACATAACCAAATCTATAACTTAAATCTTTCCATGTAGATGATGTCAAAATAATTTCAGAAAACTGTTCATCATCAAATGAATCTAAATTAGTCATATCTTATTATTTTAGAGCCGAATAAGGGACTCGAACCCATGACCCCGAGATTACAAATCACGTGCTCTACCAACTGAGCTAATTCGGCATGATTAAAATTTGGTTTTATTTACTACATCAGAAGAAAAGGTAAAAAGGTGGTTGGAATGATAATGAATTATTTTTGATTTTCTCGCAAATAATTCATAGGTATCATTCCGGAAGGACAAAAGTAGTAAGTAGAAGATGCTTCAAGATACCACTTAAAGGCCTTTTTAAATGATTTACAAATTTTCTTCATAACTGTAAACTTATTATATATATTAAAATTTCAATGTTCTCTTAATTTGTGGAGTCACTCGGGATCGAACCGAGAACCATAGAATGCAAATCTATAATTTTAGCCAGTTAAACTATGACCCCCGACTGAGGCGGGAAGGATTTGAACCAACAACCAGGATCCCATGCACTACTCCGTTGCCCACTGAGGGGTAAATCCCTCTTCCCTTAGTTATCGCTTTACGTTTCTGTTCCTCGTGTCACTTGTGTCCGTATTCCCTTTGTGTCAGTCCGTATTCCATTTTGTGTCACCGAGTTCGTATTCCATTTTGTGTCATCCAGTTTTCCCATTGTGTCATCCCGTTTCCATCCGGTTCCTGTTTCTGTATCAAGAGTTTCCATCTGTTTCTGTATCCACTTGTGTCCGTATTCCCCAGTGTCCGTTTCCATGTTTTTGTGTCACCTGTAATCTGTTGTGTCACCCGTAGTCCTATTGCGTTTCCGTAGTTGTGTCGTAGTAGGAAATTACCTACTCTATCCAAATTGAGCTACCGCCCATGGCATCGGGTACGGGATTTGAACCCGTGTTCCTACCGTGAAAGGGTAATGTCCTAGACCCCTAGACGAACCCGACAAACTTAAATTGTAATTCTACTTCAAAGAACTGTATATTAAATATAACAAATAATCTTGATTTCTCTCAGATTTATTGTTTTTTTTTCTGTGGAGAAGGATGGAATCGAACCATCATAAGAGGATTTTCAGTCCACCGCATTGACCAACTTTGCTACCTCTCCATTTTGTGGGAGTGGAGGGAATCGAACCCCCTCAGACGATAGTCAGCAGATTTACAGTCTGCCGCGACTCTCCAACTTCGCCGCACTCCCAATTTGTTGTACCTTCTCTGGGACTCGAACCCAGACACTGTTAAGTATTTGATTTTGAATCAAACGTGTCTACCAATTCCACCAAGAAGGCAAAAAAGAAACTCACATCTTCTGGTTAATTAGAATATGTGAGTTTTATATCATTTTAATTATTACACATTAACACACATATCCGGTATCCCCCAAATCTTCATCAGATGTGGTTGATGATTGGTAACAACTATATGTAAACTGTTTATGTGACATAATTATCATATTCTAATAAAATAGACAAGATTCAACTTTGACCTGAAAAAAATATAATGAACATAAGTTTGCGGTATGAATCTTTACTACCAATTTAATTTATTTATGTAAATTTATTTTTAAAATTTTGAGCGAGATATGGGACTCGAACCCACGACTTTCAGATTGGAAATCTGACGCTCTACCAACTGAGTTAATCTCGCAAGTAAACAGGCGACGTAGAACTGGGGTTATGTTCACCCCAATAAACACACACTCGAAATCTGGTAGCTTTCTACCCCCACTTAGACGTCCCCTTTCGTGTCCTCTGTATCAGGGTTCTCAGTACAGCAATCTTTCAGGTATCAACACCTCCCCATTCTATGTCTTTGGCTTGGATACACTAACTTCAACCATCAGACCAGTTCTCTCAACATTAGACTCCTATGGATGTGATTATCCAAATCGGGATAATCAATACTTCACTCTACTTGATTAGAGCAAATGTCTCACATAGTGTCTGTGTCCATTGTATCCAAGTTTCGATTTCCATTGTATCCAAGTTTCGATTTCCATTGCAACCCCTTCGTTTCCATCTGTTTCCATATTATATAGGTGTCATCACTCTGTATTCCTATTTTTATTGTTTCCCTTTGTATCCGTTCGTGACTCAAGTTTTGTATCCACCCTTCGATGTCCATTGTATCCACCCTTCGATGTCCATTGTATCAATCTGTAATCTACATGAATGAGAAATATTGCCCTTATCCCTTTTCAACCACACCATCAACAGGTCGTTTTTACATACGAACTAAACCTTCGACGTGTATAATTGTATTCTACACACCTGTTAAATTTTCAATGTTCTCTTTTCGCGGCTCAGGTAGGACTCGAACCTACGACACCCTGATTAACAGTCAGGTGCTCTAACCTACTGAGCTACTGAGCCAACTCATCTTAAATATTTATGATTTTCTCAAACGAAAAATCTTCGTAATTCAAAGGTTCATATTGGTTATGTGTTTCCTTAAATGGTACATTAACCTTTATGGCATTTCTATTTTGAAGTTTCTCGATAGGTATTAACATCAATATTTTAGATTCTACATTATAGATTGAAAAATAATCAATGTCATTACAATCATATTTTTTAAAGTAGTTGTGACCATTCCTAATAGTTCCACTTCTTAAATCTACGGTAAAACCATCTTTCTTCATTTTATATGAAGTTTTAACCTGTATTTTATTAAGTTTACCATTAAATTCGGCTATCAAATCAGCACTTTCATTGTCACCAAATGGGATATAAACAGGAACTCCTAACTCCACGAATTTGGTTAATGTAATTGCTTCTCCAATATTTCCAACTCTTTTACTCTGCATAGTCGGGATGACACGACTCGAACGTGCGACCTCACCACCCCAAATGGCAAATTCTACCAACTGAAATACATCCCGAAAAATTTTAATGGTCAGGTGGGAAGGACTCGAACCTCCAACAGTACGACCTACTTCGGCCGCCCTCTAACCAATTGATCTACCACCTGTTTTTCTAATACCTTGTATGATTTTTCTTGTCAATCCAAAAAACTCAGCCACTTTTTCCCAAGAATTAAGTTCCAGATATTTTTGATTTACTTCATCACAAGAAGGATACCTTTTATCTTTCAATCTACATTCAGGAGAACAATAGATTTTACCTTTCATTCTGGTGAACAACTTACCACAACATTTACATTTAGTATAAGCTGTTTTCTTAGGTGTGATAAAAGATGATTTATTGGAATCTTCTATGACTTCATTAATCTCATCCATGTTAAGTCCGGGGTTGTGAATTTCCCTATGACAATTAGCACACAATAATTGACATTTATCCAACTCTTTGTTAAGTATGTCAATTCTGGTATTTGCGAAGTGATGGATATCTAATTGAAATAACTTAGTAGAAGGGTTGATGTGGTGAAAATCGAGAGCTGATATATTATGATTATATCCACAGATTTCACATTTACCACCCTTAAAGATGATAGCCTCATATTTTCTTTTGAGACCTCTTATCTTCTGGTTAGTATATTTATTAGGGTTGTCCATAACTTCAAAATTTGTGTCCATCCAAGGAATTGAACCTTTGTGGTTGAAAAATGTCTAACCACCTACGACCTCCGGAGAGTCATCCCTATTACCAAACAGGGCAAGAACAGACAAGTGACCATTGTTTTGGTACAATGGAGAAAACCCGTACAAGGCTACCAATTAGGCGGCGGCGTACATGACCTTTTCGGGTCGTGAAAAATTGTTGCCAGTTAAATAGGCCATAGACTTCTCCTTCATTCCTACTCATATGTCATCAATACCAGTCATCCCCTTATATTTATTTTACTTTGTGGAGATGGTGGGGATCGAACCCACGTCTAACATACTTTCTTAATATTATCAACAAAATCTATAGTGGTCCGGATAGGGCTTGAACCTATGACCTTCTGATTATGAGTCAGCTGCTCTAACCAACTGAGCTACGGGACCGAAATACAAAGTTCAATAAATGGATATGAGTTATAATGAGTTGCAATAAATTGCGGTATGAACTTTTATGTATTTTAATGAAAATTAATAGACGAATTTATCAAGATACTATCACTCTATGGCAGAGGATTATTGCGGTCTGTATCTTTATTTAAGTTTCAACAAATTAAATATAACAAAATGATTTCAATTTTCTACTTTTTTGTCAATTTTTCTTTGACTATTTGAGAAGCCATTGCACCATCAACTTGACCTGTATAAGTTTTGTTGATGTATCCCATGACTTTTCCCATACCTGACATATCCGTTACTGAAAAATCTGAAATAACTTGGTCAACGATTTTTTCAACTTCATCTACTGTCAACATTTTAGGGAGATATTCACTAAGGACACGATATTCTCTGATTTCCTTATCCGCTAATTCAGGTCTATGATTAACTCGATAAATTTCACAAGTTTCCAGACGGGACTTAGCTAACTTTTGAATAATCTTAATAATGTCTTTATCATCAGGATTTTTATTTCCATTCTTAGCTGTTTTCAATTCCATGATAGATGTTTTGATATTACGAATTGTATCTGCTCGTAATTCATCTCTGGATTTGATAGCTTCCATTAAATCCTTTTGAAGTTTTTCTTCAAGAGTGTTCATCTGTAAAAATTTTTAGTTAGTTGGACTGATGGGATTTGAACCCATGACCCCTACATTATCAGTGTAGTGCTCTAACCAACTGAGCTACAGTCCAAGAATAAACAAGATGTGGGTGTTCTTCCTATTTTTATTCAGTGGTGGAAATCCAAGCAACCCACTTTTCTCATATACCGAAGTGATATGAGCATTGTATAATTAATGATTGTCGAGAAGTTATTGCAGTTACCACATCTTTATGTAAAACAAAACAATAAACAAAAAACAATATGTTGTGATCCGGATGAGATTCGAACTCATGACCCACAGTTTAGCATACTACTCTATATTTCTATAGCCAATATTATTAATATTGTTGTAGTCTGGACTTTGTCTTCACCATTTCAGGTAGGAGTGCGTAAAGTCTCTACGGAGTCTCTTATAAGTAAGTTCCCTCGGCGTTTTCTTCATCATTATATTGTGTATAACATGCTAAGACGTTCACCGATATAGCACTCTCCAGTTTATGTGTTAATCCATGATGTTGTATTTCAACAGATAATTTACCTCTACACTTACGTGAACAACAAGTACAATTTAGTTTACTTGGTTTTTGTAAGTGTGTTTGTCGTTTTTCTCTGATAAATATTTCACCACACCACGGACATTGTAATTTTACCATTTGTTTACCTTTTAATAAACCATGTAATTTACAATGTTCTTTATTCACCATAACTTCAAGATTTTCTATACGATTATCTTTCTTATTATGATTTTTGTGATGAACAACTTCATTACTATTCAAAACTCGACCAAGATAATTTTCCATAATTACTCTATGTTCTAAAACATATCCAGCATCTGATGCGTTTGGATGTTCAGGACATAATACATAATTGTAATCACCTTTACTTATAACTTTTTGAATATTCCACATAAACGCTCCTATTATTCAAAGACTGTTGCTCTATCCAACTGAGCTACCGGACCAATATTTACAAGGTTCATTTTCTGATCAAAATTCATAAAAGTAAATCTTGCGGTGAGAACCTTTAAATTAAACTTACATATTAAATATAACAACTATTCTTCATTTTTACCTCTTTTTCCTAAATTTATTTCGTAATATTTTATCTGATTTGCGAGTTCAGGGCCAAATACAACTTCTTTTGTTGAGGTATGTTCAGCCCAATCTTCGGGATGGTCTTCTCCGCCAAAAATGAAATACTTCTCACTTATTACAGAGAGTGCATCTTCGAGGATTTCAGATATAAGTTGTCTTGATAAATCTGTTCCATTAAAGAAAGCTATGACTTCTTTAAGGATACCTTTTTCTCTCAGATTAACATCAACATACGACGCACCCCGATAGACCTTAAATAATTTTTCACCCGTTTCAGGATTGTATTTATGTAGGTCTCTAACTGCGATATATGGTTTGTTGTACTTATAGTTATCCAGAATAAACTGAATTACATCATTGACAGCTAACCAATATAAATCAGCGTCATTTCTTATTTCGGCTTGGTAATATTTCATTTTATATATTTCATTACTCCCCAGACAAAAATAAGGATACCTGCAAGAACCGGAAGTCCACCAAGACATTCGGGTGTGTAACCATTAAATGAGGCGAGGATAAGGATGATACCGAGAATTATTCTTTTCATAACTTTGTTTTTTAATTTGTTTGACTTGTTTTTTAATTACACTACAAAGTTACAGGTTTTTCTCGACATAACCAAATTTTAAATGTTAATTATTTGTTAATTTTTTGATGATGATAGTATTTGTTTCTCTATCAGTTTATATGACCTAAAAAACATATATGGGAGGATATTCAAATCAGAAAAACCATATGTTCCGCACGAAAAAAAATCGTGAACTTCAATAGGAACAGTGGATTCGTCTTTCAATACCGCAACATCCAAAGTATATTCTCTGAGATAGGGGATATAGGCTGACAATACATCTATCATTTCTTTGATTATATTGACATCAGGGAATACAGTAAAATCACCTGAGTAGTTTTGAAGTCCACTTAGTTTTTGATTATGGATAAAACAACGATACTCAGATACTATTTCTTTATCACCTATCAGTAACTCGCTAATTTGGACAGTATATTTATTATCGAAGTAATCTCTAATCTCATAGTCATAGTTTTTACCATTTGATTCGTCTTTAATGAAATGGTTAGACTTCGCGAATAGAGGTTTTTTATTATATACTGAACTGGGATAGACATTTTTAACCACTCTCTTAGCATAGTTAAACAAACATTCTGGGAGGTTTCTTGGTTGAATATTTACATCTACATCGAGTTTAACATATTCAGACATATATTTTTTAAGGAATAATGTGACAAACTCGACGGAACCAATAGGGATAACTCGTTCGATATCACATTTACAAGTTAGTATATCCAATTCATTCAGTTCATCAAATGTACAGAAAGTTGTTCCCATTGAATCTGGAACACACCAATTTTGATATTTCACAGCATTGACAAGTTCCAGTTCAAAGTCATATATCACCTGATTAGTTTCCGGAGATACTTGACATAAAAACAATATAAAATCACTCTTTTTCTCCATGATCAAGTTTCTGCATGAATTTAATTAGTTTTTCTTTGGCTACTTTACAATGGTCATAGTCATAAAACATATTTCCCATAAATTCCCTGACTGCATCTTTCTTTACATCTCTACCAAATTTTTCCATATGAATTCCACCATCAGATGAAATAAAGTAGTAGTATGATATGGGAATGATTTCATACTTTTTATATTCTCGTTTATTTAGTTTATTGATGGTAAAAGATTCATTAGGTTCTCTTTGGTTTTTCCACCTTACAATGAGTTTATTTGGTTCATCAGACACGATAACACCATCATTTAGAATATCTTTACCATTATATCTAACAGTAATAAATTGTCCCTCTTTGTATTCAGGTATCCAAGGTGAGACTAACTTAAAATAGTCCTTATTACTAAAATCCAGACAAGGGGGAAGTTCAATACCACCATTTGTAGTATTAACTATTCCATCATTTGAGAACACTATTTTATCACCTGTTTTTATTTTTAGAGAAGGGATAGGTGCAATCGCTTCATATGTCTTGTATTCTATATCTTCCATTAATCTTCGTATAATTTAATTTCAACATTATTTTTCTTAGCTTTCGTCATTTTACTTGATGAACCTTCCAAGTCATTAGTGAACAAAATCTTAACCTCTTTCCATGATGTTGTTTCTACATATTGAGGATGAGCCTGCAACCACAATTTCTTGGTCTTATATGATGTATTACTGGGTTCACCTGTCATGATAATAGGAATTTTATTTTCCTTTGTTTCAGTCAAATATGGGACATTAAATCGTTTCATATATACCTTAACATCATCCAATCTCACGTCGTATAGAATAATATCAACAATAGAATTTGGAATACCATCATAAGATACATCAATTCCTGACAATTTCTTAGCTAACCAAAGTGAGTTCTTCGGACCACAGTTATCAAAACCAAGTGATTCAATTATCTCATTCATAGTTAATTTTGTTCGACGTTCTTTCAGTCCATTGATTATATTGGAGGTGGATTTACTTTGACCTAATTCCTGTTCAATAAGATTAAGTGATTCATCATCCATTAATTGAATAATGTTATCAGTGTTCTTAATCTCAAACAATTTAGAAGCTACCTTTTCACCAATACCATCAATTTTCAAGACCTTTACTGAATTGATAAACTTAATATATAGTTCATCTTGGTCTGTCATTTCTTTCATTAGATGTTCACAACCGGACTTTTCATCAGTTTTAATCCATGTACCACTTTTAGGTAGGTCATATTCATCAGAGTGTGTCAATATCTCATAACAGAAGGGAATAATATCACCAGCTAATGAAATACGGATAGATGAACCAATACCAACATGATTACTTTTTAGATAGTCAAGATTATGAAGGGATACTCGATTTACTTTTTTACCACCAAGTATAACATCTTCACAAATACCAACAGGATAATACTCACCAGTTTTACCTACATTCCATTCAATAGATTTAACTTTAGTTTCAACAATTTCCGGTTTGAATTTGATAGCAACACAATCTTCTTGACGGGCACGAGTATAATCACCTAAACGATTTTGACAGTTAGGTTTAATGACAAATCCATCAAGAGGCCACTGAGTCCTTTCTCTGAAATCATCATAATAATCATATATCTCATCAAAGTCATTTAAGTCATCATAACCAAAATTCATCGGACTTACTTGTTCACCCGGTGTAAATTGAGTTTGATAAGGTACTTCCATGATAAGACCATCAGAATATACTTCACGAAAATCATAACATACCCAAGATAAGTCATTCCTCATCTCTATCTGTTCAGGAGTTCCTTCCCAATCCTGTCCAAGTAAACCAGCGACAAAACTACGGGGCATGGTGAACTTGTCTGAATATTTTTCCTCAAACAAGCTTTTCATGATTAAACATTCTCCACGAACAACGAAATATTCTGGAAGTAGATTATACTCATCATCATTAACACAAGTATCAATCCACTCATATACACCATCAATAAAGTTTCGTTTCCATTCCTGTTCAAACCACACTTTAATGTCTTTACCATATTCACCATCACCACGAGTAGAAACAGACACCAGTTTACCTTTATTATCTATGACTACCTCAAATGAACATCCATCAAGTTTAGGTGTTGTTTGAAATCCCCAAGAAGATGACTTGACATTTTTAGATTTGTCCAGATACTTCTTCACTTCATCAGCATACTTCTTAAAGTCCACCTTTCCATTTTCATCTTCTTTAATCTGAATTTTGGAAAGTGAACCCATGATGAAAGGATGTTTTACTGTGTATGACTTTTGGTGATGTGTACCAATATAACCTTTGTTTTCCAAGTTGAGTTGAGACTCTAACCTGTCAAACTCCAAGTCAGTCATAATGGGTTCTCCATTATAGTAGGCTTCCTTCGCCTCATCATATAATTCTTTATCTGTCATAATATAATTTGATTAAAAAAGTAAAAGGAGATACCTTATAAAAGATACCTCCTATATTAATTTAGTACCAGCACTGGGACTCGAACCCAGACAGCACAATTGCCAAGGGATTTTAAGTCCCTCGTGTCTACCATTCCACCATGCTGGCATCCTTATATTTATGTAGAAGGTTAATTTACCTTTTTGTTTTTACCTCTATAATTATCTGTAAGAGCATGACAATTTGGACATAATACTTGTAAATTATCTAATCTATTGTCACTTCGATTACCATTTATGTGGTGTAGTTCTAATGGGATTGTTTCATTTTCCCATGTTGTCCTACCACACCTCTCACATTTACAATTTTTTAAACCTTCTCGTATAAGTCTATTTTTTAGTTTATATGAATTGTAATAACATCCATCAACTAATATTTCAGATAGAGGTTTGGTTTCTATTGGCTTGAATTTTAGTCCAACATTCCAACCTTGTCCTGTAAAATGTGAAATGTCTAAATTTAACTCTTTTATCTTTTTAGTCACAGTTTCATAATTACCACCAGCAGGAATTAAACCCAATGTTTTGATAACACCTGCAATAGAATTATTTTCAGTGACTGCTTTGACAAATTGTTCATCAGTCCATTTCTTTTTAGACATATCTGAATTAAACTACATATTAAATATAACAAAAATACTTAGATTATTTGGATTTCTTCATCTTTTTTTCATTTTTTACTTGTTTCAAAAGACTGGGAAGTTGTCTATAACATTCAGTTTCTGTTATCGTCGGTCGTGCGAAAGCTTGTTTTAATAGTTTATCCTTAATCTCCTGAACTTCTTTACATGGTTCTAACTCCAAACTATACATGATATCATCTCCACTAATAGGTAATTTATATCCAAACATAGGATTATTAATATGTTTCATGAAGTAATCGAATTGACCTGTTACATTGTGTTCAGGAGCATGGGACATATTATCACATTCGATAAGTTTACACAGTCTGATATACATTTCGGTCGTACCACATTCATAAACTAACTTATTAAATGACTTTTCTTTCATCTTACAACAGTCATTTCCAAAGTTCTTAGTTCTCATGTGATTTCTTACCAACCAAGATACTTTTTTGACAGTTTTATTATCAAATTTGAGGTTGTATAACATTTTCTGGGCATACTTTACGGAATAAACCTCATGTTCATAAAAATGTACTTTATTATCTTTACGAATTTGGGTTTCAATTTTTCCATAATCATGACAAATACAAGCCAACGCATTGATTAGGTCAGGTTCATAATGGTTCTGGTAGTATTCAAGAACGGCCATTGTGTGTTCATAAACGTCACCAAAATGATATTCGTTTTGTTCCATACCCATCATGTGTCTAAATGTGTTATCGACGAAATCCATTACTTTGGTTTCACATAAAGTTCTAACACCATAGACAGGATTTTTTGACACGAGGATTTTAGAGAACTCATCACGTATTCTCTCTCTTGAAATGATATTAAGACCATATCTATTTTCGATTAGACCTTCATATGTTTTCTTATCAATATCAAAACCAAGGACAGTGGCCATACGAATACATCTCATAATACGAAGTGGATCATCATTGAAAGTAGTGTTTACATCTTCCAAAGGACATCTAATGATTTTGTTCTTAATGTCATCCAATCCCATCTTAGTTACATCCTTTACTCTACCTGTTGACACATTATAATATAGGGCATTGATGGTAAAGTCACGTCTAAATGCATCTGTTTTTAGGGAAGCATACTTAGTGACAGGGTTTCGACTACCTTTACTGTATTTCTCAGCACGAGTCATCACACATTCAATTTCCTCATCCGGATACTTATAGAACTTAAACATTGCGGTCCCATAGGTTTCATAGATGACTACAGTATGTGTTAGATTGTTGTCCTTACAATACTGAGCGAATTTAGTTCCTCCTTGTGGGAGATTGATAACTAAATCTATATCTTTTATATCCTTACCCATCACATAATCTCTCACTGAACCACCTACTGCAAATACATGGTTCTCAAACTCTGTACCTTTAATGATTTCAGAGATGTAAGATGTGATTTCTTTAAATTTTTCTATTTTCATAACAGCAAAAACTATTATTTAAGGAAGTCTTCTTTTTTATAGTCTAATTTTTCAACAGATATTCCAGCTCGTTCCAGAATATCAAGACCATCAGTTATACGGTATTCTTCACAATATACCACACGTTTAATACCTGCTTGGATAATTAGTTTTGAACATTCTATACAAGGACTGGTGGTAACATATAGAGTAGCACCAACTGATGATTGTGATGACTTAGCCAACTTAGTTATTGCATTGGCCTCTGCATGGAGTACATATGGTTTTGTTACTCCATTTTCATCTTCACAACAATTTTCAAACCCGGAAGGTGTACCATTATAACCATCACTGATAATCATTTTATCTTTGACAATCAGGGCACCTACCTTACGACGTTTGGCATATGAATTTTCTGACCAAACATAAGCCATAGTCATGTATTTTTGGTCAAGGAGTTCTTCTTTTTTAGTTTTTTGTCTTATGGTGAATTCTTGTTTCATTTATTTATTTTTTAATTACAATACAAAGTTACAAGATTTTTTTGAAACTACCAAATTTTTTTGTTCATTTTTTAAGTATGTTCAAAAATAATGAACATTAAAGGATCATTGAACATAAATCCAATGATCCTTTTCACTATTATTCTTCGATTTTTAGTAGTCCTCGTTTCACTAAGCTTCTTTCAAAACTCTCCCATAGGTCATCAAATTTATCAACAGGAATTTCGATACCTTGGTCAAGTAATGTCACATAAAGAACACCTTTTGGAGTTAAGTCATATATTGTTTCCTCATACTCAGGACAATCATGTTCCGCAGTTTCAAGTTCACTACCATATAGGTTAATGTTATATAACTTACCTGATGTTAGACCACACTTTGCACCATCATAGTGGTTACAAGTGAAACAAACTGATTTATTCATTGTTTTGTTCTCCTTCATAGTTGGTTTCAGTAATTTCAATGTCAACTTCACCAGCGTCAATTTGTTTAGCTTCCGCAAATTTGAACGCATCACATTTCAGTTTCCAAGCTTCCTTTATGGGATCCTTGTATTTTCTGATTACGAAACCTTCTCGTGGAACTTTATTATTACATAGTTCCTCATTTTCCTCCATGTGGAATCTCTTTTCGGTTTTTAGAGCTTCCAGAACATTTTCATGCCAATGTTCATCAATAGGAATTTCAGGATAGAGGTCATACAAAGTTCCATGATACATCAACGGGAAATCAATAAGTTCATCACCAAGAGTTTGTTTCAGTAATCGACCAAAGGCAATTACATCTTCAATTTCAAGTTCAGCATCACAGAAGGTCACACGATAAATCATAAGTTTAGACTGACCTTGAACACAACCATAGTCATAACCTTTTTGAATAGATGAACCTTTGGGTGTAAAACCTACGATTTCACCATAGATACAGTAGTTATCAGGAATAAGGGTTTCAAGTTTCTTAGCCCAGTAACCCCAAATATCATCAGAATAGTAACCAAGACCTTGATTCTTATTGATGTACTGGTTTTTAATTACCGTACGAGACGAATAAACCAGATTGTACTTTTGGTCATATTCAGATTCAGCATGGGTAATATAACGACGCCACAAACGTTTGAAGATATTTGTTGGTACATTAGTCAAAATTCTACCCGCACAGATACTTGTTCCATGAATCTTAGTTGAAATATCCACAACATCATCAGGATTAAATTCTCCAATGTGTTTGTTTAACTGACCTGTGTCATAGTGGAAACGGAAACTACCCTCAATCAACATTTTGAATCTTTTGAGTTTGTCATTTCGTTTTTCGTTTCGTGACCGACCATCATTTCTAACAGCTTTTGTGGGTGGGATATACACTTTCACAAATCTCTCACCATTAATTTCATCAAAGTCCTCACCAATATGTTTGTTAAGGAACTCTTTGATTTCTTCAACAGGTTCATTCAAGAAAGTGGCAAAGTTCTGAGGTGAAAGAATGATACCATAAGAAGGTACACCACCAAGTCTGATACAACGGATACGACCATAGTGATTGATGTAACCTCTGTGAAGTTTGTCGGCATTTAGTTCTCGTTCATCATACATTGAATTTAGATGAAGGAAAAGTTCATGAAGGACAGTTTCATTAGCACAGTAAACGGCCACATCACCAGTCTTAAATTCATCTTTACCAATCACAATAGAAAGACCATTAACCAAAGTTTGAACAATACGGTCTTTTCCGGGAATAGGGGAAGTTTCTCCAATCTGTACAATGGTAGCACAGTATTCTTCCTTAAAATTTTTCGACTTTGAAATATTCATCTCTATATATCTTTAATTAATTTCTAACTATTTACTACCTTAAAGATAACAAATTATTTCTTCGATTTCCTCAAAAAATTGTAAATAATATCAAATAGTAAGCCAACAAAAGCTAATGGGATAAAATAATACAATGGGAGGAAAATCAACCACCATGACCAAGTAATGATTTCGAGTAGATACAAACTTACAAAAATCATTACTAAGAGGATAGATATATTACTAAATAGCATACCCAGTCCAAAAATTCCACAAAAGAAAGGGAATTTTTTACTTAATTGATATTCTTTCAGATTCTTCATCATTTTCAATATCTACATTTATATAATTAACTGACCTGACTATTTGACAATAAACATCAACCTTATTACCATTTACAGTAATCATAAAATTATCAGGTCTTATTTCAACTCTATCAGAATCATTCATTTCTTCTTTACATAAAATGGACAGTCACCAAAGTTATCCGGGTCATCATAACATTTCCAAGTATATTTACAACTAGATGCTAACTTACAGGTAAAACAATTATTTTTCATCTTTTTCAAAAAAATCCACTATTTTCTTGAATGTGTGGTAGTTGTCCTCATCAATAATAATTTCATCAAAATCACCATATCGACATTTCCAACCAAAGATATATTTCAAACCAATTTTTAGTCTTTCAAAAAAACCACCAGTTTGAAGATGTGGTTCGATATATACATTTTTACCCCAGTTCTCATCACCTTCATCATATCTTACAATATATAAATGGTCAGCTGAGTTACATGAACATAGTATCAAATCCGGTTTAATTTCATCTTTCATTTTCATCTCCTTTTTGTTTTTCACTAAATATGTTCATCAGTTCACGATAAGAAATAGGTTTATATCCATTTTGGTCAACACCTACATCATATTGTGTACTTCTAATTTTTTGGTTTAGTTCACAATCAAGACCATGACAAAGACCATCAGATAATGTGTGAATATGACCGAACACTTGATAATTGGAGGGATAAGATAACATAGGATAATGACAAGCCATAATTGAGTTATCTTCAACATCAATCTCCATTATATCCATTACAGACATTAGTTTTGGTGTCTGTATTATATCACCTAACTTAGCAAAATAACCCACAGGTTTTGATGTTAGTTCAATTCTATCATGGTTTCCACGTAGTAGATATATTTTACCGTTAAGTTTAGACATATACTTCATGTATTCGGTTGTTCCATAATGACTCGGTAACATGAAATCACCACAGTGAATAACAATACCATCAGAAGGAACCACACTATTCCAGTTCTCAATCAAACTTTTATCCATGTTTGACCGAGAAGTAAAAGGTCTATTACAATACTTACTAATATTGAAATGACCAAAATGTGTATCTGACGTAAAAAATAGTTTGTCAGGTTCTGTGATTTCTAACTTAAACATATTTACATATATAAAACAGTGTGAACATTTTCGTTCTCAAATTTATGTTTTAGACTTTCTTTATATAGTCCATATTGAATTTGAATGACATCATAAGGAACATCAGAACGATTAACATTATTCTTTATGTCATTACGAATTCTTTCGTATGAAACTTTTACATCAGCAGGTAAAACAACATATGTAATTTCAACATCTTTATTTCCTTTGAATTTATCTACAAATGACTTTCTGTATTTTGTGTTTACATTTGTAGCATCATAAAAGAAATCAACATTGTTTTTTACACAATCTTCTACACGTTGATTTACAATTTCAAATACTTCTTTATTTTTACTTTGATTAGATATGTCATTTGTTAATTCATATCTAATTAGGTCAGGTGAGATTATAGTCATGTTACTATATTCATCTTTGTACAATTTTGATTTACCTGAACCTGAAATTCCTATGGGAACAATTATTTTCATTTTAATTTCACATATATAATTATAGAGAGTATCCTCTTTTATAAATGTAACAAAAAAATTCCATAAATATACTATAATCAATAAAAACTTAGATTAAAGATGATTAAAAAATTCTCAGAGTTTATTAATGAAGCTCAATCACCAATCGTTTCCACTGAATCCGGTCTATATGGAGACATTTTGTTTGAATCAATTTCAAAAGATGTAGTTGATTCATTGACAGAAAGTATCAATGAAGGTCGTATTACTCTGGAAGATAATTTACTTAATGAAGGTTTTTTGACTAACTTATTCAAAATTGGTGCAGGTAAGGCTAAGGAAGCAGAAGATGTGGCCAAAGAAAATAAAGAACAATTCAAGAATCTATCAAGTGTCGCTCAATCTGCTGGTGACTTGATTAAACTTGGTCTTTCAATTAAGAAGGAAGAAGTTGAAGAAGATGTTTGGAAACTCATCAGTGACCTTTGTGATTCCGCCGCTAAGATGTGTGAAAAAATCAATGAAAAAGAAGATGAATTGAACCAAGCTATTACTAAGAAATTCAATGATTCTAAACAAGCTATTGCAGAGTTCGCTGGAAAGGCAAAAGATACCTTTGTAAAAATCGCTGAAAAATCTAAAAACGCGGTTAAAGATACTCTCAATGCTATGGCCATTCTTCTTAGTAAAATCGCCTCTATTTCAGTAGAAGCCTTAAAGAAAGCTGGTAAGTTCTCCATTATCACAATTTCACTTCCTATCGTTTTGACAATGGCTGTTTACCGTTCAGCTAAGAAAGTTGTTACCAAACTATGTGAAAAAGTTAAAGACATTTGGGAAGATGTTCAAACCACTCTTGAATTGACCGCTAAGTATCTACAAGAATGGATTAAGACACAAATCAATGCAATCAAAGACAAACTTAAAGAATGGAATGACAAAGCCAAGGAAGAAGGTGAAAAAGCTGTTAAGGCTGTCGCAAAGGCTTATCTCTATGTTGTTAATGTTTGTGGTCTCGCCATTGATAAAGTAAAAGGAGATGTAAAGGATGCCTATGTTGCATTTGTTGACAGTGCCAAGGAATATGGTACACAAGTAAAGGATTATATTTCAGACAGAGCTAACAAAATCACAACATGGACAAAAGAAAAGTCTGGTGAATTTGCAGATGCTGTTAAAGATGTATGGAATACTTTCAAGGATAAAGTAACCGCCGCAGTTCAGTCAACAGAAGATTTCGCCGTTAGAATGAAAGACTACGCTGGTGAAAAAGTTGATGATGTAGAAAAATGGGGAGACTCAAAGAAAAAGAGTTTCGCTAAAACCATCGTCGCTTGGGCTGTTAAGAACTGGGGTGAAGATGAAATTAAGAGTTGGGTGTAAAAACCAACCATTTATTCATATCTTCAAAGGGAGGGTCATAAACCCTCCCTTTCTTTATTTGTTTTTACTTTCTTGGATTTTTTTCAGGTTCTCTTTGTATGAATCTTTCCACATCTTCCAACCAACAACCGGAAGTGAGAGGAAAAGACCGATTTTTTTGAAAAGAACACATACATCTACATATGTATTATAGATGATGTTTGTAACTGTTGAACCGAAGATTTGATTCAGATAGTTGAAAATTTGAATTTCTTTCTGTGTCATAATTTTTTGTATTTAGTTTGTTTTTTATTTACACTACAAAGATACAGGATTTTTTTGAAACTACCAAATTTTTCCATAAATATTTCTATATAAAAGTATTAAAAATGGCAAAAAAGATTTGGACATGGATAATTAACCATAGGGATATTGTTTATATCGGACTTATTGTCATAGGTTTTTTGTTTTTCCTCAATCAATGTAATAGTAGTAGTAACTTGAATAGTGAGGTAAATCGACTACAAAACAACATCTCCGCTCTTACTGACACATTAACACAATACAAAGATGAGAATGGTAAAATTATCGCTGAGAAACATGCCTATCAATTAACTCAACAGGAATTGAGAGATAGTGTTGACCTTTTGAAAACTAAAAATAGAGAATACTTGACTTATATAAATGCAACAGTAGGTATTAGAGACACACTTGAAATACCAACATACATTGAAAGAATTGTAGATAACACAACAACATATACAGACGCTGGAACAATCAAATTAAACCAGTCTGATACTTTTGGTAAATCAAGTAGAAATCTTTCATTAGAGATACCTTACACATTCGACACACAACTTAATACAGGTAATGCGAATGTTAATTTATCTCAGAATATATATGTTGAGAGTATGATAGAAAGAGATACTAAAACAGGTGAAACATATGTAAGATTAACTTCCGACTATCCCAACATGACATTTAATTCAGGGATGGGAGTTGTGGTTACTAATGCCAATGCTTATGATAAATCACTTAGAAAGACAAAAGGTATTGGTATTGGTATTGGTCCGAGTGTTGGTGTGTCATATGATATTATAAATCAAAAAATAGTTCCTACGGTGGGTGTTAGTGTTACACTTGGTTTCACATACACACCAAAATGGGCACAATGGTAAAAAGATAAAGGTTGAGGAAAAAATCCCCAACCTTTTTTAATTTATTTTCTTATTGTCAAACAGTCCAAAAACAATAGGTAACAACCAGAACACACCAAAGAAAAACACTCCCACAAGGTGCCAATATGAAATCTGATGTCGTTGAATTACCTTCAAACCGACAATAAGTAAAACAATACTCGATAAAATTTCTAAAATCATTTCTTCGTTTTAATCACTTCATCAATCAAACCATATTCTTTGGCTTCTTTTGCAATCATCCAGTTATCACGTTCACAATCTTGGAGGACTTTTTCAAGAGGTTGTCCGGAATTATCAGCCAAGATACCACATAGTTCCTCTTTCAAAATCATAATTTGTTTATACTCGATTTCAATATCAGTAGCCTGACCACTTGCTCCACCAAGAGGTTGATGTATCATTACTCGTGAGTGTGGTAGAGCAAATCGTTTTCCCTTTTCTCCACATGAAAGAATAACAGCTCCCATAGACGCGGCCATACCCACACAAGTAGTTGTAATTTCAGATGAGATATAATTCATAGTGTCAATGATAGCCAATCCATCATAACAAACACCTCCGGGTGAATTTACAAGGATAGTAATATCATCATTGGATACACTATCAAGATAAAGTAACTGGGCATTTATAATATTAGCAACATCTGAATCAATACCTGTACCAAGGAAAATCTGTCGTTCCATCATCAATCGACTAAATACATCCATTGAAGTCACATCTAAATCTCGTTCTTCCAACACATAAGGATTTAGATAACCACGAGCATACCTTTGATAACCATTAAGTTTTGAACTTGAAATGTTCATTTTGCACTGAGCAAACTTTTCAAAATCTGTCATAGTGTTATATATATTAAAAAATTACATTATAAAGATAACAAAAAGGAGAACGAAAAGGTATCGTTCTCCAATTATTTTAGATATTTAACGTCAGGTAATTACTTTTTCCACCTGTGTCAATCAGCCACAGTTTATTTCCATTTGGTAATCTCAATGACTTGATTTCATCATCACTTGTTCTTGTATGGGCGACAATTTGATTGTAACCATCTATTGCATTGTTATATAATGAACTTGGTCTAATCCATGTACATCCCTGTAGAGGATGTTCACCACAATGTGAGAAGTCAAAGTCATCAAAACTAACAACATTAGTTAATTCTGTTTCAGTCCAACCAGTGTAGTTATTTAGGATACGTTCATCAAAACGCGGTTCACCATCATCAACATACATTCTGTGTATTTTTTCCATCCATTGGGTACTAACACCAGCATGACTGAATAGATAATTATCAATCTTATAACATAGGTAAGAATCTTTAAGGTTAGGAAGTATCACTTCTCTAATTTTTTCACCATCTCTTAGTGAAGTTCGATTTGTTTCATCGGTTCTAATAATATAGTAAGCTAAGTCGTGGTTTCCTAAAAGAGAAACAATTCTATTATCTTCCTTTGATATTTGAATAAATTTATTGTATCTATCAAGGAGGTCTTCAATTTTTATATTATCATAAGGATCAAAGTGGTCTCCAAATACAATAATTTTTTCACAATCGTTATTATTTTTTAGAATGTCTTCATAACATTCAAGGAACTTATTTGTTCCATGTATATCACCAATACAACAAACTTTCATTAATGACGATATTTTAATTCAGATACAAGACACAATTTTACAATACCATTCTTGACAACAGTTTTCTTAGGACATACAAATACATAATGATTATATGTCAATGCTTGGAGAGTGTCGAGTAAATCATCATATTTAATTTCAACATCATGGAAACTGTCAATGATAATTTCATGTCCATTTCTCCACAAGAGGTTTTTATCATAAGCTAAGATACGACCATTATATCCAACAACCACACGAGGGGTATTAACACAAATTACATCGGGATATTCATAGAAGTCTTTAAGAACAGCTTCAACATACTTATCAGGAAGGGGTAAATCTTTTCTAATAGATGTTGAAGATGATTCTACATTATCTTCTTTAACTTCTTCATGAGTTTCTTCTACAACAGGTTCAACGGCTTCTTCTGTTTTTTCTGAAACTTCTTCTGTAATAGGTTCTTCGGTTTCAACTGTTTCTTCAACTACTTCAGGAGTTTCTTCTACAACAGGTTCAGTTTCTTCTACAACTTCTTCAACAGGATTAGCTTCCTCAGTTGTCGTATTTTGGTTGAACTTTACAATGAATGAAGAATTATCATCACTTACACAAATTTCAGTAAGTTCATAAACCAATTTTTCATCCACTCCATTTGTTGTAAATTGAACACCATCATAAGACTTCCACACAGATTTGTCAGTCAAGTCTTCAACAGTGAAATTTTTATTAGTAGTGAACTTACCCATATAAAAAGAAGATACCTCAAATGATACTTCAGAAGCACCATTCAAAACACTGGTAAATACATCTTTTTTAATAGTTAACTTTAATACGTTTTCCATTATTAATCTTCGTTAGTTTTTTTCTTTGTATTTTTCTTTTTTGTAGATTTCTTCTCAGTTTCTTCTACAACAGGTTCTTCTGAAACAATCTCTTCCTCTAAATCGGTTGTTTCACCATTTAATTTTGAAAGAAGTTCATCCTTAGCAGAGATGACCTTTTTCAATTCTTGTATTTCGCACGAAAGTGATTCAATTTGAGAAAGGTATCCATTTTCTTTTTCTTTTTGAGTTAGATACATTTTTCTTAGATTTTCATATCTTTCGAGCACAATATCAATGTTACTGCTCATATATGATTAAGTTTATTTATCTCCATTTTTCCAAGTTATCTTATCATCAAACCATTCACTAAAATCATCAGCATCAGGAGCAAACTCAGGTTCATTTTCCTTCAACCACTCACATTGTTCTATGAATGATTTTTTGATTTCAGATAAGTCAACATCAGGGGAGTATTTGTGTATATGTTTCAATACATCTAAAATATCATGTCCCCAAACTGAAATATCGGTGTTGTTATAATCAGGCCATTTAGATACGGTTTCTATACCATCAATATTAAACACCGGATAATACTTTTCGATTTTATCACCATATGAAATACGTAGTTGACTGTCTTTCATAAAGTGATTTTCTTTTACCCATGTGTAGAGTAAATCAGTCACACCTTTAGTATTCACGAGGTTTCTATGACAGTAATATCTCTGCACATCACAATATGTTTCAGGAAGGTCATTTTTTGTCATTTTCGTGTTATACCATCGACCATTCCTGAGTGCTTTCAAATTTGTATATTCATAATCAAGTTTCAATTTATCTTCATATCCGATAACTTTAACTTCATATTCATATACATTTGACAATTTTTTAGACAATGAGTTCATAAAGCCAAACAAAAAAATACCAAATTAATATACAAATTGTTCCTACTAAACCGACCACTACCAAGAAAGCAAATAGAGCTAACAATAGAGGTATCCAAATCCAAAGGGGTAGAGTTACAATCCACCAAGACCAAGTGATAACACCTGCCAATTTTAATATCAACATTATTAAGAAAATGGTGAATGAAGTGCCACCACCAAGGTTCAATGTAATTTTTCCCATCTTATTTTCTTTTTAATTATTTTCATCTCCGAGTGACCAAATAATAACTAAGAAGATAATCAATAAAACTAATAACTTCAACATCAGCTCCACCAATTTTCGTGCTCAGTTCTAATGGTTTCAAAAAACTCTTTTATATCTTTTTCCTTTTCCAATTCTGCATCTTGACAGGCTTTGATGAACATATCTTTTAATTCATCATTAGGAAAACCAAACTCAAAGATACCTCTTGTTTCCATAAATTTTTCAAGTTTTTCTGGATAGTGGGTGTAATCATCTTTAAGTATTCGTTCACCAATTTCAATTACTTTGTCAAGACCAGCAAGACAATCACGTTCTTCATAATCTTCATCACCGGGTTTTGTTCCTCCCTTTACTGGTTGGTGTCGAAGGTCTACAAAGTCAGCATCAACAACATCTAATTGATATCTCATGTCCTTTAACTTCATCACCATCATCTCAAACAAGAAGTAATAATCCCAGTCATAGTTATTCCACATTCGGATAAACCATTTTGAACTATTACGTAAACGTTCAATGGTGTGTCTTACCCAACGAACAGGTGCAAGTTTTTTAATTTTCTTCAATAGTTTCATTTATTTCTTTCTTAAACAAATAATCTGAATTATCTTCGTCAAATCCCATGTGTGACCAAAATGAAGTTGCACTGGAATCGAAGGGATCCAATTTAATATCTTTGTAGAATGACTTTGCTGACTTTTCAATATTTCTCAATAAGATTTTACCCCATTCCATACCTCGACAATCACAAGCAATTTCAAAGACTGAGATAATAAGAGTATCCTGTTGAGAATATAAACTCATCGTACATATAATATTATCACCTGATTTAATCATATACCAATGATTTTTTGAATACCTTTTATCATTTAAGAATTTACTTGTATCCAAATCAGATGTCCATTCACTATCCTGAGTTTCTTCAAAACAAATCATAGGAAAGTTGTACGAATAGTCATCTAAGAAAATGTTTTTAACTTCTTCCTGAGTGAGTATTTCAACTTCACAATATTCAGAGTTTTCAATACCTTCAATCAGGGTTTCTTCAAAGTCATCAAATTTCATTACAGTTTGTCTTTAATCTGGTTCCACAAAAGGTCAGTAATCAATTCCAAGTTAGGTTCGAGTTGTTGATACACGTCGATTTTCCTTTCACGAGGGTCATCACCACTTGGCCAATCACTAACTATGAACTCCCACTCACATTTATATCGGTAAAGATAAATGAAATGTGAACGAATAAACTCCATCAAATCTTTTTTAGTCTTAATGGGTTTAGGTTTTAATGTGGATTTGTCATAGATATGGAAATTCTTCTTAGAGATGGAACCATTTGAATTGAAAATAGAACCATACAAAGAAGGCATAACATCATAACTATCAACTTCTCCATTTGCCCAGTTCTTATACAGGACATTAAATTTGAACCTCTTCATATCTACGAAATTTTATATATTTATCTTTACCATAAATATAACAAATAAAATTGCTGATATGTGATAGTTGCCATTTTTTAACATCCGTCAGCAGAATGAGGTGGGGTTTATATCTCACCTCATTTAATTTTTAGATAAAGTCAAATGTGGTTGCGATAACCTTATTACCCCGGATTAAAAGAAATCTAAAATCATCATACTTATCAAATATCTCCTGAATTGGTCTCTCATGTCGTTCTAAATCACCACCTTCAGTATATCCTAACTCCTGTAAATATTTCAAAGTATCTTTTGTAAATAGTTTGACCTCATCAGTTTTATTATTCAAAGATATTAAACAAATAGGGTCATTCACATCATAAGTTTCTTTTTTACCATTACAGCCGAATTCACATTTTTTAGGATTAAAGTAAAAAAGACAATCTTCATTTACTGGTTCTGTACTACAACTTATAATGATTTCACTTTCTGTGTCATAAAAATACCAGTCAAAAATAAGAGTATATCCTAATAGATGATTTGCTTTAAATTCGATGTCTTCTCTCATCTCTTTAATGAAATAAAAAAAATCTTTAACCATAATAAACTTATTTCATAATATCAACAAATTCACTCTCATTAATCTTACCTGAAAGCAATAGTTCGAGATTTAACTTACCCTCATCAACACGTTCAATGTCATGTAGTAAATCTCTTAATACATCAACTGTACTTTCTTCAAAATTATAAACCGCATCAAAGTTATTACATGAATAATCAGGTGTGGTCAATTTTTTATTACTGAATTTGTAAGTACCCATTCTTCTTTCATTAACACAACCAAAGATACAAGCACCATCCAAATAAGATTTACAATTTTTACAAGCTGGTTTATCTGTATTTGATTTTTCGATGATAAGTTTTAGTTTATCTTTCAAATCTTCCATGTCTTTAATATAATTGATATAAGATATTTATGGTTTTGAAATACACATAAATACTTAAAATGATAATATTTTCTGAAAATGATACAAATACCTACATTTCAAAGTTTCATCAATGAAGGAATTCTAACGAATTATAGAACTGAAAAAGAAGGTAAAAAATTAACATATACTCAGCTCTCAGGCACATTTGATGAACTTATAAAAAAATTACTTGAAGAAAAAATTCCATTCTATTTTGACTGTACATATAAAGAGTTCACAAAGATTGGTTATCTAATGAATGAAACTATCAATAATGTTCATTTCAATGGGTATATCTTAGATAACGAAAAAACTTCAGATGCACTCTATAAAGAATTTAGTGAAAAAATACTTAAAGATGTCATTATAGAAAAACCCGGTAAACTTCATATTGGTAGAAGTAATTTCACTGACTTAACCAAAGCTAATGATCTTGAAACTATCACTGTAGTAGTAAAAGCCTTTAAGACATATGCTAAGGATAAAGGACTTTCTTCTAGAGAAATAACAGGTAATAAGTATGAAGTAAATATAAATATTGATTTTCTAAGTGAAAAAACTAGGATCAATGATTTAATTGATTATGTATTTTAAGTATTATTTATATGATATAACAAACGGTCTACTTTATATAAAAAAATCTGGTGAGGTTATTCGCCAGATTTTAATTTTTTAAGTATGTCTAACTGGTCATTAGTCAAAGACTTAGGCATCTTAATGATATAATTCATCTTGATTGAACCATACCCCTCACTTTTGAATTTGGGGAATCCTTGACCACTGACTATACTATATCCTCCATTTTGTGTGAACTTAGGAACTTTGAATTTTACTTCCTTGTCAAATATCTCAATAGTTTTCTCAGCACCTAAAATTGCATCTAACCAATCAATGGCATACATTATTTCCAATGTTCCATTATCATCTACCATCATTCTTTGGTTAGGTATAATTTCAACAGTAACTAATAAATCACCAAAAGATTCACGACCATGAGCATCAATACCTTTCATACCCATTCCTTCAACTCTTAGGGTTTGGTGATTTCTTACACCTTTAGGAATGTCAATATTTAGGGTTTTTGTTCCAGTCCTAACTTGTCTTTTAGTTCCAAAATAAGCTTCCTCTAATGAAAGAGTTAGTTGGACATTTATATTAGAAGGTGTCCTCATACCAAAACCACCACCAAAGGGATTGAAACCACCACCAAAAGGATTGAAACCAAAACCACCGGAGTTAAATCCCATCTGTGGATTGTCATATTCTTGTCGTTTCTTTTCATCACCAAGAGTAGAATAAGCTTCATTTACCTCTTTGAACTTTTCCTCAGCGGATTTGTCACCTTTATTTTTATCTGGGTGATATTTTTTACTTAGGTTGCGGTAAGCCTTCTTAATTTCATCTTGGGTGGCATTTTTTGAAACACCCAATATATCATAAAAATTCTTAGCCATTTTTATATTCTTACATTTTTACAACCTAAACATAACAAAAATCTGACATAAATATCTTATCAAACAATATTTTAATCTAATGGAGGATAATAAAGAAGATTTCATTCTTAAAAAAATTAGACACTTTCAGGGAACAATAGAGGATTATAAAACATATTGGGAAAGGAAGATTGCTGAAGGTGTATCTGAAGAGTCATCTGAAACTAAATCATTAAAACAGAGAAATGATGACTTAAACCATGCATTTGACATATATCCAGTAGAAAAAGATTAAAGGTTGAGGTTAAAATCCCCAACCTTTTTATTTTGTTAATAATCATAATCTAATAAACTAACAGGAACTTGTGAAATTGAACAAGCGATTTTTCGTGATTCAATAAATGAAGTTATATTTTGTGTAGTTGTTTCAATTTTTAGACCTGTTGAACCAGAACCACTACCAGAACCACCACTTGAATTTGTGATATTAATAACCTCATTCGTTCCATCAATATCGACATCGGTTCTACGATTATAAACTTTTACTATATCAGGTGTTTCTGACATATATATTCTATTCATTCGTTTACCATATCGTGAAGGATTGTCATAAGTTAATGTTGCTGTTTTTACTATGGTTGTATTATCATCAGTATTAAGTATTTTTAACGTATCTCTAATTGTAAACTTGAAACATTTACTACCATATATACAAACAGGTCTATAATACATTAGATTATCCAACCCATCTTCATTAATCACTTCTTCATTATCACCACTTTCACTATCAACAGAAATTGCATTGACAATATACTGTTCTCGATGTGTGACCTTTGATGTAACCTCATTATTGTATCCCAAATAATGTTCAGTTAGTGTCAATTCATGTAATACTATATATGTACTAAGGTCTTCATCAAGGTTTCTCATATAGTCTGAAAATGAACCACCACTATTACATTTAACACCTAATGTAAAATACTCACCATCATCGGCCTCCTTTATGTCAACATATATATCATCATATATATCTTGATTTGGAACTGAAATTGTGTTAATACGTTCAGTCACGTAGTATTCATCGTTATTTCGTGTTAGGTCATATCTAATACCATATACTGAAAAGAATACAGGAGTATTATCTAACAATACATTTTTTTTATTATTATCAAGTAAGTGATATACTAAATCTTTACGATCATAATCTTCTTGTAGAGTTTCATCAGTATAATAATTTAATAAGTCAGATGTACTTAATATTTTAACATCGACATAACGTGTATATACTTTTTGGTTTATTAAGAGTGGCCTGCTACTTATTTTGACATCTGTGTTTGATTTAGGTAATATAAAAGACATCAGACCTACTTTTTCCTTAGATTTTTTGTAAATATATGACTGGAAAATAAGACCATTATAACCATCCATATAATCCTTACCAGTGAAATATATCCTAATTTTATCAAACTTTATATCATATACATCTTCACCACTTACATTTGCATTTTCGCCGTGATATGTGGTTTCTGTTTTGTCGGAGTCAGAAAGTATGGTATCAGTATGTTCTCCCTTAAATGTATCAATACTTATTTTTTGATTAGTTGCACCTTTAAATTCATTATTTTTATCAAATGGTTTAACAAAATAACTCTGTGAACTATTGGTGGGTATTACAAAATTAGCACTATATAGATTAATATCACTAACATTATTTTGAACAAGAAAATAATTCATAATGGGAGTGACACCAGATATAACTCTCGCGTTTATATCACCATTATATTTGATATTTTCATCTTTATATGTATCTGTTTCAATGTTGTAATTATACTCAATTAAAATCTCCGGTGTTAGTTGATAATATCTTGTTGAATATGTAATTTCAGCCATCTTTTGTAAAATATCTTCTTTTAGATATTTATGTTTTCTCTCATAAATAACTATATAAATTATTTGTGTTCATGGCTACTAATTCTTTTTATAATGAAGCTTGTGAACTTGATTCAAAGAACACACCTTGGCCATTTAAGGTGACAACGGTTAATATTGATGGTAAAGATGATGTTAAAAATCAAGTTGGTCTAAATTGGCACGAAGCTTCAAATGGTCAAAAGATGTATGGTCCCCAGTCTATCATGAATGAAAATGTGGCTATCAATTATAGAACCATTTCAAATTCATATGCTGTTCAGAATGGGGATAAGAGTTTCACTGACTATAATGATTATCTAAAATGTACAACAAGTGAGAGTGTATATAAAGCATTTCAACATGATAAAAGAAACCCAACATATCAAAATATCTTAAAGTATTACAATAATGATAATTTTGATCAAGAAGGACTTGCTCGATATAAGATACAAGATTTCCTATATCTAAAATATTTCAATCAGATACCTAACAACTATATGATTACTCTAAGAAGATATACTCGACCTTGTGAGGATCATATGTTTGGTTTGGATATGTCGGCGGCTCAAGTTGCTGATATGCATGGATATAGTTCATCTTATTTCGCCATAGCTACCGCAGTTACATATTTTGGAGAAAGAACGGGTAATAAATTATCTGACATTCTTAAATTTACATATGGTGCTAATTGGGAGAATAAGACAGCTGAGGTTCAATCATTACAGGCTTCTGATGGTGGACTCGCGGCTCAGATGAGAGAACGTGCTGGTGTAAATTCTAATATATTGAATGGAACTGCGAGTACATCAGAATTATTTTCATCATCAGGAGTTAAAAGTATGTTCGCTCTTTCTGCTATGTCACAAGGAAAAGGAGTTGATGTAAGTCAAGCCATTTCAAGTCAACATAGATATGAAGGTAATGAGTTTAGTGCTCGATATGGTGATGAATTTTATGGTGATATTAATGTTGTTCAAGATGTTCAGATGAGAAGTAGAGGTTTAACTTTCACTAACAACTTTACATTAAATTTTGAATATTCACTTAAATCACTAAAATGTGTAAACCCAAGAGTTGCGATGATAGATATACTTTGTAATTTTTTAATTCTTACAGGTAACTATGGTACATTCTGGGGTGGTGCGACAATATTTTATGGTAATAGAAACATAGCTCCTCAATTTGGAGATCCTTCACTTTTGAGAGAGGGTAAATATGGTGAATATGCCAAGTCACTTTGGAATGATGTGAAAGATGGATTAAATAAACTGAACGCCGCCGCTGGTAATGATGAATCTGCTGGTGTATTGGAAAAGTTATTAGGTATAGGTAAACAGGTTTTGAAAGGTGGATTAACGGCTTTAATAGGTAATATATTTGGTGGAACTGCTGGTGTTGTTGGTGAATCACTAGTTCCAAAGGCTCTATTATCTGGTGCCCCTTCGGGTTATTGGCATTTAACAGTAGGTAATCCTCTTGATCCTATTGCGATGATGGGAAATATGGCTGTAAAAAGTACCACAGTTACATTTAGTGATGTATTAGGATATGATGACTTCCCAACTGAAATCAAATTCTCAGTTGAAATGGAACACTGTAAACCAAGAGATAATGCTGGTATTGAAACTATGTTTAATGGTGGTAAGGGTAGATTTTATGCCTTTACAAATAAATCTCTTGAAAACTCATACCATTCTGTTGATATCACTCAAAACTTTAAGAGTGGTGGTAATGCTTCTCAAGAGGCTAATGGTAACGGTGTAACGACAACTACAAATCACTCAGTAACAAGTAATGAAAGAATGAAGATTATAGGAGGTAACTTGAATTTCTAATGAAAGACTTATTTTTGAATAAACGAACATACATTAATGGTGATGGGGAAGAAATGATTAATATGTGTATTCCCTCACTTAACATGGATAGATTAACTGCAAATACGGTGGCTAAGTTAAATCAGTCACATAATGGTAGAATAGATAATTTTGTGTATCAATCAGTATCTAGGGATATTGATGAAGGAATTGATGCTACCTTATATTGTAATCATATATTTAATCCATTTGCAGTTCAGGAGGATGATTTTGTTTATACTCCTGTTCAAGTAAAAAATCTATATCAAAAACGTAGTGAACCTGAACTACCTGATGGAACATTACATTCAAGTAGTAATAAAGAAACAGAGAAAATGTCATACGCCAAAACAGTCGAATACTTAGCTCGATTAGGTTTAGGTGTAGTCTAAAAAAAATTTATACCTTATCTGGTATAAATGTAACGAAAATCATAAAAACTATACCTTAATGGGTATAAAAAAAGGAGAGGAATTTTAACCTCTCCTTTCTTATTCATAATATACTAAGTTTGAAAAATCTCCCATTTGTATTTTTTCGATAGGTGGATCTGTTGTTATTCCACCATTTGTAGTAGCCATGTGGTGATGGTTGTTGAAAATCTCCATCAATCGACTACCTAATATTAATTTTTCAGAAGCATCATTTCCAAGTTTAATTTCTCTGCTATCTTTAATATTAATAACTCCTGTTGTTGAAATGTTTATATCATTGTTATTCTTCAATTCAATAACACTTCCTTCTTTTGATTCAATTTTTAACCCATCATACTTAGTCAATGTGATTTTATGTCCATTACAAGTTATATTTAGACCTTCTTCTGGCAAATAATAGATTTTCATGTAATCAGATTCACCATCATTGTAATCCTCACTAAATGCGATTACTTTCATTTCTTCACATTGTTCAGCATTGTCTAACATTAACTGTTTAACGGAAGCCTTAGTTTCTACTTGACCATAATAATTCCACTTATATCCACTACCATCTACATATACTCTGGCACCTACTTGTGGAACTGAATATGTTCCTGTGTTACCACCAGTAGAAGGAGCAGGTGAAAACCAAGGTAAGTCATCATCCAAAATTAGATATTGTCCATTAACCTTTTCAGTATGAACTCCAAAAACTCTTGCTTGTATCCTATTCTTGAACATAGGATCAAAATTTGAAACACAAATCGCTGTTCTCATATCTTCTATTTTACGTGGTCAAGATATACCAGCTTGCTGACATATCTTTTAATTCTTGTATTATATTTTCTTTCTCTGTTGAACCCTCATTTGCGATGGCTTCTACATTAATCGAAATTCCACCGGGTAGAGAATAGTTAAATGTCCCTAATACTCTACCTAAATTGGCCTTACAGTCAGCCATTACATATCTACGAAATAAATCGTCATTATATAAATCACAATCAGGTACTCTAACTAAAATATCTAACACAACATCACTCTTAGGTAATTCTCCTAAAAATCTTAAATTATTGGTCAAACGATTATAGTTAAATGAAATCATGTTCTGGAATAACTGTCTTGACATATCCAAAAATGATTCAGTACATATATAATACATAGTGTTATCTGCGGATACTGCGACATTACGGTCATATACGGATTGATATAACATTCTGTGTAATGATATATCTCCACTCGTCTTTCCTAATAATCCTGAATTCCAACCAGCTTCTCCTGAAAATCCTCCAATCTCATATACACCTACAACAGATATAACACCTTCTGGTAATTTATATGTACCTCTACGGTCTTTCAAAACTACCTTATCACCTTCTTCTGTCATCTTATCTATTCCCTTAGTGAACTTATTACTTAAAATTTCTTCTTTGGGTAATACTATGAACATTTCTTCGGTGGCATCTTCATAGGACTTATAAAACATTGTTCGAGCATTCTTAGTCAACTGAGCGATAGTTTCAACAGGAATGGTAAATGGAATTGAACCGTTTACACTCATTTCTTGTTGAATACTCTCTGTGAAATCATTAAGACATTCAACGGCTTCCGCATCTGTACAATCAACTAAACTACTAACTTTAGACATAGTTTACATCTCATTTATATAGTTATTTATGGTTTCTATACATATATTTAAGTCATCAGAGAATATTTCAAGATAGTTTAATTTATTTTGTGAAGCTATATTTCTTTTGGTTACATCTCTCATTGTCCAAGTTTTAATAGCTTCTTGATAAAATTTACTATCTTTCAATTTCCATGACTCAACTATTATATTGTCATTTTCATCATCTTCATTATAAGGGTGTCCTCCATGTGTCCAATGTCCCTGAATTTCAATATACAAATCATAATCAGTTAAATAAAAGTCACAACTAAATGGATAAACATCAGATTTATATTGTGTTCTAAAATTAATCCTATTATCTGTTAACCAATTACTTAAATCAACTTCTATTTTTGAACTGTTAAATGTATGGTTTTTCTTCTTTGTATTGTAAACTTTCATTTTACATTCATCAGTTTGAACATAATATCCACCATATTTCATTAACTGAGTATTTTCGATACGTGACTTAAATTCATCAGTTTTAGAATAATGTTCAACTCCATATTTTGAGATGTTACTTTGAATGTACTTTTCATGATTGCGGTATGAAATGTCACCATATTTTTCCAACATGGTTTCAAGGTATTTGTCCATCACTGGTTTAGACTCAAAACCAATTCCACCATATTTATTTATCATGGTTTCTTGTTGTTTTAACTTATTGTTGTAGTTTTTATCACCATGTATAAGTAAATTGGTTTGTTTCTGTTTCTTAATCTTATCGAGTTTTACGTCATCACTTTTGTTATTAAATGTCTGGGCTGATTTTATTGACCTTATTGAACAGTAATTTTCACCATATCTGTCAATATTGGTTTGTTTGTTTTTCTCTTTTACAACATCATCTTTACCAGCACATTTACAACTACAATAAGTTAAATAACCAATATTAAGATTTCTATATTTACATTGGCATCCACATATTTTACATTTTCCCAGTGACCATTTTTCAATATCATCATTAAGGTAGTGATATAATTTCTGACTGAATGTTATTATAGTATTAGGATAAGTTATTTCAGAAATTAATAGATATGTTTGTGAAAATTTCTTCTTAAATATATTTTCACAGATATATCTTTTATGGTTTAACAAGAAATCTTTTATCTCTGATTTTGTCATGAATAAAGTCCAGTCTTTCCGAAGAAACCCTCATAAGACCTTTCATTTCGGTAGTCTATTTCTTGGTCACTTAGAGTTGTATAGTTGTCATAGAGATTTCCATATTGTTCATCCATCTCATCTTCATATTTTTGTTGTAGTTTCTCACTCATGATTTCTTCCATCATCACTTCAAAATAAGAATGGTCAAAAACCGCAGTTAAATCCACCACAGACATTGCTAAGTCATCATGGTTACGACTGGCCTTCCAACTATTTCCCACCTTACTAAACACCTCAAATTCGCTTACTGTATCATCATCTGTCACTACTATACTATCATCAGCAATTAGTCCTTTAAGATTGATACACATTACAGGTTTATTATCAGACCTTACTTTCAGACCATATTTAGGTTTCTGTGCATCCATTGAGTGTTTGAATTTAAGGATTGTTGCCATGTCATATACATTCTTATCATCAAACACACATTGTAATAATCTCATAAATTCACCACCAAAGGCATTATATTCACATACTATTCTAATATTGTCCGGTCCGATTACGTCAGTTACAAGTATATAAACTAACTTGGCTAATAATTCAAGACAAATGGTATTACTTCTAAATCTACCTACTTGACATAATTGAAAATAGTCAGTTTTTTTCTTTTCTCTTTCACTATTTAACATCTCATCAATTATCTCATCAGGTTTCTCTTGTAGTCTAAATATGTTTAATACAGAATAGTCACCACCTCCACCTTCTGCCAAGTCAACAGACATAATCCATCGTTTAGATTCATCCTTAAATTCATCTATATCAAAATCAGGGTGGAATAACAAGTTCATAAATTCATCATCCCAATTTTTTTCAAGGGCAATTATCTCTTTATGTTTATATCTAATTCTATGTTTTTGTAACTTAGCTAATGAATCAGGTGACAACAATGTATTACCAGTTGACAAGAATGAATTACCAAACTGTCTCATGAACTCATCTTCACCACCACAGTCACCAATCATTTTCTCTCTCCATTTCTCATCTCTACCCGGAACTTGCCACCAATCCACTCTAATGGGATGATATGAATTTGTTCCATCAACTGCACCCTGATATATGTCAAAGAATTTATTATAACCATTTGGAGTTGAGGTTATTATAATTTTTGAATCTTCCATTGAGGACACAGTTGGCATAATGTTCTCATAAAATTCATTGAGTACATTAGGTTCAACATGGGCAAACTCATCAAGATAAAGGGTTGATAATGAATAACCGATGAATGATTTCTTTGTTGTTGCTTGAGCTATAATTCTACAACCATTGTTAAACACCATCATGGATTGATTATTTACCTTTACACCGGGTTTCATGAAGAAAGGTAGGTAACTCATCATTTCCTTTATCTTATCCATGATTTCAACGGCCGTAGTGAACTTATTGGCCGCGATACCTATATTCTTATCATAGTTAAAGATGGCATTGTGTAGTAAGAAAACACCGGCGATTACAGTCTTACCAATTTGACGACTTGATAGAGTAATATTAAATCTGTTGTTTTGATAAGCTTCCAACATTTCCTCTTGATAATCTCTAAGAGTAAGTGGTTGGTATCCTCTACTACCATGTAAACAGTAACAATAATTATTAGCGAAGTAAACTATATCTTTGGCACATCTTGTTAATTCTGTTATTTCTTCATTGGTATAATCAAAGACAATACTGGGGTTTCTCACACCAATAATACCATCCAACCAAGGAGAGTCTTTATGTGAAACACCCTCTGAATAATCTTTCATCCAATCATCAACACGTTTAGAAGTCCATACGATATTTTTCGTAGTTCTTTTACTTGTGTCTGTTGTTTTTTTAACGGCCATGTAATAAACATCTTATATAGATATTTATGACATCGTACAAAAAAAGACCGATCATCACTGACCAGTCTTAAAACAAAAAATTTATTAACAAATTTAAATTTTATATGAAAAAGAAATTTAATCTTCTTTAGAATCTGAAATAGAAGCATTCCCCCACATGATAATGATGAATGTAGATTCTGTGGGGATACTGAAGTCTTTGTTGTCTCCAGTGATTTTATTTGTGATGACAGTATCTTTGTCAAGCACAACAAGGGTGTAACCGAGTTTGTTTTGGAAACGTTCGATAATTTCAGGGATAAATTCTTTGATGTCCTTATCCACCTCAATCATGCAACAGTAAGAACCATCCATTGACTTAGCTGAGATTAAGTTATTGACATCTGTGAAGAACTTTTTTAACAGTTCGATTTGGGTGGTATCTTGACCATATTTAGACCGCATATAAGCAGACTTAGCGGTGATACCTTTTGAACTGTTAATCATCATTTGTGGATTCTGGTCTTTTTGTTTAATACCCAGAATTTCTTTGAATTTTTCGACCATTGTTTTGAACATTTAGTTTTTAATTACAATACAAAGTTACAAGAAAAATTTGAAACTACCAAATGTTTAACAGAATTTAACCATTAGAAATATCCAACCTCGAAAATCCATCAGGTTTAGAGGTTTTGTATATCTTGTCAAATACTATACCTTCCAACTGAGCATGGTGAATCAAGAATATATTGAGGTTCATTTCTTCACATAGACCTTTCAACAGTTCAATCATATCCGATACACCTGAAATGTCAATGTTAGAAAATAGTTCATCAATAAAAAGGAGATTTAATTCACCCAACTGCATCTTCAAAAACTTAATAATGGAGATGATACAAGCGAAGTCAATTCTTTTCTTTTCACCTGTACTTAGTGTGGAATAATTAACTCGATAACCTCCGGTGGTAATTGTACTATTGAAATTGTCATCAAACTCGATAGAATAGTTTAGTTCCATATAGTTAATGACATCTGATATGATTTTATTAATGATGGGTGTGTATTGAGAAGTGATATATTTTTTAATACCATCTTCACCAAATAAAACCAACATTGTATCAAGTACCTTTTTTTCTTTTATAAGGTTATCATGTTCATCATTAAGTTTAGTCAAGTTCTCATCCATCTCAGATTTCAACTTTTTAAGAGGTTCTACATTGCTATCTTTGATTGATGATTTGTATTTAAGATTTGATTTAAGTTCAACCAAATTAGATGTTGACATTTCATTTTTCGTCTTTCGTTCACGTTTGTCAAGAGCATCTAACTTTTTCTTCACATCTAACAAAATCTTCTTAATTCCTTCTTGTCCACTCACACATTCTTCTCGTTCAGTAAGTAGATTTACCCTTTCTTGTTTGAAGTCATCAGTTTCAAGAGAAGAACCACAAGTAGGACATTTACCAGAATCAATCAGTGCAATTTTTTTGTCAATGTCTTTTATTCGGTGAGCATATTCTTGATACTCACTTGATTTTTCATAAGTTGATGTTTGTAAATCATTTTTAAGTGATTGAATTTTCTGGATGATTTCATTGTTTTTTTCATTCACAGTTTCAATCTCTTTAATCTTCTGTTTTAATTCATCTAACTCATTTTGGGATACTTCATTTTCACTTATCTCATTAATTTGTCTGACATAATTCGCGATGTAATTAGTAGATGTTTGTATAGAACCTTCATTACTACTAATATCTGTTGTCAAATCCTTTAAGTCCTCTTTGATACATTTGGTCAATTTATTATACAAAGTGAAACCAAATATCTTGTCAATAATGTTACGTTTATCAACAGCGGACAAATCAACCAGAGACCTAAAATCATCAATAGATAAGACCAATGAATTAATGAACACACTATAAGGAATTTTGAAATAAATATCTTCCAACATGGCTTGAACATTATTCTTACCCGCAGTGTCAACAGATTCACCATCTATTTTGACAGCAAAGATAGCAGGAGCAAGACCACGTTCAATTATTACTTCATGTCCATCACAGTCAACAGTAATTTTGGAGTAGAAATTCTTGTTTATTCGATTTGGAATTTCTGAGTTTTTAAAGTTTTCTATTTTACCATATAAGGAATAAGTGATGACCTCTGAAATTGAAGTCTTACCTGTTCCATTATTTCCCAACACTAAATTGAGAGAAGAATTATCATCAAAGTTTATTTCTGTAGGTATATTTGAAAACGACTTAAAATTTCTCCAAACAATATTTTTTAACTTCATAATTAAAATCTAATAATCACATCGTCTACATTATCAAAAATTTCAATCTTTTGTGGATATAATTCTTGATATGATTTGACTTGTTTAGTAATGTAATCAGGCATTTTATCAGAGAGAAAAACTACAAAATCAAGGTTCTGTAAAGCCGACAGTATGATTTGTTCTTGTAATTCTGTATATCCGGTTGTGTCGAATAACATTAAACCATCAAATACACTTCCATTAAACAAAACATTGTCTTCCTTAAACCAACGGAAGGTTTCAGATGCATAGTCAACAACTAAAAAACCTTCGTTTCTTAGGTCAGTCTTTACTTCTTTTACTGGAATATTGTTTTCACTACAATAATCTTCAGTCCTTTGAACAAGAGTTTTTACATCTTCTGGATTGCCACATAAAGCTATTCTCATAACAATATAAATTTTCTATTATATATTAAAAATAACAAATGTCCAGTGGGAATCACCAGACATTTGTCAAAAAAGTTGTAAAAAATATGATATTAATCTTGTTTCGTTTCTTTTAACTTTTTCTTTATTGAATTGAGTTGTTTCTTAAAGTCTTCAAATGGGATAGCTTTCCACTTTTTGAGAACCTTCTTGGAACCATCCCAGATAAAGTCTGTATAATTTTTGGTCAATTCAATAACGATGTAATTATACTTGGTTCTGTAATAATCATAACCTGAACGATTACCTTTATTATCTTCTATAACAAATCCATCATAGTCTACAGTATGAATAAAAGTTTCGCTGTGCCAACTTTGATCCATTGCTTCACATAAAGATGAGAAAAAGTATTTATAATCATAAGAATCTGGATTCAGTTTAGTAAGTACCTTTTCTACCTTTTCAAAATTACTATAATTAAATTCAAAGTAGAATTTAATTTTTTCGTCTGTTGTTTTCATATTACAATTTGATTAATGTTAGAAGTTGTTTAATGACAAGATTACTTTAGAATAATCTTGTCATTTTTGATATATGCTTTGAGTGTCTTTTTATTAGATTTGAGTATTTTATTATCCTCAATAATCATAGTAGACAACTCTTCTTCTATGTTTTGTTGAAGGTGACGAATAATAGGTCTTGCACCATTTTCTTCTGTTTCAACCTTATCCAAAATCCATGTTTCAACTTCCTCAGTGAGTTCAACAGATTTACCACAAATGGTCTTGATATTCTCATTCATGTCTTTAATCTCTTTGTGGAGGATAGATTTGAGTGTATCCCTGTCAAGATTATTAAAGTAACAAATATTATCCAGACGATTGAGGAATTCAGGTGAGAAACGCTTATTCAGAGCCTTTCTAATGATGTCCTCACGATGTTTGTTCTTCACACTATCCATATCATTTGAATATCCAATAGGTGATGAGAATTGTTTTGCTGAGCGAACACCTACATTTGAAGTGAAGATGATAAGACTTTTGGTTGCATCCACTTTGTTACCATCACTACCTGTAATAAATCCTTCATCGAGTAGTTGGAGTAATACATCATAAATCTTGGGGTGTGCTTTCTCAATTTCATCAAACAAAACAACACTTTCAGGATACTTGGCCAATCGTTTAACCAATAGACCTGATTCTTTATAACCAACATAACCCGGAGCTGAACCAAGAAGTTTACTTACATCAATCTCACTTTGGTATTCAGACATATCAAAACGGAGTAGATTATCCTCACTACCATATAGATAACGTGCGATTTGTTTAGCCAAGTGAGTTTTACCTACACCTGTTGAACCTATAAAAATAAAGTTACCCATAGAGTGAGCTGATTTTCTAAGACCAAGTTTATTACGTGTGATATTCTTACAAATCTTATCAATCACTTCATCTTGACCAATAACACTTTTCTTAATTTCAACAGGCATATTTTGGAGGAATGACACTTTGTTTTTATCCAGTCGTGACATTTTAACTCCTACAATATCACCAATAGCTTCAAGAATGTCGATTTCAATCACCTCAGTTGGTTGTTGTTTCTCCTTCAATTTTAGAAGTCGTTTGGTGAGGTTTTCAATTTTGTCATTCAATTCTTTACATTCCTCATAAGTACCTTTACTGGTCAATTTCTCACCAATTTCATTTCGTAGGTCAAGTAGTTCCTTACTTATTTTAATCAATTTAGGATCCACTCCACGTTTCAATGACAATTTTGAACAAACTTCATCCAACAACCACTCAGCTTTTTCAGGGAAAGGTCTGTCTTTTACATATTTCTCTGCATTGTCACAAATCAAATTAGAGATGTTGTCAGGAAGTCTAAGATTGAAATTTTCCTCATAGTTATCATAAATGGTATCAATGATGTCAACCGTTTGTTCCTTGGTCAACTCAGTAACTTTGATAACAGTGAAGTAATCAAGAATATAAGGAAACTCATCACGAATATCATTATACTCATCAGTAGTCGCAGTGGCAATTACTCTCATGTCAAGGTCTCTAATTGCATTTACGACACGATTGACGAAAGTAAAACCACCTGTTCCATACACATTTCTATCAAGAATGTGTCCTAATCCACTTAAATGAATGATGATGTTGTTATCCTCAGCACAAGCGACAGAAACAATAGTGTCAATCATTGTAGAAAACTCACCCGGTGAATTTACAATGTCACAAATTCTGTCATAATCAATGGTAGCGACTGTATCTTGTTTGTATTCTTTAACCATTTTAGAAATATACCCCTCAATGATAGAAGTCTTACCACATCCTTTATCACCCACCAAAAGAACTGAACGATTTGAGGATTTATTTAAGATACTGTCAAGACGAGCAATCTCATCATCTCTATGTAAAATATTATCTCTCTCAGCATAGGTAGTTGTAACACTAAAAAATGTATTGAACGCTTCTTTTGTGATGTCCACTTCTTCATTTTCAGTGTTTACATCTTCATAAATTTTACCCATTTAATTCGGTTTTTATATTATTAAAAATTAAATTTACATATTAAACATAACAAATATGATACAGTAGTTATGTTAATCTATTAAAAAAGGTTGGATTTTAACCAACCTTAATTTACTCATTATCTTTTTGTAATAGTCCTTGTAGTTCATAAATGTGTGCTAACAAAACAACTACAGGATCAATACAGTTTTTCAAATTACTCTGATACTTGGCATTTGTGATAGCGATTGTAGGTAACATTTTAACCATTGGTGACTTAGATTTTAACAGATAAGTCATAAATGGATTACCAAGTGATTGTATGACTTCAGGAACAGAATTTGAGTAGTTCTTCATCACAAACTCATAATTCTTAACCGGGTCATTATCATTAAGTATCATTTCATAAAGTTCCTCATATTCACACTCGATACTCTTAATGTCATTCTCTGTGAGGTTTGTCTTTCCTTCGAGTTTGAACCTTTGTAGATGATTCACCATTGAACGACAGTCAGGAAAATAAGTCTGAACCATTTTAACACCAGCATGTGAATCAATGGTCATTCCTTCCTTCTTACATATCTCAACAATACGTTTATACTGTCCCATTCTAATCTCACCCACTTCCTCACTTGTGAAATTGAAATCAATCATCTGGAAACGTGATTGAATAGGTTCAGGTATCTTCTGAATGAAATTACAAGTTCCTATAAATCTGGTATTGGTGGCACACTTTTCCATTGTCGCACGAAGAGCTGCAAAGGCTTGTGATGATAATCCGTCTAACTCATCCATAATGACTACCTTAATTGGATTGTCATAGTGGAGAATTGATTGGTTCATCGCAAAGTCCATAATGGTATCTCGAATCGTATCAACACCATTAGTGTCAGAACAGTTCAAATACAATACATTATGACCAAATTCCTTACAGAGTGCCTTGGCGGCGGATGTTTTACCAATACCTGCGGTACCATAAAACAACATTGACTGGACTACACCATTTTCAAAGATAGTCCTAATTCGTTTTGGAATGATTAGTTCCTTGAGGTTCTGAGGTCTATATTTCTCAGTCCACAAAATATTATCCAGATTATTTATTGACATATGTTTATGTAATTAAATTTCAAAATATTTTCACTATAAAGATAACAAAAGCTCCGTAAATATACTATGAAATCATTATTAGAATACGGTTTTCCAACATCATTTTCACCCAAAAGTAAATCTGATGTTTTGAAATTTTATCAATGTTACAATAAGTTAGATAGAACTGGTCATCTAAAAAGAGAAAACGGTTTCAAAAAATTATTTCCTGAATTATATCAAGATTTTCAAAATTTTAACTTTTTCGGTGATGTATCCGGACTAAAATTCTATGAAAAACTATATCATTTTTTAATGGATGACTCTTCACTTAAATTAGGTCATTGTAACATTTGTGGTTGTAAATGTAAGTTTCATCTACATGGTGAATTTGGATATAGAAATTGTTGTAGTAACTGTAATAATAAATCACAGGAGAAGATAAATCAACAACTTAAAACTTGGTCACTAAAAACATCTGATGAAATGACAGACATGGTGGAAAAAATGAAATCAACCAAATTAGAAAGATATGGTTTTTCTGGTTACAACAACATAAAACAGATACAAAAAACCAAACATAAGAATGATACTTATGGTAAATCACTAATCGAGAAGAAATTGATACAATACTTTATTGATAATAACTATAAATTTAAATATCAGTATAACAGACCAGAGTATCCTTTTAATTGTGATTTTTACCTTCCAGATTTTGACCTAAGAATTGAGATACAAGGCTATTTTACACATGGTTTCCATCCATTCGATAAAGATAATCAAGAAGATATTAATTTAGTAGAGAAGTGGAAAAAATTATCATTAACCAAACCTCAATATGGAGTGGCCGTTAAAACATGGACAGTCATTGATCCATTAAAAAGAGAAATAGTCAAAGAAAATAATCTTAACTTTTTAGAAATATTCAGTTCAGATTTAGATGTTTGTATTGAAAAAATCTTAGAAAAAATAAAAAGTGGCCAACATTAAGACCACTTTATTTTTTATCGAACTCCAGTGTGACCAAAACCACCATCACCTCGTTCGGTTTCATCAAGTTTTTCAACAGGTATCCACTCAACGGTTTCATGTTTAGACACTACCATCTGAGCAATTCTATCACCATCATTAATAGTAACAGTTTCGTTGGATAAGTTGATTAGACACACCATAATTTCACCAGTATAATCACTATCAATCGTTCCGGGTGAATTAACCACTGTGATACCCTGTTTACAAGCAAGTCCACTACGAGGTCTAATCTGAGCTTCATATCCTTCAGGTAGTTGAATGAATAGTCCGGTTTTAATCAGACAACGTTCAAGGGGTTTTATTTCTTTTGGTTCACTCTCATTAGAACGAATATCCATACCAGCAGAGTAAGGAGTTTTATATTCAGGGAGTGACCATTTTGATTTATTAATTATTTTTACTTCGGTTATCATTTATTATCTATGAGTTTAGTTTTAATTTCATCTGCGATAGCTTTACCCATTTTGTCCATAGTCTTGTTGAATCGTGAACTATAAGGTATAATTCGAGGATTTTTAATTACCACACTACCATCATCATTATATGTTTTTTCATCCCATTTAACGATACAAATATTAGCACTAAATGTATCAAAGAAAAGGTAATTGTATTTATAACCCTTCTCATCATACTTCTTAAAGATAGCATTTGCATTTTTTGCGGGAACTTCTATCTGGTTTGTAGTAAAATTCCAATATTTTGTGTGTAGTGATTTCATTTCCAAAGGCATATCTCCATTGACATAAAAGTCACATTCAAGTGTAGCCTTGTGAAAACCTACTTTATCATCATCTGAATTTTTACTAATACGAAAAGTTGTCGCATACTTCATGATACTTTGTTCAAGAATTTCAGTAAAGACAGCATCACCCAAAATATCCTGAGCACAGTCAAATGGGGTTCGACCTCTCAATCTACCAGCGGTCATTTCCTTATGTAATATTGTCCAAGATTCAGGATATTGTTCTTGTAATTCTTGGTCACTTTTTACAGTTAGAATGTCATACACATATGGTTCAAATCGATCAGGATTATCTTTAATAAACTGAAAAACATCTTGTGTCTTCATTCCATGCCAATTTAGAGTTTTCAATCTTGATGGCCAAATTCTAAGAGGTGTTTTCTCGTTATCCCAAACTGTAAATTTACTTTGTCCGATTGTATCACTAACGGTTTCCATTTTGATTATTATATAAATTAAACTTTTATCATTTCTTTATAAAATGCTGACATTACATCTACTACGATAGAATTACCAGCAAGTTTACATAATTTTGTGTTATCCAATCCCATGTCAACTAATTTTTGTACATCATCAAATTCAACACCAATCAGACGCATTTCCTCAACACCAGTAGTTTCTCTTACTTTATATTGACCATTTTCTTTGACCAAAATTAAGGGAGCATATACTAATGTAAATGTAGGTGCCACTCCTTTTGGTGAATAGATACGTGTTGACTGTGGATTTGGGAATGTTGCTCTGTCTGTTCGGATATTACCTATTTGAAGTATCTTATTATACATATCAACTTCAACTTCATCAGGTTTTTCACCAAATATGTTTTCTTCAAATTCCTCATCAAAGTCCTTAACTGTTTGACATACGAAATCTGTTTGTTTTCCTTTTTTTACAACCTCAGCATATTTACCTGAATCAGTAACTTCCCTTTCTACAAATTCCTCATCATTTGTTTCACCAGCGAATTTTAAGATATTTGGATTACTTTTTACATATTCATCAGTACATACCTGACTAACATAACATTTAGGAGGTATCTCACTTGGTTTCTGTAAAAAGTCATTCATACACTTGGTTTGTTTAATAGGTCTTGGCCATTCAAATTCACCATCAGGATTAAGTACAGACACAACGAACACCCTTTCTCGTGCTTGTGGAATACCAAAGTCGGCTCCATTTAACACTTTCCAATAAGAAGTGTATCCAAGTGAATCAAGAAATTCCAACCACTTCTTAAATGTGGGGAAGAATTTATTACCAACCAAATTCTTAACATTTTCCAACATCAAATATTTAGGTCGTTTGATTTCGATGGCTTTCTTACATTCCCACAAAAGAGATGATTTTGTACCAGAACCTTCCTCACCACCCAGTTTTTTACCAGCGATTGAAAAACTCTGACATGGTGAACTATAAGTAAAGAAATCAAAATCAGGTACATTTTCCCAATCTATTTTACAAATGTCACCATAATTTTTATCTTTGTATTCAGGAAACAATACATTATGTGCATCAATAGCTCGTTTCTCAATTTCACTCCACCCAATTAATTCAAAGGGAATGTGTGCCTTTTTGAGAGCAAGACATTGACTATCATATCCTGAGAAAGTTGTAAAAACTTTTAGAGGTTTCTCTTTATTATACTTCATCTAAATTTCTGTTTAACTTAAAAATAACAAAAGGTGGCCAGTTACTCCACCTTTTCGCCAAATTTAATAATATAAACTAATTTGTCGTAATTTTTAAGATGTTGTTTATTTATCCATTCAAATTTATATCGAACAGGTTTCACATCCTTCTTAAACCTATGGTAAAATTCTACAATATCATATACTTTATCCTCCAATCTACTTGTCCAATAGGGTTTTACTTCCCTATAATCACAATTTATTTGACCGGATACAATTAGATTATACCATCCTTCATTAACTGGTAATCTTAATGTCTTCATAGAGAAAATTCATTTAAGAATAATTCATGAACCTGATTGTGTTTGTCAAAATATGAACTAAATGATGACTTCTTTAACACTTCAGTAGAATGGTTGTACAAATCCCAAGCATGTAAACCTTCTGGATGTAAAGTGAGGTTGTCAAATAATTTACTATTGGTTATCTCATTCTTGAAACGATTAATCTCATTTCCATTCATGATACCACCTACACAAATCTTACCAACAATTTTATATATGTCATTAGTGTCACAATAAATCTCTTTTAAGTTCTCTTTGATTTTGAGATTTTCATCATGTTGTATTTGGTATCTCTCCAAACCAATCTTGATGATTTCTTCAACATCTTTGTCGGCATTACCCCTATGGATACGTTTCTCAGCAATATCACCATGAACCATTCCATTAGAACATAACCAAACAACAGAACCAACACCCATACCGAATGACATAGAACCATCATATGAGTTTCTAAATCCTATACGGTATCCTAACTCACTATCTTGACTTTCAATATCATACAAACCAATGAAACGTTTTCCATTAGTGGACATCGTTAAATCTGATTGTTTTACTGAAAGACCATATTCATTCATTTTATCATGAAGAATATCAAAAATTAACTCATTTGGAACAGGTGTATAACTTATTGTCCGTCTGGGTAGAGGAACTGACCGAAGTATTTCCTCAGAAGTTGAAGTTTTTAATCTTGTAGACATATCTATATGTTTTTTATTATAAACATAACAAAGGACTCATCATAAATATAATATAATAGATTAAATTTTGTTAATTTCAATGGACAGAACTGAATATACAAGTTTTATAAACATAGATAGTCAGGATACAATATCTAATTTAATAAGTAAATTAAATAGTAACTTTGCGAAAATTAAACTGTATCTTAGTGACATAAGCGACAAAGCAAATAAATCTAATGATGATGTGATTTTAATTAAACCACATCAATCTATACATACTTTTGAATATATTGATAAAGGTAATAGTATATCAGTTAGTGATTATAATAAATCCATAAAAGAGGATTTAATAAACTCTGATTTTTTAATTGGTGACATTGTAGTTACTCATTATACATATGGTGGTAATAAAAAACTTTCAACAATCTGTTCAGTTGATGGATATTCAGAAGGTAATATTAAATTATCAGATCAAATAACATTGACTGGTGAACAAGGTGAACACGGAGCTACAGGTATGACAGGTAAAGCTGGTGGACAATATTCGTCAGATACAATTATGAAATGGATAAAAACCTATGTAAATGATAATATATTTACATATTTTACCACCTCAAAATTAAATATAGGTCACAAACATACTGATAATGACACATCACATCAATTTGGTTTTATTGAAGGATATGAACCCGGAAACATAAAAATAGGTGCATTAAATTCTTCTGGTAGTGAAACATCCAAAATCGACATTAGTAAAAACAAGATAACACTTGATACATCAATAACTACATTTACTGGTGATGTTATGATTGAGGGTAATTTATCATTAAGCGGTACGAACATTATGTGTAATAAAATAGACACTCAGCAATTATCAGTATCAACTAAACTTATTACACCTAAAATATATATGAACAAATTATATACTGATTATATTTCAAGTTATAATGGAAGTAAAAGTGATGTAATTATAGTTAATAATTCAGTAAAGGTTTTAAAAGAAGTCAATGCAGTTAAAGGACTATCATCTATTGGAGATGTTTATTTTGATGGTTATACTCGTATCGGAAACGTAACTTTTGATCGTTATGGTGGTGAAGAAAATCAAGAAATTAAGTTTAATGAATATACAGATACGACATTTAATGGTGATGTAACACTTAATGGTAATGTTACGTTTGGTGATAAACCTCGTTTAGATATTAAGTTACCGACAATTAGATCTATAGACCTCAAAGGAACAGTATCAACAGAAAGTGAAGTTTCTTTTACTGGGAAATATATATTTAATGATGATATTACTGTAAATTATTTAACTATTCCTGTCAATGGTCAAATTAATATAAATGGTTCAAGTAGATTTTCTAACTTAGTAAATTTCAATGGTCGAATTAATATAAATAGTGGAGGTTTATATATCGCATCACAAATTTCTTCAATAGGCACCAACACATGGGATGGTACAAATCATTTTAATTCATCTGTTACATTTGGTTCTGGTGTAACATTTAATGGTGATGTGACGTTTAATGGTTCATATAATATAAAGAATACTACATATCACATTACAGATGATACTTTTTATGTTAGTAAAAATAAAGGAAGTGAATATGATTATTATACTGAAAAAATAAGTAATGAGTATGGACAAGTTGTATATTATGGTCGTAGTGTTGATGCAAATACAATAAATTATACATATCAATTAGAGGATGTTTTAACTAATTTGGGTGTGAAACAACAAACAACATTAACATCACCTATAGTACCATGTACTGGAAATTATTATATTATAAAACTTACACTTGGTACTGATACCTCAAGTTATAATCCATTTTATATGTTATGTTATTGTGAACAGACTTCACTTACAACAACCGTTGATATAAATGGTAGATTTGTGTATACTTCTTCTGGTAGTTTTAAATATAGTGACCTCAATAGTTCTGATGATGAAACATCATCATCAAAATCTTCATCTCCTGCGAAAATTGTTGGTGGTTATACAAACACAACTGTGAATAATTGGAGTCTTTCAGATGATACCACACAAAATGGAGTCTTACTTAATTTTGTTGGTGCGGGACCAGAATTAGAAACATTATGGAAATCAGATTTAACACAACAAATTTTACTAGACGGATATAGTCCCGTAGTAAATTCTATAAAATGTCTTACCTATAAACGAAATGTTTATATCGGTCCATTTGTTGTTAATGGTGTAGATGTGTATATTGATTTATGTAATAGTACAGTATATCCATATCGTAATAACATAAAATACCATCTAATAGACGATGAAGATTATTATATAGCCCAACCAAGACAAATACCAAGAGTATATGGTATAACAGGTGCAACACCATACATGGTATTATATTAAATATATAAAGGAGAGGAAATTAATCCTCTCCTTTTTTTAGATTTTTTTCAATGTATATGTAAATGCAAAGTCTTCACGATAACCATATTTCAGATAATATGTAATCTTTCTATTGAAATAATCACCATCCAATGTTTCAACTTTATATGTATTTACTTTTTCAAATCCTTTTTTAATTAGATTTGTCTCTGTGTACCCAATATATGAAGTATAATTATTATTAATACTTTCATTATTGACATCTACTAATTTTGATCTAACCCATAATGTAACAGTATCAACCATATAAAGATTAATAATATTTTTTTCGATATATTGTTTCTTAAAGTCCTCAAATAATTGAATTTTTTTACTTCCACTATATTCACTTAGATAAACATCTTTTATATAGTTTAATGATTTATTTAATACTGGGTGTGTATTGAAATAACGGAATGTACGATTCTTCAGATATAAATAGAACTCTACTACTACATTATTCGTTTCTTTATAAACCATATCAACTGAACTATCTATACTATAATCTGTAGTATAAGACTTCCAAGATATGGCTTTGTTTAGTTTTTGAATATTAATTGTTAAAGGAGTTCCCATATATTTAGAACCAAACATACTCTTATCATCTTTTATACATTGAAGATTTCCGGATGTATCATAGCCACCAATATTAGAGAATATATTATAATCTTCCATTCTAAGTGCAAAGTCACCGGACAATGGATTTCGACTTTTTGAACTTAGTAATTTTGAACTATTATACATATGATAATATAGATTTTTAATAACACCAAACTCACCATAATCATCAGAATAATTCATATCAAAAGATGAATTTGTATATCTCATACTGTTATCAGTTGTTTGTATGTCATTATAAAAAATTATATCTTTCACAATAGGTTCATAATATCCATTATATCTATATACCGTTTGTATATATTGTTGACATTTATTAACAAGACTAACTGTTTCATCATTCTCATCAACTTCACTTTCAAACAAATCTAATGTGTTAATTTTAGAAGGTTCTTGGACATAAATGTTAAAATCTATGTTTGTCTTATCAGTTATGTTTGAAGATGATAAATATTCAATATTTGTACCTGTGTTTATATATTCTTTCAAATGATGACTTGAATATGTTTTATAGATATTAGATATTTCTTCATCATCAAAATTGTAATTATTTAAAGTATTACATATTTGTTTATATGATTTACACAATGTTTCAATATTATCATCACCATTAGTCTCATCATATTTATACAATGCATCTAAATAATTTGGATCAATATAAACAACAAGTGACATATATATCTTTTGACCATCAACTAATTCAAAACTATCATCATTAACATATAAATACTCATTTGAATATGTCAAATCTTTTCTTGAATATGTCTTATCATTAAGGTGTAGTTCAATATTGTATAAGTTAAATGTATCTGACAATAGTTGTTCAAATAAATCTCTCATGGATATTGAATTTATATACAAACCTTCTGTTGTTAGGTTAGTTATATATTTTTCACTATAAGAATCATATTCAGGATTTATAATACTCACATATTGATTTAACAACATTGGATTCATGTAAAAATATAGATATCCATACTTCTTAATATAATTAGTTTTTTTTAAGTTTTCATGTTCTACATCTACAGTATATTTATATCCCATCTTTTGTTCTGGTGTTATTTTTTCATCATCAGAAATTACATTTTCAGAATATAACACATTATCCATAATTACATATGTCTTTTCACCAGTTTCTTTATCTTTAGTGTAATATCTATTATGATTCCATTTTATTTTCTTAAATGTTGAAATTTGTTTATCGGTTTTTCTAAAGTTACCATTAATCATGTTATAGACATATGTCAAATTAAAAAGAATATCAGTTGGATTTATGATATTGGTGTTTCTGAACATCTTAGAATTATAAACATTCACAAATTGTAACCCACAAATAAACTTACAGTTATCATTCTTCACAAAATAAACTTTGGTTGGAAATACATCATTTTTTGTATATAAAGGTATGAAAATATAAGAGAATTTATACCCATTATATTTACCTGTGTAATTGTTCACATATACAGTCTTACCATTATTGTATTTCTTAACAGTTTCCTTTATGTCAAATCTCACACCTCTAAACATTGTATATGTATTTGACATCGAATTACCACCACTAATAATTGAATATTTTTTATTAGTTCGTTTATTATCTTCAGACTCTACAAACATCTCATAAAAATCATCATCTGTAAAGTTTAGTAATTTATTCTTCCATTGTTCAATGTATTCATAAATGTCATCTGTTATGAAATCATTACCGACATGACCATAATCAATATACTGATAGAACTCAGAATCAAAAGGATATACTATTTTTTCATACTTACCTTGTCTGTTTGTCATATATTTAGGAATAACATAATAAGGTAAACAATGTGTATATGAATTAATGTCAGTGTCCAATGAGAAAGTATCAGATGAGAAATTTAATCTACCAAATACCTTGCTCATATTTAATCTGTATATATTTTCACAACTATCTCTACCTTCTCCAATATATCCCCATTTACTTATATATGGAACAGTTTTACTTACTGTACTTATTGTAGGAAGTGCATATTCAGTGAAGTAACTATATTCATTTGTCAAAGTAAGTCCGGATGAATTGATGAACTTATATAATGTTAAATTGTTCAGTGAAGTAACATTTGTGGTTTTGATGACTTCTGATATTTTTTTCCACGTTTTATTAGTTGTGGTTGTATCTTCTGAATAAGTGGTTATATCATCAGATTGTATCTCAACATCAGAATCACCTGTATCCAATACCCAGTTAGTTACAGTATGCGGTAATTGTAAACGTTTCAAACTCAAATCTATTTCATCATTCAAAGATGTAGATTCACCATAAAAAGAATACAAAACATCAAAATCGAAATCTTTAACTGGGAAGAAATTCAACACGCCAATTTTAGGATAGTATCTTTCTCTTAGTTCGATTTTTTTTAAGTCATTAATGTAGATATACTTACCATTTGAATCTGTTGACATCACACTATAATCAGGAGATACAACACCATCTTTGACATAAGGAACAATCGACAAAATACGAGCATATTCATTATCTTTATATGTTCTAATGAAACGTTCCTCACCATTACCATGTGTTATAATATCAATGTCTGAATTAGGTACTAAGAACATAGTATCCATATTATCATTACCACCAGTAAAGGTATATGTGTAATTATCGGCATCAGATTTTGAATATCTGTTACCAATTACAGTGATTATATTTTGGTAGATATAAGTTCCATCAAATATAACTTCAATTTTTTTACCATATCCAACATTACCATTATATCTGGAACCATGATACTTATATCTAAATACAACCATTCCCTTAGAATTGTAATATGCATCTATATAGTAATCATCACCAACATAAGAATTAACAGCTTCACAAATCGCATGGGCTATTTGGGACACATCACCATTACTACTGAAAAAGACATAGTTATCAGTTTCATGTATAGTTCCAGCGGTCATAATGGTTTTATCAGGGAAATATTTATCCACACTTCCTTGATAAGTTCCGGTATAATTATTACTGTCTATAATTTCTTCACGAGCAACCAGTTTAAGTTCAAATTCAGTATTGGGTGTATCTCCTGACATATCACTTATTCTGATACGAATCATTGTTGCATTGTGAGGATTCTTATTTACTATGAAACCAAAAGAAGCATACCCATATTCATTAAGATATTGACAACCTGCGGAAACATATTCAGTCTTATATCCAAACATTTTTTCATTACCCACTGAATTAAATACATCAGTTGGATCCACATAGTTAAAATATGTTTTCTGAATACTACTATCTGAAATGTGTCTATAACTTACCTTTGGAAAATTATATGTATCATTTAAGTAACTATTAATCAAAACTTGTGCCTTATCAAATGTATTCTTATTGAAAGATATCACATTTGAATATAAAGTTTCTCTTGTGTGAGGTAACTTATATAATGTGTTATACTTATCCTTAGCATAGAACACAGACTGACCATCAGAATAGAAGATATTATTTTTGTTGTTTATATCTTGTATTTTAACAATTTGTGAAGTTTTTTTCTTTCCTTCATCCACCATATCTTTACTCTCATATAGAAGTCCAAAATTAGATGTAACTTTTGGTTTATATGAAAATGTCTTTATATCTTCTTGTTTATCATATATGTTTTCATACAAGTCGACAGTATTACAGAACATTCCATAATATCTACAGAACTTGTAATTATCATCCGCATCATCAAATAAGAACTCAAGATTTAATATGTATGGATAAACAAGTCCATTTTTTTCATACCCGGTTGTGATATAGTCATCCATACGGGTAATTGTATTGTCCGCATTTATTAGGTTATCCTCAAAATCAACTACTTTCTGAGTTAACACACCAGTTGATAAGTCAATTCCATAATAATATATTTGTTTATTATCAAAATTGACATACATTGGTTGGTCAAAATTAAACCCAGATTGACTAATATAATTTCTAATATATTGACCTAATACACTATTTTCACTTATATCAAAATTCTTTACAATACTTGACTTCTGTAAAATATCATACTCATAGTCTTCAAGAAGTGAAATATTATTATCACCATTAATATAAACATAGTAATCATCGGGTTCATATGCATCATTAGAAATTCTCGTATAATATGTAATAAGGTCTTCAGATTGTTTTATCAACCCCAAAATACCATCTTTTTTACCATACTTATTTATCGTATAATTAGATAACCTCTTTGAAAATAAGTTATAATAATTTACCCTTTCTTCTATTGAGTATTGATTTTTGAAACAAGTATATGCCCATTGAACAGAAGGATTTTCGAGGTCTAAATCCTTGTTATACATCTTTTGTGATAAAATGTAAATATCAGTAGCTAAAATAACACTATTTTCGACTAATTTTTCGACTATTTTTTCTAAATTAGCTTTTTTTGAGACCTTCCCTCCATTCTTAATATTACAATATCTACTTTTGAGTTTATAAATATGTTTCTTCTTTTTTGATATTCTTTTTTGTAGTGCAATATCATTTTTGAAGGTATTAACAGGACTTACATACTTATTTCTCTTATATATTTTTTCATATTCATCAAATTTTATAATGTTTTTATATAAATCTTTTATTTTGGTGTTATCATGACTTGATAAATAATAGTCTATTGTAATATATGTTGAAATAATAGATTTTAATACATCTTCATATTGTGTCTTTAATGTTTGATATTGGGTTTTTGTTATATACGAGTTTTTATAATTACTTTGTTCATTTAATCTATATTCATAAAATGATATACCTGTTCTTGTTGGTGTTTCAAAATCATCATACCCACTTGTGTAATTTTTTATTAATTTACTATTATCACAAACTTGAAGTGTATACCAGTCATAATCATTATCATATTGAACAAGACTTATTACATCATTGTAATAATAATTATAAACATCATATATTTTAGTATCAAATAAATTAACAGTATTATTAACTTTATCAATTTTATAACATTTATTACCATAACTATTATATAATCCATTATCTGTGTCTAATGATGTATCTTTTAAATATAATAATTGTTCATTAATATATACACTATCAAACTCATCTTCAATCTTATTTATTTTATCGATGTCTTCGATATCTATATACATATCTATATCTTTAGTATTAACTTTGACAAAAGTTGATCTTATAATATAGTATCCTGAAGGTTTCACTGTTTGTCCGTTATTAATACTTTCTAAATCATAATACTTATTATCATAGTAATAACCAGAAACTTCAAATTTATTTGAAGTTGAATTATATGTTATAACCATTTGTATATCATTAACTACTTTATCAAGTATGATATAAAAATTATTATTATATTCAAATCCGGATCGAGTTTCACACATATATACTTGTTGTGTGGTTGAATATTTATACAAAGCATTATAACTCTTTAATCTTGTTTGATATAATGGATTACGAGTATTTGTACTACTATATATACAATATCCTTTTACGAGAGTATTGTATGTTGTATAAAAATAACCTAATATATCTGAATTACCCGTAGATGTATTTTTTTTGAATGAATATACAGGTATGTATACATTATTTGTTGAAAGGTTTTCCTTATTAAAATAATAATGATATGTTGATGAATATATATCGTTATATTTAAAATTTATAAGATATTGATCATCATTTTTAATAACATCTACATAACTTGTTTTATCTTCATCAACTCGTATTTTACTTGGATAAAAAGGTAATAGATACCCCTCATCACATACATATGTCCTTTTAACATCTTCTACTTTTGTCACATCTATATAATTATATTTACCATCATCAATGACTGTATATATACAATTAGTATTAAGTTTATATATTTGAATACCATTATATACAATATATCCATCTTCATCTGATGTATATGTTATTTTATTATCTGTATTAAAATTAATATTAAAAGTAGATATTTTATAAGTTGAGTCACGACCGTATACTAAATTGATAATTTCATTGTTATATAAAAACTCACAAGTTAGGTTAGGGCGTACATGACTATTAGATGGTTGTTTAGGCCTATAAGTATAAGTTTTACCATAAATAACATCACCATTTTGTAAAATCATTATTGCATTTTTATAATAGTTATCATAAAGAGAATCTTCATACTCTACGATATATACATTTCTATCACTATTTGTTAAAATCTTTGAAACATCAGATAAAAATATATAACAGATATTATCATCAATTTTACATATCTTGTGTTTTGTATAAAAATACGCAATACTTGGTTCCCATTGTGAACCAACAGATTTGTTTGTTTCGTATTCAGATGCCATACAAGGTTCCTCATCTATATAGTATATTTTATTATTATCTATATAAAATTCATCTGGTGTTACTGTGTTAAATTCATCATATACACTTTTACCTGTAGATATGGTGTTTACTGTGTTATCACTATTATATGTGATGGTATATTCAATTTCATTATATATGAATTTATCACTATAATTAGATTGTATAATATCAAGACACAAAGTAGTCTTATAAAAATGATAGTAGCCTTCATCAAAATATGTTCTTAATAGACATAATTCATTTTTAATATTTCTTACTTCACTGTTATTAATATTATACACATATTGTATGTTATATATTGTAGGTTTTGTCTCACTATCATCTGTATCACCATCAATAAACCACCATACGATATCACTTATTTTTAGATAACTAAAACCACTTTCTTCACCCTTTATTTTTTTGTATTCAATTCCATCAATCTTTACATTAAATTGTCTAGTTACATCATCAAAATACTCATATGTTTTTTTAATATCACCATTATATATATTTTCAAAAATATATGTATCAGTATCACCTTTTGTACTTTCAATATATTCTGATGAATCTAGTAATACATAAGTATCTTCAGGTGTATTTTTAACATTTGATGTTATTAGTGATAAATTAGTATCATATAAGTAATTATCCCATACAAAATATTCAGTATCATTTCCATATCCATCATGAAACACATATTTTCCTAATTTAGATATATAATCATAATATTTAGAATATAATATCATTTCATTATTATATATCATATAATCACTATTTAAATAATATATATATTGATTATTATAATCATATACACCATATGTTTTAATTTTTTCTGAATCATCTATGGTAATATAGTTTTCACTTGTATTTCTCTTACCAATTAATTCATAAACAAAATATATTGTACCATTGTTATAGTAAAATGATGTTTCTTCCAATGTGTTTTTTAATGGATATACATCACCATCATCTACTATCAAGTTATAGTTATCATTATCTAATTTATTTATATAATATGTTTTATCATTAAACTCAAAAGAATTTGATGATAGTTCACCACATGATGTCACATGATAATAATATTTGGTAGAGTTATCATTAGATGAAGTCATAAGTATATTAATAACACCATCAACATTTTCACCCTGTCCATCTGTATTAATGATAGAAAAAATATTATAAATATTATCTTTATCATCTATATAATATACAACATTGTCATCATTATCTTTAATTATATTTCCTTCAATAGTGTATACAGTTGAACCATCAAAACTTTTTACTAATCGGTTTGAGTTAAAATCATCAATATATTTACTTAATCCTGTGGATAAGTGTGTTATTGTCTGAACAGAATCTGTTGTTTCGGTTATTTCCGATATTTTAACCAAATCATAATACACATTAGACTTGATATCCCTGTTATAATATTCTTCATCATCATTTGTATGATATGTATTAATTCTATATCCATCACTGTCAAATATATCACTATTAACTATATAGTCATTACTTTCAGAATACTTATAATGTTCATAAGGTCTAATATCCAAATTATAACCATATTGTTTTACTAATGTTGAATTTTTATCAGTAAGGTCATATGATGTATAATTACTCTGACTTAATTTGGATTCAAGTTCTTTCTGACATTCTTCATAAAAATCTTTTGAATAATCAGTGTTAGCAATACCAAAATATTTTTCTATCTCACTTTCCTCATAGACACTATCAGAAAATGTTGTATTATTAGTAGAGTTATCTCCATTATTGGATTGTTCATCATCAATACCAAGAAGCATAATACCATCTTTCTTAAATAGTCCGGTTGTTTCATCAATTAATTTATATTTCAAGAATTCTGAATTTAATGTTGATTTCAAATCGGTAAAAGCTGTCAAACTACCTAATTTAATATTAGTGTCATTCAATAAAGTAAAGTTCTTTTTGAAGAAACTGTTCTCATCATGGATACCGGATAGTAAACTTCCTGCTGTGTTATCACTGTCTACGATTTTAAAAATTACGAAATTTGTAGGTAACTTTTCTTTTAGATACAATGGTGCAATACAACCATATTCTTGGTCATATAATTCAGAAATAATGGGTTCTACACCACACCAATAAGTATTTTCATATATATTATCTACATTATTACAAGTAGTTGTATCTAATGACTTATGATATGTTTTATATATAGAACTTACTGTACCAGACCAGAAATCTTTAATGTCTTGGTTAAACAATCCATTACTTGACACTTTCTTGTGTTTATAATCTAATGTACTCAGATTAGTATCAGCATTATAAGATTCTAAATAAATATTATCACCATCATACATTAGTTTCACATTTGTTGTTAATACAGGATTAGTTCTGATTAATGAGAAACTAACATTATCATCTAATTTGGTATAAGTGTTGTTACCACCTAAAACTTTTTTCATGTAATTTCTTTCTTTTTACATCGTATATTTTATTTATGGACAAATAAAAAAGGTCGGACCTCACGGTTCAACCTTTCCTTTACTTAAATTGTCTTCTAATTCTTTATATAAATCTTCTTCCATTTTTGTGTACATTTTCGTGCGAGAGTTTAATATACGTCTGTCGACTACATTGTTTTTATTATTATATGTCTCACGACATTTTTCACAAACAAAGTTCTCAATATCTGAGCGTCTAAGACTGGTGTATATTTTCTCACCACAAATTGCACAGTGCCAAACTATCAAATCATAGGTTTTTTCATACTCGTGTCTTTCACAGATTCTATCGAGTAGAGGATCGTATATTAAATTAAGATACTGACAATTTTCAATATTATTTATTACACTACTTGCAAATTTATTTAGGTCTAACTCATTCACTAAATTAAGGTCTATCATAAACAACAAAGTAAACTTATTATTATGAAAACCAAAAAAATAGTTGTGAGTCCTAAGAAGAAAGAAGACTTCAAGGTTACGTATTGTTTGGCTATATCCCACGCAGGGGTTAAAGTAACTAAATATCCATTCTCAAAACTATTTTCATCACCATCTTCTTGTGGGATAAGTTCATAAGCGAGGATATCCATTACATTCGTTTTTATCAAGACATCTTTGATTTCATCTAATTCTTTCATTAAAAGTTCTTCATCCTCATCAGAACCAAGTGGAATTGAGGCATCTCTATTGATAACCTTATACAATCTTCCGAACCAGTCACATTTCAAACCAACACGTTCAAATTCTGTTCGGTTTTCCTTATAGACTTTCTTGACTACTCTCCAAACTTTTAATTCTCTGAAATAATTGACTAACCACATTTATATTTATTAATTATCTATGGTAAAGATAACAAAAAAATTAAAATCTCTTTAATGTGTCATCTTTTAATTCATTAGCTATCTTTTGAATATGGGGGTGTGCATGTTTGTCAGTTCGTCTAAATAAGAAGAATTTCCAGTCTTCCGGATAAGCACACATCATAAATTCAGTTTTAATATCCAATGGTAATACACCTCTGGCATCCTCTGGTTTCCATCCTTCAACACCAGTCAGATACATATAATCATCACTCGCTCCTTGCATAGAATCCTCATAACATACCCAACCTCTATCATGTGTTCTTAAAAATATGAGTTGGTCTTCAAGGGATAGGTCTTTTATATAAGAATAATCCTCATTAGTCAGAGAATCAACACACTTAGACCATTCTTCAATAAGACTATAAAACTTTTGAGGAAGTGAAACCAAAATATCATGGTCAAACTTATCTCTGTTATAGTTGATATATCTGGTTGATTCCTGAGCATATGAAATACCGTACACACCACGATGACGAACTACACTCTGACTACCTACTCTATCCATAATAAAACGATAACAGTATCTCTTATGGTGATATTGTGTAGGTTCAGACCAATACTTCAAATCATCTTTCCAGTTCTTGTCAAATCCATTTTTGATAGCTTCCTCTGGGTCGGTATAATCACCCTGCATAATTGTTCGATATGTGGTAGTGATATAAACACCCCTCAAATCCATATGGTCATCAAAAGAAACTCGACTAAATCTGTCCTTTTGGTATTTTCTCCACCATTCTTTTCCATCAGATATACAACTAACATCCATTATTCCATATAGATAAACTGTACCAAATTCAAGGACTGATGTATGTCCATGAGGAATTATGACATTATCTATGATTTTATGTGCAGTTCCCTCTTTGATAAGGTTTTCAGTCTTATAACAAGTTCGGGCGGCGAGTTCCATTATTCCATACATACCTTCAATTCCGGGTTGTTGTGGAATGAACTCAAAACTATCTGTTACAAATTTCATATTATTTCACTTTAATTACAACTTAAAGATAACAAAATCTCCATAAATACATATAAAGAAAGGTAGAAAAATGTTTATAATTCCATGTTTTGAGGATTATGTGTTTGAAAAGTCATCTTTAGATATTACAGTTAATAATGAAACAGATAATAATGGAAATATCTTTAAAATTAATATAACTGATGAAGATGGAACACCTAAAACTTATAGTGTTACAAATGATAAAATAATGTTAATTAAAGATGATAAATCCGAAGAAGAAGTCACCGATGAAACATTAAAGAAAACGATTATCAGAGCCGTACGAAATATTAAAAATGTAAAAAAAGAAATTAAATATAGTTATGTAGATCGAGTAATTAATGATTGCAGTGATGAACTAGAAGATGAAATGTATGATGACATTGAAACAGGCAAATTGAATACCAATATAACAAATTCATTGAAAAAAATATTAGGAGATAATTTAGAAAATGACTTTGATTGTATGCATCTTAACATTTTACCTAGACCTACTCCAAATGAAGGTATCAAAATACCAGAAGACTTACAGCAAACACTTGAAAAATGGTTTAAAAAGTCTCTACACACTATTGGTAAGGGTGAATTTTTATTACCTATAATTTTTAATGATGTTAAAAAAGTAAATAAAAATGATAAGGGTGATGATATAATTGTTGAAAATGGTGGTGATAATATAAATATAGAAGTAAAAACGGCCGGTTCTGGATTCAAATTCAAACATGAATATATTGGAACTTCTAATGAAACACCAGAAGAAAAATTGAAAAAAAACTGTTTAAAAAGTTTATTAACTTATGCAATAAGTAGAAACTTAAATAAACAAAAATTGTATCTTTTGATATTTGATAACAAATTTAAAGATGGTAAAACATCAAATAAAAACGTAAACACCACAAAAACAACAACACAAGAAGATGAAAATAAAAACGGTGATGATAAATTTAATAGTTGTCTTATAATAAATTGTGGTAATACGCGTAGTCCACGTGATAATTATTTTATTGAAGAAATTGATAGTGGTGTCCAAACACTTTATAAGAATATCAATACTGAGATAAAAGAATGTAAAAAAAAATATAAAAGTGATCAAACCGATTTTTTTATAGAATATGATGGTAAGAGTAATACTTTAGTTTTTTATATTGGGAAGGACAAAATCAAAAAAACTAAAGAAAATAAAGATGATGAAGTACATGAAGGAAATCAACAAGTAAAAAAATATAGAGAGTTTATAAATGATTAAAGGAGATGGAAAAACCCACCTCCTTTTTTTATTTTAGTTTTTTCTTCAACTCATTCAAATCATCAAGATACATTTGTTTTGGATCCTCCTTTGAAATGTCATCTATCTGTTCTTTCTTATCACCAATCTTTTTCAACAATTCTTCATAACGTTCTTTTGTCAAACTATAAATTGGCATGGTCAACAAATAATTATAACTGTCATCTATCCGGTCAAAATCATGTTCATCTAACCATGAAACAATTACATCTTTTTTAACACCATTTACATTCAGTTTCTTGTCTATGATATTCTTGATAAACTTAGCTTTGTTGGTTAGTTCATTTAATTCCTTTTTGTGTTTATCTATCATGTAGTCTTTTCGTTTCTGATAATAACCTAAACGGAAATTAACAAAATACTCTACAATATCTTCAACACAATCAAAGATTTTTAATTTACCATACTCATCAAGTGTGGTCAAATTTTCAGTTGAACTTTCATTAATTTTCAAGATGTCATCGAGTTTACCTTTTTCTATCAACTCATGTAAATCATCTTTTTTGAATTTTAATGTATAATCAACCCCAGCCGACGAATTGTTATCGTAATCTTTAATGATTTTCTTATCTACTAAAGTGTCAAGATAACTTTCATATTTTTCAAAAGTCCAACTTGGTGGTAGTTCCGTAATATGTACATCATTCTTATTGACTTCATATTTACCTGTTATAACCCACTTATTTTTATTGTCTTTATCTCTTGTGTATGTACCAGAAAATTCCAAGAACCAAGGTTTTAATTCCTTCATCTTTTTACCATTCAGGACATCTACACAAGCATTTAGAACATCTTTAGGGTTTCTATTCAATATGTTAGACGCAAATCCAACCGCAATACCTGATGTACCATTTAATATGATAGTTGGTAAAATAGGTAGGAAGTAAATTGGTTCAACCTCTTGTCCTTCATCATATCGACTTTCAAGTAATTCAAAATCCTTATACAAGTTTCTAAAATTAGGTGAAAGTCTTGTTGATATGTAACGAGGAGCACCGGCACAGGTTGAACGAAGTGAACCATACTGACCAATTCCTTCCAATAGAGGTAATGAGTTCTTAAATGTCTGTCCCATTACTGTGATAACCGCATTGGCCGACTGATCACCATGATGATAATATGCATCCGCCGCCATTTGTCCGGATAATTGGAACACCTTCATGGGTTTCTCATTACCTGTTTTCCATATTTTATTAGCGACATATATTACCTTTCTACTGGTTGGTTTTAGACCATCAATCACAGAAGGAATGGCTCTGTTCTCAATTACATCTATCGCATACTCTTTCAACTCATTGTTCAAAAAGTCTGTTACATTTCTTGTTCTCATTGTCTTAATTTTTCCTTTCTTTTTCCTGAATCACCACCAAACCAAATATCTAACTCATCTTGGGCAATGTCATCCAACTCATAATAATAGATGTTCGGATTTTGAATAATGTCCTTATAATCTTTATCTTCAAGAGCAGAAAGACCTTTATAATATTCTACATTCCATTTTGTCACATCATTTTTTTCACACCATTCATCATAATCAGACTTGTAGTAGAATTTAATCTCTTTCTTCCCTTGTTTAACTATCAGAATAGGTGTGTCAATCTTAGCAATACGATGTTCCTTGAATAACTCTGGCCAATAACAAGCGAAGATATTGACCAACAAAGCTGAAATATTAGAACCATCTGTATCAGCATCTGTCAAGATATTGACAGTATGTATTCTGAGATTGTCTTCAAACAATTTTCCATTCCTATACACAAATGGAGATTGACCAAATTTAAGACCCATCGCAGACATTATACCCTGAATTTCCTTATTTTCCCTAATTTTTTCTTTGGAAGCATCTCTTGTATTGAGGATTTTACCTTTAATAGAAATAAGTGCTTGTGTTTCAGGGTTACGAAATCTACGGAAACCTGCACTGGCTGAATCACCTTCCGTAATTGAAAGTGAGGTGAGGTGTTTTTTAGAAGTTCCCGCGAATTTACAATCAACCAATTTATCTACTTTAATTTTAGACAGGGATTTATTTACTTCACGTTCGGCTTTCTTTTCATCGGCCAATTTTTTCTGGTCTAACCAATCAGTAATAGAGTTAGTTATTTCACTCTTATATATCTGATTAAGGAATTTGTCAGTCAGTTTTATCTCTGTTCCAAAATTCTTAATATCAGTAATCAGTTTTTCCTTTGTTTGACTACTAAATTGTGGATTAAAAACCGTTGAATTGATAAATAAGAAAATGTGGTTTTTAATCTGACCGGGTAGTATATCTGTTTTATATTTCTTACCTATTTTCTCTCTAAGGAAAGGAGTAATTCGATTTAGTATATATTCCAAGTGTGTACCTCCATCATAGGTATATACACAATTCACATAACTAACTTGTTGAAATGAACCTGTGGGACTAACTGATACTCCAACTTGCCAATCTTTATTTTCCTCATACAGTAATAATCCATCATCTTCGATATACATTTTACAGTAATCTTGAAATGAATTGATTTGGATTTTTTTACCATTATAGAAGATATTTAGATTTGGATTACACCCCGCGATTTCATATACTCGTTTTTCAATCAATTTCAAAACATCATCACCAATTTTATCCATTCCAAATCTACTCAGTTCAGGTGTGTAGGTGATACGGGTGTAGTGTTGAATTGTGTTTTTAATCTGAGCCATGGAATGTTTCTTCATGTTGTCATTCCAATACATACTGAATTTCTTTTCTCCATCAGCTGTTTCTACCTCGAATAATGTAGAGAAGATATTTGAAACAACTGAACCGATACCATTAGTTCCCACCCAAGTTCGTTTTTCAGTGTCATCAAAATTAGAACCTGCTCTGAGTCTTGAAAAACAAACCGCTGGGATATATTCTTTGGTACCTTCCATCAGTTTAACAGGGATACCACCATTATCAAAAACAGATATAGTCCCTTCATACTTATCTATATCTACTTTGATAGTGTTTAATTTAGTTCCTGTTCGTTTACTTTCATCAACTGAATTTGAGATAATTTCATCAAACAATTTAAGGAAACCGGGATTATACTCAACTTCTTTCTGAACGAACTTACCATTCTCCAAAACATACTGGGTACTTTTCTCGGTCACAACAGAACCAATATACATACCCGGTCTTTGAAGGATGTGGTCAATTTCACTAAGTATTTTATATTTTCTATTTTCCATAACTTAAACATAACAAAAGATGTGGCTTGAATGACCACATCTTTACCTATTTATTATTATTTATGTCATCTGGATCAAAGTAACGAAAACCTTGAAAACCTTTATATGGGATTTTTTCATCTAAATAATGAAATTTCCCACTACGTTCAATAAAGTTTCCCTTAAATTTTCTACCTGTTGTTGTACAAGTGAATTCCTTTGTTGAAAAACCACATATAGTCATCCAACCCTTAATGAAACCTTTGTGAACAATATAACATCTATCACCTTCTTTGACCTTAGTGGGGAAATTACTTACCTTGAAGTTTAATATCTCTCCCCTCTCCGCCGCCTTTAGTTCTTCCTTATAATCTTCCCAATCATAATTAGATGGATAAGAGATAATGATTGCATTCATTGATAAAATCTATTGTTTCTTTGTCACTATTTTCAAATGTTCGACCATAAATTTCGTAAGTCATATCAAGTAATTTCTTTTTAATAGAAGAAACTGATACAAAATCTTTCTCTTTTATGATTTTCTTAGCATCCTTTACGATTTGTTTAAGAATTTTGATGTCATTTTTAGATATAACTGACAAAAATCCATCATCCTTAAAAGATTTGTTGAATTTAGAAACTAATTTCTTGAGGTCTTCATAATTTTGGATTTCAGTTTCATCCGGTTCTTCAATGACATATTCTTCGACAACCACCTTATTAAAATCAACAAAAGTCGTTAAAGTAGAGACAACCTTATTATCAGACTGTTTAATCAAATGTGAACCAGCACGAGTATCATTTTTACCATATCCTCGGTATTCACATATCATTCTTTTTACCAGTTTATTTTTTGAATATTTGTCTTTTACCATAATTCTTCGTTTTTTTCTAAGTTCAACCCTTCATCAGCTGGGTAATCTTCTTGTAAATGGTCAACATAAATCTGAGCTCGTTCTTGTGGCATGTAATAACTCTCATCAGGTTCATCCTCAAGATAGTCATTGTATTCCGTTTTCAATTTAATCTTCTCCGGAAATTCATAGTAGGGATTTGGTTCATCATCTGTTTTAAGAATAGAAATCATAAAAATTCGTTCTCTATTTTGAGGAATACCATAATCCTTAGCATTTAACACCTGATAGAAATTCACATATCCATAAGACTCCAACTCTTTACACCATTTTTGAAACAAGTGAATGAATTTGTCAGAAACAAGAGCTTTCACATTTTCAAACAAAAGATATTTAGGTCTTTTCTTAATGATTGTTTTTCGACATTCCCACAAGAGAGATGAACGTGTACCAGAACCTTCAGTACCTCCAAGTTGTAATCCCGCTTGTGAAAAATCAGTACAATTATGGACAATACAACCATTAGCGGTATATGAATTATCTTTATCAACCTCCATGTTATATACCTCTACTTGACTATCACCACCAGAGGATATTTGTTTTACAGGACTCCAAAAATAACCATCCTCATAGAAACCATATTTTTCAAGGTCTATCCAACATAATTTCCACTTACCACCATCTTCATTAATGATATATGGTTTTTGGTATGACTTCGCAACACACTGAGCTAACTCATATATGAATTTTCTGTTAGTTGAATATATACTACCTTTAATACTATGATCCATTAAAGAAAATTCCTCACTTTCAATAATACCATGTAATACTTCTTTCTGAAATTTAATAGGTAGGTTGAGAATGTCACTGGTTAGATGTTTCTCTGACTCCGATGAACCAAATGTCTTAAAATAATCTACAACTTTTTCGACATCATATTTCTTAGCCGTGTCAGTCTCTATAAAACTGTAATAATACTCACCAAATTCCTTAGCTAATTCAGAGTTATCATTTCCCCAATTTCGACCAAGGAACATACCTAAAACAAACCAGAATGTATCTATCTTAAAATGTGTGTTTAATCCTGTTACTCTTGGTAATTTGGATTCATTATTGATAGCCACACCTACATAATCAGTAACTTGTAAATCTTGAGCATATTTCCACTTAGGTTTTTTCTTACCCAAATTTTCTTTTACATAAAATGGGTGTGTTGGAGTACATTTAATTTCATCAGAGTTGGTTGTTGTGACTTTAATTATAACACCACCATGAGTTTTAGACATAGGTGCTAAGACCTTACGATATTTGTTCTTATGTGTCAATACCTCATCATCACAAGTAATATCTTCAATACATTTCATACCATTCTTAGTCATAACAAATGTACCCGCAACAAAACAAGGTGAACTATATGTGAACAAATCAAAATCAGGAACATTATCCCAATCTATCTTACTAATATCACCATAGTTCCTGTCTTTCCATTGAGGAAACAGTGCATCATGAGCTTGGATGGCATACTTATCTATCTCACTCCAACCAACAAGGTCATAATCAAAGTCATATTTTTCTTTTAGAGTATTGAGAGCCATACATTGACTATCATAACCTGAGAAAGCTGTGAATACTCTTAATGGATGTTTCTTGTTAAATTCTACCATAAAACGTCATCTTGTTGTTTAGGTTTATGAATAAATAATTTTTCAAACATATTGGACATACAATTAACAACTATAGAATTACCATACATATTACAAAGTTGAGTATGTGAAATTCCACAGTTGGTCATTATATCAATATCTTCTTCCTTAACACCCATTAATCTTCCTATTTCTTTGGGTGTTAATTTTCTAATTCGATAATATTTTTTCTTAATCATAATGTAAAGATAACAAAATTAAAAGAGTGATGTTTCCGGATTGTTAGATTTTTGACAGAATAATTTTTTGAATATCTCTGACATCACATTTACACATATTGAATTACCAGCTAACTTTTTACATTGGGTTTTTGGAACTGTATTTAACAAAGTTTCAACGTCATCATCACACACACCCATTAGTTTGAATGTTTCTCGATTGGTCAATTCCCTAACTTTGTAATTCCTATCCCACACATAATTATCAGTAGAGAATGTGGTTAAGGTATTGGAAAACCCTTGGTCTGTGACATCTAAATATTTACCTCTACCAAACTTAATCCCACTGTCACCATATAACCGTCTTAACCTTTTTTCTTCATCAGTTCGTTTTATTTTTAATATCTGAGGTGGTTTTATGTTGTCATTAAATATATAAACATTATCACCTTCAACTGTGCAACATATGTTCAATGAATTTTTAAGATATTTCCTTTTCTCAAATTCATCCTTTTTCAAATATAGACTGTCATCAACATTATATTCAATTATGTCATCTAAACTTTGTCGCATGGTCTCACCTCTTTAACTTCCCAACTTCGGTCAAAAATGTTATGGTAAAATATCACTTTATATGGTTCTTGACCAACATATATAATCTTACTAAAATAAGGGGACTTCTCCATCTTCTTTTTTCGTTTTTTCTTTCTTGTTTACATTATATGATACCTTACCATCATACTTTTCAACTATATTCAACCGTTCCATAATAATCTTATAGTATTCTTCACTGATTTCACTACCAATATATTTTCGATTATTTAGAATACACATCTTGGCCGTTGTTCCTGAACCCATAAAAGGATCGTAAACAATATCACCAGCATTACTCCAAGATAATATATGGTCTTGTGCTAACTGTTCGGGAAAGACCGCTGGATGACCTGTTCTATCTTTTTCACATGATGTAGTATAAGTCCAGATGTTATTCCTCAATGAAAACTCAGGAACGGGTTTTATCTTATTATCCCTCTCATCCTTTCCATCTTTACTATAATATGTTAGTTTTCCCCAGTTCGTATGACCAGCCCATTTGTTTGGTTTATCACACAACAAATGTATGTCATTCCTAATCTTACCCTTAGTGAAAACAAACATATATTCAAAAATCTGAGTATATCTTTTTGAATCTGGTTTGGCCGGAAATGCTGATGAATTTTTTTGATATATCATAGTATCATGTAACAGAAATCCACAATCCATAAAATAAAGAGCTTGTCTAAATGAAGTTCCTGTTTCTGTTCCACCTATAGTCGCATCACCAACTACCCATACTAAAACTCCACCGGGTTTAAGAATACGGTATAATTCATGAGCAAGAGTATCAAATTCAAATGTATATCCATTATAATTCCTCAAAGAATCATATGGGGGAGAAGTGACAACCAAATCAACAAAGTTATCACTGATACGTTTACACGTATCGACATTACTCTCATTATATATAGTATTTACTTCAATCATAACCTAAACATAACAAAAAAAAGTAGACCATTTGTTATATCATATAATATACTTAGAATTTTTTGTTATCTTTAAAGTAAATTAATTATAAAATGAAGAAGATAGTAACTTTTATATCAGACACACATGGTTTTACTACTAAACTAAATGAATTGATCAATAAGTCTTTACAAACAGAAAATGTTGATCATGGAGATATTATTATATGTAGTGGTGACTGTATGACATCAGGTTATCACACTATGGAATTGACTACTTTTTTGTCATGGTTCTCTAAGTTACCATATACATATAAAGTGTTTACACCCGGTAATCATGATAGATATTTAGAATCTATTGGGGTTGATATGTCTAAGTCTATTTTTGAAACTCCTGAATACTTTGATATGGGTGTGAGATATGTTCAAAATGAATTACTTGAACTTGATTTTGATGGAGAAATTCTAAAATTATATGGAACTGGCGATCAACCTAAGTTTTGTAACTGGGCATTTAATAGGGATTCCGAAGAATTAATTTTTAGTTATTCTAATATTCCAGATGGTATAGATATTTTGATTACTCATTGTCCTCCGTTTGGTATTTTGGACTGTTCTCATGTTCCTAATCCATATCGAAATACTACTGGTGAAGAACATTTGGGGAGTGAGGAACTATTGGATCGATTAAATACTATAATAAATCCACCTAAATATCACGTGTTTGGACATATTCATGGTGATGGTGGTAAAATTATTGAACAAAGTGGTATTACTTTTATCAATGCATCTGTTTGTGATGAAAGTTATAGACCTAAAAATGAAATAAAAACAGTGAGAATTTGATTTTTCTCACTGTTTTTTATTATATTAAACAAATGCATAATAAAAGTCTGGGGCACTATCTTTTATATATTGTTGAGTTGGTGTAAATTTTTCTCCTTCTTTCTTACCCCATAAAGAGGTTACGGTTAGTCGCTGATATACAGTTGATGACAATGCAGAATAATTATTTGCATAAAGTTCGTATACATTTCTATAAGTGAAATTATTACTTGATGGTGGTATTAATTGAATACATCCTGATTTAAATACATGGTTTGTATATGTTGAATATATATACACGTACCCTCCAGATAAACCAGTATGTACTGTAACATTACGTATGGCATACATAGGTGTTGATGTATTATTAGAATTAGAATAATTACCCAATCCAGTATAGCATATATCATCATCAAATTTACAAAAAGAGATATTACTACCTTCTTTAAGGTTATTTTTCACCGTAGTCCATGAAGTATATTTAGTTATTGTACTATCAGAATTTATGTCATGATTAACAAATCCTAACCAATCATATATACAATTTTTCCCAAACGTGTTAGAGTAGCAATATTGTCCAAACGTGTTATAGTGGCAAGATTGTCCAAACGTGTTATAGTAGCAATATTGTCCAAACGTGTTATAGTAGCAATATTGTCCAAACGTGTTAGAGTAGCAATATTGTCCAAACGTGTTATAGCGGCAATCTTGTCCAAACGTGTTAGAGTAGCAAGATTGTCCAAACGTGTTAGAGTAGCAATATTGTCCAAACGTGTTAGAGTAGCAATATTGTCCAAACGTGTTATAGTAGCAAGATTGTCCAAACGTGTTATAGTAGCAATATTGTCCAAACGTGTTATAGTAGCAAGATTGTCCAAACGTGTTATAGTAGCAATATTGTCCAAACGTGTTAGAGTAGCAATATTGTCCAAACGTGTTATAGTAGCAAGATTGTCCAAACGTGTTATAGCGGCAATCTTGTCCAAACGTGTTAGAGTAGCAATAATTACCTAATGTCATTCCATAACAATCTTCTTCTATCACATTATCATGTACACTATATAAAAATCCTAAAAACGTTTCGGGTGAAGTATCTTCATTAGTGTCATCTTGTGCATATGCGATACCCGTAGCATCACTACATCTATTGTCATATTTAGTAAATACAATATTATTTAATTTTAAAACATTGTATACAACATCATCATCATAACATACAAGAACATGATATGGTTTTATAATATTATTATATGGGCAAGACGTTTCATACTCACCATATGCACCATATGAGGTACCATATATTTCATCCTCATATATATGGTTCATATTTTGTGATATTTGTCTTTCATATAAAGATGCATCCGAAAACATAAATTGTGAATCAGTAAAACAATTATTAAATGTGTAACAATAAGTCCACATTGATGTATCATATTTAAATATATAATTGTTTTTATGTGCAAAAAAAGGATATCTACCGGGTGAACAATTTGTAGTAAACTTGGACCAATCATTACCAAATTCATCATCTAATGTGTTACTACCATATATGTCATCACAAAACATATCAGTAGGTAATAATATTTTTTCAGTAGGTTTAGTATAATTACAACCAGTTACTTTATATCGTTTAAATAATATATTTTTAAAATCATATGGTGCCTCATTACCAAATTCATCTTTCATGTAATAAATAACACCTTTACCAGCACTATCTGCCCAGTAAAATCTGTTGGTGTCATTATCTAAACAATATTTTAATTCCCAAGCTTCTAATTTTGAATTATTAAAATACTCTACACCAACATTATATATTGTATATATTTCAGGTTTATAATTATAATATCTTGTATTAAATTTAACTGTGGGTGTCGAGTTATAAATCACCCCGGACATATAATGTGATTGTATTGCTTTTGCGTCTTCTGAAATCGTGTTTCTTGATAATGCCGTTACAATTATATCAAATTTATGACCTGCTGAAGCCGTTTCTTCCTGAGAAGTTGTTGTTACATAATCAATTATACGATATTGTTTACCGGGTGTTAGTTTACTACTATCTCTTAAATTAACCAGATCATTATATAAAATTTCTCGAATACGCTCTTCTTTATATTTACAATTATCTAAATCAAAATATTGTTGGGCAACACTTACTAATGTATTACTTCCATCAATTATTGTTAATGTTGGATTAGCCATAGGGAAATAATTTATGTTATTATATTTAATTATCAGTTTTTATAATAATTGGTGATAATTTATTGACTGTACCTAATTGGGTTTTATCAATTCCATATTGGTTTCCATTAACACCAATTACACCACTAACATTCAAAACACCTGTATAAAAATTAGATGTATCTTCTGGTGGTACACAAAGTTCAATTAAACCTTTATTCACAAGAATTACTTCTAAAATACAAATACTTTTAATATTAATAGTTGAATCTGTGGATAATATAAATGTTTCACTTTCACAATTTTCAAAATCTAAGATGTATTGGTAAGTTCCATCTTCGATATCTACTGATTGTATATTATCTTCATTAGTTAGGGTTATTACACCTTCTGATATTTCATTTTCATATAGATTAACTATTATTCTTAAATTAGTATCGACTGAACCCAATTTAAGAGAAATATCACCATTTGTTATATTAATCCACCCATCATTTTGAAAATAAACTTGATTAACATTTGTGAAATCAGTTATATAATCATTAAGTTCTATTTCAGTTTCTTCTTTTTCTTTTACTAATATATTATCTTCAGGATATTGTATAATGAAGTCATCTATTGTTGGTTCCAGTTCATTAGATATATTAACTGAATCCTCAACTAATATTTTATCATTGGTACAATTTGTGAGAAGTAACATTTCTCCATTAGTAAAAAGACTATCCTCTACGAAATATTCTCGTTTTGGATAGATATGTCCATCACTCCAACTAATGAAATTGTATGTATATTCAATACTTTCATCCTTTACATCACTTACAACATTTGGACAACATTCAACAACAAAATGATAACCTTCTTTAACGGTTGCATAGTCATTGACCTTATCGGATAACATTGTAGTTTTTTCATCAAACGTAACTAAGAAATAAGAGTGACGGTTTTTGAAATTAATTTTTATATTATATTCATTTCTTACTCTATAAATGGCATATAAAGTAATATCACTGTCAATAGTTAATGTGATTTCTCTATCCTTTGATGTATATAAATCATCTAAGTCATAATTATCACAATCATCAGAAATACTATCAAGAGACAACCAACCAACAAATATATGTGTTGGTGTATCATAAGCTCTCAAAGTTGTCACATCACCACCATAGAAATATCCTACTTTACCTGTTATAGATGGTTCGATTTCATTAAATTCAGTATCTCTGTATAGAACATCGAGTTTATAAGTTTCACGATTATTGAATGAAATACAACCTTTATCTTTTATTTTCTCTGTTTGTAAAGAAGTTATATCATCTGGCCAAGTATAGGTTTTATAAGGACAACCGAAGACACCGGATAGTTCTAAACTCAATCCTTCCAGTTTAGATAAATCCAGAGCATCTTGATTTTCGATATCAGACACATACATTTGAAAACATACATTCTGACCTCTTGTTATATTTTTCAGACATGGGACATATAATGAATAACCTTCTTGACAATATGAGGATGAAGAATCACATCCACTACCACCAAGGTTTAATATATTTTGAGTAATTGATACACCATTTACTAAGGTTGTAGATGATGAATAATTACCATTTGTATATGTATATGTTGACATCTAAATAGTTATCTCTAAGTTTACTATATTTATGAAAAAATTACCATAAATAAAATAGACAATAATAAAATTGAAATGTCACATAACATATTAAATCGAGATAGTTTTATTAGTGAGGTATATACTCATAAAACTGATAATGAAATGAATGAAGGTCTTTTAGATTTTTTCAGAGCTATCACCAAAAATGAGTGGAGTAAAATTAAATCTAAGAACACCAGTCTGAGAGATAGTCTTAAATCTATAGATGATGGTCTAAAAGGATTCTCATTAATGAAAATCAAAAATGCTTCTCAATGTGCCGAAGTTAGACAAGCGATTACAGACTTCGCGAACACTTTATTAGATTCCAAAATTAAGGAAATGGAAGAAGGTGCAAAACTTCAAAAATTGGTGATGGGATTAAAGGATAAAGATAAGGTGTCAGATGAAGATAAGAAGGCTATCAAAAATGCGGGAGAGGTATCAAGTTATATGAAACAATATGACCTTAAAGATAAAGCTCTTGTTGATAAGTTAAAGACATATGAAAAACGTATTAATGAACTGAGTAGAGAAAATCCTAACCTATTAAAGTGGGCTAACATTATGAAAGATGAAGTTCGTAATCTTATCAATGACTTTATTATATCTGAGTATGAAAAAAATGCTAAGGATAATGAGAAGGAAAAGAAAAGAATAGAAAGATTAAAGAAAGCGAACGACGAACAAAAGAAACAAGAAGAAAAGGAAGCTCAGGAAAAGAATAAAAAAGAACAAGAAGACCAAAAGAAAAAAATTAAACAAATTGAACAAGAACGAAGTAATTTATTAAAATCTGTTGGTGTAAGACCTCTAACAAATCAAACTGGAGATAAAGCCATAACAACATTAAAGACATCATTTGATAATTTAATTAAAGAATCATTATTGTTAGAGAGAAAAAAACCACATAAGTCTAAAAGTAAATCAACAACACCTGATAAAACTGAAAATGAAGCAGTAATAAAACTTACAGATACAATAAAAAAGAATTTGGAAGGTGATGTATATTTTGGATTTAAAAATATGTTGAAATCAATAGATACTAATGAAATCACAAAAGAACAAGTTCAATATATTTTATCTGAATTAAATGTTGTATTTGATGTTGTAAAAGAATATGCATCTAAATTTGAAGATACACCTTGTGAAAGTGTTCATGCAATGTTTGTAGGTCTAACAAAGGCTATCCAATATGGTATTTGTGGAGATAAGTATAAATTAGATAAAAATGATATAAGTCTTTTAGCTAAGTGTGCTATTGATTCAGATAAGACAATAGGTTATGGTATCCCTTTACTGGATGATAAGAAGCCCGATGGTGGAAATATCTTTACAGTTATAATGCAATCCTTAAAAGATTCACAAGATAAAAAGGGAGTATTCAAAAATAATAAGGACTTAAAAAATCAGTTTACAGATAATATGAGTAATTTATTTGACCAGATATCTACAACTGCAAAGAAGTTAAAAGAACAACAAAAGAAACAAGATGAGGCCGACTCAAAGAAAGAGACGGATGAAGAAAATAAAAAGAATAAATAAAAAAAAGGTTGGATTAAATGTCCAACCTTTTAATTTTTCATGGAATTGTTTTATTGTGCAGGAGTCTCTTTAACTTCTTCTGTGGGTGTTTCATTTTCATCCTCAGTGAGTTTGTCAATCATCTTACTTGCTTTGATTGTTTCAGGAAGGTCATCAATCGCCGCGAAGATGAGATAAGCATCCTTCAAGGTATATGCACCAGCTTTTTGTCCCATTTCAGCGACCTTAATCAAAACATCAGCAGATGCTTCAATGTTAACATTTGAGTTAATATTGTCGATAGCGGTTTTTACAACAACAGCATCATCGAGTGAAAGTGCTCCTGCTTTTTGTGCAATTTGAGCACCTTGGGTAAGAATTTCAAATCTTTGTTTGAGTTCCATTTATCTAAAAAATTAATTTATTAGTATGCATTAAATATAACAAAAAATTCCATTCCCCCATAAATAATGTAAAGTATTTTTGAAAACAATGGACAGTGAACAAATAGAAAAAAATATTATAAGACTAAAGAATGAGATATTAGAGTTAAAGGAAACTCTTGCTGATTCTTATATCCTGTCATCCATTGTTGAGGAACAGTATCTAAAAAAAGACGCGATTTTAGACTATTTCACAAAGGTTGAAGGTGAAACAATAAAATCTTCAATTCAAGACATAAACACCAAATATGACAATCTAAATAGTGTCTTAACCACAAAAATGGATGACCAAGACCTCTCCATTTATGTCAAGAAAGATGATTATACAGTATCAAATAACACTATCAATAATGAGATAACTTCATTACAAGAAGAATTGTCACAGATAAAAAACACTTATCTAAACAATGACTATTATACGAAGAATGAAGTTAATGATATTGTAAATCAGTATAAAGTTAGTGTCGATAATAAAGGATACTTAACTACAGATGACATAACTAATCTTCCAACTAAGGAATGGATAGAAAGTCAAGGATATTTAACTGAACAACCCGACTTAACTGATTATGTAAAGACTGATGATGTATATACTCAATCAGAAATAGATAAAAAAGGGTTCATTACTTCACATCAAGATTTATCCGGTTATGTAAAACAATCTGACTTATCCGGTTATGTAAAACAATCTGACATTACTGATTACATAACAAAGAAAAATGTTAACACTCTATTATCATCATATGTAAGAATATCAGATCTAGATTTATCAGAATATGTGAAACACAGTGATATTTCAGACCTGTTATCTATAAACATAAATGAATATACGACTAAGGAAGCTTTTGAAAAATATAAACTTCAAATATCTTCTAAAAATTATGTAACCAGAGAATATATAAATACTTATCTATTCCCTTATGTTAAAAAAGTGGATTTGGATAAGATGGAATATGTTGATGAGGATACGGTAAATAGTCTTATCGCTAAAAGTATTTCCAAAATCAATATACCCACAAAATTATCTGAACTTACTAATGATAAAGGATATTTAACAGAACACCAAAGTCTTAAAGGATATGTAAAGAAAACAGACTTAGCAAATTTCATAACATTAGATGATACTGATGAAAGATATTTGAAGATAACTGATTTTGTACTTCCTGAAGGTATTGTTTACCATGATGACATTCAAGATTTAGTGTCAGTTTCAATGTTAAATAATTATATGACAACTGGGAAGATGTATTCTCTATTGTCAAATTATGTTACATCATCTCAATTAAAAGGGTATGTGACAAAAACAAGTCTATTAAATGAACTTGATAATTATGTAACATCTTCAGAATTAGAGAAATATGTATCAAAAAGTGATAATACTCTATCTTCTGATGTCGTTTTGAAGTCTGACCTTAGTAATTATGTAACATCATCTCAGCTTGGTTCTTATGTCCAACAAGCCGACTTAAAAACAACATTAAAAAACTATGTATTAAGTTCATCTCTTAAATCATATGTAACAAAAAATGATTTAAGTCTTGTGAAGGATTCTCTTGATGACTATGCTAAGTTAAGTGACCTCTCTAATTTATTAACACTTGAAAATGAAAACAAATATGTAAAATATAGTGACTTAAACCTCACAAATGGTACTGAATTTGTTGATTATCTAAGTAAATTCATCACACAAGCAGATGTCAAAAATACATTAGATACTCAACTTAGTAATTACACATTAAAGACTGACCTTAAATCATATGTAACAAAAAATGATTTAAGTCTTGTGAAGGATTCTCTTGATGACTATGCTAAGTTAAGTGACCTATCTAATTTATTAACTGAATCTGAGTTTACAAAGAAATATTCAAAGTATTTAACTAATGATACTGATTTCATTACTAAACTTAATAATTTCTTAACAAAAGATGATGTTTCTACATTAGTATCATCTCAACTTAGTAAATACACATTAAAGACAGACCTTAAATCATATGTAACAAAAAATGATTTAAGTCTTGTGAAGGATTCTCTTGATGACTATGCTAAGTTAAGTGACCTATCTAATTTATTAACTCGTGATGAAATAACAGATAATTTCGTAAGATATACAGATATAAACCTATCTAATGGAACTGAATTTATAAGTTATCTAAGTAAATTCTTAACAAAAGATGACATATCAAATTTAGTTACATCTGATGACCTTAATGAATATACAACAAAGAAAGAATTAAAAAAGTATGCTAAGTTAAGTGATTTAGAAGATTATGTGACCAATTCAACACTTTCAGATTATGTGACAAAAAAATCATATAATAAGAAGATAACTGAAATTGAGAACAAATATCTAACCAAAGATGATGCAATACTTAACTACCTTTCAAAAGATGATTATAGAGGTATAAAAGGTGCCGCGACACTTAATTATAGTTTCAATGAGGATCCAGATACATTTTGGAATTTTGTAGTTAATAAAGATGGGTATGAATTGAATGATGGTTTTTATGTTGTCGAAAATAAGGTATATGTGATTAAGAGTAATAAGGTCATTAGTTTCGCTGACCAAACAACATCAGGTTTATACTGGGAAATTGAAACAGATTAAAAATAAGATATAAATATGGCAGATATAAATGAATTACAAGATACCACCATCAAATTAAAAAAGGAGGTTCTTGATATAAAAGAATATATTTATGATGAAGGTGTAAATAAATCAGAATTGTCATCAAGTATCAGTCAAATAACAGATACAATTACTGATATAAAGAATGACCTTTCTAATTATGTTACACAGGATAGTTTAGAGAATAGTCTTAATTCACTAAACATCATTGACACATATGACAAAAAAGAAATAGACACTCGAATAAGTAACCTTAATTTTGTTACACCTGAGTATCTACATAGTCTTAGTTACCTGACCAAATCATCATTGACCGGGTATTTAACAAGTGCTATGGCTGAGTCACTATATGTTAAAAAGGATGACAACAATTATGTAAAAGACTATGAATTAACATCAACACTTCAAGACTATGCTAAGTTAAGTGATGTTCCCGATGTTACAAATTTACTGTCTAATATTGAACTTAAAAACTATTACACTAAGACTGAAGTTGATAAGTTAATTCCATCATTAAAGGGATATGTGAAAAAATATGAAATGTATGCCTATGGTGAGAATGACATAATGGACATGGTGGATGAAAAAATAGCACAGATAGAAATACCAGAAGTAAATCTTGAAGGATATGCCACTATTGCTGATGTTAATATTAGTCTTAAAAATTATGTAAAGAAAACTGATATACCTACTGATTTTAGTGTATATGCAACAATTAGTCAAGTTAAAGAAATCAAGGATAGACTTCAAAACTTAGCTACCACTGAAGATGTATTGGGTGTGTATGAAAACCTAAATCGTTATTACACCTCTAATGATGTTGACAATAACTTCATAAAGAAATCTGATATAAGTGATTATCTTCCTGATTTGTCACCATATCTAAAAGTATCAACATTAAATTCATTATATAGTAAAACAGAAATAGATACTTTACTGAAATCATATCTGACAATTTCTGCTGGTGATAAACGATATCTTCTAAAAACAGATTATAATGACATAGATACATCAAATTTCTTAACCCAAAGTGATTTAAGTAAATATGTCACAGTTGATACACTTAATACTAAATTGTCAAGTTTTACACCTTCAAATAGTGTAACTCAAAAAGACTTAGATGTCCTGTCTAATAATTTTACTAATACACTCTCTAAATATGCTAAATTATCTAATGTATATACAAGAGATTATATTCTCAAAAATTATTACAACATTGAACAATTAGAAGATAATGTCTATACTAAAAAGGAAGCAGACAACACCTTCTTAAAACAAACAGATGCTTCTAAAACCTATTTAACTAAGGTTGATGCGATTGCGAATTATCTAACAAAGGATGATTATAGAGGTATTAAGTCTGCAATGTTGTTGACTGACACTTATAGAGATGACCCTGAAACTTTCTATGCAGTCTTAGAAAAAGGTGGTCTAAATGATGGTTTCTACATTGTCAACAACAGTACATTCGTAGTAAAGAATAATGAGGTGTTCAGTATCAATCAATCCGGTTCTTATTCTATTGAGGATATTGATAGCATGAACTTAGCTTCTAAAGATTGGGTAGATGAAAATTATAAACCCCTGAATTGGATAATGGATACAGGTGGTAATTATTAAAATAAAAAAGGAGAGGATTTAATTTTCCTCTCCTTTCCTTTCTATTTCCCTTTTAGTTGTTCTACGATTTTTCTCGCGTAGTGTCGAGTGTCAAGTGGAAACCCATCCGAATTGTTTGAAATCCACTCTAAATAACTAATATCTACCTTATCTACACTTACTCCCTTGTGTTTTCCAAAATTGAGGTAGATTTCTTTTCCTCCATTTTCTTTTTCCCTAATCTTGAAATTACCTGCAATATCAAGGGTGTCTTTGTAGGCGTATAGTTCATCTTCTTCAAATTCTTCACCCATCTTTCTCTGGGCTCGATATACCGCCAATGTAGCCAAAATGTCTGCTTCCGCTTCATGGGCATGTTCCAAATCACCACCTGTATATCTCTTATAAACGTCACCTAAACGACCACTATTATATTTCTTATATAGTGTGTAAATGTCATATACTTTTAGATGTCTATAATCCCAGATAATTTTATTTCTAAGGAAACTCATGTATAAGATGGCATTGTCATAGAATGTACAATAATATCCACCTAAATCACAACCTTCAAAGAATTTATACACTTCATCGGCAACCTCTCTAAATGTGGGATAACCAACCAAGTCTTTCTCATATATACCATGTCGTTCAGACGCATCAGGAGCAATGGGAACATCATCATTATTACAACGGTAGTAAAGTCTATCTACCTCTTCCAAAGTGTCTATATCGACCTTAATTGCAGAGATTTCAATAATTCTGATTTTGTTTACATCTTTGTCAGCTCCCGTACATTCCAAATCATAAAATATAACAGGTCTTTTTTCCATCTTGAAATTGTATTAAAAAATCTATTATAAAAATAACAAGAGTCACCAAAAATAGTGACTCTTTAATGTTAATTTTCTTTAATAACTGATTTTACCAGATTTCCAAAAACTTTATTGATAAAATCATGAGCTTGTTTTTTGTTTTGTTGGTCAGAACTTTCAATGACAAATTTACCATCAACAATTTTTAATTTATTGATCAAAATCTCCTTTTCAGACATATATTTATTTTTTAATCATATCGTCTGTCCATCTCATTACTCCACTGGTCTTAGCAAATAACCCTTGACGTTTATTACCACTACCATCTAAACCTTTATTACTACCTGTTCCTGTCTTATCAATTTCAGGGCCAATTATAATGTATTCAGGAGCTTCCACATATTCTTGAATGAGTTTATACCATTCTTCAAATGTCGTGTCACTCATGGTCTTTGGAGTTCCTTTCCAGTGTTCATATGTCTTACCAAAAGGAGGACAACATATCACCACCTTATCTGTTTTGACGTGCTCTGACAACATATCTTTTTGTTTCCATCCATACCACTCACATAGTCTTGGATTAATGTCATAACACTCTATATCAACTTCTGTGTACTGTTCTTTTGCCCATTGACGACAACCTTCAATAATACCTCCAAATCCTGACATTGGAACATATACACCTCTTGAAATGTCTATACCTGAATCATACACAATTTGTTTTACTGTGTTGGCTGAGATTGCAGTTACTTTTGGAGCCAACTTTGAAATTGTAAATCGGTTCTGAATCAGGATGAGTAACTTATGTGTTCCATCCACTATTTCATTATCTACCATTTGACATTTCAGTAACTCTGTCATATGTTTTGTTCGGAAGTCATCACAATCATTCTTATGTATCATGTAGAACATATTATCAAGAGCTTTCCTTAGATATTCAGGGTTTTTCCAAGCTTCATTAGGTGTTGGTCTATCTCCTACAAAACAGTCCCAAATAGGATGCTTAGAACACCATTTAGTATTACCCGGTAGTTCATTTCTAAGACACCAACGAACTAACATATCCTTTAAGTAATCTTCAAACATCTCAATACATTTATCCAAGTCATCTGAATTTAGTTCAACATAATTGAGATGATTTTCATGAGCGACATTTCGTTTCGTTTCATCACCATTCATTTCAACATACATATCCCAATAAGTCAAATAAAAACTACAATCGAAAGGATACATATTTGATTTATATTGACGTTTGAAATGAATACCCAATACAGTCAAATATACTTCAAACTTGTCTTTAATGTCAGCTAATTCAAAAAAGGTGTCATGTGTCTCATTGTATTTTTTTTGTAACAGTACATCAAAATCAATTAACTGAGACGCTGGTATTCTATTCTTTTTAGTAGGTTCTTTCTTTACTTTTTCAACAATAACTTTTTCAGGTTTAACTTTTACCACTTTCTCCTTAACTGGTTTTTCTTTTACCACTTTAGGTTTTTGTTCCAGTGTTTTCTTTCGTTTCTCCGGATTGTTATATGTTGAACTACCATGATTTCTGAGTTTTGATTCACACATTTTCTTCTTGATTTCTTCATCTTGCATAGCACACGAACCTGAACAAAATGTGTTATATCCCCACTGTAATCTTCTTGTGAGGAAACTAACGGGTTTTCCACACACAACACAAACAGGGATAGTATAATCATCTACTAAAAAATGATACAGTTTCTGTCTAAATGGTAGGTCTTTTATCTCATCGGGAAATTCAGTTTCACAATATTCCTCATAAAAGTCAGGATAATGGTTCTTAAACACATTCTCCTTCTTCAAACTACCAGACTTATCTATAACTGTATTCAGGTAATTATATAACTCTAATTTAGTCATTTAACTTTATAAAATCTTCAAATTTTGTTATACATTCATCTAAATGATGTGAAAATATCTCTAAGTAATTTAGATTGTTTTTCTGAGCTATCTTTCTCTTTCTAACATCTAAATCTGTCCAAGTATATATCGCATTGTTATAATATCTGTTATTTTTACTTTTCCAATAACTTAGTTTATTTACATCATCAGAATTATTTTCATTATAAGGGTGTCCTCCATGTGTCCAATGTCCCTGAATTTCAATATATAAATCATAATCAGGTAAATAGAAATCACATGAAAACGGATAAATGTCTTTGTTATAATATTGTGGTTCAACCTTGTCAAAACCCAATAAATCTATCAAATATTCATAAAACTGTATTTCAACTGTCGATACACAACCTTTAACTGTTTTGTGACTTAACTCATTGAATTGTCTTATGTTTTCCTTTATCTTCTCTTTTAATCTTTTGTTTCGTTCTTCTTGATATGACTTAATCCAATTCCTCATTTTTTCACAGATATATTCTCGATTTTGATTATATCTGTCTTTCAGTTTTTGGATATTCTCATCAGACCAAAATTTTCCACCATTCTTATCTAAAATGGTTTGAACAGCTTTCTTTCTCGATTTCTCATTTCTGGAAACTAACTGAGCCATAGGTAATGTTGTTTTATTATACTCAATTACATATGGACAATCTCTTGAACAATAAGTCCTGTATCCTTTTTTGAAATCAATAAAGTGTAGTTCATTTCCACATTTACATTTGTGTATCTCATAATCATCTTGTAAAAAATGCCAGAGTTTTTGAACAAAGGTAAAATGTGTTGGAAAGTCTATTTTCTTCAATTCTTCATACAACTCTGGATATTTCTTTTTGATGGTTTCTTCTTTCTTTAACCATCCTGATTTGTCTGGTGTTGTGAGAATATAATTGAATATTTCTAACTTTTCCATAATCTAAAAATAACAAAAAAGAGAACCGAAATTAATCAGTTCTCTTTCAATTATATATTAATCTATGTTAATTTTCGATTAATAAAGTGATACACCAGCACCAAGTTTGATGTCAAATGTGTAGTAGTAAAGTTGAGGATGATGTCCAGCCTTTACAACTGCATAACGAGATTTCAAAGAGGTAACAGGCGCACCTTCCATACCTTCTGATGGATAAGAAAGTTTATCAGCCATCAAATAAGGCATGAATACGATACCGGGTTCATTGTCTTTACCTTTACGACCTACAACTACACGAGTGTCATCCCATGTCATGTAAGGATCTACATAGATAGATACACCTGAAATTGCACCTACAGGATAAAGTGAACCAGCTGTTTGGTTGATTGTGTTAGAGAGAGGATAAGCCACGAAACCAGCACAATCTTGGAGAGCGGTAGCGATGGCAGCGGAACATACAGCGAATGTACCAGCACCTCTACGACCACGTTGAGCGATGAGGTTAGACGCAGCCAACACTTTACTCATGATTCTACGTTGGATTGTACCAAGAGTTTCAGCACCACCACCAACAAATGAAGAAGCATAACCAGCGGGAACAGCTTCAGCAGTGTCAACAGTGAAGAATGTATTCAACTCAATACCTTCAAATTGTTTAGCTTCATCATGGTTTTGAACACCAAGAGCGAAGATTTCATCTAACAATTCGCGGTTGATGTGTTGTGTCAATTCATTTACCAACTCAGCTTCTACTTGAGCCAAAGCATCAATACCATAAGCCTTCAAGTCTTGGATTTGTTCACGAGTAATACTACCTTTAACTTGGATAGTTTTAGCTTTCACTTCTTGAGTGAATACGTTCAAACTCATCATGTTTGAAGGAGTAGATTCACCTGTTTCACGACTATATGCACCTGCACTCATGGGTTTACCATTCTTGAAACCAGCACCTGTGAAACCGGGAACGAAATCTTCAAGAGCTTTTACAGTATCAATGTCAGTTACAACACCACCAAAAGTCTTATCGACATCAGAAGTAAGAGCTGTGTAAAGGTTGGTTGAACTCTTTTCACCACCATTAACAAAAGCTTCATTGATGAAATTCTTTTCCTTTACTTGGAAAATAGGACGACCATCAATACGACCGAATGATACGAAGATAAGTTGCCAATCTTGGAATTCAGTTACAGCACCTTCTACATAAACATCCTTTTTGTCACCAGCAGTCAAAGCTGAAGGAGCAATACGTTTGTCATCTTCAGTAACTGTCAATTTAACCATCAAAGGAGCGGTAGCAGAAGCGTCAGCATCACCAATTCCCGGATGACGATTTGTACGACCACCTTCATATACATAATCCATATACTGTAAGATTCCAAGTGGGCCTTGCATGGGAACTACTGGGACAAGATCCAAAGCGATTGTTTGGGCAGCGACTTGAACAGCGAGAGGAAGAAGTGAGAAAGGATTATCACCAGAACCTCTTTCACCAGTATAACCATTAGTAGGATTAGCACCGGGGAATGAAATATTACCCATACCACCTACATTCATATTAGGATTAAGGTGAGCGTAACCAAGAGCACTTTCATTCAAGTTCTCTTTTTCGTTCATATCATGGTAAGCACAATACTTACTCATCCAAGTCAATTTACTACGATCTGTAACACCAGTTGACTCTGTAATGAAACCTGACCAAGTTTTCAAGATTTCACTTTCATTAAGAATTACGTTTTTCATTAAAAATTTAATTTTTATTATTATTATCGAATCAACTAAAGTTCTTTGCTTCTATTAACTTTAATTTAATTTTTTCTATATTATTTATGTAAATTTTTTTTCAAAATTTTTAAGACCATTTCAAGGTCTGTTGAGAAGATTTCAAGGTAGTTTAGATTATTTTCGTGAGCCGTTTTTCGTTTCAAAACATCACTTACTGTCCAAACATTTATTGCCCAGTCATAATAACCTGTACCTTTACTTTTCCATAAGTTTAATGTATTTATGTCATTTTGATTTTCAGAATTAAACGAGTGTCCTCCATGTGTCCAATGTCCCTGAATTTCAACATACAAATCATATTCAGGAAAATAGAAATCACAACAAAATGGATATACATCAGATTTATATTGTGAAATGAAATTTATATTATTTGAGGTTAACCAAGTTGATAAATCTCTTTCTATTTTTGAACTATTAAATGTATGATTTAATTTTTTTGTTTGATACGATATTTCTTTATATTTATCTGTCTGAGTAAAGTAATCATGACCATATCTTTCTTGACAGGTTTGTTTCATCTTTTCTTGACATTCTGAGGTTAAACTATAACTTTCTTCACCATATCTATCTAAACAAGTCTGACGATATTTCTCTTTGTAAGCTAATGTCTTTGAAAAATTCTCAGCTCCATATCTTTCAAGAGATGTTTTTATATATTTATTTTTATATTCATTTGTCTGTGAATAGTAATCATGACCATATCTTTCTTGACAGGTTTGTTTCATTCGATTTTTACATTCATCAGTTTGTGAATAAAAGTTTGTTCCAAATTTGTTTATGTTAGTTTGTTTGGCTTTCTCTAAGTTGTAATAATTTCCATCACCATATTTTTCTAATTTAGTCTGGAAAACTTTTTGTTTTTTCTCATCGGAAGAAGAAGCACATGACCACGAACAAAAATCGTCATAACCGATTACCATGTTTCTAAATCTACATCTATTTTTACCACAATGTTTACAGATACCAAGTTTAAGTTCTTTATCATCATGGAAGAAGTGAAATAGTTTTTGGTTGAATTTGAAATTATCCGGAAATGCCCAAAGAGAAACTTCATCATATACATCAGGAAAATGTTTTTTGAAGTAGTTTTCCTTTGTATAGTTTCCATGACCATTATGTTTCAGATATTCAAATAATTCAGATTTAGTCATAGTATATTTATGAAAAAACTGGAAATCTGTTACAATTCCCAGTTTTATATTTTATTCATTATTAGTTTCATCCTCAGTTTGAATCACCGCATCTTTAGGAAAATCGAATGTTCCATATTTACGAGGTGGTTTTCTATATGGACAACCATTTACTTCACATCTATACCAGTTAAGTTCAGAGATTATTCTATCTTTTTTGGCACTTTGAATTTTACAGTTAGAGGTTTCTTCCCAAGCGGACTCTTTAGAATTATAGACTTCGATTAGTTTGTCCTCTTTTTCTTTTAGTTTTTCGTTTAGTTCTGTAATTTGTTGTTTTAAGTTGTCAATTTCCTGAGATTTCACATCGCAGAGTTTTTTCCATTCTTCATTGGTCGAAGATTCGTTTGTAATTTCAGCGGACTTTACTTCAGCATCCTTTATTTTCCTTTCCTGTTTGAAGTAAAAAATACTTCCAATTCCACCAGCAGATAATAAAGTAATAAGTCCGGTTATTATCATTTGAAGTATTTCCGAAGACATTATGTTGTAATTATTGTGTATTTAATCAAAATTGTAGGGGAGTTTAATGTCCCCTACAAATGGTATATTAATATTTTCTCATTCTCATTTTGATTTGCTCAGCTAACATTTTGTAATGGTCGTTATTCATTACACTTTCAGACACATTATTTTTATTAGGTTGAGCGGTTACTTTTTCCTCTACCTTTTGAATTTCTATTTGTTTTTCTCTTAGGTCGCGAGTATTCCAGAAATATTCAGCAGATTGAGGTGTGTTAATTACGAACATCTTTGATTCGGCTAAGATTTCTTGTTTTCTTTCATCTGACAATTTAGACCATTTTTCTTGTAGTCTATTTGGGATAAAGTTGATAAGTGTGAAATTCTTAGTATCACCGAGTTTCTTTTTAGATTCTTCAAGTGCTTCAGCTTCGAGTTTCTTAGTTTCCTCATATTGTGTTTTAACGGTTGAAATGAGAGAGTTAAGTTTTTCACTGAGTTCACTTTGATATTTCTTAGAATCAAATTTTTCAACGGGTTTCTCAACTGGTTTTTCAGTAGGAGTAACACTTTCCTCGATAGGTTTAGGTGTATCTACTGGTTTATTGACATTTTCAGTGATATAATTCTTATTTTCGATTACATCATTAAGATTTTCAGCGAGGTAATCTGAATGTTTAATTACATTGTCAATACTTTCAGCGAGGTAATCTTGATGGTCAACCATTTGATTCATCTTTTCAACAAGATAATCAGTGTGAGCGATTGACTTGTTTTGTTCCTCAGCCAACATATTAGAATAATCAATAGACTTATCTAACATTTCAGCAACATAGTTTTGATAACCAATAGTATCATTAAGATTTTCTACAATGTAATCTTGATGGTCAATTATCTTATTCATATTCTCAGCAAGATAATTGTTATGACTAATTATCTTATTAGTTTCTTCTGTGATATAGTCTTGATGACTGATAGACTTGTCGAGAGTTTCGGCTAAGTAATTGACATATTTGGTCAAGTTGTTATACTTTTCTTCCATTGCGGTAGCTTTCTGAACAAGTTCCTCATCTTCAACTGCTGGTTTTACAGATTTAGTCAAAGTTTTAACTTCTTTAGCAACCATGTCCGCAATCATAGAGTTATCTACATTAGACGCATCAAATGTCATAGTAGGTCTATCATTCTTAATGCTTGTGAGTTCAGTTTTATAATTAGCTATGGCACTTTGGAGATCAGTAATTATTTCTGACAAATGTTCACTATACTTTTGGAAATCAGAGTAACTAATGAATTGTCCGTTCTCCATATTATTTGATTTATTTTGTGTATCCATTGTTGTTCCATTATTGGCCACTTCTTCTGTGTTTTTACCAGTTTGAACGGCTCCACTGTTTGAAGTTAGTTGTCCTCCTTCTTTACCAATTTCAGGTGTCAAATCTGTGTGAGCATCTTCTGACAAATCATAAATAGCCAAGTTATCATCATTAGCAAATCCATAACTTTCATTCACTCTTGTTAAAGTCGCATTGGCAAAACCGGGTTCAGCGACCAAATCATAAGTAAATAATTGTTGAAGTCTTACTTTACCTGATTCATCAACTGTTCCGGCGGCTCTTGAACTGATATGTAAGGGAATACCATCTTTAACGAGTGCTTGAGCTTCTTTACCTTTTGATGTATTTAACAATCTAACTTTACCAATGATTGCGTTTTGTTGGGGATCAAATTCCAACTTTTCAATTACGTGTGATACGTTAGCTAATGTTGTTTCAAAAGAATGTGGGTGGTCTAATTCACCGAGTAAAGAACCTGAATTAATTTGTTCCTTCAAAGACTCTACATGAGGTAGAAAGTCTGCACTCTCATAAATTCGACCATTTCTATTTTTGGTGTTGAAAGTGGTGAACAAACCTGTTAATATGATAGAATCATTGTCTTTATCTTGTTCAAAATTTAGATTTGAACTACAATGTTCAACTATTAATAGTTTCTTATTTTCTTTCATCGTAATGTCTATAATATTTAATTATATTGTATTTATGAAATTTATTTTTTCAATTTCTGTGGATGTGAGTATAATCACTTCATTTCTAAGCATACATTGATGTTTAGCTTCATAAAGTCCATCTTGATTTCTGTCATATGGATTTATCATCTTACCACCATCAAAAAAATGATTACCTTTCACCTCATATAACTTTCCTTCAATCAAAAAATCAGGTTTATATATGTGAACTTTGTTGTTAAATTCATACTCAAAATGTATATCGGGTTGGTAGATGTAATTTATGTGATTTACAAAACAAAATTCAGCCACCTTTCTTTCCCAAGTCGAATCAAAAGTTTCATGAGTTATATCACTGACAAATCTATGTTTTTTAGATTTATGGTATTCATCACTTTTTGTATAGTGATCAACTCCATATTTATTTATACAGGTTTGTTTTGATTTCTCTTGAAAGTCCTTTGTTTGAAAATAACATTCAGTCCCATATTTATCAAGATTTGTCTTTTCAATTTTATTTCTATGTTGTTGTTTTTCTTCTTTTGATTTATTAGAAAATGTGTTTGACCTTTTCTGAGCACAGTTTAAGTAGTAATTTTCCAGTGAACCATATTTAGAAATGATGTTTTCCATATATGATGACCTTATATCCTCATTGTTTAGTTGACATTCAGTCCCATATTTATCAAGATTTGTTTGTTTCCTTTTCTCTTTTATTAATTGTTTTTCATCATCAGTTTTAGAATAATATGACTGTGAGATTTTTTGTCCATATTGTGTATAGTAATTTTTCAATGAACCATACTTTGAAATTAATGTTTGTTTAGTTTTCTCTATATTTGGTTCTCCTTTACTATTTCTCACTTTATCAGTTTGTCCTATGAAAGATACTCCATATAAATCTAAGCATGTCTGTTGTCTTTTTAACTGAGCGATTTCTTTTTCATTATCAGTCATATTTAGTTTTATATCTGACATCTTTTTTGAAAATTCTTCTTTTTTCTCATCTGACCAATCATTTCTGGTTTTTGATATTTTGTCTTTGACTGACTGACTATTATTTTTACAAGTAGTGGAACAAAATCTATAATAACCCTTTGAGAATGATTTATATTGACATCTACTACCACATTGTTCACATTTTCCAAGTTCAAAGTTCAAATCATCATGGAGATAGTGATATAGTTTTTGAGAGAATGTAAAATTATCCGGATAGTCAAATACCACAAGGTCACTATACAACTCAGGGAAATTAGTTTTTACATATTTCTCATTTGTATAGTGACCTGACCTATTATTAGTTTCGCACAATTTTATGTAATCGAGTTTTTTCATTATAATCCTGCTAATGGACTACCTCCTCCATCATCATCACCTCCATCATCATCTTCCTTTTTCTTTTCGGGTTTGAATTTGTCTTTGGGTACACCATTCAATATCTGAGCGATGTCTTCTTGTTTATACCCTTCTTTCTTCAAGGCCTTTTCATCTTTATATCTTTGATTTTGTTTCAATTCCTCATCAGTCATATCAAAGTATTTTCTAATGACGAAATCAATATCAAAATAAGGTGTTTCATTACCCTCATCATCTTGAACAGTAAGAGTTGACATAATAGATGAAATAAAGTCTGATTGTTTTTGAAGATATTCCATCTGTTTGTTCTTCTCAAATAAAGAGTCAGAGTTATATTCAAGTCCAAGATTGACACGATAATTAATATCTGTCATAATGAACTTATATTTCAAACACATCTGGATATAAAGAGGTTTGATAAGTATCTCTGCGAAGATTGATCTTAATCTCTTGATGAATTTAGAGAAACGAATTTCTTCACGAGCGATACCTTCCGCAGACATCGAGTATTGACCTTCACCTTGGTCTTTGTCAAATCGAGTTAAAGGAATTTTGGAAGCTTGCCTTAGTTTATCTCTAAAATATTTCAATGCTTCTGTATCTGAAATCTCCGGACCGTCACCTCCTAATGGTTGGATTTGAGGAGTTTCACCACCTTCAGAAGCCATGAAAATATCTTTATAGAATTGAAGCATTGGTCTACCATTGGTTTTAATTTCACCACTGTCCCAATCGAAATCAACCAATTCCTTATAGTTATTCATGGCCTTCGCTAATGTTTGACGACCTCTTGGAGATTGAACTGAACCAACAGGAATGATGTACTGTGTCTTATATGATGAATTAGTAACAGCCCAAATTATTCTTGTGGCTTCCATTGTTCTAAGGATGTTAAATGAACGAACAAGTCTTTCAACATAAGAAATCCTTGAAACTGCGTCAGCCTTTGCATATGACAGGTAAATAATTTGAGAATCATATAATATTCTATCTTGTGTTGTTTGACCATTCACATTTGTCTGTTGATTGACAAACCACACCTTTTCATTAGTGTTAGGATCAATACCCGGTGTCAAACTTGCAGGGTCTAATTCAACAAAACCAATTATCTCAGTTTGTTCCGCATTATACACAATTTCAAAAGCCAAGAAACCATCTATCAACCATTTACGGAAATAATCAGTAGCTTGAACAGTGTCATAAAAACCAAAGTAATTATACAACTTATTATATTCTTCCGTAAATTCATTCAAAAGGTCTTGGTCAACTTTGTAATTTAACTTAACTGTGGCGAATTTGTTAGCATCATCAAACACAATAGTTTCATCACATATAATGTCCAAGATTTCTTCAATTTCATCTTGAAGAGCAAACTTTCTTAGTTGTTCTTTTTTCTTTTGATAATTTTCTTCAGTTAAATTAAAATAACCCTTACCTAAAGATGGATCAGTAGATGACATACGGGCAAACAAAACCTGAACATTCTCATCATAAATCGAACCCACTTGTCCATTTTGAGGATTGGATTGTAGGTTCTGTTGATTCAATGTCAAGTCCTGTGACCTTACATTTCTAATCACATCATCCTTGTAGTTCATTCCAAATCGTGAAATCTGTCTTAACCTACGGATTACTGGATTAGGATTATTTACATTATTTCTTAAATTTGTAAAACCTGCCATGTTTAAGTAGTTTTCTTAAGTCCATAACGAGACAACAACAAATTATCAATAGTTGTTAGATTGTCTGTTGATAGTATAGATGTATATTTAGTATCCAACACTCTTAAAACTTCTTTATTAATAAGTGGTGTCAAAGTCAATCTGTCAGCCTTCTTATTATAGTTAGTTTCCAGTGTTGATAATCGTTTTTTAATTGCGGTGATTTCATCCTCAACCTTGTCATTGTTGTTATTGTATATCTCAACAAATGCAGATATATTGGTTGTACCTGATATCTTTTCACAAATTGCCATGTAAAAAAAATTATTGTTTGTATCCAATGTATGAAGCAACCATTGTAGTAAACATTCTACTGGTTAACAGATTATATAAAATTCCACTGTTTACCCCAAGTGCTTTACAAATTGCCTTTCCAATAGTCGGTCCAACGGTTACACCAGTCAAACCTCCTAATACTGTGCCAAGAATACCTTCATCAATTTCTTCCCCTTTCTTTTCGAGTAATAATTGACAAAGTTTATCTGACATCTCATTTACTTTTTCTTCATCAATGTTTCCAAAATATTCTTCTGAAACTTTCTTCATAACATCTAATGATTATACATATAAGATATTTATGATTTTTTTCTAAGTCTCATTTGTCCAGAAGTCCAACAATCAAAACCAAATTTATTGTCATGTCTGGTAGGTTCGATTAATGAAATAACCTCATAACCATTGTTTATGTAGTTGTTAACCATAGTTGTATCTAAATCAATTACAACTTCAGGATTATCTTCAATTACCGTATTTTCATTATAAATTTTTTGTAATATGATTTGTTTCATTTCATCCTGTCTATCCTGCCAGTCATCCTCCCATATTTGTATTAATTGAATCCCTTTTAACCAACAACTTAAAAACTTAGATTGATGATATGTCCTGTCTTTGAAAATTGAACTGTGCCAATAAATTCCATTAAACTCAAAACCTAAATGTAAATCAGGTAAGTAAATATCTATCTCTTTTCCATCTAAAATTGTTCTATCATTTTCAACTATTTCACCATTATAATTATCTCTTATAAATTGATACATTGACCTTTCTTTTGATGATATAAGTGACCTATATTTAGTTCTTATTGTACAAATATCAATATTACGACTGTTTCTACCTGAAAATGTTATCTTATCTATTTCAAATTGTTTTTCTTTACATAGATTACATGATTCATCCGGACATTTACAAACAAAACTATTATCTCTTATCTCAATTATATTTGGATGACGTTTTAAAAGACTATCATAGAATTTTTTTCGTATCATTTCTTTCACCTCTCTATCTTGAAATGAATTAATGATATCTCCACCATATTTAGACATACAATATTCCTTATAATACTCTTGATATTGCTGACTTTGAGTGAACCAATCATGTCCAAACTTTTCTTGATTTGTTTGAATTACTTGTTGTTTCCATTTGTCAGTTTGTGAATATCGTTTGACTCCATATCTGTCTAAAAATGTCTGTTTAACTTTCTGTTGTATTTTGTCTTTTTCACTTTTAGATTTTGGATTTGACTTTATCTTATTATTATGGTTTTTTATCATCGCAGGACAATTACTTCTACAAAATTGGTTATATCCAAACTTAAAATTTCTGAATTTCAATTTTCCACCACATCCACAAATTCTTTCATCATAATCATCCCTTAAAAAATGCCACAGTTTTTGTTTGAAGTCAATTATAGAATCTGGAAATTTAACCATCATCATTTCTTCATATGTATCAGGGAACATTTTTTTGAAGTATTTTTCAATAACTAATCTTCCACAATACTCTTTATTATGTACATTGATAAAAGTCAAAATATCTTTCTTATCCATATAATAAAAATAACAAATGGCTGAGAACCATTAAATTCCCAGCCATTATATATAATATGTGTTAAAATTATTCAAAACTTCCGGCTGCGATTGAACCAGTCTTTAATACTGTCAATCTTTGTGCCAAAATTTCCATGCCTCGTACAGGTTCAATGTAAATATCTATAATACCCATGTTATTATCGATCACTTCCGAAGTATTATTGGTAGTATCCATAACAGTCTTATAGTCATATACACCATTGTTATTTTTAACTGTTTCAAGGAAGTCATCAACTAATGTCTTAATTTCAAGTCGAGATTGTGCAGTATTATATTCAAATACATATTTTCTCAAGATTGTTTCAACATTGTCTTGAATATAAATACAAGCTTCTCTAACATGAATAGAACTTAAAGCTGACTTAGGACTTTGTTTAGCGGTCTTGTTAGCATATACTTCAACACCAACACCATTTTCCCAGATGATTGAATTGATACCAACGGGTTCCAAGTAATCTCTGTTTTCATGGATAAGAGTTGCTTCTACACCTACAACTTGGTTTCCTGAAATGACACCACGTTTTTGACCAGCTACTATTGCCCATGCTTGTGAATTACTATATTTTTGGATATATAGATTTGATACATAAGCGGCGGGTGGAACAGTCTTAACAGCAGACAAATCAGAAATCTTCAAATAAGGATAGTAATAAGCACCCCAAGAAGCTCCATTTTCAAGTTTAGGTAATGAATATAAGAATGTAGGATTCTTAGATGCATCACCTCCGTCGGCGATATATTCAACATCTACACTACCAACCTTATTGATGAATGAAGGATCTGTTGATTTCTTAAAGTCAGCTTGTGAAGGACAGTTAATGATGGCCAATGCTGATTTTCTACCCTGACAAAGTAAAGTATATACACTCTTACATTCTTCTTCAAGACCATAACCAAAGGTATCTACTAAGTATCTCCATTGAATATAATCTCTGTCACAAAGTGATTTATAAAGATTTGAGGTAGTTGAATCATAGAGAGGTTCTTCTCTCAACATATCAAGGATTTCATTTTGACGTTCATTTGTTCCATTAGGACAAGCATCTTTTCTAATTGATAGACCTTTCAAACAAGTCCATTGGAATCTGTCAGCGATTTTATCAACAGGTGTAATCTTAACAATGAAATTATTGTCATAACCATGTGCTTTGTAAATCTTATCGGCACAGATAACTCTTAAACCTGCGAACTTACCATCCTTATCATATACCTTACGTGTTTCAACAACTCTGGTAACTCTTGAATATTTACCATTAACAGTAGGTGTAAAGTCATCACCATTATCAGAATTCGTATCAGAACTTACAACATCACCATCTTCAGTGGTTGTTGTATATCCATTTCCATAATAAGATACAAGATAATCACCAGCGATAATATTTGCGTCAGTAGAAAGAATTACTTCATTATCTTTTGTGACATATATATTATCCGCATTTCCATCTTTAGAAGTATAGAAAATGTCATCAGATACTACAATTTCAGACCAAATTTTATTTGCTTCTGTAAATGAAATTATAGACCAACTATAAGCTCCAGAGGCATCTGTTGTAACTGATACAGTTGTCTCTCCACTGTCAGTTTTAATAGTTTTTGATCCAGTACCACTACAATCAGCATATACCTTTACATTATTACTTGTAACATAAGTTGTATTTGTATATAATATATCAGTATTGTCTATATGATTATCATTATCTGGATATGTACGATACCAAGCAAAAGGATAAGGACAACCTTCTGTATCATGGTCATCTAATGTTGATGAAGCTCTTGTGTAATATCTCGTGTCATATATATACCCAACTTTTGTATCACTAGATTTCTCGGCAAACTGAATTGCGATTACTTGACTAACATCATTATATGTGTACTTATATGACAAGAAATCAAAACTTAAATTTCCTAAATCATTAGCATTGTTGGATATATTATCAATATGATTAATAATATTTGCATATGTGTTATGACCAATTAAGTCAACTCTTTCATTGATTACATCAGCATCAAGGTCAACACTTTCAATTTTATTAACATTTTCAGCACATACAAGTCCGATAGTGTCAGTGTCATCATTTACTTGTTTTACAATCCAGATATTCTTACCCAATTTGTCAACAAAGTTAGGGATTAATGAACCTACATACTTAGCCAACAAATTCACAGATGACAAATTCAAAAATTTAGTCAACTTAGAATCCATTGTTTGAGAATCACTATCTCTACGTTTGAAACCGTTTTCATCAAAATAATCTTGATAATTAATATCTGATTGGAATCTTTGATAAGGATTTGATGATGATGTGTAGTATGTTAGAATTTCATTACCTGAACCTCCATTATCAGAATTATCATCATCTAAATTGACAGATGAAGTTACGTTTGTACCTGTTAATGAGGGACCGAAATCACCTTGAACAACATATACTTCAACCATATAATCACTTACATATGAAGTTGAATTTAGGTATTCAGGAACATCACCTTCACCATACCATTCGGCAAGTGTTAAGTTATAACCTTTTACACTATTATCACTTGCTTTCTTTACTAATATTGAAATAGGTTTCTTACCAACATTAGTGAAACTTAAAATACCATCACTATAATTATATGATGTTTCAGTATCTATATTTAGTCCATTACCTAAATACATATCAATTCCATTAAGAAGTGATTCATCATCAATATACCAGAATTTATCAGTATTATAAACACCAGTTACAGGTAAAGTAATCTTCTTTTTATTATCAGAAACTGTATTAACTGAAAATACTTGTGTCTGAATTTGGTCTTTATCTGGATCAAGATTTAATAGGTTCAAACAGAGAATAGGTGATGTGTTCAATGCCACTAAAGCACTTCTGTGAAAGTATGAACCTTTCTTCTCTAACGAACGATCGATGTTACCATAAAGTTTGATGAACTGTGATGCACTCGTTACTAACTTTGGTGTATTGAATGGACCGATTTTACTGAAACCTACTACCAATCGAAGATTAGAATACGATGTGGTGTCATTTGAAATCGTAGACAGGTCTCTCTCAAAACGATATGTTCCTGCTGATCTCAAATTCAAAAGTTCGGAATCTAAAGCCATATTATTTAATCTTATTTATATACGTTATTTATGAAAAAAAAGGTGTTGAAAAATTTATCAGCACCTTCTCAATTTCTTTACATTAATTAGTTGTAAATGGGAAGTCCTACTGTTTCTTCATCCCAGACATCACACATAAATGTAATACTCAACTCGCTCGCTGCATTTGGGTCATCATAACTCTTATCACCCAAACCTGTCATTTGTCCAGTTGGGAATACCTGTGAACAAGTAATCTTTCGCCAAATAGAACCATCTCTATTATATTCTACAATTATCATCTGTCCGGTGTAACCTGCCTTTAATCCCATACCACCTGTCGCGGGGTTGTAAATTAAGTTATTCCACTTTCTAAGAGTAGTATAAATGTAGTTCTCATTATAATTATTCAAGTTCAAGGAGAATGTAATACCAAGTTCCAAGTGTGTACTGTCCGGACCACCAGCATAGTGACGTTCAGCTTGTTTAAATTTTTGAGTAGCTACACCGATTGAGGGATTTAAACCATCCAAACCACTGATAGATCTAACGTGTTCAAGTAGTAGAGTTGTTTCACCATCAATTTTAGTAACACCATCTTCATAATTAGGAGGTAAAATTGTAACCTCAAACAATGAAGGATTTACAACTTCATATTGATTTACTGAAGGTATGGAATTTTTGAAATGACTTAAACTCATTTTTTCAAATTTTATTATATTTAATGTATTTATGGATTTTTTTATTTCCAAATTGTCTTAATCTATTTATGAAAAATCTCATAAATAAATTATGAGATTGAAGTGTGTGTCATTTTGACCACCCAATAATCAATATAAAAATTCTTTATGGCTAAGAAAAAAGTTAAAGAAGTCAAGCAAGAAGCAGAGATTGTGATTGATAAGGATCCAATAACTCTCCTACCATTGCAATATCGCAATGAAAAACAAAGAATCCTCAGAGATGTAATTAAGAACCATGACATTACAATAGTAGATGGATGTGCTGGAACAGGTAAAACATTCATTTCCATATATGAGGGATTATATAAATTACTATGTCGAAAATATGATAAATTAATTTTGTGTAAGTCTGTCACAACAACACCGGGAGAGGACATTGGTTATATACCCGGAACAGTTGAAGAAAAAATGACACCTTATATTTTATCATTTAAGGGTAACATGGAAAAGGTGTTTGAGAAAGAAGAACACGTAAAACGACTTTTTGACAATAAAATGATTGAAGTTTTACCTTTGGCTTACATTAGAGGTGTTACATTGGATAATTCATTTATTGTGATTGATGAAGTTCAAAATATTAGTATGGATTTATTCAAGTCAATCATCACGAGAATTGGAGATAATTCAAAAATGGTGTTTTTAGGTGATATTGAACAATGTGACTTTAATAGTGATAAGAGAAAAAAACAAAGTGCATTACAACATATCATAGAGATTTTTAAGGATGATGAAGATGTGGGTTGTGTCCATTTTGAAGATGATGAATGTGTGAGAAACCCCATTATTCCTAAAGTATTGAATAAACTGAGAGAATTTGAGAAAACAAAAAATTAATATATGGGGAAATTTAAGATTGCGTCACATGATACAATGAGTTATCTAAAACCATTAAATTGGTATTATAAACCTTTTCATTTTGTCGCCAAGTGTCAGTCAAAGACAATTCAACAACAATACAATGATTATGGGATTAGATTATTTGACTTACGAATTAAATGGTATGATAAAGGTAACTGTTGGAAATTTGCTCATGGAAGTATGTTCTTTGACGGTGATGTAGATGAGGTTATCAGTTGGTTAAATGAACAAGGTGATTGTATGGTTAGATTGATTTTAGAATACAACAAGGCACCTAAAAACGAAACTGAAATCAAAAATAAATTTACAGAAACTGTTGAAGAATATATCAAGAAATATGATAAGATTGTATTTTTTGAATTTACCGCTAAGTGGAGTTGGGAGAGATTATATCAACCAACTGTATTTCCAGATATGTGGCAAGGAACATCTTCAATGACGTGGAAGATATGGGATGACTGGTATCCTTACTTATATGCAAAAACATTTAACAAGGAAAATATTAATCAGGGTACATCTCATGAATATATGTTATTAGATTTTGTTGAGATACAATAAAAATAAAGGAGAGGATTTTTAAGTTCCTCTCCTTTTTAATTTATTTCTTTATATATTCTGAAAATGTCATCACTCGAAATGATTCACTCACATTATTATCTAAAATTTCTGGAATATTCTTCTGTCCATTTTTATTTGCTGAGTGAACAAAATACTTAGGGATAGGTAAATCATTTTCTTTACAATATTTAACCAACCACTTAGCACAGTCTTCACCATCTGGGTAGTCATTACCTTTTTCAATTCCATTACCTTTCTTCAAATCTCTATCAAATGAAATAAATTCAGGTAGTCCATTAGTTTCAATATAATCTCTGAACTCATCTAAATTTTTAACCCATTTGAATTTTATATTTTTATATTTAGTATGGAGGTCATCATAGAATTTTTTGTTTCGTTGATATGCTCCACTTTTACTTTCTTTACTCAAATATACTTCTGGGTTTCTTTCATCATCGAGCCATAGAATTTTCAAAGAATCATCATCGGTTAAGTCAGTTGTTTCCTTGTCTATTTTATCTATAGTTTTTTCAACAGTTGTAACTTCTACCTTTTCCGGTTCTGGATTTTTTAGTTCTTCTTTCTTATTTACTTTTTTTGGTTTCAGTTCATCTTTAAGTGATTCGTGATGACCATAAACAGTTTTGGGAATAACCGCTAATGTAATAGGAAGAATTGATTTTACTCCATATTTTTGAAGTTCCAAGCAAATGTCATCAAGGGTAGCTCCTGAAGAAATATTATCATCAAAAATTACAACATTCTTACCTTTGAGTTTTTGTTGGATACCATTTAAGTTAGGATTTATTTCAAACAAACCCTCAATAGAACGTCTTTTACTATCTTCCAATGACTTTATTTCAAAATTCTTAGCACGACCATCAGAACCTATTGTTTTATCTTTACCTCTACGACCTTTTCTCAAAATCTTAGCTTGGTCTTGAAGATTTGCTAATAGTTCCTCTTTTTGTTTGAACTCTCTTGTAGGTCTTCCTTGTTTTCGATTAGCCTTTGTGTATAGAATTTCATCTTTCAAGTCATCAATCTTCAATCGTAGTTCGTACAAATCAGCATCTTTTTTCCAATGTTCAATATCTTGTTGTAGTTGGTAAATGTCCTTATCAGTCAATCCAACTTCATGAGCTTGTTCATAATTGATATATACCTTACGAATGTTTTTCGTCATTAGGTCAGGGATACATTTAATACCCGGTGAATCTTTATAACCTCTTAATATATATCCAACCATTTCTTTATTAAATGCTGATGAACTTTGAGGATATGTAATAATGTCAATAGGATTTTTCTTCAATAGTTGACGAATATATAATGATGTACGTTTCATAAATTTGTCAATACTATCAAAATCAATATTACGATTTTCAAGTTCAGAATATTTGGTGGGGTGTTTTAGGGCCTTGGAAGCTCTCATGTCAGACAGTCTATAAAGATTGTATGATGTGACTCCACTTTTCTTTAATGGTACTTCAACAAAATCTAACTTTTTGGTTTCTGGATTAAAAATTCTGGTTGATGTTGAATCTGTATCATTTTTACCGGGCACGAACTTAAATGTTCTATCACCAGATTTTGAACCATGTGAAAAACCTTCTTCAAGTTCATCATCAACACACAACTCATCATAACCCATTTCATGTTCAGCATCCATTAACATTTGGATAAAATCAATGGTAGATATTCGATTATCTTCAAATTTCATATCTTTATCTTGACCTAATTGGAAATCTTCAAAAGATTTAATCATTTTATAAAGTTGATTATTTAGTTTATAGTTTATTTATGTTGTTTTACCACAGGTTGTTAGTTTCTTTGAGGTAAAACTCTTTCTTAACTCGTTCGACTGAAATGTCATAGTAGTTTTTACTTATTTCAGTTCCTATGTATTTTCTGTCTAATCGTTCACAAACAGTACAAGTTGTTCCTACTCCTGAAAATGGATCATAAACGACATCATTTTTGAATGTGAATAGTTTTAATATTCTTTCAACTAATTCTTCAGGAAACATAGCAGGATGACCAAACTCTTTCATCCTTCTTTCAGGTGATATATTCCACTTAGCGGTTGTCCATTTCTTAAACTCATCAGGAACTATACTTATGTTTTCTTTATCACCAATATGTTTAGGATTATTTTTGAAGAAATACTCGATATATTCCCATGTACTTTTTAGATATGGTTTTGACGGACTACACCAACTACCCCAAGCAGTAACAGGACAATTATAATTATTTTTTTCCCATATTATTTCACTCCCCCAAGTAAGACCACACTTAGTTAAAATGTTAGATACTATATGATGTGTTGGATAATTCACTGTAAATATTGGTTGAACATTCACAAAAATTCGACCATCATCTTTCAAAATCCGGGCACATTCTTCAAATACTTTAGTCAACCATTCTTCATATTGGACTGGATTAAATGTGTCATCAAAACTATCATACTCCTTTTCAAACATATATGGTGGACTGGTAATAATACAATCTACAAAATTATCAGGTAGAGTTTTCATAAATTCCAAACAGTCCTCATTATATATTTTATTCAACTCTACCATAATTGATTTCCTTTATCATGTAGAAGAACCTCTATTCTTTTGTTAGCCAAGTTAAAGTATTCTTCTGTTATTTCAAATCCTATAAATTGTCTATTTGTGTTAATACAAGCTACCGCAGTTGTTCCACTTCCCATACAGTTATCTAAGACTACTTCATTTTCATTTGTATAGGTCTTAACCAACCATTCAATTAATTCAACAGGTTTTTGTGTAGGGTGTTCTTCTCCATTACATAGGTGTTCTTTTTTGATTTTGACAACTGAACGAGGGAACTTATATTCACTTATTATAGGATTAATTACTCTGTCAAAATTACCATAACATTGATTTTTATCTGTGTGTTCACCATTACCTATTGGATGATTCTTTCTATCAGGGGCATATTCCATTTGAGGATTATATGTACCAAGTTTTTTATAGAATACCATAATGTCCTCATGACTTCTCATAGGCATCCGTTTAGCATTTAAGAACCCCGTAGGTCTATCCTTTTCCCAGATTAAATTATATCTCCACAATGATGGGTTAGATGTCATTAAATTGGCTGAGAACATCCCCTGACCAAATAACACAATGACACCCTTATCTTTAATTATCCTTTCATATTGTTCCCATAATTGGTCAAAAGGTATAACTGAATCCCACTTGGCGGATTTATTTCCTTTATTTAAGACACCATAAGGTAAATCACAACAAATCATATCAATGGACTTATCAGGTATTTTTGACATTCCAATGATACAATCTTCATTATATATTTTATTTAACTCTACCATAAATTTGTTTCTTCATCATAACTTAAATAGAGGGATTCATAAACCATTGCATTTGAATCCTTACCTATTGTCCTTTTGAAAGATGAATTACCAGATTTGATATATAAGTGATGATTATAACATTCAGTTGGAACATTACAAGTATTATCCACGTTACCTGATTTTCCATCAAAAGACATAATGAACTTTATGTTATTTTGTTTTAATTTACTTAGTTCAGAAAAAAATTTGTCAAAGTCCAATCCACCAAAATACATTCCCTTTGTGTTAAAATAAGGAGGATCCAGATATAGGAAATCATTTATCTTAGCCTGTGAAAATATATCTTCATATGAACAATGTCTGAACTCAATATCAACTTTATTTAACTTCTCAGACCATTCTTGTAAAATTGGTTGGAGATTATCAGGTGTTATGCCGTTTCTTGTTAAATGAAAAGAGTTATTAAATTCACCATTTTTATTATATCTGGGCATACCATTAGTAGTTGTCCTCATAATAAAAAAGAAAATAAATGGATTGTGAGTTTTATTATATTCATCACGTTTCTGTTCAAAATATTTTCTTTTTATATCAACATCAGAAGTGGAATTTAGTTCAGTCCACATCTTTTTATATTGAGACATTATTTCATCCGGACAATTTTTTATTTTGTTCCATAGTGAAATCAAGTCACCATTTAAGTCAGAACAGACAATCTTTTTTACTGATATATCACTGTCTAACAACATTCTCATCATTGAACAACCACCACAAAATGGTTCATAATAAGTATCAATTTGTTGAGGAAAATATTGTATAATTTCCTTGGCTTGACTTCGTTTACTACCAGACCACTTTATGATTGGTTGAAATTTACCACAGACTTTGTTCATCTTTATGGTTTTTTAATGTTAGACCTTTGATATTTTCATAAAGATATTTGTATAACTTCATGACTGATATTTTCTTACTTGAAATTGAATTAGCATAGTTTCTTATTACATCAAAATCAAGTAATTTCAACATCTCTGATTTAATTCTTTCATCAGTACAATAGAAATAAACTTCCTGTGCAAACTCACCTATATGGGATGGTCTTTTTCCTAAACAACCATTTCCCCAATTACACATAGAATAACAAAAATCAGGTGAAATATCTTTGTTTTTACCTGTCATATAATCACCATTCTTTCTACGATGTTCAATGATAGTTATTTCATTTAATTCATAGTTGGGTTTACTATTTAACTTACCTGATTTTGGTCGACGATAAATGTTAAAACAACAATGTAAATCTCTATCTGTATAATGAGCTAATCCTAAATCCTCACTATAAATCAAATCAAATTTATATAACTTAATATCATTGTTGTAACATGAAATTGGTAAAATGAAAGCAACATAATCACCTTCTTCCACACATTTGTTATAGAAATCTTGTATCAATTTATTGTGGACACCAAAAGGAGGATTACCAATGAATAATCGACCTTTCTTATATGTTAAATTTAGTTTGAGAAAATCAGCTTGTATTATGTTTTCAGATTCAGGAACAATGTCATAAGCGATGCATCCTTCTATTTGATTAGAGAAAGAACCATCACCAGCACTTGGTTCGATTACTTCTGTTATGTTGTCTTTACCTATAATGTCAAAGGTTTTTTTAATTAACCTTTTAGATAGGTCAACAGAAGTATAGTATTTGTCATTATTAATCTTCATCCTTTATTAGTAAATTTTTCAACTTCTCATTAAACAAAGCGTCAGCACCTTTTTCTTTATATATATCAATAAGTTTCTTTCGGGTTTCTTTATATGACTTTTTCCATTCCTCTGATGCTTTGATTTTCTTTTGAAGTCTCAATTTTTTTTCCAATCGCCTCAAGTAATCAACAGCACTTCCTTCTTTTTTTCCTTCGATATTTCTAACTCGATTAAGTACATCTAAAACAGCGTGTGTTATACCCTGTTCTGATGTTTTATATTCATCATCAATCTCCACACCATCTTCTAATGGTTCAGAGATTACATTAGTGCTGTTAATTAATTTATCTAATTTCATAACTTAAAAATAACAAAAGGCTGATGAAAACCTCACCAACCTTTAATACATTATATAAATTTAACTATATCAAATTCCAAAAATTATCATCAACAAATTTTTGAAACTCACTATCTAATGGTTTCATATCTTTTAATATTGTTGAGATGAAATCAGACAAAATCCTCTGGTCTGACTCCATACATTTCATAGTAATCTGCAACTCCACATTCGAGGTCATCTTCACTATATGTAGTTTTTATATCTTTGAAATCAAGTCCAATTTCTTCATCGGTAACTTCACCATACATTTCAAGGTCATCATTATCACAATATATAGTTAATTTACTAAATCGAATTTCACCATCACACCAATATTCACCATAACTTCTACGTGAACCAGAAGTCCACACATCATATTCTGAATTTATAAGACAATTACCTACTGATAATTCTATTTCATCTTCAAATTCAGTCGTTTCATCCATATCCTCACGATATTCAAAATCAAAATTTAGATGATTTTCAATAATATTATAAAGTTCTTGAATATCATCTTCTGTCAATGTCTTTTTCATCCACTCTACAAAACGACGATGTTCAATAACATCTCTTTTTTCTTGATGTTTTTTATGGATATCATCATAGTTATGGATTTCCTTATTAGATTTTCCTCTATATCTATCCATATGGTGGTCTTTATCTTGACCGATATGACGTTTATTCCTTTTTTGTATCAGTTTTTTTACTTCTTCACCATTATCTTTCCACCAAACAGAGAAGATTTCCATATTACCTATAACAACACGATAACCATCTTGTAAGTCTATACAAAATGTTGCAGGATTTTTGTCATCACCATTATCATACTTTTCACAATACTCATGGAAATCTTTAACAACATCTATAATATCATCATCATGAATATCATACAAAAGAGGTTTATCCCACTCATATTTTGGTAAACCATGTTGTTTTATAATGGCTCTCAATTTTCCACTTTGAAAACCTTCATTTAGTGAATTTAGTTTTAAAAAATCAGAAAAACTTAAAACGTTCATTTCAATAAGTTTATTTTACCATATTTATGAAAATTTACCAAAGTTTTTCTTCATCTGACTTT